TGCCACAGCCGGTGAGATACCAATAATGGGAGTAAAAGCTATGGCCGCCAGAGGTCCGATAGCAGATGTCAACAGATCTTACACGCAGTTAGAATCTATTCAGGTTTCCAACTTAGACGATAGAATTGATAGAACTTTTGACGCCTCTGCCGATGTTGATGCTGGCACTGAGCAAATAACCATTACCAATCATGGCTTAACAACGGGGACACCTGTATTTTATCGAGCAAATGGAAACACTGCTTTAAGCGGACTAACTGACTATGGAATTTACTATGCAATTGTTGTTGACGACAATGATATAAAACTTGCTTCAACCTATATGGATGCACTTGAAGGAACAGAAATCAACATTGCTGCCGGGGTTCTCAATCACAAGATTGTTGGTCTGGCTGCTGGTCCTGCTTTGTTGAGAATAAGAAAAAGTTCTCATGTTGCAGATGCTGTCTGGAGACCGCACAACGCTAACGTCAGTAACACAGAGTGGAGCGATGGAATGACCGGATTCCAAATAGGAGAACTTATTACAATTGGTTCTGGTGGAACCGGATATACAGTGGGTGATATCTTAGAACTAGATGGAGGGATTGCAAACCACAGAGAGGCCGTTCTTGAAGTGTGTGAAGTGAACGCAGGAGTGATCACCAGAGTTAGAATAGCACCCACATCGGCTGGGCATGGTACAGAGGTAGATGGTTCGTCAAATGCTAACTATGGATCTTACAATGGCAAGTTTAGCAGTTCTGTAGTTGGACATAAAGCCAACGGTGTTGGGTTTTCTAGCACCACAGGCTCTTCTGCTGTATTTGTCGCCTCTGTTGCTTGGGGACATGGATGGTGGTGGAAGTCGCACTATGGCGAATGGGCAGACTGGAGCTTTGGTGGAGACCAGTCCGACGATGTTGATATTGCTTTCAACAATACTCATTTTCAAAACATGCAACAAAATCAAGTTTTAACCATACAGTTGCAAAACACAGAAAAGAAATCTATAAGCATTGCCTCAACCATCGGTTGGAAGGAACATATCTAATGTTGTTGTGGCAGATCTGGGGCGATGACCTTTGGCAGCTTTATCATAAAGTCACCTTTGATGGCTACAATAAGCTAATTATCATAAATAGCAATGAAGATGAAATAGATGTTGCCGTAGACATCTACAGTGCTTGGAAAGAGTGGTCACAACAAAGAGACTATCTAAAATGGGTTGCCGCTATGCGTTCGGTTGGTGGAGACCCTTTGCCAGGAGGAGACGCTCTGGGAAGAACTTTTTTCACAATTAACGACTGGAAAATCTACATCGACCATGGGGTAAACTTCGTTGGAAACTTATTTGCCGATGATGGCACTAGCCCTTTCGTACTAGCAGGTGGTGCTCAACTGGTTACTATTCAAAGATCTACGCTGGTTGAGAAACCCAATCTTGACGAAAACAATGCAAGTATATTTGTTTAATACTATGTTAGTTAGTTAGTTAGTTAGTTAGTAAACAGGAACTTAATATGACCATAAAAGAAGAAAGTCCTGAGTTAATAAAGATATATGGCCTTCAAAGATCAGGCACAAACTACATAACCCACCTGTTGAACACAAACTTTCAAAACATAAAAGTTTTAGTAAATGCTGGTGGGTGGAAACATGGAACGTACAATGTTCCATTTTGCCTAGGTCGGGAAGTTCATTGCGTATGCATGGTAAAAAATCCATATGCGTGGCTGAGAAGCGTTTACGAATATTGGGGGCCAAATAGAAAAAAAAATATAGGCCCAAATCTTAAAGACGTGTCTTTTGAAGACTTCATAAAAAGTCGTGCAATATTTGAAAAACAGAAAGGAGTCCCATTCCTTTTCAGAGCAGAAAATCCAATACAATATTGGAATAACATGAACTATCATTATCACTCAATAGTGTCGCAAGATAAGAAAATTTGTCTTTTAACTTATGAAGCTTTATTGTCTCAATTTGAAAATGTAATGCTAGGTCTATCAAATGAATTTGAAATTATGCCTTCGAGCAATAATCTAACATTTTCAAATTGTTCAAATGAATTCGTGCCATCAGGAGAAGAAGTTCAAGTCTCTAACAACCCATGGGACAAATTGAAATACTATACAGATAAAGAGTATTTAAAATACTACACCCCAGAAATGTTGGGCTACGTAAACTCTCATTTAGATATTGAATTAATGAGCAAGTTTGAATATGAAATAGAATTAAAACCCAAGGAAATGCAATGTTAACATTTTGGTATTGTACTGAGGATGTCCTAACTGATCCTATTGGATATAGCGGATCGAACCCAACTAGGTACTCTTTCTCTTCAATTACCGAAGAGGATCGGAAATCTGGTAGGATTTCATTTAACAAAACCTACTTTTCTACTTCAAATGATTTCACAAATCATAAAAACAACTTAATTAAAACTGGTAAAAACCCGTCGTTCCAGCCTATACTTGCCAAGGATATCGAAAGAATACCCAACTTCCCCGAAAGATTGGGATTTAGCAAAAAACCATTTGAGGAAACGTTTAAAAAGTATATTGAAGAAGGAGAAATATCAATTGCAATAACAAACGCAATGTCGAATGCAATTGGTGATCATATGATAGGAATGATTGCTTTAAGAAACTTCAGAGAAGAACTGTCAAAACACATTCCAGATGACAAAATAACTATAAATTTATTTCAACTAAGTCCATACAAATTGAGGCAGATTACAGAACAATGGAAAGGGGTTTGGCAAAATGTATTTATAATGCCATCCAGTTTAGACGTTTTACTTTCGCACGATGTTTTGTTCGATTTAGGGGGATTTTTATTATATGAAAGTTTTGATAAACAACCTTTAATGAGCTTTTTCGAAGAAGTTTTGTCCATCAAATCTTTGAATATAGACAAAGACAAAAAAAGAATTATTTACAAACCAAATGATCAATCAAAGAAGAAAATAAGATCATTGATGAATATAGTAAGGAAAAAATCCAATCCTGTCGATGAATCAGGCCGGTCGCCGGACAACCCGATACTGCTATATCACAATTTGTCAACCACGCCATTAAGGAGCATCCCCAACTCTTTAGCAAAAAAACATATTGAAGAAATTTTAGAAAATTCGAATTTCTTTGTAGTGTCAGCGACTGGATTGGATTTTGAACATGAAAGATTTTTAAATCTAAACCAATATTCCAGCGATCTAGACGACTTTGCAAGCATCATATCTGAGGTTGATGCGGCTATTACAGTAGACACCTGCGCCTACCATTTAGCAGATGCTTTTTCAACCCCTACGGTAGCCATATTTAGCACAATAGATCCTTCTAAAAGATGCGAAAACTACCCGTTTGTAAAAGGAGTGCTGCTAGAGGAAAATGGAATCCTCAAAGACTGTCATAAGGTTGAAGTACACGACCCAGACGCTAGTGAAAAAATTGAACACAGTAAAAACCTTTTTAAGTCTTTAAAAATACAAGATGTTTTAAATGATCTTTCAGAACTGATGGGGCATTCGGGGAAAGTCAATAATAATTTGTTAAACAAGGATGTATAATGAAATGCATAGAGAAAAATATACAAAATAATTTCTACTATAAAGCAGATGACTTAAATTCTGGAGAGCTAGTTAAATTTAACATATGGAATGATTCTGGGAATCAATTAGCGTCTGACCAGCTTGCTACATCAGAGATAAATTCTCAAGGAGTCTATTATTTAACTTTTAATGTCCCAGACTACGATGGATACCTTTTGGTAAAAGGAGAAACAACTTTTGGGTCCGGCGCAAGGGGAACAGTAGTAAAAGTTGGAAATCCGGCTCAAGAAAAAGTATTTTATATAGATAAAAAATTCAAGTCAAATATTGTTTTAGAATATGAAGTCTATGACGATGTTCCTATCATTCTGGCGTCTGGGGACATGACTCCAATCATCGCAGGCTTTTATTCAGCAAATGTAACAGGACTGCTGAAGCCTTGGTTTTTTGAAATATATCCATATGTTTCAAATGATCAGATATGTATTTGATGCAAAAGCTATAAATACAATGTGAGCATCAAATTAGTCAACAAAAGCACGGTTGTCAGAATCTACTACAAGTCAGACAACCTACTAAGCGATAGAAATGTTATTTTTAACATATGGGATGATACTGGTGCGCAATTAGAGTCTAATATTGTTGCTGACGGGGAGATAGGCGATAAGGGAATTTATTATCTTGATATCACAACCCCAGATAAAGACATCTATCTACTTGTAAAAGCCTCTGTAGAAGGAGAAAGTACTGCCCCGTATGTTATGAGGGTAGGAAATCCTGATCAGAAAGTATTCTATGTAGACCCCAAATACAGGACTAGAATAGTCCAGCCATACGAAATATACACTTTAAGTGGATCGGTTTTACAATCTGGAAACCTTTTTGAGTCCAATGGAGGGTTTTACTTCGCAGATGTAAGCTCCATAGTAAGCGGAGAGGCTCTGTTTTTCGAATCCGGCATACTTTCTCAAACGTTTGAAATAGCCGCACTAGCGTTCACAGGAGAGGGCGGAGTAATACTCGGAGGTGAGTCTCAGACTGCACTCACGTTCAACTTTGAGTCTGTGGCTGGAGGCGGGGTCATAGTTAGCGGAGAAGCCGATGCTACATTCGTAGTAGGACCGGAATTCATCTATGAAGCCGATGCATCTGTTCCAATATTAATTGAAGGACAAGCCGAAGTAGAAGTGGCTCTTTCTGAGTATAGCTATGAGGCCACAGGCGGCATTGATGTTTCTGGGGAGTCTGACGTTCGGGTTTCTGCACAATTCTATTCTTACGAATCTAGCGGAGGATTGATCTTAAGCGGAATTGCATCCGTTGACGCTACATTTAGATTCCTTGGAAGAATATGGGAAAGCACATTTGAAATAGGAGATAAAATACCATTCCAAGAAATCAAGGCCATCTACTACGATGGAGTAGATAACTATTATGTAACAGGTCCTTCACCTGTTTTTGGAGACCTCTCCACTCTTGGAACTGTGTACAGAGAAGATCAGGCATATCACATTTCTGCCTACAATGCCAGACAACGTACATTGTATAACAAAATATACAAAGAGTCTTTAAGAATATACAACAAACTCAAAAACCAAACGGGTCAAACCTCTGAGGGTGATGTATTTGAAATTCCAGTTCTTTCATCTGATTTTGGAAACATACTCGCACAATTCGCAGAAATATCTAAAAGAAATGCAGAAGCCTTAAGGAACATAATTCCTGTTCCTGCACAAGGTTCGATATATGCCATATCTGAAGAAGAAGAAATAATTGATCTAGACCAAGCGGCAGAAATAGCATTATCTGAAATTAAAAAAATCAGAGAAATAAGCCCCATACCATCAGAAGGAAGTTTATTTGCCATAACAGAAAACTCGGATAATGGGCTTTTAAATTTCAACGATGCATTGAATAAAAACTTAACAAAACTAAATACCATAGTTGGAACAATTCCAACACCAGTTGAATCAGGCTTGTTTGAGGTTGAGTCCAAGGGAGGCGATGCATCATTCGGATTATCGCAAGAAAGACAGAATGCTTTAGACCAGATTGAAAATTTAAAAAAAATCAGTCCAACATCTCCAGAGGGTGGAAAAGTAGAGGTTTAATATGTTTGCACATGTTGCTACTGGCGGCTTAAATGCCGTAGGTTGTTCAATTACAACAAAGACAATATTTTTACGCACTAAATTTAAAGAAGGAGATGTTGCATATGAAGAAAGATTGGCACGAAAGGGCAAGTTGGAAAAACTTGTTATAAAAAAGATCAACGTAGTAAATAATTTAAGCACAGGAGGTGTGTATGTAATTAACTACGCTGATACCTTTAATGCAGTATATCTTGAAGAAGAACTAGTGGACGAGGCAACGGCTCTTCAATTAGCAGAGGATTACTATCAATTACAAGCAGATTTAGCGTTAGAAGAATTAAGAAAATTATGCGGTTAGTTAGGAGGCCATATTATGAGTTTAATTAAAATGTTATCAGCAGAACCGAATCCGGTTGGCGAAGCTCAAGAAATCAAAGAAATTGACAACTTGGTTAATGCGTTAGCTATAACTTGGGACGAAAAAAAAGAAAGTACTGAAAAGAAATCATGGTGGATGTTTTGGAAGAGTTCTAAATTAGGACTTGTAGCCGTTACTAATTTCCTACTTGTGGCTCTAGACAATCTTGTCAATTACATAGATGACAAGTTGGAAAGTGGACCAGATAAAAAAGCAACTGTTTTAGCATCTGTAGAGAAGCTTTATGATCATGTCATTAAGGAAGCAATGCCTATCTGGTTAAAGCCTTTATCTCCTTCAATAAAAAATCTAATAATCAATGTTGTATTATCTTCATCAATTGATTTTATAGTCGATAAATATCGAAACGGAAATTGGAGAAGCGACTTAGATGGAGCAATTGAAGAGATCGAGGTAGAAGTAAAGGCAGAATAAAAAACAAAAACACAAGGAGGTGTAAAATGACAAAACAGGATGGAAAGTGTAGTCTTTTGCCTTACGACGTTGAAGAGGTAGTATCTCTTCAGTCGGCTGAACAGAAGATTGGATGGGGAATCACCGCATTTGATCTTCCCAAGGCTTGGGAAACAACACAGGGAGAAGGAGTTAAAATTGCCGTTCTCGATAGCGGTTGCGATCTAGATCACCCAGATTTAGCTGCAAACCTGTTGCCGGGTATGAATATGATAAACCCTAAGTTGACTGCCCATGATGACAACCAGCACGGGACACATGTTTCTGGCATAATTTCGGCTGTGAATAATGATATTGGGATGGTTGGAGTAGCTCCAAAGTCTAAGATAATCCCAGTCAAAGTGCTGGACAAGAACGGGAATGGAAGTTTATCGAATGTATCAAAAGGGATTCGATGGGCAGTGGACAATGGGGCAGATATAATAACTATGTCTTTAGGCGCACCAAGACCTCTTCAATCCGTTAGAAAGTCTATTCAATACGCCTACAAAAAAGGCGTGCCTTGCTTCGTGGCTGCTGGGAACGCAGGGAAAACGAAAGAGGTTTTCTATCCCGCTGCCTATCCAGAAACTATAGCAATTGGATCTATAGATTCAAACTTTAAAAGATCAGACTTCAGCAATACTGGAAAGAATTTGGACTTCATGTCGCCTGGTGGAAAAATATTTTCTACTGTTCCCGACAATTGGTACGCCTTCCTATCTGGTACATCAATGGCTTGTCCATTTGCTGTAGGGGTCGCTGCACTGCTTTTGTCTTGTTCAAGAAAGAGCAATTCAAAAATAGAAATTAAAAGTGTAAATGATTATAGAGAATTGTTGAAACAAGGAACAATTCCTATAAAGAATAAAAACTATGCAGGTAAAAAGTTTTTTGAGGGATTTGGAATTATAGATCCAAGAAAATTTACGGAATGGGCCAACACTCATTAAAAACGAACAAAAACAAAGGGCGACTACTGTCGTCCTTTGTTTTTATATTCTTTTATAATCTCTTGAGATATCCTGAATATATCTTTAAGCTCTAAGAAATTATTCTCTAAACTGTTTATATGCTGTTTTACTAATTTTAAATCTCTAGAGATGTCTTCTTTATTCAATTCTTGTTCTATTTTTTGCATGTCTTCTTTTAAGAATGCCGCTTTTTCAAGACAGCCTCTTAACATCCTGATAGAGTCTCTAATTTTAGCAGCTAATTCATAATTTTCGATACTAACAGCCTCATCCATTAAATCGTTTAGGTAAAAATGACTGTCGTTGAATGCTCTTTTAATCTCATTAAAATAATTTACATTGTTTGATTCAAAACATTGAGTAGGTAATTTTCCTAAATGCTCCTTGTTGGATTCAATTATATCAAGTGCAATTTCAATTTCTTCTTTGAAGAAAGACAAACAATTGGAGCATCCCATCTTTGATTCTTTTGCAATTTCTGCAAATGAGCACTCACATTCAGGGCAAATTTTAGCTTTGTTTTTTTTAGAGTCCCCGTCTATGCTTTCTACAGACTTAGAATTGCCTAAAATTTTTGACAAAGCGTTTATAAAATTTTTTATTTTTGACATATCTTCTTGTGCCACACTGTCTTGTCTAATTTTTGAAGAACAGTCAGAACATAGGGGAAAATTTCCGAATTTTCCATCTATACATGTGACAAATATTTCTTTCTTTTGAAAGCAGATTTTTCCAGAAATAGGACAAATAAATTTGTCAGACTTCATCTATTTTCCTCTTTGATTAATTTTTCTTTAGAATTCCAATCTTGTATTCTTTTCAAATAAGCTTCTTGATCTTTTTCAGGAATTACATCTTTATGTTTTTCAAAAATTTTCTTAATTAGATTTTCATAATTTTTTGCATGCTTTTCTCTTAATGTCCTAAGAGATTTTCCATACTTTGATATATCTTTTTTGTTTGCAAGACGATTCAGATCTTCTCCTTCTCCTTCTCCTTCTCCTTCTCCTTCTTCTGACAAATCCTCTGCGTTATTATAAGAGTTAAACCACTTTGATTCTAAAGAGGACATTTTATTTCCACAAAGCTCAGATTGCCAAAGGTAGAATAAGTCCTTTTTAAGATCAGATAGGTCCTTAAAATCTACTATTTCTCCAGTGGTTCTGTCCCTGATTTTTAAACTCTTATAAACTTCTTCATTCGAGACATTGTTTACCCAATTTTCGTACTGCTTTAAAGCTTCGCCAAAGTGCTTAACTAAAGGTTTTGGTGCCTCTTGAATGACTTTATTAACGGATTCATTTGGGTTTATAATTATAATCTGCCCGCTTGCGTTCGTAGACACAAAGAACATGAATAAAAAAAGTGTAAATCTAAGCATAAACATAAAAATCCTTTATCATATAGTAGGAGTAGGGTTTCCATAAACTGCAAACTGAAACCCGTCAGGTTCAATAGGCGTTGCGCCCGCTGCTGTGACTCTCCTGACCCAAATTGGAATGCCATCAGAAGCATAGAAAGTGTTTGCAACGATTGGAGACTCAAATGTTGGATTCACAAAAACAACATCATTTGGAGCATTTGTGTCAAAGTCTAACAAGTCAGCAATTGAATTTACTGGCGATCCGTTCGTTATTTTAGAAATGGAAAAAGTTGTGGCACCAGACATGTCATTGCTAACTAAAGTTATCAATTCATGGTATCGATTATTGTCTTCCCCTTCAAAGCTTAAAGAAAAAGACGCACTCCCAGAAGCACTAGATGATGCGTTTGATACAACTCCACTTAAGGAAGTATTGTTATTTATCCCATCTTGTAAGTTTGCACTCCACACTGCCAAATCGGAGTCATAGGCTACAGTTACTGGGTCTCCTTCATAAGCTATAGTAAAAGTGCCAGGCAAGCCATCGATTCCCGATATATTTATCTGTTGAACATCAGTAGCTTCTTTGACTCCAATGGTTATTCCAGATCCACCAGATATTTGAGAGTTTAAGTAAAAGATTGTATTATAAAGAGAGTCTATTCCATTCTGATTAAATATGTAAAAGCACCTATAGTCGGTTTTTCCAGCAACAGTTTCTTCTGGTGAGATGTTATCGAACAAATTGTTCACTAATCCCGAAATAGGAGAACTAGAAGGGTCTCCTCCAATGGAATTGCTCGGGTTCGAATTGCCCGACCCACCAGACATAAAGTATACGATGTCTCCTGACACAATTGCCATATTAGTTTCCTTTTTTCAATATGTACCTAATGTTTCTAGGTGTATATCCAGTTAGTTCTGCAATATGTCTTACATTAAACCCAGCGTCAGAGAGAGAAAAGACAGATTCGTGGTTGATAGGCATTCTGTTCGCAGGCATGCCGCTTCTCTGAAGTACTCTATATATTTCAGCTACAGATTTCCCAGTTTTTTCAGATATTTCTTTAACCTTTAAGCTTGGTTGATGCATGTACATATTTGCAATCTCTACATCATGAAATTGGTAGTTTTCGTTTAAAATAAATTCTCTAAAATTCAACATAACACTTTATTTAGGGTTTTCATAATATTTTCTATTCATCATAATGATTTAAATTTAGATTATGCATGAGGACCCAATAATGAAAATTATGAAAAATAAAGTTAAAATAAAGTGGTTTTCCGAGAAGCAAAGATTGTTGCAAGGCGTTAAAAAAGGGCTTCAATTTGCATTTGTTTCTCAAAAAAATGAGCAATGCATGCCCCTTGCGTATTGTAAAGATTACTTACAAGACGCAATACAGGCACATCTTTTAAACAAGAAAAAGAAGAAATATGGTTTCGTTTACGACCCAGAAGTGCATCCTAAAATTTGCATAGAAAAATGCAAATTGCTAGTAGCACATGATAAAGACAAAAACTTTAAAGACAACGTGCCCAAATGCTTGATGTTCTTGAATCAAATCGAAGACCGACTAGGGATAAAAAAGACAGTCGCTCGATGCGTATCAAATCCAGAAAAGAAGTATCTAAATGAAAAGGCTTGGGTTTTTACAGGAAGCAAAAGGTGGCTAAAAAGCCCTCCAATGATTTCTCTTTACGCTTTGCTTATTAGAGTTGGATTTTCACATAAGCCCGACGAAAGTTTCATGGCCACGATTCACGACATATGCGAAAACGAAAGGCCAACATACCAATCCGTTGATAAGTTTAGACTCAGAACCGCCAAGAAAGGGTTTTACAGAATTCTAGTGCATGGAGACAAAAAGATATTTCACAGAAAAATAGAAGATAATTATCCAAGTGATATAGACATTCACACCATGCATAATAAAATGGGAATAAGTGCTTTTTCTTCGAATGTTGCGTGTGAGAAAATGCCACACTGGTATAGGCTTTTTAAATGATAGGAAAAATATGATTTCGTTTGGAAGTGATCCTGAGTTTATCCTCAAAAGTAATGCAGGCATTCAGAGTGCAATTGGGATTGTGCCAGGCAGCAAAGAAAAAAGGCACAAAGCAGAAGGTCATTCTTTTTTTCATGACAACGTACTCGCAGAGTGCTCGATAAAGCCAGCCTATAGCAAGGAAGAAGCAATTGAAAACTTTAGAGAATGCTTTCAATTGTATTCCGAACTTGTGAAACCATATGAGCTTTGGTGTAAATCAAGTGCTCGATTTCCAAGCGAAGCATTAAAGCACCCAGAAGCTCTTGAAATGGGATGCAAAAGAGAAGCATGTGCATACGAGCTTGATTGGGTTGAGCCAGATGAGACTTTTTTCCACAGAAGCAACTTAAGGACGGCAGGGGGACATATTCATCTGGGTCATGAAATTCTAAAAAATCAATTGGTAAGAATAAGAACTGTCAGGATGATGGATTTGTTCTTGGGAATTCCATCTATTTTCTTAGATGGTGACAAAGCAAGCAAAGAAAGAAAAAAAATATACGGAGAAGCTGGAAGGTTTCGTGAGCCTTTGCACGGATTAGAATATAGAACCTTAAGTAATTTTTGGTTAGCGACTCCAGAGCTTGTTGGCTTAATGTATGATCTTTCAAATTTTACAGTTGAATTTGTGAAAGACAACAGGGACGAAAAATACTGGAATATAGATTATAAAAAACTAGAGAGTGATGAGTTTTGGAATGAAGACGGCGATCCAGTAAATTGCCACTCTTGTACTGGATACAGTTCTAAAAGACTTCGGGATGCTATAAAAAAATCCAATAAATCAACGGCGATAGAAGGCGGTTTTTTGAAGATTTTAGAAAATGAACTTCCTAAACACCTTTACGAAAGAATATCGAAACATATTGGCTATAGTAAGGTTTCTGAAAACTTGTTTGAATGGGGAATTACGTGTTAAACATTTACCGCAGCGGCTTGTCTACAAATTGTGATTCTTGTGTTCTTTGCATTCCGGGCAGGGGGCAGCATGGGCGGATAATTGCAGATTATTATTCATCTAAAGTAACAAAAAATACTGCAATAGTTGCTCCCACTCCAAAAGATTTTGAGTGGTATCCTTTACCAAACGGTTTAAAAGATCAGAGAAGATCTGTTCAAGGGATACAAAAGGCTGCTGAATGGCTTGAACGTCTACTCGATAACGATCTGCAAGATGTTCCAAGAAACAGAATTGTTTTATCTGGATTTTCTGCTGGTGGTGTTATGGCTCTAGAGCTTGCTTCTAGAACAGAAAGTCCATTTGCTGGTGTTATTTGTCATGCAGGAGCGATTTTGGACACAGAAGGCGTTAAAGAATGCAGTGAAGAAAAGAAAAATATGCCGATTTGGTTATATCACCAAAAAGATGACGAAGTGTTCTCGTGGGATGAAAGATATGTTCCCATGAAAAATACTTTAATTACAAAAAGATACAACACAAATTCCTATGAGTCAACTTTTGGGAACCACACAATTCTCGAACAACATGGAAATCATGTAAAACAAGTTTTAGACTATTGTTTCTTTTCTGAGATTTCTCACAAGCCCTCTAACGTCAACATCTCTACAACTTGAACATGACCAATCAAAGCCTAGAGTCTTAAAGGCAATGAATTCAAAATGCAATCTTTTAGAGTGTAAAAATTGTATATTTTCACAAACAGGACACCAAAGTTTCGAGTGTCCTGGCTTCACGTCGTAGTTAAATTTTAAATTGTTTTTTAGGTATTGAGCCGTAGGAATGATTTTAGAGACATGATTTACGTTGAACTTTACTTTTTCTTTAGTTGACTTTTTCTTTTTTATCTTTGATATTTTCAATACATCCCTAAGCTCTTTCGGCATTTCAGGGATTTCTTCACACCACTCAATCCATTCGTATCTCTTTCCACTTTCGTGCTGACTTGGAGGGAATACAGACTGGTGATTTGATCCTCTAAATTCTATCTTCTTAAAATGGGCAATCGTTATCTTAGGATCTGGACTCCGAAACAAGTGGTGAACTGACTTTAGGCTTTTATATTTGGGGTGATCTATCCCGCTGCAAACTTCGTTTAATAGCTTATTTGCTTCAGGAGAGTCGCCTTCTACGTCCATTACCTCTCCCAGAAGCACTCCAATATTTGCTCCAGGATACTTTTTGAACGATTCTTGGCACCTTTTCCTAGACCACCCAACATTCCACTGTTTCCCTATTGGTTTCTTAGTTCCCCAATAAAGCGGTATTGGCTTAAGACCATGCTTCAAATATGCATTTACAAAATCTCTGCTTGAAAACATAAATAGTACTATGGAAAAAACAAGTTTTAAAAAATGGCTTGAAGATAACAGTCTAAAATATGATATCAAGTTTGACAAGTCAAAGAAGAAAAGAATTGCCTTAAAAAAGCGACTAAAGCCTGTAGTAAGACCCTCTAGGACATATACTTGATGTCACGGCCTTCCTTTGATTGCCTGCCTGATTTCATTTTTTTTCAAATCTTCTACTTTTATATTGTTTCTATGTGCCCAATCTACTATTTTTATTATTATATGTTCTTTTTCTTTTTTCCAGTAATTTACAAAAACATCCATAATGAATCCTCTTAAATGATTCTAGTAATTTTATCAAAGAATAAAAAATACACAATAGAAATAAAAGGTTAAAAATGAAAATATTAGTTACTGGCGGAACTGGATTTGTAGGATCAAATTTGACAAACGCATTGGTTCAAGATTCAAGTAATTGCGTTGTAGTAACTGGGAACAAAACAGAATCGAACCCCAGTGGCAATGTAAAAGTTTTGACCACTCATTTAAACGGATTGGATTGGCCTTTCTTGAATGGAATAGATGTTGTATTTCATCAAGCTGCTGATAATGACACACAAAGCAAAGACTACAGAGAAATGTTTAAAGCAAACGTCTGGTCTGCTATAGAGTTGTTTGAAAGAATGTACGAGCAAGGATGCCGCAAGTTTGTGTTTGCGTCTTCTACTGCAATCTACGGAGACAATCCTGCTCCTTATTTGGAGGACTCTCCAATAAAGCCAAACCCTTTAACATTTTATGCGGAATCAAAATTAGAATTTGAAAAATGGGTTCTTGAATGGGCTTCTCAAAATGAGGCAAGTGTAGCAGGTCTTAGATATTGCAATGTTTACGGCCCAGGAGAGTACCACAAAGGCAAAAGGGCAAGCATGATTTATCAATTAATCAAACAGATGAAAGAAGGAAGTAATCCAAAAATATTTAAAGATGGAGAACAAAAAAGAGACTGGATATATGTTAAAGATGTAGTTGAAGCCAATATGATGGCTTTGGACTATGTCTCAAAGGGAAACAGTGGAATTTTCAACATGGGCACTGGAGTTGCCACTACTTTTAATGAAATCATAAAATTGATAAGCGATGCTCTTGTGCAAGAAGGGAAGTTAAAAGAGGGATTCAAGCCAGAATACATTGACTGTCCGTTTATGGACTCGTTTCAAGGACACACTGAGTGTGATATGAAAAAAGCGGAAACCCAATTGGGTTTCCGCTCTAAATGGAATATAAAAAATGGAATAAAGGATTTTATAAACTACGTTTAAAATCCAAATCTTTGCTGTGGAGCGTGTCCTACCTCTCCAGGGCCTGGCTCTTCAGTAGCACCTGACTCGTCTCGTTGAGTCTGGATGAGCATGTCTTCTTCGATAGGCATGCCGTCCCAATTTTTAGTATTGGTAAAGGTAGTCATTGTTTCGACGCTATTCAACCAAGATTCTTCCTCAGAAGATTCTTTCATACCCTTTTTCATCTTTTTGCCGGATTTCTTTTTCATCATCTTCATTTCTTCTTCTGAATCTTCTTCTGAATCTTCTTCTGAATCTTTTGAATCTTTTGAATCTTTTATACACTTGTCGTCATCGTCATCGTCGTCAACTTCGATTTCGATTTCTTCTTCTTCTGTGTCCATTTCGTCATCCATGGACTTCTTCATTTTTTTGACTTCGGATAAAATGTCTTCCATTTCTTCGATCATGTTTTCCAGTTCAACATGCTCCTTCATCTTCTTTGACATTTTTCTCTTCATGCCTTTCATTTTTTTCAATTTAGCTTTTTTCATTTTTTCATAGAAAGAAAGGTCTTTATCGTCGTCTTTATCGTCGTCTTTATCGTCGTCTTTAGGTTTGTCCTTTGGAGGAGCATCATCGCCATCTACGATTTCTCCATCTCCAGTTTCGGCATCTTCTTCATCTTCTTCATCTTCCTTCTTCTTCTTCTTCTTCTTCATTCTTTTTTTCATTTCCTCAAGTACATCCTCATCGCTGAGGTCTGAAAATGTCTGGAATTGGCTGACGATACCGCCAACGGTGGAACGTGAAGAAACCCCTAGATTTGTTGAAAAAGATTCATTCATCAAATCATTAATTTTCTTCCACTCTTTATAGTTTTGCATTTTTATTCTCCATTTCAATAGCATGGCCATTAATAGCCCATTTAAACTATATACGTTATAAATCTACATTTTTTCAATAGATTATAAAATGAAAAAAATACTTGCAATAGGCATTCTAAGCTGCTTGACCGTGGTGCTCTTGTCAAATAGACAAAAGGTGCCAGATCCAATATACATTCCCCCAATTATTGAAGAAAAAGAAATCAAGAACGATCCTGAAATCGATCAAGAAATAAGCAAATTAATTGACTCAATTAACATCGATAACTCCAAAATAAAAAGCATAACATACGAAAATTTCAAAATAGATATAAAAGGAAGCCCTTTTGACGCTAGAGCCAACTTAAACTATGAAAAAGAAAACAACTTCAGAATGATAAGCAATTCAATCGCCGGAAAAGAGCTTGATATAGGTATGAATCAGGAGAATTTCTGGTTTTGGTCGAAGAGAATGAAGCCGTCATCTTTGTACTATGCCAAAAATGAGGATGTGGGAAAAACAAGATTAAAATCTCCACTCAATCCAATATGGCTAAAATCCTGCATAGGGGTAAGCGAAATAAATAAAGAAGCAGTGCAAACTGGATATCATGAAAAGTTTGTCTACATAAGAAAAATTATCCAAACTAGTGAGGGCATAGTAAAAAGAACCACCCTAATAGATCCTGAAACTGAAAGAGTTATAGGGAACTATCTTCACAGAATGAACGGGAACATAATAATCAGCACAGAAATACTGAAATTTAAAGAAGTAGGAGGGTCACTGATACCTTCTAAAATAAAAACAATATGGCATGAAGAGAATTTTGTAATGGAGTGGTCAATTAAAAAAATTAAAGTAAATTCACACATTCACGAGAGCAATTTTACCATGCCAAAAAATATTGATAGAATCAATATGGCAGAAATGTAATTGTTCTAAAATTCATCTTACTTATTCAAAAAAGCAAAGGCTTCAATCATCATAAGTCTATTGAGAGGCGTTTCTGCTTTTTCAAATACATGCCAAGGAGGATCTTTCACATCCTTTAAAATTTCCCTCTCAACAAGATTGATCGCCCATGTGTCGATCAAAATAGAGCCACTATGTTCGTTGTAGGTGTGCTCTGAGTGAGTGAGGTCGGTATGGACAGCGAGTCCAGGAATGGCTACTGATAGATTCCTGCCCTTCGAAGCAAGCTCTTCAAAGGCCGAATGATCACGAGGGTGATTTCCATCCGTCCATTTTTTCCATATTTCCAAATCTTCTGTGAGAGTTTTAACTTTAGAAGCAAATGTCATAGTTGTACTAATGCTGTGCTTCCAATGAGATGAAGTTGTCTTTAAAACTTTCGAAAATTCCCCAAACTCATATTGTGCCATATATTTATCTGGGTGATCGTACAGAGTGGAGTAGTCGGCAATGCTCAAACCTTCTTTCAGAGTGTCTAAGAGTTTTGGATGATTTGGGTTTTCATAGTCATGGCATTTATGAAGATAATCATCCTCGACAAAATAAACTATGTCTTCTTTATCCCCAAACCGAACGTTCGATGCAGTATCTATTGTGGCCACATGTGATATTGCATCTTCTACACAATAAATAAAAGATCCAGCATTACCATTGCTCGTCTCTCTAACTTCAACCTTTTCATAAGGGGAGCATGCGGCATTGATGCAACCAATTAGTTCGCTAGAACAGTTGTCAGCTATGATCCTCATATTTATGTCAGAATTTACATAGGGCAGACCCACACCACAATAGGACAGAGAAGGCTCATATACATTCTCTAGAAAATTTTTAAGACAAAGTTCCTTGGTACAACCAGGAAGTTTTCCCTTTTTGTAACTATTGCTGCTTATTCTATAGTAAATATTAATCATTGCTTATCCGGTACTATCATAGTTTTCTTCTGAACGTCTGCCATTAGCACCAAAAAAGAAATTACATCGTCAGTCGGGAGGGTGTTTCCTCGCATGTCCCCTGCGAATTCCCAAGATCTTAGGAAAACTTCATTTTTGATTTTTCTCACTTCTCCCCAACCAGGATCTGCGAGAAATACTTCTTTATCATTGTATCCCATGGCGACTACATAGTGCCACGTTTTCTCTCCGCTCCTAAGTAAAACAATTGGCAACCTATCTTGGCTCACGTAGTGTTCAAGTTGGTCTAAGTTTCCTGTTTTAACTTTTGATCTAATGCCAAATTTTTTCAAGGCTATTTGGATATAGTCTGGCGATGTCATTCCTATGTTTTCGTTCTTGTAAGAAATCCACTTTGTTTTAGTTTCTTTGCTTACACTTTGTATTGTGACTTCGTGACCATAATGATTTATCAGCATGGCGCAACTGGTTGGGCCGCATGTTATTTGATCTGGTTGCTCCAGTAGAGGGAAGTCTTTGACAAGATAACTCTCTGGATAACTGTAATCATTGGTCGTTTTTAGAATTAGAGATATTATAAACAATGAAAACAAAAATCCAAAAATCAAAGGCGGCAAAACTTTCGTTGGTTTCATGATTTTGTTTTTAGACTTTTTCATTTAAACGCCAGACTGATCCTACGAACTTTGCTCTTGCTCTTGCTCTTGCTCTTGCTCTTGCTCTTGCTCTTGCTCTTGCTCTTGCTCTTGCTCTTGCTCTTGCTCTTGCTCTTGCTCTTGCTCTTTATCGCTGGATGGCGAAACATCTCCCAGATTTAAATTATATCCTATACTTATTCTATCGGTTTCTGAGTATACGCAGTGCCAAAAATTAACATCTTCATTTACGTGAAACATCCTGAAGTTCCATCCTGGCTCGTCCCAGCTAGTAACAATTTCTTTGTTTATGGGGTCAAAAAATCTGAAGAAGGAAGCTCCTCCAACGGCTGAATGTGAACAATACAATCTATATCCTGTGCTGTTACTGTTGGTGTGCCAGCCCATGTACCCTGCTGGTGGATACCATATCCTTCCGCTTAGGCCAATTCCGCCCTTGTACCCTTTGAAAACTTTTCCCACTTCCTCACTAACAGTATTAAATGAAAAATTGTCAAATGTAAAGAGATTAGAATCTTTTGTAGCGACTTCTACGTCGCCTTTTTGAGCCTCTTTTAAAGCCTCTTCGGAAACTCTAGACTTTGCATAGTCAAAAGTAACTTCTGGATCATACATGTTGGTACAATCTTCTTTTCTCTCTTTAACTGTTTCCGCAACTCTATCTAATCCGTAGATTAACGGAGCGTTGTAGCGAAGATCATTTATTTCTTTATAAAACCCTAATATTCCAATCATTTCGATTCCTTTACTTTTTCAATTAATTCTTTTTGAACATCTTTAAACAAACCATCCCAGTCACCAAATGCTTGCTGTCTGAAAAGCCTCATGTTTGGATACCACTCAGTCTGCTCACCTTCCAGCTTCCATCTCCAATCAGGATTAAAAGGAAGCAATGTCCAGGTTTCTTTGCCAATTGTTCCGGCGAGATGTGCCACAGAAGTATCTGCTGTTATAACTAAGTCTAACTCTCTAATAATTGAAGCTGTGTCTTCAAAAGTTTCCATAGTTTTAGACATGTCTATAATTTTCATATCATCAGCACCTTGAGTTAGATCGATAGGATCTGGGTGATGTGGGTACGCCCTCTTTCTTAAGTCTTTTTGCATAGAAAACAATTTTACATTTGGAACTTCTTCGATAGGCTTGAAAAACCTCAAAGGAAAAGATCTGTTTAGGTCGTTAGGATGCTGAGGGTTGCCTGCCCAAACTATTCCGACTTTGAAGAGTTCATTATCTACACTCAAATCAATTTTTTTATTCTGATTTATTCTGAAAGATTCACTTGGTGGTAAGCTGAGATCTTTAATTTCGAGTAAACTTGGCAAACTGACGACGGAGCAATGATGATCATAATCTTTTACATCTTCGCATGTGATGGTGACAAAAGAACATCCAAATTCAAATAGACTTTCTGTACCTTCTGGTACTACAAAAACGATTGAACTTGGACTTAGTTCGCATAGTTTTGGTATAAATCTAGAAAATTGAATTAAGTCTCCTTTGCCCTGCTCGCCATATACAACTATTTTCTTGCCCTCTATGTCTTGCCCTGTCCATCTTTTTTCTTCATCATATGCCTTTCTTACTTTTCTCAATTGCGGGAAGTAGCTCAGTCTGTGTTCGTATTCTTTCCATCCCTTCTTCATTTCGCCTTTAAGATGGTAGGCGTATGCAAGGTCAACGTGATACTGAGGCTTGTCATCTATCTCTATAGCCTTCTCGAAACATTCGATTGCTTTATCTAATTCCTTTAAGATCCCATAAGCAGAACCTAAGTTGATCCAAGAATGTTGAGAATTAGGATTTATTTTTATGGACTTTTTATAAAGCTCTATAGCTTTTCCAGTATCTCCACCCTGCCTGCACAGCATGCCTAAGTTGCTATAGTAATTCTCCTTATTGGGATTTAATTCTATAGCTTTTTCCATGTGTTTGATAGCTTTTTCTACCTTGCCAGTTTTGCCGTAACACAACGATAAGTTGTTGTGATTTTCTGAATTAGATGGATCTATTTTTAAAGATTCAGAAAATTTTTCTATAGCTTCTTCGTTTTCGCCCTTTCTATAGTGGCACAATCCGAGAAGCTGCATAGCTTTGAAGTTTTCAGGATCGACCTTCAAAAGTTGACTCAGAACTATTTCAGATTCCTTAAACCTTTTGTGGTTAAATAAACATTCAGATTTATGAAGACTATCTTTTAAAAGTTCTTCTAATTCTTCTTTTTGCATCTTTGGCTCCTTAGAATAATAACTAATAAATTCTATATAATTTTATGAGTATTGTCAAAGTTAAAAAAGTAAGACCAACTCAAAAAAAACGCAAACCTTGCGGATGTAGAAAAAAAAAGTTGCGAATCAAGCAAAAAATCAAGCCAGCAATTAAAAAAGTCTTTCTTTAGGAGGTGAAAAATGGGATGTGGTTGCGGAAAAGGGAAAAGAGGAGTAGGAAGAAGGCCAATAGCTGGTCCTGCAAAAAGGGGGGTTTTGAGCAATGGTTCCTCGCCTGCTCAAATACGACAACAAGCCCTTCAAAACAATGTGTCGTCTCAATCTTTAAGCGTTAGCGGACTTTCTAAAAAGAGAAGAGAAGTAGAAAGAAAAAGAAGACAAGCCGTGTTGAAAGCGTTAGGCAGGCCGTAGACAAAATAACCTATGCACCATGAGTGCAAAAAATAATAAAACTGTAGTGAGATTTTAGCAAAAAAAAAGACAAGCTCAAAGAGCTTGTCTTTTTCTCATATTTGAATCCGAGTGCATGATGCCATCGAGTCCAACATGATAGGAGGCATATTAATTACTTGGTTTTTCTGTTCTTGGCAGTATTACCAGTGTCTTCAACTCCATCAACATATCCAAGCTTTTTAGCAAGGCTTCGGGCAGAAGTTAGAGCGGCACTGCGAGATGGGAATCTCGTTGAGCCATCTGCTTTTCGAACTAACTTAGTTGGTCGAATTTCTGGAATTTGTACAGTTGCTTCATAAACAGAAGCTCCTTCCACGGTACGTGTAGAAACTTTTACTGGCATTTGACTCATGTGGTTTTCTCCTAAAAAAGAGTCCTTAGTTTGTATGTTTTTTACTTTAGTGATTAAATTAAGATTAGTCAACGTGATTTACAATTTAATTTTCAAATTATCCATAGAAAAGTTTCTCAAGCTAGAACTGCTCTTTGACTGGCCTGCCAAGGACAGAGTTGGAATTAATTGTGGCCTATTTTTCGGCCTGTATCGTTTGGAATGAAACTTTTCAATGGCGTCTCTATATTTGTCTCTGAGTAACTTGATCGAATTTAGAGAAACATGTTTCTCTAAACCGAAACAAGGCATCATTGAATCAACGGTAAAAAGCACCTCGGACAGCTTTACTCTTTTTCCTTTTCCAACTTTGGAGAAATCGATAAACCAAAGAAAGGTTTCTGGGTCATAATTGAACGCCGGATTCATGAGACCAACGGCTTCATGTTTTTTTAATTGATCCTTAATTTCAGAAAGCCATATTTCATTTCTTCCCTTGTGCAGTTTGTAGAACCAATGTGCAGATATAGCTTTAAAGCTTAAAATTAAAATGTGTTTGTTGTTTTTTTTATCGTATCCATTCCTCAAGCAAAACGGGCAATAGAAGGAGTTTCCCGACATCCTTTCACAGATTTCAATAGAAAAGGAGTCAAACAATGATGTCTTATTGCAAAACTCGCACTTACAATGGACGTTTTTGGCCAATGCTCCAGAATGCTTATCTTCTGGATCAATTGGTATCAAACGAATATTTTGTTTAATATTTTTGTCACTCATATCATAAATACCTTGAAATACGACATTGATTTTAAATAAGAAAAATAAAAAAATCAATGGAGGAAACTATATAAGATAAGTCAGCAATACTATTTGCAGAGGAAAATATTATGAGTTTAAAGACATTCACACAGTGGGCAGACGATAATTCTTTACCTGTACCGTTCGAAACTAACTTTGTTGTAGAAGAGCCAACGTCTGAAAAGACCACGGACGAAAATCGTGCAAGAACAGGATGGAGTGCAAATTATCCTCCTGCATACTTCTCTGCACAATACCCGAATCTCTGGGTTGCTCCTAAAAAATCAACTCACGATCTCGACGCAGCACAAATGGGAAGAACAAAAAAATAATCATAAGTTCATTTGTTTTTATATTGAAAAAGCCCGCTATAGCGGGCTTTTTCTTTTTATGAGATGTTGAGTGATTAGCCGTGCTGATCGCATCGGGTGCTCGTCTGTTAGATAAGACCACGGTGATGTTCGGCAGTAATCTTAGAAACCGTGGACCAGTCCCAAATTGCTGACGAAACACTGTCTATTCTAGATTCCTGATCTACTTTTGCTATAGAATTTTTCTTATTGTCGTAAAAAGATGATGGACAACGCTCCCAATATCCCCACTGGTCTTCATTCTTCGGATTTTGAAATATCATTCCCTTGTTATAATATTTGACTATGATCTCATCAACTCTTTCCGACGAGAGACCCGACTCCTTTGCAAGAGCAGAAGTGCTTCTCCACACATACTTAGGATGACGAGCCAGTGCGATAAAGAACTTTTGTTCCTCGTCTCCCTCTTTCGTGCCTTGAGGATAGATATTTACCCATTTATGCGGATGATTTTTTTTGCTCATTTTTCCATTATCCTTGAAATCTTCTAAATAAGTTTGAATTCTAACTACATTAAAAGAATAAGTAAATAGAATTTTTGAACAAGAATTCACAGAAAGAGAGAATGAAGAATGAAAAGAAAACTTAAAAATCAATATGAGGCTAAAGCCGCTAGAAAAAAAAAGCTAGAACACGCCTTAAGAGGTGACGGCGAGTATCTATATAGAAATAACACAAAAGGGACACTTGATCTCCCAAAAGCATCCTTTGATGGAGCAAGACGTGTTCCTGTAAACGGAGAATGGCGAGGCGACAATTACTTCATGCTGTTGGTAAAAAAGAATGAAGCTCGCTTGGTTAAAACAATTTCGCATCCAGAAAGGAAAGATAAAATGACCGACAAATTAATCATGGACCAACCAGATGTGGTGACTACCGAAGGAACTGTAGAGCAGGTTGTGGTGGACGAAACCGAAAAAAAACTCAATGAAGGACAGCCTGTCCAAGATTCTCAAGAAGATGTTCTCTTAAATGAAGATCCGATGGATGGCGTAGAAATCATTATCGATTAGCAAGATTTTTGATTTACACCTCCAAAATTTTCAGTATGATGTAAGTGAAATCTTTCAACTATTGAGACTTGGAGTGGAACATGTCGTACAAAATCGTGCTTGAGAGATCTTGCACACAGAGAACGAATAGTCAAAAAATTGAAGAATCTGTCAAAAAACTGATTGAGAGATCCTTGTCTGGAAATCGTGGAAGGAATTGGTCCTATTCTGTAGCTTCTAGCAAAGGTCCTCAAATCTTCGATGGCGTGTGGAAGTGGTCCAAAACAATAAAGTTTGATCGAAGCAGGGGCTTCGCAAGCACCAAAGATTCACAGTGGGCTAAAATTGTTTCTGCGATAGATGAAAAGTCTAAATCTTCTGCCTATGGTAAGTTTCCGTGGAAAATTAAGTCTGCTAGTGATCTTTTAGGCATTGCGACGAAAAAGGACAAAGAGTCCAAAAAAAACAACCAGCCAAAAGACTATGGTCAAATAGAGCTTGAAAAAAATGGGTTTTTTGATCACATCTACGAAAGAAAGCACCATGTAAATATAGTTTATTCAGCATTGGAAGCATTTAAAGACTCCAACATGAAGAATAGATTTCACTGTGTTTTACACGGCCCGCCTGGTTGCGGAAAATCTGACATTCTGATTTCAGTAAGCAAAATGCTTGGGCCAGAAAATGAAGCGTTTATCAAGTTTGACGCAACCAGCATGACTGAGGCAGGTGTTTCTAAATTGCTCTTAGAATCGGAGTTTATTCCGCCAGTATTGATTGTGGAAGAAATAGAAAAAGCCCCAGAGAATCACCTCAGGTGGCTACTGGGTATCTTGGATCATAGGGCAGAAATTCGAAGAACGAACTTCAGGATTGGAAACAAGGCTAGAAATGTGAAAATGCTTTGCTTGGCCACAGTGAATGATCTGAATTTATTCAAGAATAGCATGAGCGGTGCCTTAGCTTCTCGGTTTGCTCATGAAATTTACTGTCCTCGCCCATCCAGAGCAGTTATGGAAAAAATTCTTCTTCGAGAAGTTGAAAGAATCAACGGTGACACAAACTGGATTGAACCAACTTTGTCTTACTGTATCGACGACAAAGGATTGGATGACCCCAGAAAAGTCATTCCAATCTGCCTATGTGGTCGAGAAAAGCTTTTGACTGGCGAGTACCAAAAGTCCCTGAATGCAGTTCTACCACCAAAATCGTAAATGGAGTTTGATTATGTTTATAGCCGCAGTAACAACCGCTGGAGATATGTCTTATCTGGATATACAAAATGAATGTGGCAAAGAGGCTTGGGTGCCGCTGGTAGTGTATGAGTTCGAAGGACGAACTGTTGTTCCTTTGTTCAAAACTGAAGAAGTGTGTCAAAAATGGATGAAAAGGAATCTTTCAAAAGAGTGGATGCCAAACGGATGTTGTTTCTTAACAGAACAAGATGTGGAATTTGTTGAAGAAAGAGGCTGGAACATCCGTTTTTTCGAATGGCAGAATAAAGTAAAAGATTATGTAGACTTTAGGGTTGAAGTGGTTGAGTTGGCAGAAAATCCTTCTGTTCATGCGAGATAAAACGGTGAAAGTTATATTTCTAGACGTAGATGGAGTTTTAAATTGCACAAAGGACTTCGAATCAATAACTGGGAACTACATGAACCCAGCCTTAATCCGCCGACTAGTTGAAGTGGTAAGCGATAAAATATTTAAATTCTTAATTTCAGTACACTCTATTAGTTGATATATCTACAATGGAGAAAAATATGAAGGGTGTAATTCTAGCTGGCGGCTTAGGAACGAGATTGTGGCCTTTGACCCATGTAACGAACAAGTGCTTGCTCCCAGTTTATAACAAACCAATGATATATTATCCAATACAATCATTGGTTGATTCGGGAATTGATGACATCCTGTTAGTATGTGGTGGTAATTCTGCGGGTGAATTTCTTCGAATATTGGGCAATGGAGAAGAATTCGGCCTAAAACGACTTCACTACACATACCAACAAGAAGCCAATGGAATTGCTCACGCACTTGGGCTTGCTCGTGAATTTGTTGGCAACGACCCTATGTGTGTGATACTAGCCGACAACGTATTCGAAAATGACTTTTCAAAGCAAGTCTCTGAGTTTTCGAATGATCCATCAGGAGCCAGAGTATTTTTGACCGAGGTTGAGAATCCACAACATTACGGCGTTGTGGAGATGGGCGAAAATGGTAAAGTTGCAACCATCGAAGAGAAACCAAGTCAACCAAAGTCAAATTTAATCGCCACAGGTCTCTACATGTACGACTCTGAGGTTTGGTCTTTAATAGACAGACTAAAGCCCAGTAATCGTGGAGAGCTAGAGATCACAGATGTCAATAATTATTACTTAAAAAGAGATCAATTGAAAGCCTACAAAATTGACGGATGGTGGGCCGACTGTGGTGAATGTTTTGAAGGCTATTTGAATGCTGCGAACAAGATAGCATCACTTCAAAAGGGAGAATAATATGGCTTTGTTGAATTGGAAGGATTTTAGAGCGGGAAAAAGAGCAGACAAGATTGTAAGCAATCCCGAAGCATCGAAGGCGTTGGATGAGCTAGTCAAGCAAGCTCAGGAACTTGGGCTTTATGAAAATTGCGAAAACCCAATGATTAAGGATCGATGCATAGGCTGTAACGAACCGTATATGCCACACGTCGATAATGATCCAAATGGCGAAAGAAACGCAACTTGTATTAAGTGCAGAACTGAAGAGGCTCACGATTTTGATTTGGAACCGGATGTCCAAGTGGATAGATGTGGGAAAACTTCTTACAGATTTGCCAAGATAAACGAAGCCACAGAAGAAGAGATATTGTCAATTAAAGGCGTAGGAAGAAAAACCTGTGACATCTTGTTGTCTTTTTTAGAAAGTGATCGCTTCACGAGTGAAGATGATTTTAAAAAAGCAGGCTTAAATACTCGAACTATAAATTCTATAAATTTGTGGCTTGATTCATAAATAATTATATGAATTTTAAAAATTGGCTCGAATTAAACACAATAGGCACCGAAGATGTTGACGAATCTCAGATAGATGCAGCCTATGACAAAGCTAAATATGCTGTAAAACTGGTCAGGATGTACGATTCAATGACTAATCAGTCTTTGCTGGCAAACATAAGCACAATAGCAACGCTGAACTCTGGAGCTTATGGGCTTTATACATCTTCTGAAGATAAAAAACAAATTGGATCTTCCGTCCTAAACAAATTAAGAATGAGATTTGGAGACGATGTGATGAATTCAAATAAAATAAATAGCATTCCCAATGTGGTAATTAAGCAATATGTTCCAGACATAGATCTAAATCAAATCAATCCGTCTGACACTATTCGGGTCAACATAAGAAGGCATGTTCAGGAACATGGAGATAGTCTTGAAGCTATTTTAGAAATAGCAAGCACAATAGTTCATGAAGCAACACACGAATTAGAGAGACAAACTCTCGGAAGAACAGACGAAACAGGACCAAGACAAGCTGAGGCCAAGTTTATGAATTGGGTCAAAACAAACTGGAATAACATTGCTGTTCGAATACCTGAGCTAAAGCAGGTTCCATCAAAAGCGTTCTCTCAAGGATTTTAAAAATTTCAAATGTTCTTCTAAATTGATTTTAAACTTTTTTGTCAAATTGATATCTTTGATCTTGTCCAAGTCAGTCCATTCCCAGTCTATGTGCTCATCGCTTAAATTGCAGTCAAAAAGTTTTTCAACTTTATAGAAGAAGGCAGTCCAGTTGTCGTTTTTTATTGATCCTAAACTTTTACCCTCTACACTTCCGCATTCTTCTAGACATTCTCTTTTTGCGGTTTCATGAGCGGTTTCTCCTTTTTTTCCATGACCCCCAGGCAATTGCCACTTCTTGTTTGGTTTTTGAAGCAATAAAACCTTTTTGCCATTAGTAAAAAATATTCCAGCAGTTTTCTCTGTGTCCCTGTTATCCAATTTTCTGTTCTCTAGCCAATTGATAAACGAAATATGCATTATCTTTTAGGCCCACGCTTCAAAGGAACGCTCTTTAGCTTTTCTTTATGTCTATCGGGTTTATCTTTTAAAGAATGCATTAGATTCTTTAAATCTTTTGCTATTTCAGACGCAGAGTCTCCGCTGCATTTTTTACTTCCTTTTAAGGAAACTGTCTTTCTTAATTTATTGTAAAAGCTCTTAGATATAACAAAACACCCGTGATCTGGGTTAAAGTGAACTACACCTACCCATTCACCATCGTCCCAGTTTCTACTTGACACCAATATTCTCATTGGATTTTCATCAAACACATGCTTAACGTGGTAATCGTTTTTCTTCATAGCTGCACTCACATAACCTAGTGCAATCTTAGCAAAGGCGTCCAAAGCTTCTGATGCTTTGCTCCTGTAGTTGACTTCTACACTATATCTGGTTCCTTTTGCTTCCGACAGGTTGCTCTCAAACCACTCAGATAAGGAAGTGTTCTCGTCAATACTTTCCAGTTTTAACCAATTTTTAAAATCCATATTTATCAATCCAAATTAATTGGGAGTATGTCTCCAAATTTGTAAATTAAATCTTCAAACCATTTTTGGCGATCTTCTCTTGCCTCTTGAATGAGAGACTGTCCATCCAATTGCATACCGCCACCAGGTCCAGGAGGTGCTGGATATTTAGACCTTATTCTGCCTACTATTTCTTTAAGATAGGTTAAAGCACCTTCTTGCATTGCTTGAGTAACCTCTTGCCAGTCTTTACACTTTTCCATGTAATGAACAATAACTTGCGAGGATTTGTAAGGAATTGGGTAAAGTTTAATATTTCTATATCCTCCAACCCACTCCCAGCCTCCTAAATTCGAACTTGTTCTTGAGTACATCTGTTCGTACTGTTTGTATAAAACCCACTCTCCCATTCGTCCCCAAATTGGCTGGATGGGATCAATTAGTCCGCCTTGGATAGATGCGTAGCTACCGCCAGGATAAAAGTATTCAATAGGTATTGCGCCGTCTAAATCAGATGCCTGAAACCCGAATGTTCCTTGCTCTTTGTAAAATACATTTCTGACATACCCTACATCAGGCGGCATCTCATAAACACTTTTTCCGGGCGTAGTTAAAAACACATAATAACTAAAAAACTCTCTTGGAGCGTAATCCTCTACTATTTTTAAAGCTTGATCTATAGCAAAATCTACATTTTGCTCGTCACACTCAAGCTTAATAGCAGGCGCACCCATCATGTGGAGGATGTAATCCCTAATTTGTTCTCTGACTTTGTCCCTATTTTTACGTGGACCCAATTCGTTCTTATTCAAAGGGTCTACATGTCCTAAATCGGAACAAGCAGAAGAACACTGGGTTGACGCCATAGCATTTTTGGTTGGACGACCAATAACTAAAGTATTATTACTACAATTACTCATAACGTTGGTATATAGATTAATGCCTAATTAAAATGAAATTAAGGAATCAAAATGATTGATATAAGTTTTTCAAAATTCATTGAGGGAGTGGAAAAAACTTCTACGGACTATCAAACCATTGGTGCATTTGCTCCAAATTTGCCAAACATGGGACTTGTGTTGAATGAATTCAACAAAGATATAGTAGATGCAGCACACAAAGACAGAACTGTTAAATCTTATATATTTTTAGATGAACAAGATTCCTTGTGGCTTATGCAGTTTCCTCCTGAACTCCAATCGCAAGCTTTGCGAATTAGATACTCTGACATACTAATGGACGCAAAGAGGCAGCAAATGAAGGCAGCAGGAGATAAAGCCGATTTGTTGGATGACTTGAGCAGTGATGAAGGATTTGCTGTTTGGGAAGAGTCATTAAAATCACTCAAGAATCACAAGTACAATGTTGTACTTAAAGGAAAGGGCAGCGGAAATCCTGAAATTGATTTTGGAGCGATGAAAACAAATGCCATGATGCTCATAGACAAGCTAGAAAGACCCGTCAACGGAAAGCTTATTTCAGAACTCCAAAATGATTTTGTTAATCCTGGACTTCGAGAAGAAGCAATAAAAAAATATAACGAACAATCCAAAAACGGAACTTGTGGCTTTAACTTATATCACGATCCAGAAGACGTAAAAAAAACAGCAGATGGAAAACATGAACAGCAAGCTTGCAAAAACTTTATAACCATGTCCCAAAGTGGCGCAAATGATTTCATGAGCGAGTATAGAAAGTATGCACATTTAGGATGTCTTGGAAGCAGCAGAGAACTATCAGGAATGAAAGTTGATCCACAATACAAAAGCGTTCTCAAGGCGGGAGGCAAAAGTCCAGCCTACTCTGTGGTTGGCGGCAAAGTGTACGTTAACAGAGAACAGGAAGAAATTCAGGCTGTTATGAATTTGGATCAAATAAAACATCTAAAAAATAAAGGACACTTTGAAAACGTAGAGTTCAGAACAGTAACCAAGGGAACTCGTGCAAATAGAAGAAGAGTCGAAGTGCCTTACCTTAAAAACGACCCCAAACAAAAAGAATTTTGGCCAACCGTTATTTACAATGGAGCAGCGACACCCACGACTCTAAGAAAAAAAGTAGATGACAACTACAAACATATAACAGACACTCTAAAGAAGAATCCCAAACTAGAACCTGGAGAACTATCCTCTGAAGAGATCGGTAAACTTGGAATAAGTGAATCTGTTGAAAATCATAAAAAAGATGTGTCTGCCTTAGTAAGCGATTCTTTAGATGCTGGAGAAACAAAATTTGTACAAATACTTAAGCCTGGAGGTCAAACCGTAAACAAAGGTTCAAGAAGCTTCGGAGTTGTTGGGGCACAACAAAATCTGGGTCAATCCACTTTTAGATCAGGGGTCGATAGATCAGACCCGGATGCCGTTTTAAAAACTTTGATCGTATCACTACTTTTCGGATCAGACATTACAGACTCAGAAGGAAACGTTACAACAAAATCCGCAATAGAGAAAATTTTCGACCGTTCTCTTGATAAACAAGACAAATTTATGAGGCCATGGGTTGAATCCAACAAAGATTTAATAATAGATCTTGCAAAAGATCATATGGTCAGGAATGGTTCTGGACTGCGTGAAGTAGAAGACTTTACAGATTCTTTGATCAAAAAGTTGCGTGAAAAAGGATATGGTGTTGACGAAAAATTTTCTAGGAGGATAGATTTTACCAAAATAGCCAAGGAAACTATTGAAAAAGATGAAGACTCTGAAGGTCCGAATTTATCTGACCTAGAAAAAGGCGCAGGAAAGGTGCTAAACAATTACGTTAGGGCGTGGATAAACAGTCAATTGCAAAGAGACATATCGGGAATAGGAACTAGAGTTCAAAGACAAAGGGCAGTTGATTTAAAACTTAATGACCCAAGCAAGATTGTTCTACAAACAAAACGAACAGGAGCAAGAGCCTCGAAAGAAACAGCTACGTTAGAGAAGACAGGGCACGATATATCAAAACTCTATGGAAATTTCAAGAAAAGCCATCCAGACGCACCGCCCTTAGACAATAGATTTGCTCCAGAGAGGATTCTTAACGCATGGACAGAGGCGATACTTGATTTATACGAAAAATCTAAAAAAGATGGAAAAGATGAAGCTCAATTAAAAAAAGAACTAAAAAGCCAATACGCCGAAGCAATGAATATTTTCAACGACAAACTTGGCAAAGACGCATCAGATTATCAAGTACTCACAAATAATGATAACAATAAGGAAACGTATTTTGACTTGATTGATGGTTTTTTCAGTAAAGACGACGAAAAAGAAGACATCGGAGCACCAGAAGAAAAGATGGTTTTAGATGATGAAAAAAATAAAGGTCAACGTCATAACAAAGCGAGGTCAGACTCTCAAGACTACGATAAACAAATAAAAGAGTTGAACAACACATCTGATATAAATGAAAAAATCCAAAAAATAGTTCAAATGCAGGCAGAAGAAAAGAACAGATTTTTATCTCTTATGACACATGTCCAAGGCAGTAAAGACCCGGACGCTGTTAAACTTATGGGATTTATCGACGACCACAAAGAACTTCGAGGGACCGACAATTGGACTAAAGCACCTGTGCCACAACAACCACAACAACCACAACAACCACAACAACCACAACAACCACAACCACAACAACAACAACAACAACAACAACAACAACAACAAAGTGCTGATGACTTTTTTGCCAACCATCCTGACATGGCAGATGGTGGCGATACAGATTGGAATTTTGCACAGATGCCAGATGAAGATGATGACTATAGAAAGCCTCTTGACGATGAAGAAAACACCTTCGATCACTTTCACGGACATGAAGTTGCTTTGTCATCTAAAGATGATCTAATTTCAATTCTATCTGAATCTAATGGAGAAATAATATTTGAAGCAATTAAAGAGCAACTGGCTATTCGTAAGGATGTGTGTGAAATAATCGCCTCTGTCGAACTTGAGAAGCAAAGGATGAATCAGTGAACTTTAGAAAGTGGATAGAAGGCGAAATAGTTGCAGGTACAAATCCTAAAAGAAAAAAGACAGATACTTTTAATTACTGGGGTGCTCCAGGAGACACTTCTGGATTAGGCGGCAGCGGCAAGCTTGTATTTGGTAAGAAAAAGAAAAAGAAAAAGAGGAATAAAAAATAATGTCACTTGGAGCAAACTGGTTAAGAAATTTAAGCAACCCACTAAGCTGGGGGATTAAAAAATATATGTTCGAAATGCTTCAGGAAAGATATTCTAGAAATGAAGACATTATAACCAGAGTGTCTGACACTATAATGTCGGAAAAAGACTATCAAGCGTTTGGGCAGTTAATTGTTGATGTTTATGAAAAAGGATTCAGCACAGCCTTAGAGCAACAAAAAGAACAATTCGAGAAAATGGGACTAGACGTGAATATTACTTCACCCATATCTCCAGAAAAGAAAGATAACTCGCCTAAAATATTCCCAGACTAAGTAAAATCAGGATGATAGTCAGACACTACCGCTTGTGTTAGGTGTCCGCCAGATTTTTCGACAAGTTGGTTCACCCTCCACCAACGGTGCTCACCAAACTTGACTCCATCTCTATATTTTGAAGGAAAGACAACAGATCCTTCAGAGAGTTTAATATTAGTCCAAAATCTCATATACAAATCATTCCTTTCTACAATAACAGCCTCAAAAGTGAATTTCTCACCATATTGTATGCTCTTATAAGTATCGCCATACAATTCGTCTTGTCTTTCTCTGATCTCTGCTGGGGAGCAATGCATTAATACTACGTTTTTTAATTTAGCTTTTGTTTTTGGATTACTTTCAATCTTCGGCTCAGGATTCAGAGGCTCTGGATCTTTTAGTACAACCTCTGGCTCTGGCTCTTTTAGTACAACCTCTGGCTTGGGTTCAACTTTTATTTCAGGAAAATCTGATATAACTGAATCCTTCACGTTGAAATCACTATTTAATCCAGAAGACAATGAGTCGTTTGCTATCGTCTTACTAGCCCAGTCGAAATTGTGAAAGACAAAATCGGACTCCAACAAATCCCACTCTTGATCTTTAGTCAAAGGATTTGGTTCTTGAAGCTTGTATACTGTTCCGTCTTTGTTTTTAATTGCCATGATGTATTTAAGTTGGTTTAATGAAAAATTTAACGTCTGCTTTTCCTTTTAGCCTCATGTCTGTTGAATGGGAAATGTTGTTCACCACTCTTCCAACGGTAGCTTGTGATACCCCAAACATGCCTGCTATTTCAGTTTGGGTATGGGTTTTAATTAGATCTCTAATTTTAACAACCTCAAATTTATCTAACTTTCCAGGTCCATAACCTTTTCGAGGACGATATGAACCATAACTCTGAAGCCACCTTCTAATGGTGCGTTCACTTACGCCCCATTTCAACGCCGCTCCTTTTATGTCATCGGCATATTTATCAAGCTCTTCTCGATGTGGTTTTGATTTTCTCATATAATTTGTCAAAGTATTATTTTTGTCAAAGTATTATAGTGTTAAAAAAATAATTTTTGTTGCTTAGATACCTTTGTATAAATCTTTTTTAATGAGGTAAAAATTATGCCACTAGTAGCACCAGACGAAGGTGAAATCCTATTGCTTCAATATATCGTAAACATGACTCCAGCAACTGATCCTGTTTTACACTTGTATAACAATACTGACTTGACAATTACTGATTCAGTCACGATTGCTGATATTACTGAAGCCTCCGCAGCAGGATATGCTGCCATCACTCTGACAGGGGGAAGTTGGACAACTGTTCAGTCTGGCGGAGTCACAACTGCTGAGTATTCAGAGCAGACATTTGCATTCACTACCGGAGCATCATTGTATGGTTATTATGTAACTGATACATCGGACAACTTGCTTTGGCTTGAGGAGTTTTCAGGAGCACCGTTTACTCTACCTTCCGGTGGAGGAACAATTGCAATCACATCAAAAATCACATTAGATTGATTAAGAAAAATTGCAAAGGATATTGACACAAAAGACAACAGCCAAAAGCTGTTGTCTTTTTTTTTAATTTGGCTAAAATAAAAATATGTATGACTTTTTAATTATAGGATCTGGTTTATTTGGAAGTGTGTTCGCAAGAAATGCTGCGGAGAGGGGGCATTCATCTTTAGTAATAGACAAAAGAAATCATATTGGCGGTAATTGCTACACTGAAAACATTGAAGGAATTAATGTTCACAAATATGGCCCTCATATATTCCACACCAACAACAATAAGGTTTGGAAATTTGTAAATAGATTCTCTGAATTTAACGGATATCAACATCACGGAAGAGTTAAGTCAAATGGACAAGTCTTTTCATTTCCAATTAACCTTCTAACTTTAAATCAGCTTTGGGGAGTTCAAACTCCTGGAGCAGCGGCTGAACGGTTGGAAGAGGTTAAAATCCCTTGCAGCAAATCTAATCCAAACTTAGAAGATTGGATTCTTTCTCAGGTGGGGGAAGAATTATACGAAAAATTTGTAAAGGGATATACAACCAAACAGTGGGGAAGACCACCTTCAGAACTTCCTAGTTTCATAATAAAAAGACTACCAATTCGTTTAAACTATGACGACAGGTATTTCAACGACAAGTATCAAGGCATACCATCCAATGGATATACTGCCATGTTTGAAAACATGATTGATCATGAAAAAATTGAAATTCAAACAAATGTAGATTACTTTGAGAACAGAAAAGAATTAGATTCTGCTGCAAAGAAAATAATATTCACAGGAATGCCTGATAAACTTTTTGACTATAGACATGGAGAGTTGGAATACAGATCTTTAAAGTTTTCTCATGAAATTGTTTCGGAATTCGGAAATAACAACCAATTTGCAAAGAACGGAAACTTTCAAGGGTGCTCTGTTATGAATTACACAGATGAGGACATCCCTTATACAAGAATTGTTGAACACAAACATTTCGAATTTAAAGAAAGTAAAAAAAGTGTAATCACTCATGAATACCCAGACACATATGACAAAAGTAAAACTCCATATTATCCTGTGAGGGATTCTAAGAATGTTAAAATATATGAAAAATACAAAAAGCAAGCTAAAGAAAGCAACATTATTCTTGGGGGTCGCCTTGGGAGCTATATGTATTATGACATGCACCAAGTAATTGCACAAGCATTGAGCATGTCGGATAAGTTGCCAGACTATCGCTACATGTAAGCCTAAGACTTAATCTTGATGCGATGCCTGTCGCTACAAGAGCACCAAGGGCAATGTTCCCAATCTAGTTCCATTTCTTGCCCGCAACCAGCACAATATGGGTCTAGATCGTCATGCCAGCGATCTTTCCTGTGGAACCGAATCTGGAATATCACAATTGAAACAGGTGCAATGGTGGCCATTTGTCTAAAAAACCAAAGAATGTCGCCATTACCTTGAGAATAGTCTAAATAAGCTTTTGTAGCCAGTATGAAATATCCACAAAGCAAAAACACATAAGTCCAAACAGATATATCTCTGACTTCCTTGTGTTTGTGAATTTTCCAGACCTGTAGCCAATGACTAATTGCAAGTATAGCTATTGCAAAGTACCCAAGGGTCAACATGATCATTTCCTTTCTATAATGCCCCACTTGGACTTAAGCCAAGTTCTTTCATGAAAGTAGTAAAAGAAAAACTTTAGAAAAGAATCTATAGTTGCGATTCCTGCACTAAATTTTACATCGTTGGTAAAAATCCAGCTAACTACAAACGTTGTGGACGTGGCTATAATTCTCCAAGTCACAGCTTTTGCCAAGTGTCTTCTTCTTTGAACTGTTTTGCTACTCATAATCATATATACTTTCATGTTAAGAAATCAAGACGGAACGCCTTACAAGCCTGTTGGAGACATTCAACAATTTGACCCAGAAAACCCAGAACATGATCTTTTCAACATGTGGGACGAGGAAATTATACGCATGGGCGGATCTCCCATCCTTTATCATGAAGTGTTTATCCAGTCTGGAACTGTTGACCCTTTGTATTGGGAAGATAGAGGAAAGATTTTCTCTAACAACCCTATACAACTTTACGGGATATATGAACCCATTCCTTCACAGAATTACATGAGTGCGTTTGGTTTTGACTCTCCCGACGAGATGATGTTTGAATTTAATTATAAATCCGTACTCAGACAGATCGGACATCCTCCAAAAATAGGGTCCAGATTACATACCCCCCACTTGCGTGAGGACTGGGTTATCGTTCAAAGAATGACAGGCGAATACAAGCTATGGGGTTCGCTTCGTCTGCAAATCTTATGTCAAAGATTCCAAGAATCTACGACAACAGGAGAAGGCAAGGTTACTCAAAAGAAACCCGATTTTAAGATAAATGAGTTTGGACAATGAGTTTTAGAAATTTTATAGAATCTCAAGTAGATTTGTCAACTTCTTTTTTGTTTGATTCAAAAAGTTTATACAAAGAGATGGCAATTCAAAATCCAGACGCTTTGAAGAAAACACAAAGTGCAATGCAATTTATAGTAGACAACCAACTATCTGGGGTATTGATTGGAGGTATGGCATACAGCCATCATCATATAGATCGACCAAATAAAACTGACGTTGATTTTTTAACAGATAATATAGAAAAAGTCAAAGAAGCCCTTGGAAGAAACAACATGATTCACGCTCCACTTACGGGAAACGATTTTGGAGGAATACAGGCACCAGAGTTAGATGCTGACTTTTTAGACGCAAATGTTGGCAACGCAGGTTTGAATAAATATTTAATGGACACATCTCAAACGGCAAGCATTGGAGGAGTAAAATTTAAAGTAGCAGATCCGTCTGTGCTTGCGATTATGAAACTCACAACAGGCAGACCAAAAGACATGGAAGATGCATTTGGTTTGTTTTCAGTAGTAGATATTGAGAGTCTTAAAAAGCATGTCATGAACTTAGAGAAACATTTACCCGAAGACACGGATGCAGAAACAATTATTTCATATGCTCAAGCAATGAAACAAGCTGCTTAATTTTTAAATGTAAATTCAACAAAAAATTCTGGCTTGTTAATCTTCCAAAAAATTATTCTAGGAAATTTTGGATTGGCCAGACTTCCTCTATTTCCCCATATAAAAACTGGTTTCCTATTTTTTCTTTTTTTTATTTTGAAGTGTCTCATTTTTTACTTTTACAAAATTTCCTATTAACTTAGTATTTCTTTTAGGGCACTGGATGCTTCTTAAGTATTCGTCTAAATGTTCTTCCCCGTGAATGCCGCATATTTTATTCAACTGTTTATACTTGTCATCAAAATTGTTTCCAACATGGTCATGCCAATTATGTTTGCAAATACTTTTTTTTGAATTTACAATTCTACTATCACGCAAATTCATAGAATTAACTTCTTTTTCGCTCATCTTCTTAAGATCGTAATCAATCTTGCTTGGAACAACTAACAAACTTGCATAAGGCTCTCCACATTTAAATATATGCTTTTCTCCTTCTTTTGGAGATTTAAAAACTACAAAAAATATTCTTGGCCACCACCTCTGTATATGCCCTGGCACAGCAATAGGAACTGTGCCAGAAGTATCTGTGAAAAATCTAGGGTGTGGTTCGATTCTAATTGAGAACCCTTCGGGAGGTTTTAAATTTAAAGAGGACGTGAACCCATAGTGGTCCTGCGCAAAGGATGAAAATGGAGGATCTCCGCTTTCGCTCCAAGGAGACTCATTGGAAAAGTCTCCTAAAAATTTAATTTTTCCATCTTTTTTTGTAACTACACATTCCGTCTCAAATGGATAAATCAATTCCAAACCATAAGTAGACCCTTCGACAAATGGAACACAGTGCCAAGGCTGAGGTTTTGACCCATCGCCATGTTCCTTGCTCCCAGACCAGCCTGGTATCTTGAGTTTAATCTTCTTGGGAGGAACTCCTTTGAAATATGTTCTATATTTAATTTCTAATTTATCCATTTGGATTCTCATTTATGTAAATGAAAGCATAACTAACTAAAAGGTTATCAGGTATGGCAAAAATAATCAACTCAGGAAATCAAAATCAAAAATCATTAAACGAATGCAATGAGAAGCCAATTAAACAGGCAAGCATTTTGAATGATGTACCACCAGAATATTGTGCAGATGAACACGATAGATCGATCAATGACAGAACTGATGTGAGTTGGCTAGAAGATGCAAGCAACAAGAAAACCGGCATTGGAGAATCGGCAAACTGCGACCCGATGCAAAGCGGGAATATTGTAAATGACTTAGACAACCCAGATAGAAACACAATAGTTAGATATGCAAAAGGGCTAAGAGGTGCAGACGAAGCGGTCAAGCAACTCTTTGAAGATATAGTCGTAATCGATGAGGATGGAAAGTCTCATCCCGTTCCAATCATTTGGGCATCGCAAGAAAGGGCTGTTGCAGCAATGATGCAGGACAATGTTAGAAAAGACAACAGTCTAGTCGTAGACAGAATCAAGCTCCCTATGCTCGCAATATACTCATCAGATTTGCAATTCAATCAAGACAGATACACATATCACAAAGCCCTAGATTGGATGAGAAGATACAGACCAGACAGAAAGCCTGGATTTACAACGAATGAAAAGCATGAGAGAGATACTGTGTTTGGGACTGCAAGGGGGATTCCGATTGATGTTGGCTTCACCCTGTATGCGTGGACCCTATACATTGAGGACATGAATCAAATTATAGAGCAATTACTTTTGAAATTTAGTCCAATTGCATATATAAAAGTACGAGGAGTCCCGTGGGAAACGGGGGTAAAACTAGATTCAATAGCTAACAATTTAGACGTTGAACCAGGAGATCAAAACATTAGAGTTGTAAAATATCAATTTAATCTGACGGCTGAAACATATATACCTCAGCCTATTACTAGACGCAAGGCAGTGTTGAAAACTAAAACAAATATTTTCAACAGCACCAAGCAAGAAGAAATTACTGAGGTATTCAATAGGCTAGAAGATGCTGTTGAGGAATTATCATGATTGAAATAACCAATAAGAAAAGATGGCCGGTACAGTTAGTAGTTCGTTCTACGAAAAAAACTAACTCTTTCACATGCCTTAACATTCCTGGAATTGGTAAAAATCAAAATGTTAGATTCTTAGCAGACGAAAGAAAAACAGATTATGTTGACAAAGCAGAACAAGATGGCTTGATTTCAACACGAAAAATATCAGACAAATTGAGTAAGGGAGAATAACACTATGGCGATATTAAGGGGATTTCCGCCTTCGAACACAATTTCACCAAGCGTTCGAATTGCTGAAAAAGATTTATCTTTTATTGCTCCTGAGCAGTCTTTTCACAGAGCAGGATTAGTTGGGTTTGCAAGTAAAGGCCCAATTAATATTCCTACTGTTGTGAGAACAAGTAGAGAACTACACACAGTATTTGGATATCCACATCCTGAGAGTGGTGATCCCTACTTGATTTACGCTGCCGAGCAATATTTATTAGTTGCTAACGAACTATACGTAGTTAGAGTTGGCGACCAAGACGCAGTCAGTGACGAACGTGCCACTACTGCTGAATTTGACGTACCTGTTGCAGGTGGTCAAATCATAATTCAATCAGACACAGCAGAAACATATTCGTTTGGCGACGATTCATTTTTCCGCTGGAAACTGAATGGAGTTTTAGCATCTAAAACTTTGGTTGTGTTGGCAGACGCCAACAGAACAACACCAGGCCCATACACATGTGAAGATCTGGCAGAAGCTTTAAATGATCAACTCGATTCAACAGTTGACGGAATTCAGTTCACATGCGACGGATCAAATAGAATTGCAGTCGAAAGCACATTCGCATATGGACCAGACGCTTCTTTAGAACTGGTATCTGTTCAAGATGCTATCTATGGTGGTTCTAGTTCTGTAACAGGACTAGGAACAGGAATGACTATTGCTGCTTCTACTTCTGGCGAAGACAGATATCCAGTAGATGGATATCAAGGACCAGGAGAATGGGACTTCACTGGTCTTTCTAATCTTCAGCTTTTAATTGTTGTTGACGGAACAGACAATGTTCTTATCGACAATGTGGTTCAAGTTGTTGACTTGGCCGTTCTAGAAGGTGCAGAAAAAACAACTCTTGAAGTTCTAACGGAAATCAATCTTCAAATTACTAATGGAGATATTCCTGGCGGATTTGAAGCTGTTGCAACTGGTGACAACCTAACGCTTCAAACTCTGCATCACGGACGAGACGCACGACTCTTAATCAAAACAGAAAGCACCGCTGCTTCATTGTTTGATTTTGATGGTGTCACAGCAGAGGGTGCAAGCCCATCTGGTGTAAGCGGAGATGCTGCTGTTGAAACATACGGAATTGTAACTGGAAACTCTGTTGCCAGTACTAACAGTTTCACCCTTACAGCAGATAGTGCTGGTGTTGATGGAAACGCAACTCAAGTCGTTATTAAAAACGATACTAGAGAAGGCGTTTTCACTATGGATGTCTACAATGATTCCAATCAAGTAGAATCTTGGGGCAACCTTGTTAAAGATTCCTCTAGTAGGTTCTACGTAGAAACATTCCTGACATTGGTATCAGATTGGGTTCGTGTTCAAGACAACACAGCCACTCTTGCACCGCCACTGGATGGAACATACAGCCTTGCAGGCGGTAGTGATGGAATTCCATCAGATCCAGACGATCAAGATGCTCTAATCATTGGAAACTCTCTGTCATACAGTGGGCTTTATGCCTTATCTGAGCCAGAGCAAATCGACATTGATTTGATTGCTGTTCCAGGTCATCCATCTACATCAATCGTTCTTGCTATGCTGGACGTTTGTGAAAACTTTAGACAGGATTGTCTGGCGTTGATAGACCCACCATTCGGTCTAACTGTTGATGAAATAGTTCAATGGCAGAACGGTGCTCACCCTCTAAACACTACTAGATTTGATAGTGACTTTGGTGCTCTTTACTGGCCTTGGGTCAAGGTAAGAGACAACTTCAATAGAGTAGATGTTTGGGTTCCACCATCTGGGTCAGTGATGGCAGTTTATGCAAGAAGTGATCAATTAGCAGAACCTTGGTTTGCTCCCGCTGGTGCAAATCGTGGTATCGTTCCTGGAATTTCAGATGTTTATTCCCGTCCAACTCTTGAAGAAAGAGACTTAATGTACGGAAATAGAAACGCTGTTAATCCTATCGTGAACTTTAGCGATTTTGATGGTTTCCTTGTATGGGGTCAAAAGACTCTTCAAAGAAGACCTACAGCACTGGATCGTGTTAATGTCAGAAGGCTTCTCTTTGTTCTTGAAAAGAGAATTAGACAAGCTTCGAGAGGTTTACTTTTCGATCCACATGACGAAGTCTTTAGACAAAGATTTGTTGACATTTCAACTGAAATTCTTAGAGAAGTTCAAATTGGTCGTGGTTTAACCGACTTCATCATCCAAGCCGATGAAGAGCTTAACACACCAGATGTAATAGATCGAAATGAGTTCCGAGCGAGAATCGGTGTTCAACCAACAAGAGCCGTTGAATTTATGTTTATAGAATTCAGCGTTCACAGAACTGGCAGCTTCGCAGAGAATGCTGACACGTTCTAAAAAATAGATAGATCCCCCCTGCTCGTCCTGAGCAGGGGGTATTTGTTGAAATAAAAATCATCTAAATATTTAGGAGAATTAACATTATGGCAAACATGGGAATTGGAAAATTAGGTGGTTCTCAATTGATCTTCAAGAGAAAGTTCCGTTGGACTTTTCGTGTAGATGAAATTTGCGGTGGACAATCCGTTGAAGAACACTTTGTTAAAATCGCTTCGAGACCAAACCTATCAATTGAAGAAACGGAAATTAATTTCCAAAACGCTAAGACCTTTATTCCAGGCAAAGCGACTTGGGAAACAATTACAGTAACATACTATGACGTTGCTACTATAGATAACGCACCTTTATGGAACTGGCTTGCCAGTGTCTATGAATTTACAGATCCTGTCGCCCTTAAGCAGGGATCTCAAAGAATTCACTACTCTGGTCGTGGAACGCTCAACCTGTTTGACGGTTGTGGAAACGTTCTCGAAACTTGGGTATTGAACGATATGTGGCCAACAGCCATGAACTTTGGAGAACTAGACTATTCTAGTTCCGAAGAGTCAACAATCGAGCTAACGTTGAGATATGCTTCGGTTGATTATAGATCAGTTTGTCCTGGTTACACGCCACAAAGCTGTTGTGGTCCTTGTACTGGTACATCTGGAGGAACTGTACTAGGAACAGTTAGCTAGAACTCCTACAACATGTTTTACTTCCGGCCATAAGAAAAGCCTGTGTTTTTTCAAACACAGGCTTTTTTTACTATATAAACACATGCAATACGATAACCCTATAGTCATAACTGGACCGCCTCGAAGTGGAACCACATGGATGCAATTTTTTTTATGCTCTCACCCCAACATATACATACACGGGCAAGAGCCTAAGTTATCTTGGAAAGAAAGTACACAATGGCTTGATAAAATGATACAAGCTGGAGAGTGGGGGGAAAAATCAAACAAGAGCAAAACGGTTAAAGACTATGCAATTCCACACTACTCCGGTAGTAATCCGCAAAGGTGTGAATCAATTTGGAGAAAAATGATTTATGAATTTATTTCAGGATACGGAAATCAAAAACCAGGACAAACAAAATGGGGGCACAAAGCATTATGGCTATGCGCAAGAAAAAAAGAAGTTGAGACTCTTAAAAGAGTTTGGAACAACGCAAAGTGGATAGTTTGCATTAGAGATCCTTTTTTATCCTTTGAATCTCAAAAAAATACTTTTGTAAAAAAACAAAATCTAGAAGAATGGATAGATCTTTGGATAAAATCTTATGAATTTTACAAAAGCAATAATGAATCTTTTTTGTTTCAAATAGATAAGTTGTCGCAAAAAAGCAATGAAGAAAAAGAAGAAATAATTTGCGATCTTTTAAGATTTTTAGGAGAACTAAAAACGACTGAAACAGATAAATTTATCTCAGAATGGAAAGTTATCCATAAAGCTTCTCCAGATGATGAAAGAGATTTTAAACTTGGCGACAAAAGAAAAAACGAGATGTTTGAAAAATACTCAAAATTAAAAACTTACATGCAAGAATTGGGATACAAAAATGGCTAATATGGGACTTGATTTTGGACTTGAAAGAAAAAGCTTATGCTGGAAGCAAAAGTTTAGATGGGAGTTTTCTATACCAGGAATATCTCAATCAGGCGTTAACTCATTGCCTCCAAGTAAATCTGCTAGGCCCTCTATAGACTTCAAAGAACAGGAAGCTCAACATCTAAATGAAACAATATATTACCCCGTGAAACCCGATTGGAAACCTATAACACTAGTGTTATATGATTTGGCAAAACAATATCATCCAATATTTGGCTGGATTCAGGAGATATACAACCCTGGCGGAAACAACAATGGGGAATGGGACGTGCCAAATGAAGGATTCAAAAAGAATGGGGACCTTTCAATGCTAAGTGGCTGTGGCGACCCTATAGAAATATGGCGATACGAAAACCTATATCCTCAAAGCGTAGACTTTGGAGATTTAGATTATGGTGATTCCGAACATGTGGTTTGCGAATTAACCTTAAGATACGACAGAGCTTACATAATAACACAATAACACAATCACCTTCCAATAACCTTCAGTCCAGTCCTCAATCGAGAAACTCGCTCTAAGCGGCAAAGGGCTTGCTAAGATGCAACGGCGGATGATCTTAATCTTCATCTTCTTCGACTAAGTCGTCAAATTCAGAAGCAAGTATTTCTCTGCACTCTGCTAGGGCATCCTCTAATTTCTTGGTTTTCCACCCGAGAACCCTGCAAGCTCCACACTTGTTAAGTCTACCTTTTTTTGTATACACTGTTGACTCATTTAAAAGAAATGCCTCAACCAGTTCTCCATATCCTTTATCAACAAGCTTGTCTATAACTTCTTGTCTTTCAAGAATGTCTATCATGTCTGTGTTTTGCATAGTTTATCCTTACAACATCAAATATATAAAAACCATTCACTCATTTCAATGCATGTTTTAAAAATAAATCTATCTTCTATCATTCCACGAGTTTGTCCTGAGATCTTTCCCGTTTCTAAAGGCGGGGGAATACAGTTGAATATTTAGAAAATCATGATATTTTTTCTTTAATTCATTATAATTTCTAGCAGTCCTATAAAGCTGTCGGAAGTGATTTAATATACACGTCGTCATGTAGTTGAAAGCTTTTCCTTTTTGGGGGTCAAAACGATCTATTTTGTCAAAACAAATCATTACGCCTTCTTGAACAGCATCGTCTACATCAATTAGATTGAATTTGGCATATCTCACAATGTTCTCAGAAAGCTTGTAAAAAGCATTTGCCAAGTCTACTTGTGAGTCGCTATAGTCTTGACTTGCTTGGTCGTATAATTTCACATTCTGATTTAATGACTTGTTGTCTTCTTTTGTGTTTGCTTTTCTTTTATTTTTTCTTTTTCTTTTGTCTTTTAAATCTTCTAAAATTAATTCATATCTTGCTTTATTTCTTTTAGACCCTTGAAATTTACATATCATTACTTCAAAAGTTTTATTGTTTAAATATTCTGTGGACATTTTACCTCATATTAATTCGTATCTTGCAATTTGTAGACGTTGTTCTTGAAACATCCGCTTACCTGTTACAGCGTCAATTAGACCTCCTTGATCTTTATAATTATAAAGATCAATTCCAGAATCCCTTGCAAGATCTAAAACATTTTCAACCCTTTGTTAGTTGGTTGGTTAATTGTTGCTTATTGTACATTCCTGTTCTGATCCTATAAGATAGGGAGAAACTTTGTTTTTTTATCAGATATAATTTCTACACCTTTCTTAAAGTGATGCAACTTTCTATAATAATTTTATGAAAGATGAAATAATTCAACATTACCTAAGATTATTAGAGAGTCCAGACGCTGAAAAATGTTATATAGACTTGAAGAAACACTATGATTCTATGGAAATGTCCCCAGAGTCTATTGGTCTGTCTCACTTGTTAAAGGAGAGGTTCAATGTCGTTGTCGATCTGCCTGCTGACAAAAAACAATAGTAAAACTATAGAAAAATGCTTAACATCTATATTTTCAATTGATTGCCAAATAGTAATAGGAGATTTGGGAAGCACAGATGACACTTTAAAAATATGCAAAAAATTTAATTGCGACATATACAAAATTAAGTGGGAAAAAGATTTCAGCAAGGCTAAAAACAAATTAATAGAAAAAACAAAATCAAAATGGATATTTTTTCTAGAGCCTTGGGAGTTCTTGGTTAAAGGGCATGACAAAATTCAGTTGCTAAACGAAGAAGATGCCGCTTCTACTGCGTATTTAATTCAAGTTATGCAAAATAAAAACATAACCAAAGAAGTTCGAATATGGAATGAAGATAAATCCTTGAAGTACAAAAACCCTGTTCACGAACATGTTGACATACAATGCTCGAACCTGATACCTGTTGTAGTGTTCTCGCAGGAAATTCAAAATCCTAAAGAGAAACTTGAAATTGTAGAAAATTGGATGAAAGACAGTCCCACACTATCAGGTCCCATTTACTACAAAGCATGCAACTTGTTGCGAATGGGAGAGTATGAACATTTTATAAATGAAGCAAACCGATACCTTTTCCAAGAAGGTCAAGGAAAATCAGTCGTCATGATGAAATACTATATGGCAATTGTTTTTTTAACTCATGAAAAAGATTATAAAAAATCAATTCAACAAATTTTACCGTGCTTGGCGGTAAGGCCGTTAATGGCAGAGTTTTGGTGTCTACTGGCTGATATTTACTATCAAATGAAAAATTATAAAAAAGCCAAAAGCTTATACTTAAATGGAATTCTAATGGGGGAAAAAAGACTATCGAACGATGACTGGCCAGTGGACATCACAAAATACAAAGAATATCCTAAAAAAATGATTTCAAGTTGTAATAAAATCTTAGAAGAAACTAAAGTTGTATATTAAATTTTTCCAAACGAACCATAAAAGTTCAAAGCTTGTTATAGATACAGTACTAGTAATTTTGGAAGGAACCGCACATGGATGTACAACAAATTAAAGAATTACAAGAATGTAAAAAAATGATGCAAAGTATTCCTATTGGAATTTATAAAACTTCCATTGATGGAACCTTTTTGAAAGCTAATGATTTCTGTGCTAGAATGTTTGGTTACAATAGTGCAAAAGAATTAATTGGCACAAACATAAAAGATATATACTGCGGTTGCCCAACAAGAGAAAAGCTTCTTGTTGATTTGTGCGACAATAATAATACTTTAGAAAATTATGAAGTACAATTTAAGCTATCAAACAAAAGAGGCAAAATGGGATGCATCCCTAGTGCCAAGGCTGGAGACCGTATATGGGTGGCAATCACCGCATCCCTGAACTGTGACAACACTCTCCATGGAACCATGATGTGCATCACAGAGAGAAAAAGAATAGAAGAAGAGCTAGAGTCTATAAAACAAAAAGAAACAGAGAGTTTAAAAAACATAGAGAATAAAGCAAAAGAAATGCTCTCGAAAGTAGCATGAAAAATCAGGTCGTTAACTACTTTTTAGTATATAACATCTAATTCATTTAAGACAACAGTCGCTTGATCTTCGAATCTGCAAACCGCTATTTGTTTTCTTCCAGGCGGTAGCGTTCTCAGCTTTTCTTCAAGCTCATCTATATGACAATTTATAACAGAAAAGTTGTTTTTGGAAAGAATCTCAACTTCCTTTTCTTCTTCATCCACTTTGGAAATTGATAAATTTGGATAGTACTCTTTCAATTCCTTTTTGCATTTTTTAATTATTTTTTTGTAAATCGGTACATTGCATGGACAGCCGGGATTCGACAGATATTTGACAACATCGTCTTGAAGCTCTATTGGCAGTGCATCTCTGAACCTGTGATCATTCAGAGCCGCCTTTACATCCATCAGTCCTATCTTCTTCATATTTTCTTCTTCTGTTTTCCTGTTGTTCTAAAATTTCCAAATTCACTTCAAGAGTTTCTTTTTCATAAATAGCTTTTTCTCTAATGGCATCTATATCCGCCTGTGGATCATCTATCTTTTTGGGAAAAACTACCCTGCCACAATTGGGGCATTTAAATCTTTTTTTTCTAATTTTATCTTTTGATAAAATTGTTTTTTTCTCTTTTTTGTCAAACTTTGGTATTTCTCTTTGTATGTTCGAGGTTTTAACTTCCGTTAAATTTTTTATATCTCCCCCATCTGTTATCTTCTTCCAATTACAAATTTGACAATATAATTGATACATCAAACTTCGCCTTCATCGTCATTAAGATCAATATCAACAACAGACCTTGCTTCAAGATAGTTAAGGAATGTGGCCGCAAGCGTTGACAAAAAGCTTCCTGCACACCCACAAGCGAACACGACAAATGGATCTTTGTCCACTATCGCCCAACCCAGTGCGAATCCGCACCAAGTTCCTGAGCATTGGTAACATTCCAAAATCTTGTAAAGATATTTTGGTAATATTTTCTCAAATAACCACCTTATAGGGGCAAATATACTAGAGTCAACAATGATGTGAGTCATCCCAATCACCGATAGTGAAAACAAAAACAAATTCATAGCGAGTGCTCCTTATTAAAAATTAACGCCAAAAGGATATATAAGTTTGACAACCATCCGTATACGTCGTAAAGTTTTCGAGTCCTTGAATGTCATTCAAATCGATTTCCAACCTAGACGTAGAAAAATTATAGTTTTTAGCTGTGTGATAATCTAATTTATCAATAGTAATTGAAGTTTTAAAATAGTTCTCTAAAGCAGAGATGTGTTCATTTTGCAGGCAATTAACAAAGTCAATTAACGTCCGTTTCCCAAGTTGCCTTAAAGAGGGACTCATTTTTGAGAGCTTCCATTGATCATATTGGTGTTTGAACTCTGGAAACTTCTTAATAACGCCACTCTCAAAGACTAATTTTTCAATATTATTCAAATTTAAATTAAGCATACTATGATAGTATAAAATAAATTTCTAGAAATTTCTAGGGGAGATATAAAATTATGGCAGAAGATACATTCCGTCAAGACAGACAACCAGTTAATCCATCAGACGTAGAATCTGGTGATAACCCAATGAATGCAGGGCAAGCTGTTCGTGAAGCTGTTGCTGCCGAAACGGGAGAAACTCCGCAACAACCTGCTGGAGATAAAGGAGTTTCTATTTCCGGGAGCGTCCCTCAGCAGTTTTTACAAGCGCAGCAAAACGTAAAAGGCGAACAAGGACCCTCTAAAAACGGTCCTCAACCAAGGCCAGAGCAACAGTATTCTGATTCTCCTAATCTGAGAACTACCGGAAGCAATCGGCTGGAAGAGTTGATTAGTGCTGTATCAGGGGCAACTTTCAACTATGAAGAAATCAATTTGCCATCAAAGGGAAAATTCTATGATGGCACAGATGGTCCTACTGATGGGGTTGTTAAGGTCCGTCCGATGACAGGTGCAGAAGAGCAAATTCTAGCCACTCCGAGATTCGTCAAGCAGGGAAAAGCTATTGACATGATATTCAGAAAGTGCATGCAGGATGATTTCGATACATCCAAGTGGCTCAGTTCTGATAGAACATATCTATTGTTGTTTCTAAGAGGCATATCCTATACGCCAGAATACGACGTACAGCTTACGTGTCCTTTTACAAATAAAAAGTTTTCCACCGTGATTGATTTAAACAGCTTGTTTGTAGATGAATGCCCTTATGACTTTGATTTGAACAGCTTAGGAGACACGCTTCCAACTAGTGGCCTTAACTTCTCTTACAGATTGGCAACTGGAACGGATGACATCAAAGTTCAAGAATACAGAGAAAGAAAGAACAAGGAATTTGGAGGCGTAGAACAAGCTGACGATACTCTTCTCTATAGGACTTCGCTTTTAATTACAGACCTAGAAGGTCTGACTAATCAGCATGAAATTCTAGAATTGCTCAAGAGACTTTCAGTCAATGATGTTTCCTACCTTAGAAATTCTGTGAATGAGCCGCCTTTTGGTGTAGACACAACGGTTGAAATTACAAGCCCATTCACAATGGAGGAATTTGAGGTAGAACTGCCTTTGGAATCAAATTTTTTCTTCCCAAGGGCAAAGAAGAAAACCCGAACGACCCAGTAGGTGAACTAGCAACTGATCCGTCGATTATTCTTTGGGAAAACTTAATGGAAGAAATATTTTTCTTCCAGTATCATCTTCGGATGGGCAGGGCACAATGTTTGCAAATACCTGTCAATGAACGGAAGTGGATAATTGAGCGATTTATAAAACAAAAAAATCGTGAAAACGAAGCGATGGAAGCAGCTAGAAGAAAAGCTAAAAAATAAGGTTAGTTAAATGTCTAAAGAAAGATTTCAAAACCCCGTTGTCGGTGATGAATTAAAATTACGAGTATTTGCATATAATTCAAATAACTATCGTAATTTTAATTCTGTCACTAAGGTGGAAATATACGCTTTTGATGACGAAAAAACAGCAGCGAATCCAGATGGCAAAAGGTTAGTTCAAACTATAGAGTCGGCAGATGTTAGCCTTGATTCTACTGGACAATATTCAACATCTGTTGAATTGGAGCAAGCAGTCTACACAATAGGAAGGTATTCAGATGTCTGGACTGTTGAGGTTGAATCTGGCGAAACTGAGGCTCAGATTGAGAACAGCTTTGAAATCTTTCCTGACCTTTGGTTCACTTCTCCTGTTCCTGTTGTGTATGGATTTGATTTTTCTTTTAGACCAAATAAAATTAGACAAGGTTCAAAAAATTATTTAATAATAGACATTACTCCAAATGTCCCTAAGACTAGCGATCTGAATAGGTATTATCAAAACTTAGCTATAGTGTCTCCTCTTAAAGTGTCTATCGAACAAGAGTGTGGAGAATGTATGCCTGCTGAACAGGACCTCAGATTAGTAGTAGATTGCGAACTTGTAGAGCTTAGAGAGAAATGTGTTGGGTACTATTACCTTGACACGACTGAGATGGATTGTGGGATTTATAACGTTTGGTTTCAGATGGATTTTGGTGACACTGTACATATTTCAGACAAGCAGCAGGTACAGATATACTAGTGACGGTTTCTTCCTTAGCCCGACCGGCCCCGACAATTGCATTGTTGGGGTTTTTTTATAAAAATAGCCCCGTTCAGAGCAACAAAGGTTGAACGGGGCTTTTTGCTGCTTGTTATCCTTCCATGGCAAGCGCACTCCAATATTATTTATACTTATGAGCCTGTTTTTTGCTTTACAACCAAAAATTTCATGGTATCATGGCACAACCATGAAAAGATACATATTCAAAAAAAGACTTTGTTGGGCGTCTAAAAAATCTTCCCCTTACATGCACGGGAATGTGAGAAGATGGAAGAACTACATGCTCGTAGAGTACATTGATGGGCAAAAGCCTAAAAGGGAAAAAGCAACTATTTCAGAATTCAAGAAATACTCCGCAAATCCTATTGCAGGATACAACAAAGAAGCTAGAGAATCTTTCTTGAAATTGATGAAAAAAGCGAACAGTTAAAAATCAAAAAAGAATTTGTCATCAAAGCCTAAGAGTTTATCTAAATTAAAAGCCACCCAATCTCTATAAATCAAAACGTAATCAGAAGCAACTATCTGTTTAGATGTCAACTCTGATTCTACTACGTCTCTCTCAACAAAGACAAGTCTTGGCTTTCTATCTTTTTTCCACACAAGCATAGGATGCCTTCCAGATCTCTCCGAATCATCCAATGCCTGCTGCAAGAAGGTGTCTAGTTCTTTGTGACCTTTGTCAAAAGCGGAATTGAGGTCAATATCGTTATAGCCGCCTTTAGATTCTATTGTGAACTTGAAATTCTCTGGACAGGTTATGTCACCAGAAAAAGTATCTTTAGCATGCTTTGGAAGATTGGACACTTGACCCCATCGATTCCCTGATCCAATAGATCGAGAAAACTGACCCCAAGATGGATTTTCGGAAATTAGTTTTGCAAATCTCTTATTCAAAGCCTTGCAAAGCTCTCTTTCAACCCTTTTCCCTTTTTGCCCTGTTTTTATTTTCTTAGGCTTTGTATTTTCCCAAATTGGTTCAATTTCATAGTCGTCCATAAAATAATAGAGTTATTGCTTAAGAATTCTTAAAGTCCCATTTAAATCGACTCCAGTTGACTCCAGTGCGTACAATAATTCAAGCATTTCACTTTCTTCCATTGATCCCTCGATAAGTTTGTTTTCTGCAAGGGTTTCTATATCTTCTAGCATAAACTTAATTGATTTTATACTGTCGCAGATTCTTTCTAAACCGTCTTTGTCCGTGCATATGCCATTACTGTAAAAACAATCGATTTCTTCGCACTTTTCAGGACTGGAAAATACAGGATCAACTTTTCTGTCTAACTCTGTGTTTAATTTGACTGGATTGGGTTTGTATTTTTTTATAACATTTTCTGATTCATCTAAGTTTGAATAAATTTCATCATTAACAGTATTTTTAACTATCGGAATAAGGGATTCTGTGTGGTCCCATTCTTCGGTTCCTTCAAAATGAACCTTAAACTTACTTAAATCTATCTTGTTATTTTCTGATAATTTAAATCTCCAAATCTCTTCTGTTGGGAGTTCTACCATTTTAAATTTTTTTATAAAATTCTTCAACAAAGAACAATTGTCTACAGCTTCAGCCCATATTTCTGGGGTAGATACGAAAAACAATTGCCCCAATTGCTTTCTTAAATCTACAACCCAATTAGGGCGATGCTCGTTTCTTGAGATCCACAACCTTCTTTCGTGCTTGCTCGTCTTTTCTCCAACTGCTATTGCCATGTGGGCCTCAAGAACTTGTGACCATATGTTCATAAACCCAGAAGTATCATTCTTGTTTGAATTCAAATGTGCGTGCTCAAATATTCTTAACAATATTTCTGAATCGCAACCAGAGGATACTTCATACCTCTTTTTTAAAGTTCTGTACTGGCAATCTGACACCCTGCCGTTGTGAATCAGACCTATTGATTTGTCGCTATTTACGAAGGGATGATTGTTGGAGTTCACAAATGGAGCACCGACACCTTTTGAAGCACCCCTCGCATGAGTTAAAAGAATGTCAGGATTCATCTTGGATATTTTTTTCCAAGTTTCTCCTTTTATAAACGTGCTAGAAGTAATTGGCTCTTTGTGATATAGAATTTTTCCGCTATCTTTTGAAACCCCCCAAAAGCCAGAAGCATCTCGACCTCTGGATTCTATACAACTAAATAAATTTGTAATTAGAGAATATGTTATATCAGGATGCTTACTTTGTCCTATATAACCGCTTATGCCGCAAATGATGCACCTCCAAGTTAAAATAATTCACGCAAACAGTCATCTGACTTGAGTGTGATGGCATAGTCTTTAAAACTATTATCTTCTTCTTTTATTATACTTTCTCTATTGAATAATTTCCACCACACTTTCGTAGGTTTCATTTCATTCAAAAGCTCCAGTACCTTTGAAACTTCATAATCTGAACAAGAATACACATCAAACTGAACCAATGGCGGATCTGCCTTGTCCCAAACATGCAAACTGCAATGGCTCGTTTCAATCATAACAACTGCGGCAATGCCGCAGTTGTTTTCTTTATTTACATAGTGGACATGAGGCCCTCCATTTGGGCAAATGACCATCCCAATCGAATCAACCAGTTTCTCCATCCAAGTAAATGCAGATTCAGTGGTTTTTATGGGATTCTGGACTTCTGCCCTTATCATTAGGTGCTTGTGACTTATCATGTTATGAATTTCTATCCTTGTGGCAAAGAAAGCCGCTGTGCTTGTCTTGGATCGACAGGAGCAGGTTGCTGAGGCTGTGAGGGATCGACAGGAGCAGGTTGCTGAGGCTGTGAGGGATCGACAGGAGCAGGTTGCTGAGGCTGTGAGGGATCGACAGGAGGCTGCTCTGGCGTTTCTGGTTCAATCGGAGGCTGAAGTGCCGAATCTTGGTCTTGTGGCTTTCCGGCCTCAGGAGGGGTTCCCAAATCTTGAATCGGGCTTCCCATATCAGATAACAATTTTTCTATAATTTGGGAAGATTTTGACATAATGTCCAAGAGTTCGTCTCCTTTTTTTTCTTCCATTGCAATTGATATTGCTACTGCGACTTTCTGAAGGGATCGTTGCACATCCTTCGATCCTTTTGAAATGTTTAAAATTGGCTTTATTTGATTGATAACTTTTTGTGCATAAGTTTCAATGTCTCTGCTCCCAAGTCCGTCTTTATCTTCTTGGGTAGCGTGCAATATGCTCAAAATACCGCCTATTTTTTCACTTAAATATTTGCTGTCTTCGTTTAGTAAAAATTCTCTAAATTTCATGATATATCTCTTTTATGCTTTACTTATATACATTTTAAATGCAATTTTACCCAAGCTCTTGCTTCGGCCTATTGTGTTTTATTGGTTGTTTCAAGCCTTTGCATTTCTTTTTTACACACCTTACAGATTTCCTTGCTTGTTTCAAAGAGTCGGCAGTTCCTTGGTCTACTAATTCTTGAGCAGAATTAAGATGGATATGATCGTAAAATGGTCCATCTATGCTTTCAATAGTTCCATCTTCGTTATAATTCTGAACTTCTTCCTTTGGAACGTGCCAACATGTAAAGCATATTTTAGAGTAATTTCTACCATCTACGAATGGAGTTTTTTTACAACTTACAATTGCTAAATCCATAAAGTCTTCACAGATTGGGCAAAGGTCGGATTTCTTCAATTTATTTTTCATACTCGAAAAGCTAAACAGTTATCAATAAGACCTTTGAACAAAGGTGCAGGATTCACAATTGAACTCTTAAACTCTGGGTGGGCTTGGGTTGCTATAAAATATTTATGATCTGTTATTTCAACAATTTCAACCAGTCCACTCTTTGGATTTACTCCAGATACTAACATCCCATGTTTTTCCAAGTCATTAATATAATCATTGTTTACTTCGTATCTGTGCCTGTGTCGTTCGCTAATTGTTTGCTTGCCATACAGAGAATGAGCAACAGAATTTTCGGTCACAACGCAATCATATGCTCCCAATCGCATGGTTCCAGACTTTTTCTTAAGATCTTCTTGTCCTTCAACATAGTTGATAACTGGGTGCTCGCACTTTTTATCAAATTCTAGACTACTTGCTCCCTTTAGCCCCATCACATTTCTAGCATATTCAATTACAGCACATTGAAGACCTAAACATATTCCAAGAAATGGAACATTGTTTTCACGAGCATACTTGATTGCTTTTATTTTTCCTTCTACTCCTCTTTTATCGAAACCGCCAGGCACAATGATTCCATCTAAATCCTTAAAATATTTTTTAACATTTTTACACGCCTCTAAGTCTGAAGAATTGATCCATTCGATGTTGACATTCACATCTTGTGCCAAGCCAGCATGCATTAACGCTTCTTTTAAAGAAATATAAGCCTCATCGCAATTCTCATATTTACCAAATATTCCAATTGTTATATTTCGATTAGTTGGATTATTGGCTTTCTCAACTAGCTTCCTATACTGGCCTATTCTACAACCTTTTCGTTTTAAACGAAGTTTATCTACAATCATGTCGTCCACTTCACGATTATAAAACTCAATTGGAACCTGATATATTGTTTTTACATCTGGTGCGTCGAAAACAGCTTGGATTGGCACGCCGGTGGTGTCAGATACCTTTCTTATTATGTCTGATGGCACATCCCTATCAACTCTGCACAAAAGCATGTCTGGGTTGAGTCCGTGAGACTTGAGGTCGATGAGAGACCTTTGCAGAGGCTTTGTTTTAAACTCCTTGATTGTGGGAACCCACAAAATTGGAGACACCATGACAACCATGCAGTCATTTTCATACTTTTGTTTGAATCTGGCTACAGCCTTGAAGAAGGGATCAGATTCAACATCTCCAACAGTTCCGCCGATCTCGGCAATTACGATATCCGCTTTTTTTCCCAAGTTCAAAAGTCTTTCAGATATCTTATCTGTAACATGAGGCATGACTTGAATCGTATGTCCAAGCCATTTTCCATCCTCTTGTTCTTCTACTAACTCTTTGTATATCGTTCCTGCTGTGCATATGTTTTCAGCCCCTACTGTGACTCCTGCGATCCTTTCATAGTGCCCCAAATCGAGATCTGTTTCTGTTCCGTCGTCGCACAGAAAACATTCGCCATGCTCACGAGGAGCTAAAATTCCAGCATTAATGTTCAAATAAGGATCAAACTTTATCAGTTCAACCGTGTGTCCTCTTTGCTTGAGAAGTAATCCAATTGATGCTGCGGATACGCCTTTTCCAGTTCCGCTAATTACTCCGCCTGCTACGATGATATACTTACTCAAAAGATCACGCTCCTATTTGATTAGATTTTTCAAATTATTGCCAATATTATAGTTTTATGCAAGCTTAAAATAAAAAAGCCCTTCAATTTTTGAAGGGCTTTTTGCTTTTTGAAAAATTAAATAAAGCTAAATAATGTCACATTTACCACCAGCACAGGCAATTGTTTCCATTGGCTTGGTCGTATCTTCTTTCTCAATTAGTTGAGTATAATCAATATCCTTATACTCTCTCTGAAGGTCTAGCCACTTCTTCCAGTTGTTTACTTCTTTCAAAAGGTAAGTGCATTTTCGAACATCGTCTTCACAATATCTCTTTGCAAATTGCTCGACTCTTCTGACCCAATCGATTTTCTTCTCATAAATTTCAGTTTCTTCCTTCCACGCCTGAAGTGCAGCGATGGTGTATTCCTCAGTTGTGTTTTTTTCTAGTTGTGAGTTCTCTGGGAACAAAGGCTCTTCAAGAGTTTCAAATCCTAAAACAGTGTTGCAGGCTTTCCATAAATCATCTTCAAACGCATGCAAACCACCTACAATCAACCCACTTGCCATCAAAGACCCTTCTCCATACATTTTAAGAATTTCTCTTGGGGTGTGAACATTTAACATAGGTGCCTGAGTGTAATCTAAATCTCCAGATTGAGGAAGTAAAGCGATTCCTGAAAAATAGTTTCTGTTTTTGTATATGTAACCAGAAACTTCATCCCACTCTTCAGGGCGAACATTTATCGTATTGGAAACATTGTGTGTCAACCAATCTTGAGTGCAAAGTTCTTTTTGCTTTCCGCTTTCTACCCAATTGTTATAGGTTGACTTAACGCACTCCAACAAGCTCAACGCAGGCATGTCATTTTTAGTTTTTGCACCGTCTGGAACCTCTATGCAAAAAGTTATCACACCATCAGTGCTTTTGTATGCACTCTTTTCTACAGCACAAGGATTGTTTTCCTTGAAATATTGATAAACAGGCTCTAAAGAATTTGCTTGAACTCGTCTGAAGTATCTTCTGGCATGATGCGGATGGACTCCGCTTGCACTCCCAAGCATACAGCTAGTTGTTCCTGCTGGTTTTACACATGTGCATCTTGCGGCTGGATTGATTCCAATTTTAGCAGCCATTTCTTTATTGACTTTAACAACCAACTTTGCCATTTCTCTTTGAGTCTTAGGATCAAAGATAATGTCAGGATTGTCTTGCATTCCAGTTATAGAGACCCCAAGCAAAGCTTCTCTTTTGACAATGTTTTCTGTAGTTTTTCCGAGATAATCAAAACTAGCATATCCTGCCTGCAACGTTCCGATTATAGCCGCTGCTTTCGCTGCTATTTCAAAGTCTTCTTTTGACTTTATTTTTTTACCATTGATTTCGCAAAGATTGCAGAACTGCCACCCGCTTTCTCCTGTTTTTTCATCTACAGGCCACATTCCGATTTCAACGCACTGTCCAACTACACAGCCATTTGCAATAACAGTATTGGTTTTTGGTTGTTTCAAACAAAAAACATCATCGGTAGAATCATACTCGATTGATTCTATTTTTGTTTTAAATCTCTCTGGCTTTCTGCAATCCTTACCTCGGATTTCCCAAAAACTTTCACAGATTACTTTTTTGCGACCAATCCAATCAACTTTTTCATCAAAAACAATTGCATTTGGTCGGTTCATGATCAAGTCATAATTTGCTTTGCAAAAATAATCTTTCTTTCCACCGCTTCCATCGGGAAGAAGTCGATGTCCTTCCTCACGTCTAAGGCAGATGTTTGAAACTATTCCAAAATTAGAAAGAATATTCTGCACTTCCTGAAGCAATTTTTCATTGCTTTGGTTCAGCCTATAAGAAAGAGTGGCCTTTGTTCCATGGCCTGACATTTGTGTACTGCCATCTGCAAAAAACAACCCTTGCAAGTATCCTTGAACAAACTCTCTAGAGCCTTGCCAAACACATTCTGGCAGTTTGTTTTTTATAGATCGTGGGTTTTCAATTCCAAGAACTTCAACAAGAAATCTATAAAGTCGGCTTCCGCCAATTCTATTTTTGTCTGTTGTTTCGTTTGTTGTTTGATTAACCCACTCTAAGCAGCCGTATTTTCTACCGCCATTGCTTAGGCTGGGCAATTCCATAATCTCGTCATTTACAACGCTTTGAATAAGCCCTAATTGACCAAAGTCATCTTCCCAAACATCAATAAATGCTTCGTTGAAAGGTTTGTTGTTTTTTTCTTTCGTGGAAAAAGTACCATCACCAGTGATCATTCCAAGAATAAGCCCTTGAGAATAAGATCCACGATCTCCCCACGAACCTTCTTCTGATTGAAGGAGAATTTCATCTCCTTCAACCATATCTTTTAGTTGAAGCCTGCCTCTTGTTGTTGGAAATTCATGATTTAATGTCACTTTGACAGAGTGCCCATGCTTGGTGCGAACCTCATAAATATCTGCATTCTTTTGAGTCAGCTTGACTCTTGACGCAGGAAGTAATGAAACACCAGTGTTTTCTAAGTTTAATTCATCACCGGCACCAGCCCGATTATCTGCAACCACTTCGTTAAGCTGGCCAGATTTATAAAGGCTCTCAATCCCAACGAGTCCATCTTTGGTGGCAATACGTGTATCTTTATGAAAGCACGGATTTGGAAGCTGTTCCGTGCTGTCGCTAAAGTAAAAACCTGGCTCTCCAAACTGCTTCACAGCAGTCATAATTTTTTCAAATTCATCTTTTGAAGTTTCGTTTCTTAGCAACAGTGCAGAGTTGTTAGATCGTGCTCGTTGAGGGTTATCGACAAACCAATTCCCCGTTTTTGCATTAATCATGTCTTCATCGTCTGGTGCGAAAATGCAAATGGTTGCAGATCTACGAACGCCACCAGACAAAACCGCATCACTAGCGTGCATAATTACATCATATGCATCGATTGTCCTCAGACGTGTGTGGCCTTGCTTTACACGCTCATCAAGCATTTCCCTAATCGTTTTCAAAGCTTGTATCAGAGGTTCTGGACCAGGAGCTTTTCCAACTCCTGATGCCAAATGTGCTCCTTTGGGTCTGATTTGAGAAAAGTCAAATTTAACATTGCATCCTTTCCAGTCGAGGTAGTCAGGATGAGGCATATAAGTGGCCAGCAAAATTCCTAGTGAATCTGCCCAGCCTTCAATTGTATCTGGGACTGTGAATATTCTTTCTTTACGGGAACTGAGTCCACGTTCACCATTTAAATTTTCCACAAAGTCGGGTAGTTTTCCAATGTGGTGTTTTTGAACAGAAAATCCTGTTCCACATCCACAAAGCAAAAGCCAAAAGCACTCTTGAAAAAATCTCATCCGATCACAAAAAGAAACAGTGCAATTATACATTCTTGCATTTTTCTTTTCTATGGGAGTGCCTCCGAACTGCAATGCTCTTTGTGATCCTAATACTCTTTTATCTTTAGAAATCTTAAACGCCCACCTAATGTCTTCTTCAACTTCTGGGTACTTCCTAATGTGCATGTCTTCGACTCTACCGCTCGCTTCATTCCATGTTTCTCTTCTTATTTCTTTTTTGTTGTAACGTGCGTATTTTGAATAATACGTATAATCTTGCAATGCACGAATTGACATATTTTGTCCTCTTTTTTTTCTTTTAAAAATTATTTAAGTTTTATATTTGAGTGTATGGGGAACATTATCTAAAGCTTATGATTTGTTTTTTTATAAAAAAAAATCATTATTAATTACGGTCATCACAGAGCGTTGTGAATCCGTTAATTTTCTTTAAATTAATACTTTTACAACCAGATAACATGTCCAATAAATCATGGTCATGAGTTGTAACAAAGACTTGTTTATGATTCGATAGTTCGACAATCATATTGTAGACGCCTTGGACACCAATTGGGTCGATGTTTGTGGTAACTTCATCCAAAAATACTAAAGATGGTGAAGCCCCAGAGTTAAGCATCATGACGTGTGCAAACGCTTGAGAAACAGCTAAATTAAGCCTTCTCCTTTCGCCGCCGCTCATTGCGTAGTAAACAAAAGGATCGCCATCTTTTGGATTTCTATCAATGGTTTCTTCAAACTGATTGTTGAAAGATAAAGAAATTTTTCCATCAATTAAAAATTGTAACCAATGGGACACTCTAGAGTTAAGTGCTGGCACTATGCCGTCTACTACAATCTTCCTAATTCCAGAATCTCCAAAAGCTTTAACCCAGAATTCATAGTAAGGCAATTCTTTCTCAGCTTTTTTCAATTCTGTTCTTTTAGATAAACATTCCTTTTCTTTGCTTAAAAACTCTTCTTTACATCTCTTGATGATTGCTTCATAGGGAGACGTTCCTTTTATTTGCTCTTCTATATTTACTATTTGTTTTTTTGATTCATCTATTTTAGAAGTTAAAACCGCTGTTTGAACATCGCCTTCTGGCTTTTCTATCTTCTCTAAGATAGATCTTCTATTTCTAAAGTCGTCTATCTGCTTTGAATGTAAACGATAATGGTTTTGTCCAGTATTTATGCTTTCGTTTATTTTAGATATCGAAGATTCTTGTTTTTGAAAAGCCGCATCTTCTGTGTTCTTTTGCGTTGTGAGATTGTTTATCTCTGAATTCTTCGATGATATAATCTCTTTACATGAATCTACTAAAGAAATGTAATTTTCTTCTTTGACAAATCCCAAGCATGTGGGGCATTTGGTGTCCTTCTTAGATTCATAATTTTCTATAGTTTTTTCATTTTTAGAAACTTCTCGTTGCAAAGATGCTATAGAGCTTGATAGTGAGTTTATTTTATTAAACGAATCATTTTTTAAAACAGATTCAGAATTTAACTTTTCGGTAGCCTTGTCCAACAAAGTCTTAACCTTTGCTAGAACTGAATCTTTTTCTTTAATTGACAAATCAATGGTCTCTATTTCCTCTTGGGCACTTCTGTATTCATTAATCGCATCGCCCAAATCCGTTTCGGCTAATTTTAACTTTGTTTTTTCTATAAAAGCCTTTAATGTGACTATCTCTTGTTCTTTATCTTTTTTCCAAGATACTTCTTCTTCTTTCGCTTGCTTTAACCTATTGTCGCACGATGTTTTATCACCAAGAACTCGATCATACTCAGATGAAATTAATTTTATATTTTCTTTAAATTCATTTCTAGACTTTTTAGCGGTCTCAGAATAATGCCTATATTTGTCTAAGCTTAATAAGTTTTCTACGATTTGACGTTTAGTTGGAGTATCGCATTCTAAAAAAGATCCAGAGTTATTGTCTGTAAAGACAGCCACATTGACAAATGTTTGATAGTTTAAACCAATCTTTTCTTCTATTAACTTCTGAGTAGCGGGCATGCCTCCTAAAGAAATCTCATGTTGGTCTGCCCATCCTTCATTATCAATTTGACTCCAATCTCCGTCTGGAGACTCCCAAATTCTCAATGAATCAGGCTTTCTAGTTCTAATAACTCTAAAGTTATCCCATCTGGCCTCTGTTCTTAATTTCTTCCCAGTCTTATTATTAATCACATTATTGTGACTTAATTTGTTGGGTTGCTTTATTGTTTTGCCATAAAGGGTATACACAATCGTTTCTGGTATTGAGGACTTCCCAACGCCATTTGAAGACACTTTCTCTTCTTCTTCGAAAACATCCATGTTTTCTCCACGAATCAAAATGATATTTCCGTATTCTGTAAGGTCTACCTCAATACCTTCAGGCCCAAAACAAAGAAAGTTTTGTGCTGCAACAAAGTTAAATTTCAGATCTATCATGAATACATCTCCATTATTTCATCTCTATATTGGGTTCTTTCCCATTGGTGGAAAGCAAAGTAAGGCATATCCGTTTCAGAATTGTAAACTAATCCGTCTTTTTTCATTTTTGTACATTCAACCCACCCTTGCTTAACGCCTTCTCCTGTCAAGCAAAACGGATCGTCTTGAGGATAATAAAGCTTGTAAATGGGGTCTTTCTCTAAAAAGAAATAAAGATAATTAAGAGTTGCCTGTTCACTTAATTTTGTAACAGTTCTGATAGAATTTGACCACATTAATAAACATAGATTTTTCAATTCTTCTGGACTTCCTGCGATGAATCCAGAATTAATTATTGGCCTTTTAATAAAAGGCATTTTGAATTCATCTACATTCATTTGCAGTCGAATTTGATTCTGAGAATTCCATTCGCTTTTGTAGTGGACACTTCCCTCGCAACACAAAAGAACGTATTTCTCAAGTTCTTGGTGGCTCATTGATTGTTCTTCACCCAGATTCGTGAATGGCCTGTCACCTTCTGCACAAAGTTGCCTCATGTAAAAGTAGTCAGAAGGATTTTTTTGGAAGAGTACGTCTTTTGAGTCTGTCATTATGATGTTGTCATAATTGTCCCCGTTCTTTATTAGCCATTCATAAAGCAGTAAAAACCTGTCTCTTACAACCAAATGAACTCTATCTTTCTCCGTCATCACTATCTTGTAGTCCATTGACAAAAATTTGTCATGGATTTCATCATCGAGATCGTGACTAAACAGAACAACGTCGCCCTTGAAGCCAGATCTTCTAATAGAGTTTAGAAATATATTGAATTCCGGTAAGCGGCAGAAATCGTAACCACTAGCCCAAGAAATTATTGCGTCTTTCATTTTAAAATCTTACTCTGACTGTAATATATTCTTACCAATTTCTAGCAGATGTTCTTTTTCCAGTGTGTCCAAACCAGAACCCTTCTCTACTTCATCAACGTATTGATCTAACATTTCTTCTTCTTTGAACAAAATAGCCTTAGCATCCTCGACTATGTGTTCTTCTTTTTTCTTTGATGATTGCTGAATTTCCAAACTGCCGACATCGTTGTCTTCAGTCAGCTTTTGCCTCATCTCTATAGTTTTAGAATCAGATATATCTTCCACAAGAACTCTGATAAAATTATTATCTAAAACATATTTTTCCAAATCGGCTTCTGGAATTATAAAATGCTGAGGACTGAATGTGTTTCTGATATATTCTTTGTCGTTGTTTTTTAAATCGAATTGGACTATGTGTTTGTGTTGAAAAGCCTCTCCAAAACTCAACTGCAAAGGGCTTCCTATGTACTCAGTATTGAAATCCAACTGTTGCTCTGCGTGGTAGTGTCCTAGAAATACCTGATTCCATCCGTCAAATATTTTAGTGTCAACTTTGATCATGTCTCCATCGTGTTCAATTGAAACTTCTGAACGAGTTCCGTGGAGTCTGTTCCAGACAGCATTATCAATTGCTATATGCCCGACTAAAACTTTGTTCTCAGACTTATTTTCTATTTTTCCAAGATCTTCAGGCGGATTGTGCGTGTACGGAAGAAAGCTAACCTGAAATTCTTCTCCCTCAGAGTTCGAGCAAATAGTTCGAGTACAGGGTTCTGAAATAATTTCAACGCCATCTATAGCAGCAAGGGGGTACACGCTAGACACATCATGTTTTTTAAGGTGCCACAAATCATGATTGCCCAACAAAAGCCAAATTTTGGCTTCGCCGTTGCCCTTTCTCCATTCTGATATCTTTTTGTCAAATATCTCGAATGTTCGCTGATAAGTTAAGACATCTATTTTTTGCCTGTCATGGAAAAGATCGCCGCCAAAGAGAATGTTTTCAATTCCTCGTTCGATGGCAGTATCGAAAACCCATTCCAAAACTTTTAGACAATCCTCAAGACGTTCTGTTTTTCGCTTGTGAGGATGGATATGCAAATCAGAAAACAGCAAAACTCTTCCAACTGCATTGGGGGTTTTGTCCACCATATATCACCACTAGTAAAAAATAATATGTTTATTTAAAGCTGAGGATTCTCAACTTGACCAGTGGGGGCCATTCCCGGTTCTTGCTGTTGAGGGGAACTTAACATATCTAAATTTTCTTGTCCAGATTGATCTACTTCTTTTTCTTTTTCTTTTTCTTCATCTTCTTTATCGTTAACAGGCTCTCCATTTAATATTTTATCTAAAACATCCCAAACAGAATTAGGTTTAAATTGTATTGGTGGTTGAACGCCGCCTGGTGCTCCTCCACCCATCCCTCCCATAGGGTCCATTGGGGGTGCTCCTCCACCCATCCCTCCCATAGGGTCCATTGGGGGTGCTCCACCCATAGGGTCCATCGGCATTCCACCGCCCATAGGGTCTCCCATCGGCATTCCACCGCCCATAGGGTCTCCCATCGGTGCCATATCTTCTTCTGATACAATAAAGTCTTTAAAATTCATGATACATTATTTATGATTAAAATCGAAATTCTACTAATTTAAAATCGAAGGATCTAAAAATGAACAATAAAATAAAAGCCCTATTAAATATCAACGACCCAAGGATGAATTCTTCTCGTCTAATGAACCATTACCACCTTGTTACTCAAGTGCTGGAATATGGCGTGGAAGGCGATGTTGCTGAATTGGGGACATGCGACGGATTATCCACAAGAGTAATAGCGGCAGTAATGGAGTGGCAAAAATCTGACAAAGATCTATATCTACTTGATTCATTTCAAGGATTGCCTGATTTTTCCGAAAAAGACAAGCCTAGCCGAGGTGGTCCATGGAAATACGAAAATCATCCTTGGGCAAAACCCGGCATGTTTGCAACATCACCAGACGTTCTTCTTAAAAATCTTTCGGTATTCGATCTATTAGGATGCAAAAAAGTAATTCCAGGCTGGTTTGAAAATACAGTTCCAAAACATCTTCCCGATCAAATATGTTTTGCACATTTAGACGGAGACTTGTATGAATCTATTAAGACAAGCATTGAAGGCGTCTATCCTAGACTGACAAAGGGTTCTGTTTGCGTGATAGATGACTATGGTTTAATAGATTTTCCTGGAGCAAAAGAAGCCGTGGATGAATTTTTAAACGACAAACCAGAAACAATAAATGATTTAAATGTAAAAACACTTCAAGGATCAGTACATGCCTATTTCAGGAAAAAGTAAAATATACAAAGTTGTTGCCGTAACACCGGCAGGACGAAAGAAAAACTTAAAACTATTAAGAAAATATGTAGAAAAGTGCGACATCATTGATGAGTGGCAAATCTGGCTTAATACCGATAACCCAGAAGATGTCGATTATATTCATCAAATGAAAAGTGAAAATCCAAAAATAGAAATAAAAGAAGCAAATGATAAGGCTTGGGAGTTTCCTGAAGAACAGCACAAATTCTGCTCCCACAGAGATCATGGGTACAGATGCTATAGAATACACAACTTTTTCAAATATTGCAGAGATGAAAATGCAGTCTATATTAGATTCGATGATGATATCTGCTACATGCAAGATAACGCAATCGAAGAACTACTGAAGTTCAGAGTCGAAAACGAAGAATATCTGCTGGTCTATCCGCTGATCGTGAATAGTCCTTTTTTAAATTACATTTTATATCAAAGAAAAGTCCTAGATTTGGAATCCCTGAAAGATTGCAAATATGAATGGAACTGTACAAACTGCTTTTATAAAGGCAGAGCTATATGCGATATACATAATCAATTCATTGAAGATGTAAAAAATAACAATTTAGAAAAATACAAAATAGGAAATGTCCTGCTTAGACAGCAGGAAAGAGTTCTCATTAATTGCATCAGTTGGTTTGGAGGACAATTCAAAAGTGTCGCAATGAATGAAGAATTAGATCTTACGAAGGCAATCCCTAAAAGACTAGGAAAAATAAACTGCGTACACGCAGGACCCATCATGGCACACTTCTCTTCTTATTATCAAAGATTTCAGCCTACTGAAAACTTAGATGATATATGGGACAAATATGAAAAACTCATATGAAAAACAACCATTCAGCAGAGAGTTCCTGCTCAAGCAAAAGAAATGCTGTCATAATGGATGCAAAAATTGCCCATACCCATTGTGCGAAAAGTGCAATGACTCTGGATGGGTTTGGTCGCATGAGTTGAACCACTATGATGGGCCAGCAAATGATCCACATGACTGCTATTCGGACGATACTCGATATCCATGCGATGAGTGTAATAGATAATAGAAAAAGCCCGCCGAATGGCGGGCTTTTTGCTCTTTTACTTTAACCTAGCTTCCTGCTAATTAGCAGGAGGTGCAGGTGCAGGTGCTTTTTGTGTTTCTGTTTCTGTTACAGTTGCAGTTGAACAACTATTACAACAACCATACGGTGGCAAAACAGAACGAACAACATTCACTGAGCCACGAAGAACTCTTCGAACCGGCTTGACCGTGCGAACTCGACAGGCTGTATTGCAAGCCATTGATCGAACGGGACGACAAGTTTTAACTCGGCAAACAGTGTTTTTCAACATTGTTCGAACTGGCTGACGACAGAACAATCCTGCATCTGCGTCGGCACTCATAATTGTCATGGTAGACAGAACAACTGCCGCCATTAACGAAAACTTAGCTGCGTTTTTCATAACTAACTCCTTACATTAAGTTACAGCACGTAATGACATAATAGTCAACATCGTTCCAAAGTTGTATAGATTTTTTCAGATCTGTCAAGTGGGTTCGGTGAGACTCATTAATTTTCCCAAATTGAATTCATTATGCCATCGGAGCAGTTGTGTGATAACGTTGAAGCATGTTAATATTTATGCTAACATGCTTCAAAATAAATGGGTTTCCTCTAATTTCGGAAAGAACAGAGATGAAAACTACGATAAATGAGATATTGCTTAAAAATAAGGCTTTAGTTAGTATGGCTGAGGGCCGAAGGCTTGTTTCTGATCAAGCTATAAAGCTAAATGGATTTCCGGTTCAAAATCTGAATATGGAACACGAATTCCATGTCGGAGACATTATTCAAGTCGGAAAAAAAATAAAAGTGGTTATAGAAAATGCACAAATCTGCACTGAAAAACGTTTTGATGTTCTATGAAAAATATTGCAAGAATGATCCGCTGTTAGAGGGCAAATCAGTTCTGGACGTGGGTTCTCTGGATATTCAGGGGTTTAACATGCGACCTATATTCATTGATCCTAGCCGCTGGAATCCTGCTGACGGTGGCGTTCCGGTTAAGGAATATATAGGGTTAGACCAAGATTCAGGCAGAAACGTCGATGTGGTTGGGTCGGCGCATGAAATGCCATTCAGCGATGAATCTTTTGATATAATAATATCATCTTCCTGCTTTGAACATGATGATATGTTTTGGGTTACATTCTTAGAAATATGCAGAGTTTTGAAAAAAGATGGATTAATTTATATCCAAGCTCCTTCCACTGGTCCGTATCATGGATATCCGACCGATTGTTGGAGGTTTTTAAAAGACTCTTGGAGCGGGCTTGAAAAATGGGCAAACAAAAACGAGCATAAAATCTCTTTAGTCGAATCGTATATCGACGAAAGCGACCCACTCTGGAACGACAATAGTGCGATATACAGGAAATACAAGTGACACTTGATGAAGATATCCAAACAGCATTGGAACTCCTAAAAACAGAGGAAAAAGAATGCTCTGATGGAACTGAAGAATGTGAATTTTGTGATTCTAGTGTTGGTCATATTTGTGAAAGCTGTTTTCTGGCAGATGTGATTTTGAGGATGAGAAACAAAATAAGGATGTGCAACTGTGAATGACTCAATATGGATAATGAAGCAATGGCTCGACAAACAGCTTGAAATCAAAGATGAGGAGATCAAGCGACTGACCGATAAAAATGAACAACTAGAGGCAATCTGCATCAAAGTATTAAGAAGGACTTCAATCGGTGACCAGTATTTCAAGCTTGACCGGGCTTCAGAAATCCGAGCAGCGTTGGTTGAATTAGAAGATTACTTTAGAATGACATGAAACTGGATGGAGTTGTATGATGACTAGAGATGAAGCGTGGAATAAACTCAATCGAATCGTTGCAAATCTCGTCTGTGGTGGTGATTTGGACGAAGAAGAAGCAGAATCTATTATTGATGCTGCACAACTAGAAGTTTCTCTCGAAGGAATACTTTACATCGCAGAAATCAACGGTATAGTTCTAGAGGATAACAATTTCAGGTACGTTCGTGTCTGATTCAAAGGCACTAAAACCTTTTAGGAGATATTGAAATGACTTTGACTATCGAAAAGAAAATTCGAAGCAAGCAAGACTTCGTTCAAGAATGTAATGATTGGTGTAAATCCTTTCGAAACGAAACGGATGTCATCATTAAATATGTTCGAAAAGGACCCACACCAGTTTGTTTAACTGAAACGAAAAATGGGTTTTCTGTAAAGATTGGAAAATCTGCTCCCGTTGGAGTATTGGCCGCTTACCGTGGAAAAGACGGTAAAGTGCGAATTGGGTGGGCACTTTGCCGAAAAAGTGAAAAGTTCTACTCAAAAGTCGGCCAACGATACGCCCTTGAGCGAGCAATCCCAGAGGACATGATGCTGGATATGTCAGTGGCCGGTCGTCCAGTCCCAAAAACTCTTGAAAATCCAATGGAAGAATTTATCGAAAGAACAAAGAGATATTTCAAAATATGAATGAAACAAAAATTTACGGAGTAGTCATCAATTCAATTCCTAAAAATGAAGATAACAGAGGTTTTCTGTTTGAATTGTTTCGGGATGATGAACTCAAAACTTTACACCAACCAGTAATGGCGTACATTAGCTGGACAAAACCAAATGTAACTCGTGGACCCCACGAACATCATTATCAAACAGATCTATTTTGTTTCGTAGGTCCTGGCGATTTTGAATTGCATCTTTGGGATAATAGATCTAGTGGGTTTTATGAAGTTCACTTGGTGGGAGAGTCAAATCCTATTAGTGTTATCGTTCCGCCAGGCGTAGTGCATGGCTATAAATGTGTTTCTGAAAATGATGGCTTGGTATTCAATGCGCCAAACCAATTATATGCCGGTCCAGGTAAAAAATACCCAGTAGATGAAATTCGGCATGAACACGAAAATGAATCAAAATTTAAGATTGATTAGATGATCTATAAAGAAATAAAAGACGATCAACTCTTTGTATATCACAATGGAATTTTGATATACAAAAAATGGTTGAAAACTTCTCAAAGCGTAGTCTTTGAGAAGGTTGGTTATCCTACTTGGTCTCACGAAAGAGACGAAGTAGGCAAAAAGTAAAAGAGGGAACGTAGACCAATTGGCAGAGTCAATGGACTTGAGTAATTTGAGCCTTTATGCGGAAACGTATAAAGTGGAGAACCCAAATTCGGTGAAACCTGTAAAATGGCAATACCGAGCCGAACCCTTTTTGGGAGTGGTGTAGAGACTTGACGGGTTCCACCTAAATCGAAAGACATGGTGAAGATAAAGTCCAGACTACAAACAGAAATGGCAACGAAAGTTGTAGTAGTAAGAAAATCCATCCAGTGCGGGTTCGAGTCCCGCCGTTCCTACTATCTTAATTTTTTGATTGAAGATCTTTATAAAACAAAGTGGGACCTGATCTTATCAGAAAACACTTTACAAGCAGAACAAGAATCGGTATGATGACACCCACACGGGGCTGTAGAACAATTGGTTAGTTCACCGGTCTCATAAACCGGCGGTTACTGGTTCGAGTCCAGTCGGCCCTACTGAAGTCAGAAGCAAAGATCAAGTCCTACTTAGTAGGATAATGCTTCTGGCTTTTTTTATACACAGAGGAATTCTATATGAAAATGCCGCTTGAAGAGTTCGTTTACATTCATGAAAACGAGGAAATCACTTTACGTGATTACCTCAATGGAAATATGAACATCGATTATGAAGGCACGGCTAAATGGCGAATTCCATTTGGTGGAGTTGACGAACCAAATCGACTTCCTGTTTACCTATCTTGTAAAGATCTTAAAGAATTTGAACGACAATATTTGGAATATTCCAAACGAGTCACGAGTCATTTGATTGAAAATATAAATTACATAAGGGCTGAATCGGTATGAGAGAGATTAAATTCAGGGCGTGGAATACACGTCGAAAAGAAATGGAAATGATTGACGACCTGTATTGGTTTGAGGAAAATCAATGTCATCACAACTACGACAATGATATACATCTCCAGCGATACACAGGACTCAAAGATCAAAATGGTGTAGATGTTTATGAGGGTGATTTGTGTGTTCCGTCATTGGACGAATCATATAGTCATCTTAAATACGAGATTGAGTATAGAAGTGGTTGTTTTTGGTTCGGCAATATTCCACTTTATAAACAAATCTCAAAATTTGTCGTGGGAAATGTATTTGAAGGAATTAAGGAAGAAAGTAAAAAATGATGAATTTTGAAACAAAGTTAAAAGAAGCATTAAACAAAGCACCCTTCAGATCAGTTGAAAAAGACATTTTTCGCTGTGTTTTAGGCGAATGTCAGCAAGAGATGAAAGCTTTGACGGATGATCGTGGCCACAACATAGTGAAGAAGCTCATCAAATCGAACGATGAATGTTTGGCTCATTTATCTCAAGATGACGAAAGGTTTACTCGTTTAAACAAGGAAAACGAGGCTTTAAACTCCTTGTTGCCTCAATATTGGTCAGCGGATCAGGTTGAAGAGTTCATACTCAAAGAAGGGTTAAATTTTTCGAGCGTTAAATCTGAAGGTCAAGCAATGGGGATGGCGATGCAAAAACTGAAGCAACAGGGTGCTCCGGTTGAGGGAGACATAGTCAAATCAGTTGTAGCTAAAATGAGGAAAAACAATGAAGAATAAAGAAAAAGACAGTTTAATACAGGCTGTTAAAAAACATGCTTTAGAATACGGAGATTTCACTCTTCCAAACGGAGATGAAACAAATTTTTATTTTGACTGCAAAAAGTTAACCTTATCGGCTGAGGGAGTGTTTGAAATAGTTAAAGCCATGTGGGGCGTCCTGTATATGACAGATGTCGGAAGAACATTTAGAACTGAATTTGATGCAATTGGTGGTCCTAGTTTAGGTTCTGCGCCAATCGTTGGAGCATTTTGCTATAATCAAGGACGAGTAGGAAAAGACTTGCGAGCTTTTCTTATTAGAAAAGGCGAAGACAAGCCCCTTGGAACAGTGCAACCAAAGGACAAAGTAATCTTAGTAGACGACGTAGCAGCTAGTGGAGAGACACTGGCAGATGCCTTTGATAAGATTAGCGACTTTGGTGCCGAGGTGATTAAAGCGATCACCATCATTGACAGACAAGAGGGTGCGGAAAAGCTACTAGCTCAACGTGGCGTCCCTTGGCAACCGCTTTTAAAACTAGAGGATCTAGAGGTGAATGGAAATCGAGACAAGAACTAATGGTGACATCATTGGATAAACTACATTCAGCATTAAATAAACTTCAAAATGTTTCAAGTTCAGATACAAACGCCATCAGAGTGGCGAACTATTAGTTTTTTCGAAAATATAGAAGATGCCTTTGATAAGGCCGATGAACTCCAAAGACTTTCTCCGATGAGACAAGATTATGCAAGAGTTCAGGGTCCAAAAGGTTCTACATACTACATTTCAGAATCCCGACAAGAATTAGTTCTTCACGGGATTCGGATATTTGTTGCATCTTAAGGATATTTTAACTAAATTGCATAGATATTATCGCCACGGAGGTGATAATATGAAGAAGGCAATAACTAGGTCATTAATATTTTTATTAATGTTAACGGGGGCTTGCAGAGCAGCGGATGAAGCTCCAAATTCTAAATTAGACTTTACTCTCAATAAAGAGTTCAAGGATGTTATTGTGGACATCCTTTCTAACAAGAATGATCTTTACGCTAAAAATGGTCAAAAACTATTAAGTTCGAAAATACGTTCTTCCAGATATTCTTTAAGGATAGATAGCGAAGGCATCAACAGTGTTTTGGAGATTTTTTCTATAAAAGAGATTGAGACAACAGTTCTCAGAGAAAAAGTAGTTTTAAAATTAGAGGAGAAGATTTCTGTTGATTTTAAGTCTATGAAAATAGAAACAAAACTCGCAGGAAGCAACAAAAAATACAGAAGATATGAGACAATCGTATTGATTTATAAGGATAAAAAAAGTACAAATGTAGATATGAAAGCCTGGGTAATGTTGAAGAGCAACAATACTCGCAGATGGATTTTAAACGCATTTGTTAGAGTTTCTTTGAACAAGTTCGAAAAAGCATTAAGAGAAATCACAGGTTGTCCAAATGAGCAAGATATTCAATAGTCAGAATGAATCTTCTGAGGATTTTGAATTTGAAAAAATTCAAGGCATCAATGTAGTCAAGCCATACAAGCACAAAAATGCTTGGGTGTGGGACGATGCATCTGGAAACCGGCATAACTTCGCTCCTGCTGGCTCAGTGGGGCAAGGATTATCTCCAATCGTAGTTGGTGCTGACCGGCTTGTCACCGAAGCGGCCAGTCAGAAGTCGATTAAGAGTCCAGAAGATGGGTTTCTTCTTTATTTTTCTGAAGAAGTCTTTCCAGATGCAGATGTGTGTTTGGAGTGGATTGAAGAAAAATATGGTGGCGATATTTACAATGTCATTCCTTTTCCAGATGAAGAGAACTGTGCTTTCAAGCTTTTGTCTGGCCAGCAGTCTTGGATATGTCAAGATTTGAGACTTCATTACAAGATCCCGCCCGAAAAGCTTTGGATAAAAGTTGCTCCTGCAATCGAACAATGCCCCGGAAATGCTCTTAACCAACGATGACTACAACTATGATTCAAACCAAACACCGTTCGGACCTAGACACGGACAAAGACTTCTGTATAGAAGTCATCTATCCAGATGGCACAACTCTTCTAATCAACGTACCAAAATCCAACCCGGAACTAATTGGAGATACTGTTGTCGTTACTCAACCTCCTACCCAACCATACGGCCTCAATATGGTCTTCGGAGGTCACTACGAATGAATCAATACTGAAACTTCTTGAACAAGTTCTTCAATTTAGGCAGCATCTTCTTCAGGGAGATCATCTTGAATTACCATATCCTCGACATTCTTTTTTATGCCTTGAATGATTTCCTTTGATGCTTTGCTGATATTTTCTCTTCTTCCTTTAACTGCTTTGCTGTCGCCTTTCCATAGAGCGATATATCTTGGAGAGTCTTTGGTTTCAAATCCAAAGTATTGAAGAACGATATAGGCCACAGATTCAGCATCATATTCAAAATCTCTTTTGTTTTCTTTTGCTCTTTCTTCTGGCTTCATTACTTGATGGAGTATTTCATGGGCGAGTTCATGTACGAGAGTGCTAAACTTGTTGATTCCACCATAGGTGTTGTTGATTACAATCTTTCCACCCGCAGAGTAGCCGCCCGTACCTTGAGCTAGTTCCTCATAGTCGATAGATATATCTTTTTGCTTGGCTATTTCTATTCCTGCATTGATGAGCAGGGTAAGTTCTTCAGTGTTTTCATCAGTATCTTGTCGCCAATCATTTGGCTCAAACACTTTTGCCTTGTCTTCTTGTCCTGATATGACTTGTGTTGAAGAAATATCATAAACTTTAACGGGTCTGAAGAATACAAATTTTCTTTCTTCCTTTTGCCCCTCTAAATCTGCATCTTTTTCTTTTTTCTTTCCTGTCATAGGCGCAAGAATTATAATTCCTTGATCCTTATTGGTAACTGCTCTTCCGAGTTTAAGCCAACGACTTTCAGAGTTTACGTAAGTTGCATCTTTCTTTTGTGCGTAAATCAACATTTGATTATTGAAAGAGTAGTTGTGGAATTTAGCAGCAAACCGCATAAAGTCTTTAACGAATCCTGATTTGATTTCTTCATCAACCAAGTTGGCCAATTTTTCAAGATAGTTTTCAATCATGGTGAGAATTTGTTTTGCTTTACCGCCCGCTTTGCCTTTAGCGTTTTCAATTTCCTGTTCCATGTTACCAAGAATCGCATCAACTTGACTCTTGGGTGCATCTTTCTCTTCTTCTGCCTCAGTCGAATCAGCGTTAAATTGCGGTCCAGCATCTATGATTTCTTTCAAATCAGTTATTCCAGTTAGCTCTATGAGTTTTTGAATCACATCATTATTCAGACTCCACCTGCCCGTGCTCCAATAGCCACCTTGGTTCCAAGTAAATTTTGTTATTTCTTTTAGTTTGTCTTTAATTGGCGTCGTATTTCCATAAATAACAAGAATGTCTTTACTTCTGTCGTCTTTATATTTTTCACTTGCCACTCGCATGAATGCGTGGATACCTTGGTCTTCGAGCTTCAGCATCCACTCAGTGAACGAATATTTTGCAGGCTTAACAGCAGGTTTCCAAGACTTCATGATGTCCTTAGCTAGTTTCCTTGCAGAATCATGATCGCTTCGATAATGAGTCCCTCCATATAATCGGCTAATTCCGATCCTGTCTGCAATGTCCATGAATCCTTTTTCATGTTTCGGATATAGCGAAGAAAGATATAGAGCAATTAAAGAAGAAATCAAAGAGTGATTTGAAGGATAAGCTGGCGTATCGTCTGTTTTCAAATCATGATACATTATGTTTAGACCCATCTTGGGTGCGATCTGATGCGGTCTTGGTCTGTTGAACTTCTTTTTAAGCTTTAGTCCAAGTATTTCGCCTTGCTTAAGTATTTTGTTAAGCATTTTGAAATCGAAATCTAGAGAATTTTGTTTAAGATAATCTTCAAATGGCTTGACTTGAGCCACATCAAAATCCTTCATATCTTTCATGATATCTTTGGACTTAAAATGACTCATCTTTTCTAGCTCTTTAAGTTCCTCGATAGTTTCTTTCGAGGTGTTGGAAGGTGGTGGGTCTACCTTAAATCTTCCTTTAAAGAGAGGATGCTCTTTTTTAGACAGAGCATCTGTCTTTTCATCCATATCGCCATAAACAATTTCGTCAATTGACTTGTTGACCGATTTATTTAACTGTTCTTTATTTTCTATCCAATTTCTAAACATAATAAATTATTTATGTTTAAAAGTCTAATTCTTCACGAATATCTACTTTATGTCCTTCATTCTTTATAATTTTAATTCTTTTCTTTGAATGATCTAGCAAATATTCATTTATATCGAAAACAAAATCATAGTATTCAAGTCCGTCTTTATCAGATGCAAGTCTCAATCCTCGCCCAAATCGCTGTATAATCTGGTGATCTGCTTGTCCTCCAGCCGCATTGATAAGATTGTGGACAAACACGTTGATCCCAGCATTGAAAATACCTTGGGTGGCGATTGCTATTTTATTGCCTTTAGAGTACTGTAGCTGGTCGATGACATCTTTTCTTGCATCTAGGTTATCTTCTCCACGAACCCATAAAGCATCAGGAATCAGACTTTGCAAGGCTTCTCCGTGTGCAAGTCTTTCGACCAAGATAAGGGTTCTGCCCTTCAAAGATCTAGCCAATCGGCTCACAATGTCGTGAAAATGCCAACTCTCAGCTATACCATTGGTTACTGCATCAAGATAAATATCATACGGAATCTGAGGTTCTTTCACTGGATAGAACGTACAGTTACAAGAAGATAAGATTCCTCTATCTTGAAGAGTCTTTGTTGTAAGGATTCCCTTGTCGTTATCTGCTGACTTTGTTTTAAGCACAGGTCCAAAGTGGCCTTTTACAGAGAACTTTTGTGTTTTATCTTTTCCGCCAAATTTAAAAGGCGTAGCACTGACGGCTACTCTAACCGAGCAGTTTTTCATTTTTGTGTAAAACTTCTTTGGCGTCTTACTCATCATGTCATGAATTTCATCCACTACCATGACTTTAACTTTAGGAATTAACTTTTCTATTTTATGCAAAGATTGTACAGTCGCACATGTGAAGATGTTTGGATCTTTGTACTTGTCATAAAGTCGTCCGACATTTTCAAATCCCCAGCTTGTCAAGGCATCATAGTTTTGATCACAAAGGCTTTTCTTATTTGCAAGAATAAGAGTTGGCACGTTTTCAGGAATTGTTTTTAAAATTGCAACCATGATTGCAGTTTTACCTGCTGAGGTTGGGGCAAAAACAACACCTCTCTTGTGTTTGATGACTTGATTGGTGAGATCAATTTGATAGTCACGCATTCCTTGCCATCGATCTTGATCTTTCTGAGGAAGGTGATGAATCCATTGATCCAAGAAGTCCGAGCCAATTTCGTCATACAAAAATTCAGGCTCACCTCTCTCATCGATAATGGTATGAGGTATTTTCCAATGATCTAAAGCAGCAGTAACCTCTGGCAGTAGGCCAGATAAAAATCTTCCACTTTCTTTTTTGAAAAACTCTGTATATCCATCCCACAGCCTTTGTTTATAAAGACGACTGTGAAAATACCCTTTTTCTCTATGTCTAAGGGCTTTCCAAAGATTTATTCGGGTATCATCACAATTGGTGTTTAACCAAGAATAGCAGTTTTGAACCTTTATTACAGCTTTCTTCATTTTGAAATGATAACCTATTTTTCTTCTTCAAACAACACAGTTTCTTCAGGCGTGATTAAACTGATTCGGTGTTGGTTGAATCTCACTAGCAAATGCCTTGCTAATTCGTACATGAATACAGTAATTGTGGACTCGGCTTTTTCGAATCGTGGATAATTTATCGCAGCTAACTCCCAGCCTTTTTCTGAGTAGTCTTCTGATATGAATTCCGTTTGTGTCATCCTTACAGGTATAACCCCCGACTCAAATGTATATTTTTCTTTAAATTGTTTCTGTATAAATCCGACTTCTTTTTTGAGTTCTTCTTTTGTGAAATTATCTCCGTGATACCCGAACATTGAACCAATGTACAGCCTTACCTCAAACGTCTCGGATTTTTTTATAATCATTTAATTATTCTCTATTTGTTTAATTGTTTCCTTGAATTTTTTTACATATTCTTCCTTAAGTGGATGATACATCTTTAATGGAGTGTGCATGTCTTTATATTTGTTTGGTTCATTGTTTTGAGTCTCAGTTAATTCAACTATTTTGTCCACAATAGAACTACAATCAGTCATTAGGTCCTCATAATCGAACTCTAGGTGTTTTTTATCTTTTAAGAATTCGACCCATCCTTTTGACTCATGTATCATATCAAAGTACAAGCGAAGCATTGTATCTCTATTGTAAGGGACATCCACGTTTGCGTGTTCTGAGAGGTCTTTCTCACACGTAGTGTTCCACATTTTAGTATGTCCTGCGAAATACTGTGAAACTGTTGCTTCTGCCAAGTCTTTTCTAGTTAAATGTATAAAAAATACATTTTTTGGAAACGACGGCAGATGTTCATTATATTGAAATTTATGTATCTTGCAAAACGGAACTGGGTTCTTTACAAGAAATTCATCAAAGAGTGTCTCGCTATTATACCACTCTGCAAACGGTGGGTTAAAAAGTCCTGTCTGGTTTAATCTCCTGCTTAAAAAGGTCGATCCAGATCTTGGGGTTGTTAAAATCCAACAAGGTTTCATGTTTTTTACCAAACTACTTTAGAAAACCATTTGCATTTTTCATCTTTAATCCATATTAAACTAGAATTCTCAATGCTATCTTTATACTCTTTAATCGGTTTTGCATATCTTTCTTTGATACTTTTTAAATCTTTGTTTATTGATACATCATGGAGAGCACGACATGATGCTCCGTGTCCTACGATGAGATATTTAGAATCTTCATTTAAACCTTTTAAATAAAATTCTATTCTTCCCAAGAAATCGTCCATAGTTTCATTCGGGTATATTTTGAGGTCTTCAGAAACTCCATACTTTCCATCTTTCCCATTCCATCTGCTCCAGTCAAAATCTCCAAACAGATTTTCCCTAAATTTAATAGGCATTCCTTGATTTTCTACAAGTTCAGGTTCATCTTTTTTTACATGATATTCTCGAACAAGTTCATTTACTTCGAAATCAATATTAGTTTGACTTCGTAAAATATAAGAAGTTTGAAGAGTTCTTAAATATGGACTCGATACTCCCTTGTAACCAGATAAATCAAAGTTATCTTTAAGCCAGCAAGCTGTATTGTAAACTTGCTCATTTCCTTTTTTGGTCAAAGAAGAATCCAAAGTGCCTTCATAGGAGACATTGTGTTCACTCTGTCCGTGTCGAATTATTAGTATTTCCATTATTACACCATCATGAGAGTCAGACATTTGCAAGCACCGCCTGCTTTTATGAATTCACTCATATCGCAGCACAGTACATTAAAGTTCATTCTCTCTAAAAGTCTTTTAGTTTCATCACATCCTTCTGGAATTATAACATAATTTCCAATTACCACAGCATTACATGCGAACTTTTTTGCATCGTTTTCAGGAACAGGTATCATGTCCATATTTTCATTTAAAGCTTTAACAGAATCCCTGTGGAATGCTTTCGGAAAGTAAATTGCTTTATTTTTTTCAAGAGGACAAAAACATGTATCTAAATGATAAAAATAAGGGTCTATCAATTTGACCTTAATTGAATCAAGTTCCAACACCTCGTCAATTGCATGTAAAGAATCAATACTAGTCCTAAATCCATGCGCCATAATTAATTTATTTTCTGAAAACAAAGCATCTCCTGCTCCTTCAAAATTTAACTCTCTTGGTAATCTGACAATGTCGTAATATTCACCAAGTTTTTCCTCGTAAAATTTTTCTTCTTTTTTTCTTTCATCAAATTTGAAGTTCGATATGATGCATTTATTTTCATATATAAGAGCAGCGTTTGCTGTGAATACTATATCTGGCACATCTGAATGAGGTTCAACGTGTTCAATTTCTGCTCCTGTGGAGAGGATTGTGTCATGAAGTTTTTGCCATTGTTTTTGAGATTTTGAGTAGTCTGATTGATTTTCTAGATTCATCCAAGGGTTTATAGAATATTTAATGCCGTAATGCGTTGGCTTACACATTAAAATTTTATAATTTCCCATTCATTTTGCCTCATTGCTTTGAAAGAATGTTTATTAATTCAGATATCTTAATTCCGTTCTTGATTATAGATTGAAGCTCATCATCAGAAGATATAATTCCTCTTTGGGAAAGATCTGCAATAACGCCTGAGTCTATCTGATCTGTAGACATATTTAGGATTGCTTCGGGATCATTAATGTTTAATTTATCTTGAAGAAAATTAAGCACCATGTCTCTAGACGCCAGTGCTTTCGCTTCAGATTCTATCCAATATCTAAATTCCATAACAAAATATATAGTTTTTAGGTTCAGATATTCATCATAGAAATTAAAGCCATTCTGGTGTACATGCCATTTTTAACCTGTGGCCAAAATAGTACTCTTTCATCTTTGTCTATTGCTGGATCTACTTCGCCACACCTTGGTAAGGGATGAAGAAAAATACAATTTTCATTGGTTGATTTTAATATTTCTTCATTTACCACATTTTCTGGTATTTTGCATAAAGGCCGATCAGGATCTTTTCTTTCTTTTTGAAGCCTAGTGATATAAACGACATCAGCCTTTTTCCATAAATCTTTATCTTTATTGGGGTCGTCAAAAAGACTTCTTTTTTCGACAGATGCCCCATATAAAGAAAGAAGTTTTTCAAGAGAATTGACTGTTCTGGCATTTTCTAAATCTGCGTAAAAAAGGACATTTAATGGTTCAAACACAGATTCCAAAGACCAACAGTTTTGTTTATCTGTCTTTTTATTCTCGTAAATAGTATACATGTCCAACAAAGATTGAGTGGGATGTTCTCCGTCGCCATCACCAGCGTTTATAATTGGAACATCTGAAACTTTTGCTGCTCTTTTAGCAGCACCCTTTTCTGGGTGTCTTAGTATGATGCAGTCAACATACTGCGAGACTGTTTTGACACAATCTTCTAAAGATTCGCCTTTTTTGTCAGACGAGCTTACTTTCCCATTTTCAACAGTTATTAAACGGTAATCATGTCTAACAATTGCAGACTCGAAAGAAAGTCTAGTTCTAGTGGATGGTTCAAAGAACATAGTGGCAAAAACTTTATCTCCCGAACCGCACGGAAAAGGACTTATTTTAAACAAATCAGTCTGAGAAAATATTTCAGATATAGAATACTTATCTAATTGATCTACAGAAACTAAGCTGTCTTTCCAAAACATAATTGCACCATCAAAGTAAACTGCTTTATCTTAGTGCGTTCTCTCTCATTTCTTGCAATTTTTCTATTTCTTTTTTATTTGCATGAAGTTTAGGGTGTCTTCTAGGTGCAGAACTTCTTCTGTGAACGTTTTTCTTTATAGACTTCCCATGATTCAAAATCGGTTGTGGGCTTTCGACTTTGATTTTTGGAGACTTAACTTTTTGCTTTTCCTTAGCCACTAAAGCAAGCGAAGAAAGGTTGTCATTAGATTCATAAAAATCTAATTCATTCTCAATCTCAATTGGTTTATTGATTTTATTTGTTTCAAGCAAAGTATTCATTCTCCTTGCTCTCTTTTTACTGTTTGATATGGTTTTGGAAATAGGTTCATTTAAAATTACTGCTTCTATAACTAAATTTTCTGAGTTGTCTTTTTTCTTTGAAAATCCAACGTAGCTGTAGTTTACTCCAAGAATTTCTAAAGATTTCTCGATTATTGAGTCAAAGCAAATTTCTTCTTTTTCAACCTTGTTTTGATTCAAAATATTATTGTTTTTGGATGCTCTTTTTTTTGTATTTTTAATATTTTTAAGAATAGGATCTTCAATAACAATTGAATCCAAAACCTCTTGCTCAATAATTTTTTCTTCAATAGGAGCTACAGGTTTGTAATGCCTCCTAGAACCGAAGAAAGATAAAGGGGTGGCATCCTCAGATTTTGCTTCTAAAAGTCTTATTTGCCTTCCAACCGGATCATTTAGTACAAACAATCCTTGATTGCAGAAAGTTCTAGCCGAAAGAAATGCTGAATTAATGTATCGCATTTCAATACATTCAACAAATTGTTTGTCCGACGATCCACCTACAGACGACTGACTGTAACAGTCAACGAATACTCTAAACTCTTCTTCAACAGGAACGCCCGCAGGTTCAGCCTCGCCAGGGCCATTAACTCCTGAAATTGTTAAAGTACACGATCTTTCTTCAAATACGCAAAGAGCACTGCCAGATAATTCGACTCCGCCGGTTGCAACTCTTACAACAGGGTTCACAATCCATGCTGCTCGACCACTTGCTGTTATAATTCCCGACCCTGAAAAACTGAGAATTAAGTTAATGTCGGATTCGCCACTTACAACAACTCCGCCACTTGCTATTTGTCGATTTCCTTCACTATCAGTAGAATCACCAGAGATTAAAATTCCACCTGAAGCAGTGTAAGAAAGATTGACCTGAGCATTGGACTGCCCAGATGCATTTACGCCGCCAGAAGCAATAAAAGATTTTTCTGTCTCGCTGTAAGCTAATACAATATTAGCCAAGCGACTCTTTTCATTTCCTAAGCGACCTGTGAACGTCCTTGCCATATTTTTCCCTATTTCTTATAGTCAGCCAGCAATGAGTCTCCAACAGGTGGGGGAGATATGAAAACTACTGTACTGCCCGATTCTGAGTAATCGTCTCCTTCTTTTTGTCGCAGTCCATTGCGATAAACAACTGTTGTGTTAGATATATAGGTGTCTGGCATCGTGAAAGTATCGTTTGTGCCATCAACCGATCCAGTTGGAGTTATACCGAGCACCATTTCAGGAAAAGTGAGAAGTTGAAAATTACCTGATGAGTCATAAATTAAAGAGCAAATTTTTCCGCTTAAAATATCGCCTTCATCCAAGTCGTCTGAAACATTTTTCTTTATATTTTTGACGCCTAAAGAATTAACGTTTATAGTTGAAGATCCCGTATTTCCATTTGATGGATCAAATCGAACTATCATTCCAGTTTTATATTCTTCAGGAGCTATTTCCAAAGAAACAACATATGCATTGGAAACACCAGAATCACTGGAAAAAGCTATATCTCCCCGAATTGCGTTCGCAAAAGAACCCGCAGTAAGTAAATGTGTAACATCTACTCCTGAAGAGTACGTTAAAGGGTTTGTATCTTCTACTCCCCTTATTACTGTAAATTGATTCGCTGCTGGCAATGCAGTCACCAACATTATTTCTTCTCCTATTTTAATCCTAAATTGAGGACTAGTAGGAAAATCTGCATCTGAATCAACGGCGACAGTAGTCTGTACTATACTGGTGATATTAGCAGCAAGCGTAGTTGCAGCATCGTTTGTGAATCTTTCTATAGCCATACCAATATAAACGCATGAAAGATTGTAAAAAATACATAATAATGAATAACTACAATGTCAGTTTAAATATTCAAGGAGGGAAAACATGGCCGTAACACAAATAGATGGTGCTCGTCAATTAAGATTTACTGGTAATCTTGACTTGCAAACCAATAAAATTGTCAATCTTACAGATCCGACAGCAAATCAAGACGCTGCTACGAAATCATATGTTGATGCTCAAGTTGCAGGTGGTGTAATTGATTTTAAAGAAAGTGTCAGAGTTGCAACTACGGCAACAGGAACTCTAGCTAGTGATTTTGAAAATAACGACGTTATAGACGGAGTGACTCTTGCAACTAATGATAGAATTTTAATCAAAAACCAGTCATCAGGAGACGAGAACGGAATCTACATAGTACAAGCTACTGGTGCTCCAAGTAGGTCATCAGATGCAGACACAAGTGCAGAAGTTACAAGTGGACTGTTTTGTTTTGTAGAAGAAGGAACTTCAAACGCAAAAACCGGATGGTTACTAACTACAACTGGAACTATCACCTTAGATACAACGGCTCTGACTTTTGAAAAATTCAGTGAAGTTGGACAACTTTTAGAAGATCTTGTAGCTGGTGCTGGTCTTACGAAGACTGCTGAAACAGTAGATGTTGTTGCCGCAACAAGCGGTGGATTAACAGCAAATGCAAACGACATCACAATAAATCTAGATACTAATTCGGGACTAAACCTTGGTGCTAACGGTATCTCAGTCGGTGCAGGAAGTGGTTTGGCAGCATCTGGCGGTGACGTTAATGTTGGTGCTGCAACTTCGGGTGGAATTACCGTAAATGCTGATGATATCCAAGTAAATCTTGACGGATCAACTCTCGCTCTAGGTGCTAGTGGTCTTTCTCTTGCCGATGGAGCCTCTGCTGCATTGCTTGTTGGACAAGGTGCATCTGATTCGACTTACAACGCAGTTGGGGGCGACCTGACAATGAGTTCAAGTGCAGCCTTTACCATTGCGGATTCATATGTTACAGATACTTGGGTTTACAGAGAAGTTCCATCAGGACTTGTAAATGGAAGCAATGCTTCTTACACGTTGGCAGCAACGCCTTTAAGTGGAACAGAATGTGTCCATTTAAATGGTATACTTCAAAATGTTGGCGGTTCAAATGATTACACCATTTCAACAAACTCAATCACTTTCAATAGTGCTCCTGAAACCGGAGATGTTTTATTAGTTAATTATGCCAAATAAAATAAAATTACCATAAAATTACCATAAAATTAAAATCCAAGGAAGGAAAAAAATGGCCGTAACACAAACAGATGGTGCTCGTCAGTTAAGATTTACTGGCAATCTTGACTTGCAAACCAATAAAATTGTCAATCTTACAGATCCGACAGCAAATCAGGAAGCTGCAACGAAAGCATATGTTGATGCTCAAGTTGCAGGTGGTGTAATTGATTTTAAAGAAAGCATTAGGGTAGCAACTACGTCTAATGGAACTTTTGCTTCAGCATTCACAGCAGGTCAAACCGTAGACGGAGTGACTCTTGTAGCAGACGATAGAATTCTTCTTAAGAATCAATCAACTGGTAACCAAAACGGTATTTATGATGTAACCGCATCTGGTGCTCCTGTCAGATCTTCAGACGCAAACACAAGTGCCGAAGTTACAACTGGCATGTTTGCATTCATTGAAGAAGGAACTTCAAACGCAGACACTGGCTGGTTGCTAACTACAACCGGATCTATCACTCTAGATACAACCGCTCTGACTTTTGAAAAATTCTCTCAAACCGGACAACTTTTAGGCGATCTTGTAGCTGGTGCTGGTCTTACGAAGACTGATGAAACAGTAGATGTTGTTGCCGCAACAAGCGGTGGATTAACAGCAAATGCAAACGACATCACAATAAATCTGGATACTAATTCGGGACTAAACCTTGGTGCTGGCGGTATTTCAGTCGGTGCAGGAAGCGGTCTAGCAGCATCTGGCGGTGATGTTAATATTGGTGCTGCAACTTCGGGTGGAATTACCGTAAATGCTGATGATATTGAAGTTAATCTTGATGGATCAACTCTCGCTCTAGGTTCTAGTGGGCTTTCTCTTGCCGATGGAGCTTCTGCTGCATTGCTTGTTGGACAAGGTGCATCTGACACTACCTACAACGCAGTTGGGGGCGACCTGACAATGAGTTCAAGTGCAGCCTTTACCATTGCGGATTCATATGTTACAGATACTTGGGTAACAAGAGAAACTCCTACAGGAACAGTTAATGGATCAAATACAGACTTCACAATGGCGGCAACACCTTTGTCAAATACTGATTGTATTTATCTAAATGGCATCATCCAGAATACTGGTGGTGCAAATGATTACACTTTATCAGGAGCCATTATAACATTTAATACTGCCCCTGAGTCTGGAGATGTGATTCTAGTTAATTACAACCAATAAATTTGATTTAAATTATTAAAACTCTAAAGGATGGCAATTTGCCATCCTTTTTTAATATATAAGTTCATGTCTGTTAAACAAATAAGCGGAAGAATAATAGTTATTTCTACTGATGGGAGAGATCTGGTATCTTCATTGGCAAGAACTCAGATGGATGGAGCAAGGCAGCTAAAATTTTCTGGCGATATGGATCTTCAGACAAATAAAGTAGTCAATCTTACAGACCCAACGGCAAACCAAGAAGCTGCTACTAAGGCATACGCTGATGCAAATGGTGGAGGATCACCAGGCGGGTCAAATACTCATGTGCAATACAACAATGCAGGCAGCTTTGGTGGAGGAGCAGGTTTCATATTTGATGGATCGGGAAATGTAACGGCTACGGATAATGTTGAAATTGATAGAATTGGGATAAGTGGCCAAAATCCAAATGAAATTAGAACAAATAATAACATATCTCTTCAAAATCTAGTTGTAGACCCAATCAATAACAATGGATTTGTAATAAACAGTTCAGAGCATTTTAACCCAACAGTTACAGAAGACTTCTTACTTGTTCATGGAACCGATGCCGAACCTTTAGGAGAAGGTAGAGTTGGACAACATTTAACTAGCTCTGGGAATCTTGGGAAATCAGTAAATGTCTACCAAACTCTCTATCTAACATATCACAATCGTCAACGTTCAGACGATGCTACGGCTGAAATATATCCAGGCGGAAATTACAATTCATTTGAATTACCAACTGACGGGAATTCGCTTTTTGAATATTTAATAGTGGGAACAACAGACGATGGGACCAATCAAAAAAGAAACGCATATAGATATAACGGATTAATTAAAAACAACGATGGAACCGGATCATTTGTAGGAACTCCAACAAAAACAGCAATAGCATCAGGAAGTCCTGATCTAGATGTGACCTTAAGTCTTGCAAGCAACACTCCATCCGCAGGAGATGTAAGTGTAATTTTAAAAGGGATACATGGGTCAAATTCGACTACACACTGGTGTGCGAAGATGACAGCAGTCGAGGTTAGAGGAGAGGCAAGTGGAGCACCAATTCCTTTCCACGGAGGAATTAAAGATGAAACTTGGTCAACCGTAGGAAATGGAATACTTGGAGGATAAATGGTAGTTAAATTCATAAGTGGAAAATATTTAAAAATACAAGAGAACGAAATTACATCTGACGATGAATCTATTGAAGCTCTTGGCCTAACCACTATCGATGGAGCAAACCAATTAAGATTTACTGGTAATCTTGACATGCAAACCAACAAAATCGTAAATATAACCGATCCTACTGCAAACCAAGATGCAGCTACTAAGTCGTATGTTGATTCGAATGGTGGAGGATCGCCAGGAGGCTCTGATACTTATGTGCAATATAATAATGCGGGAAGTTTTGGAGGAACCACGGACTTTGTAAGAACAAATGATGGATCGTCTACAACAATTGGGATAAACGGGTCCTTAACAGTTGATAATTTAAAATTTGACGGAAACATAGTTTCATCAACAAGCGGAAACATTGCATTAAACCCTATAAGCACAAATGGAGTAGAAATAGGAGAAGATTGCACTGCCAGTGGCGATTATTCTCTGGCAACAGGGAAAAATGCTTTAGCCACATTAAGATGTCAGCATGCTAGGAGTTCTGGAGCTTTCGAAGAGGGTGCTACCCCTGTTGCGTCTGCTGATGAAGTTATTACAAGCGGAAGCAATGTAAATTCAGCTTTTTCATATACAGGTGGAGGATCTCCTCAAAATATAGGAAGAAGTCAAAACGCTGTATTTAAAACAACTGTAAACATACCAACAGGAACAAATCCAGAAGGTTGTATTTTCGAAATGGGCAATTCATTCAGAGGTGGATATTGCGGATTTAATGGATCTTACGACTTAGTTGTTAGATTGGGAGATGGCAGCGCAACTCCTGATGTTGACGACTTCGCTAGAGTTGAAATACCCAATGCTTCACTGCCTCAAAACGTAGATTTTGATTTAATGTGGGAATTTCAAGTTGGGCCAATAGGAAGCGTTCGAGTATGGGTGGATAATATTCTATATGGAGAAGATCAAACAGATAATGATGCTCCTTTAGGAGGAAGCGAAACATGGTCAACATCACTAGACGGGAAATACAATGGATCTTTTGATGGAGTCATTGCGGGAGAATCAGGGAATTACGATGCTGTAGTTACAACTTCAGGAGTGTTACTGCAATCTGATTTAAGTTATTGGTCAAACATAACAGTCACAGAAACAATTAAAAAAGCACAAACAAGCTATGTTGTGTCTGCATGTGAGACAACTAACGCTACTCAAACAGAAATGTTTATAGGAGATGTTACAAATGCTAGAATATCAATACCAAGCGGCCAAACTTATCTTTTTGATATATTAATCGTAGGAAGAAGTGTAACATCTGGTGATGGAGGAGGATATAGAATAGAAGGAGTTATTGAAAACACCAGTGGAACAACAGCTTTAGTAGGAACTCCAACAAAAACAACAATAGCTGAAGATACCGCTTCTTGGGATACAGACGCAGAAGCAGACAACACAAATGATGCATTAGCAATCAAAGTGACAGGAGTAGCAAGTGAAACAATTAGATGGTGTGCTAAAACAACTCTAGTAGAAATAGAAAATGTTTAAAAGTTCATAAATATAGTACAAAGGAGATAAAATGACAACTGTTTTACATAGAAATACAACTTTAACAACTACCTTCGAAGTCGTAGACGACGAAGGTAATATAATTGAAACAGAAGAGACAAAGTTAAATCTTTCAACTTTAACTGAAGATGATTTCACGACTTCTCTTAAAGCGTTGAAAGAAGTTTGGGCTGAAATGCAAAAAGAATATGGCGAAGACAAGTTGAATTTGGGAAAACTGGTGAAGAAGGTGGAAGCTATGGATATGAGAATATTCAAACAAGAAAAAGAACAAACTAAAATGCTGAAAAGTATAGAAGAGACCTTAAAAAATATGTTGCCTGAAAAAACCGCAGAAGAATCTATAGAGAAACCTACAAAGGAATAAAATGACAGTTAAAGGCTTTAAAACATGGTTAGAATTTAAAGATATTTTTGGATTTGATCAAAACAACAAAGATGCTGAGAAGTCACATCAAAACGATATGCCTATAAAATCTTTTGATTTAGAAAAGCTGTTTTCTATACTCGCATCTAAAAAAATTGGAACCAATGAAGGGCGTAGCAATTTCATGAATGAGGTACAATGGGGAGATAATTCCGGTTCTATAAAGTGCTGGTGTGGTACTGGTCTGAATCTCATGATCGACAGACTAGGAAGCGATTTAACTGGGAACCCAACTTGGTATACAAAAAGAATTTTTCAAATAAACAGAGGCGGATATGGGGGATATGAAGATATAGTCGCCAATGAAGTTTTAGACGAAGTGCAAGTGATAAATAAAGAGGATATAGATTCTCCAAAGAGAGAATATAATAAACTCGAAAGCCTAGTTGTACAAATGGCTGATTCTATAAGAAGAAACGCAAAGAATATCTTCATCTATGAGGGCATTAAGAAAATAAGTAATTCTAATTATATCATCAGACTGGGAGTTAAAGGACATGGCAACCAAGCACCAGATCATCAAAGAGTCGAGGAAAATCAAACTTCTATAATATTCGAAAAAGAAAAAGGGATGATTCGAATATTGAACTACAACATAGAGTCTGGAATGGGACAACATGAGTGGGCCATGAGTCCTTCTGATACTGATTTGAATTTCTTTCCTACACAGGAAAATTCTGAAATAATAGAAACAATCACTAATACTCTGAAATGGTACTAAGTTGAGTAAAAAATCAAATAAAAGAGATGCAATAGAAGATATTGTAAAAAATTTAAGATCATCTTTTAAAGATATGAGCTATCCGACAAGAAAAAAAGCATGGAAAGCAATAACATCTGAAAAAGGAAAGAAAGAAATTAACAAAATAATTGTTAATCCAAATAGACAAATAGATTCCTTGCTTATAAAAAACTTTAGCTTTAAAGAGTGGTTAAGCAAGACTGTTTGATTAAACTAAGGATGCAATATTGCTAATATGATCTTTTTCTAACACGAACCAGCAATAACAACTATCTTCATAGAAGCCCATTTCTATATCATCATTTATGCTTATTCTAAAATTAAAGTCTTCGTCAATATAAGACATTATATTTTCTAATGAACAATTTTCATCATCTATATCTTCAATAAATATTTCGCCATACCAAATTTTACAATTTTCATATGCGAATCTACATATTTGCCTTAAGTCATCAGACTTGAGATGGTCTGTTTGGAATTCCATTATGTTTCTCCGAGTCAATAATAATTTGTGCTTGATGTTCAAAAATTTCCATCCAAGTTTCTTCAGGGCAGCTTCTTCTACATACCCAGATTTCTTGTCGTTCTTTGGTATTTGTATAGCCTTCAAATCGGCAACATCTCATATTTGATTCGGTGTTTTTTAAGTCGTAGTATTTCCAAACACTATTTTCTTCGTCTAAAAAAAATCTATTGTTCATAGTCAAAAATTTCCTTAAACCTATTTACGACTTCATCGTTGATCGAAGATTTATAGATAGAAAAGTCAAAAGAGAATGCTTTCTCAATTGGTTCATTCAGAACCTTAGCCATCCAAGGGCTTAACAGCGAATAAATTGGTGACACCCATCCAAATGTTATCCATTTAATCATGGTTCTATCTAAAACTTTTTCTTCGTACTGCCTATAAATTAGGCAGTTGCGATCAGCTAAAAACATTTTTGTTTTTTCTAATTCCCTCAGCACTCTAGAGGTGCTATCTGAACTCAAGTTTTCTATTGATTGAGTTTTAATGCGGTGAGCATCATATCTTCTTTTCCAAACTTGCCATCTTCTCCAAGCTTTTTCTCCATGCAAGCACTGAGGATCAATTAAGGCGTGTATTTTTCCATCGTTAATTGACTTTAAAATATGAAGTTGAGCTAGAATGTATAGTTTATATTCTTTGTCTGGCAATATGCCGTTGGTTTCTTTTGCTAATTTGTAGCAGTGTTTAAAAAGAAGGGATTTTCGAGGATCACCTGTTTTTCGAATTCGAACATGTTGATAATTAGGAAATTGCTCTCTAGACATCTCGACCCACATTAGGGAGATTTTATAAGCCTTCGCCTCAAGTTTATTCATTTGATGATGCAAAATTGCTTCGAGAGGGTCTGGCATTGAGAAATTTTCCTTTGTTCGAATTGAGATTTATATAAAATTTTTTTTCTCAAGTCAAGTTGACTTTATTATTTAGAGTTACTAACTTAGTTTCAACTTTAAAAACATGCTAGGCATCATCCTGCCTTATCAGGAATTATTTGAAAAAATCCCAAATTACAGCCTGATAAACAAAACCTGACTCTGCGAGGTGGCCCTGCTTGCTAATCGGATCTAACTCCAGATCTACATGAGAGCAGTAAACTAGGTGAGCCAGAGTATTGAAACCATCCCCTAAAAACGGCAAAACAGTTGGATTGTTACGTAACCATTCGTACCCAACTCTTGGGGTGAGAAAGTTGAAAAAGATCTTTCTCCTTTACTTTGGTTAGGACGTTTACAAGAAATTTATAAAGAAAAAGTAATTCAAGACAATTGCTTTATGTAAATTTCAAATTGGATTTTGTTATTGCTTGTACACAATGATTCTTATTAGACAAGTCAGTAAGAACATTAACTCAGTTTATCTGTGCTCTTATATCCCCCTTGTTATTATTAGTAATTAATTAATAGGGTGAAAGCATTAAGGCCAGATAAAACTTGGAGGAGATTATGCGCATACAAAACTTGTTTTTTAAACTTGTTTTAACTCGTTAGTTGTTTTTTCGATCTTGTTAGTTGTTTGATTTTTCATTACACTCTTACTATGAGCGAATTAGCACAAGCCTTAGAGCAGTTGGTAGATAGCAATATTTTTATTGCTGTAGAAGGCACTGTTTCTAAAAGATTGATTATTATTGGCGGAAACAAACGAGTGCAAATAGATCTGTCGAGCGACAGAAGTCAGCTTGCTGAACAATTGGGCGAAATTGATTTTTATATAAATGATCCAAATAAAGTGTTGATTGGATGGGATTTGAAAAACTTATTTTCCCATGTTGGCAATGTGCTTGGATTGAAATATGATTTGGACTCTAACTTGTTGGACTTAAAGGTTTTAGAGTGTTTTTTTGGAGTGTTTGAGAAAGCCCCAGAGAGTTTTAAAACTGCCCAGTCCAGACTAGTCAGCATCATGCAGGACGCAAATTGGGATAAATTAAAATATATTTACAAAAATATTTATCTCCCGCTTATAACTAGTGTGATACCTGATATAGAAAACGCAGGCATCATACACACCAAAAACAGATTAAAGCTAAATTCCTATTACGAGATTCTTGGACAAGTTAACGGTCGAAGCAAATGCTCAAAATTCTCAGACAAAAGCTTTAATCCCCATTCAATTAACGAGTCCGATAGAGAATTGTTCAGACCTGCTGGATTTGATGAAATTTTCATGTACATAGACTTCAATCATCAGGAAGTTTCTATGCTGCAATGGCTTTCTGATGATCCTGAGTTGGGGAAAAATCTTGCAACAGGGCAAGATTTGTATAATACGATTTGGAGAGATATCACGACATTGGAGCCAACACCAGATTCGAGAAGGATTTGTAAGGGTATATTTTTACCTGTCATATTTGGACAGGGCGCAAAGTCCCTTTCGAAACGGCTTGGGATACCGTTTGATGTCGCCAATAAGTTGATTACAAAGATACAAAATAAATACTCGGTCGCATTGGAATATGTTGCCAAGCAAATTGTTAAAGATGACGGATATGCTTTAGACCATTACGGAAAAAAGCGATTTTTTGGAGAGCAAGATTATAGGATTAGAAATTTTGTAATTCAATCTCCTGCATCTACGGTCTGTTTGCATAAACTTGTCATGCTGCACCGGGAAATTAAAGATGCAAGAATAGCGATGCACGTTCATGATGGTTATATTTTTTATGTTAGGCCGAGCGACTGTCGTAAGGTTTATAACTTATCAAAAGATATTCTGGAGTCAGATGACGATAATCTGTATCCAAATTTAAAATTAAAAATTTCATGTGAGATTGGGAAAAATCTCAATGACATGAAGCCTATAAACTAATTGGAGATACCTTGAAATCTATATTTACTCAATTTCCTGTAACATCAGAGGAATATGAAAAGCTTGATGAAAAGTTTGGCGATTTGTGCGAATATGCCGCATGGCAGTTGATTAAAAAAAATTCTAGAAATAATCACACGGATGAACAAACAGATATTTCACAAGAACTCAGAATAGCCTTAATTAGGGCAGGCTCTTACTACAAGAGGCAGGTTTACATTGTTGGATGCTTGGAGCTTTGTGCCAAACACGCACAAGATAAATTTGTAAAATGTGTGGTTGAAGAGTTGTGTGAGCTTTGGAGAAATAAAACTCGACACGGAGCGAATAAGCAAAAGTTTGGACCTCATCAAGAAAAGATTCTAGAAAAACTTGTTAAGAAGATAGTTCCAAAAAAAGAAAGACTCTCTAGAAAAGCACCTTTACGAATAGACAGTAAATTTGTAACATATTGTAAATCTATAACCTGGAATGCTCAAAAATCTATGGGCAAAAGAATTACTAGAGAAAAAGGAATCAGATCAGGGCAGGTGAGTCTTTCGGAATATGACTACTTGGTTTCTTCTGATTTTTAACAACTCAACACAGAGTCAGATAAGCAGAAACGTGTTGCTTTATTCGGAGTGAGAATGGCAGAAGGAATTGATTTCCTAGACGAAGGCGACTTGTCAGATGAAGAGCAGGAAGCATTGGCTGAATTAATGGCCAATGATCCTGACCCTGCGTCTGGCGATGCGTACAATTGGAGCGAAGATTTTCAACGGGAAATTGTCTCTCTGCTTCTTCAAGATGAAAGCTTTTGCCGACAAAATATTCAGCTAGTTAAGCACACTTACTTCGCCAATGAAGTTCATCAAAAGTTGTGCAAAATTTTATTTTCACACTTTCAAGAATACACATCTCTACCAACTAGAATTCAATTAGCACAGGAACTAAGGGATTTAACAGAGGGAAAAGATGCAGAAGTTCGTGTTCATTTTCTGAAGGAACTCAGTACTGTCCTGAAGTTCTACAATCCTGGAATTGAATCAAGATCGTATTACAGCGATAAGATTACTGAGTTTGCTAAAGAAGCCGAACTGAAGATAACGTTTCACAGGTGCATCCAAGAATTCAAAGGAAAGAGGTCTTGGGACAAAATTAAAGAAATGTTACGTGAAGCCTTGTTGGTTGATCGTGATGTTGATATTGGCGAAAACTACTTCGAAGGGCCGGAAGAGAGATACGAAAGAAAGAAGAAAGCGGCAGAAGAAGGAGAGATCTTCACAAGTGGATTTAAGGCAATTGATGACCATATTATTGGTGGCGGTCTCAGTCGAGGCGAGATAGCATCTTGGATGGGATTGAGTGGGACGGGGAAATCTTTAGCTCTTGTGAGAGGTGCTATTGCTAATGTTAATATTGGAAAAAAAGTCCTTTACATCACTCTCGAAAATTCAGAAGATCTTACTGCTGACAGGTTTGATTCACAAATAGCAAATCCGGTAGGTGTAGAGAGCATGCCTGGAATCAACACTCTCATGGAGAAAGACAACCCTGAAATTGTCATCAATGCAATTAACGAATATGTAGAAGACAAAGAGGACAAAAGGCTTTTAATTATTAAGCAGTTTCCTGGTGGCCAAATGGGTCCGAGCGATCTAATGGCATACCACAATCAGCTTAAACTTCAAGGATTTACTCCTGATTTGGTCATTGTTGATTATATCGGAGAAATGGCAGATTATCCTGGCGTGAAGACCTATGAATCTAGATACAAGATTGTTAGAGACCTGAGAGGCTGGGCTGTTTCTGAGAAGATTTGCATTATTACAGCTATGCAGGCAAATAGAAGTTCTAAAGAAATTGCAAAAATGGGAGATGTAATTGATGACGAACATCTCTCAGACTCCTTTGACCAAGTTAAGCCGCTCGATGCCTTGTGGACTCTGAATCAGTTTCAAGATGAAAACGATTGCGAGCCAATTAGATTGGCTAGGGTCTTTATTGCCAAAAATAGAAACGGTCAAGCGAAGTATCACTTTCATATAGAAATTAATAGACACACGTTGTGCATGCGACAGATATCGAAAGATACATATATGAAAGTTCTTAAAGAATACCAGTCCACAAAAGAGGAACACGGTACTCAAGGCGTGGAAAATGAGTTAAAGAACGACCCAACTGCCAGTATAATTGGAAATGCATCTGATCACCTGAATGCGATTGAAGGAGCATCGGCAAATTTTTCTAAAGAAATTGGAAACAATGACGATGATGTAGATGTAAAAGACGAAATACCAGGACTAGACTAGTTTAACAAAGGGAAATAAAATGCCAGACGTAACAGTAGAAACTTTAGAAGAAATATTAGAACAGACGCCTAGCGTAAAAGTTGGTGAGCAAAAAGTATATCTTGACCCCAATAGGCTGATCTTCAACGAACAGTCTGTAGGCGAATGGTTACAAGATGCAGGTGCGTGGTACGCATACTTTGCTCGACAACTAGCAGATGCAGAATATCTTAAAGATGCAAGAGATGCTGACTATGAAAGTAAATATGCAAGCTTGTTTGTTTCCTATAAAGAAAATGGATGTTCTGACAAATTAGCAGATGCAAGTGCTAAATCAGATGAAGAACTCGAAGAAGCAAAGAAAGGAATCGCACGAGCGAAGCACACCGTCAAATGCCTGCAACAGCATCTTAGAGCTTGGGACAAGGCACACGATTCGGCTCAAAATAGAGCAAATACATTTAGAAAAGAAATGGAAAAACAATGGTTCGATCCGGCCAATAGTGACGGTCGCTTAACAACGACCTCAAGTGACCTTGATGTCAAGGTTGACAATATCATAGGTGGTGCGAAGGTTGACAATATCATAGGTGGTGCGAATTGATTTGGAAGAGAAGAAAGTCAAATTTGGTTATCGCTGCTGTTGGTGATCAATCTATTCACAAAGAGTGGATTTCTGATGCCAAAAACAAATCTTTTGATTTGGCTTTGATTTACTATGGCGATCTTGTCCACAAAGAAGAGATGTACAAAGATGATGCCAAATATTATTTAAAATCAAAAGGATATAAGTGGCATTTAATATCTGAAATGTATGATAAATTTGAAAAGTCTTTTTCAAATTATGAATTCATCTGGTGCCCAGATGACGACGTGTCTGTAAACAGCGAATCTTTGTCTCACATGTTTCGGTATTGCAAAGATAAAGGTTTAAATTTGGCACAGCCTTCGATGACTAGTGATAGTTTTATAGGTTCGGATAAAAAAGAGTGGCCCATTGTGTCCAATCACACTGGAACAGAATTCCGATTTACCAACGTCGTAGAACGAATGGCTCCGGTTTTCAGTAGAGAATCTTTCAAAACGCTTAGAAAAACTTTTATAGAGACCAAAAGTGGATGGGGACTTGATTGGGTTTGGCCTAAAATCTTAAATTATGAAAATTGCGGAGTAATAGATTTAATCCAAATTAAGCACACAAAAGAATGTGAGTCTGGGGAATTATATGAAAAATATAAAAAAGACGATATTTGCCCCACTATAGAAAAGAAAAAAATTCTTAGGCGATACAAGATTCCTCTTGCTATTTGTACTGAAATTTCTAATATAGAGAGACGAATGGAAAGAGTGTGTGTACTGCATGAAATCCCACAGGTTAAACATAGGTTTAATCACCTTTTCCGAAGGGATAAAGGGTGTTCTCATGCGTGCAGGAAAGTGGGAAATAGGTTGTTAAATTTTAAAAATTTAATAGATTAACAAGAGTAAATAATTTGTATTCTTAGAATTTGCCTTCGAAATATGATGGGTCTGCCTGTGCGGATGACACACATGAAAAAGAAGAAAATCACTTGCACAGAAGATGGATGCTTTAAAGGCACATCTTGTGTGGTTTTCAAAAATTAAGACAAACGTCTTAGCTAAGAGTGCAAAGAACTGACTGGAGGAACAGTCAGTTTTTTAATTTTTAAGCAAGCAGCCTTTTCTCAAGTCTTTTAAACAATTGGGGCGATAGGGAAAAGGCTGTTTGTGTATTTGGTGTTAAAATGAAAGAATTGAAAGAAATAGTTTCTAATCTAGAGTCAAATCTACAGGATGGGTTGATATCTCCTAGAATAATTTTAAGTTCACTTCGGTTTATTGATGAATCATCTAGGAAATCAGGTGCTTATGCAGATCCCTTGTATATGCCATTTTATTATCATCTTGGGAAACATATTTCTCCTAAGAGCTATATTCAAATAGGTTTTAATTTGGGGCTTTCTTCTGCTTGCTTTATGAAAAGCTGTAATTCGGTGGAAGATTTTTTAGCTTTTCAAAGAAAAAATGAAGTTTTTTACTCGTCTCGTCTTTCTATTAAAAATGTAAAAAATCATTACAAAAATAATTTTAGTTTTTATCACGGAGGCTTTCATGATGAAGCTTTTGAAAAAAGTGTTCATAGTAAGAAATGGGATCTTATTATGGTAAATGAGAGAATATTGTATGACACTCATCTAGAATGCTTGGAGATTTTGTGGCCTTTTCTAAGTTCGGGTGGATTTTTAGTGGTGGATCGTGTTGTATCTGACAAGTCTGCCAAAGATTCTTTTAGTAATTTTTGTAACATTAAAAATAGAGATCCTTTTGTAATAAAAACAAGATACGGTGTTGGAATAGTTCAAAAATAAGTTTTTCAAACTATCTTAAAGAGAAATAATAGTAAAAGAGGTAAATGTCAATGGGTTACGAAGTTGTATACTATTACCACGAAGAAATAGAGCGTGGAGAATATAACAAAGAAGAAACAAAAGAAGGCATGGTAATTGTAGGTGAGGCGTGGGAAGATGTGGAATTAGATTATTTAGCTGGCAAAGTAATGGCACTCTTGGCTCGGAGAAGTATTCTAGTTACAAGTTTAGAGATAAGCGAATTTAAGAAAAAAAGCGTAACATTCAGAGAGGCGAAAGACGGCATTGTTATAAAAAATAGGAAGTTTAAGTTTGATGATGGGTCAACGTTGAAAGGCGAGAGCCTTGAGCAAAGTGATCCCATAGACCAACTCAAAGCCTTGCTTGATGCCAATCCTGATTTAATCAATTCGCTTGGGGTTGCTGGGGCCGAGACTGCCAGCGTGCCTTTCCCACACGAATCGTCGCAAAACACACCATCTAGAAAAACACACCCACAGGCTACAGCACCTAGTCCCAAAGGCAAGTCGCAATTTAAAAACGCTCCTTTGAGGTACGAGGTGTTCGATCCTGTTATAGACGGGTTAGCACAAGATGCCAAACGTCGAGGTCTTAGGTTTACTTTGGGTAAAAAATATCCAATATACGAAGAAAAAGCTGCTGGAAATCAATACGCAGGCATGCAGTATTTTACTTTAGATGATAATGGCAACAAACAAGCAATGTCAGATAAGTTCTTCAAAACGGAAACATCACAGTTAATCGGGGATCGGGAAAGAGGTGTCCAGATCCAAGACCAGTCAGATTCAAAATTACAATGGAGCGGCGTAATTGGCGACAACATGCCAAGCGTGAGGTAAATATGAGCAATTTAAAAAAACAAGAAAAGAAAAAGAAAAAAAGAGAAAAATTAGCCAAGGGGAGAGTTCTGGCACGCAGGTCAGCAATTCGTGAAGAGGCAAAGGAGAAAAGGGCCGAAAGAGATTCTCAAGAGCGTGCTCGCAAAGCTGCCGCTAAAGCCGGTTTGTCTACTACATACCGAAAAAAAGAACCTAATCCAGAAAAGGATGCAGAAGTGATGGAAAAACTAGAGAAGAATTTAGAGATCCTGAAAGCTTTAGAAGAAGAAAGTGGCCAACAAGCAGAAAATAGAAAAAAGTTAAACGAGGAACTAGTGGCGACAGGTGCAACAACCCCTGAAGAAAAGCTAGAAGCTATAAAATCTGGAGCCGTTGAAAAGGCCAAAAATCAAATCAAAAAGAAAACTATTGGAGGCTTTGCAGGAGGGGCGGAATGCAGTTTCGCAACATCAGAGCCAGACCTTAAAAACTGAACCGATGCCTACCTAAAAATAAAATAAAAATATAACTAAAGTCCATTGACCTTATTGACGATACTATTTATAACAATCAACCACGCAACGAAAACTATAACAAACGTTGCATTACCTTTAAAAACTACGGAGAACAAAAATGACTTTAGACATCGGTGCTCTACAAGCAGAAAATGATCGATTATCAACAGAATCACAAGCAGGTGATTATCTTGCAAACTTTGTAAAAATGCCAGAAGGCAATGGGGCCTTAGTTTTAAGGCTTCTACCACCAGCACCAGCAAGTGCTTTTGGCAGGGATAAAAATCCTTTCTACTGCTCTACAAGGATTCATAGAGTAAACAACAAAAGCTGCCACTGCCCTAAAGAACTAGACGGTTCACGATGGAAGGGCGATAATTGTCCTATTTGCAAATATTATAATTGGCTGTGGCAAGAGTCGGAAAAGAAGTCGCCTGAAGAAGCTAATCAAATGCAGGCAAATGCTCGAAAGATAAAGCCAATCGAGCGTTACTATTACAATGTTGTTGTTCGATCTGTGTTCAATGAGCAGACTCAAAAGATGGAAGAAAATGTTGGTCCCAAAATCTTGTCTGTTGGTAAAACTTTACACAAGATGATCATTCGAGCGATTGTTGGCGACAAATCGATCAATGAGGCTGCTTTGGGGGATGTAACTCATCCGACAAACGGCAGAGACTTTAAGTTAATCAAAACGATGCGACAATCAGGTCGTGATTCTTATCCTAATTACAGCGATTCTAAATTCTTAGATCCAAGCCCATTAGGTGAGCCAGATCAAATTGAAAAATGGATGACAGATTTGCACGATATTGCATCTCTGAGAGCCTTGAGGCCAGAAGATGAGCTTAAGCATGAGCTTAAAGTTCATCTTGGGTTGGTTCAAGATAGCTCTGGTTCTAGTGGGTTTGATCCTACTGAATTTCAAACATCTCCGAGTGCAACAGTTGCATCAGCAACGGTAACAGATGCTCCTTTGGACTCCGCTCCCGCTCCCGCTGCTGCCGCAGTTGCTGTCGCTGAAACGGAGTTGCCAACTTCTGGAGAAACAGAATCAATGGCTGATGATGACTTCTTGAATGAACTAAGAAATCTAAGCAGTTAATTCAGAAGCGAAAGCGGCGATGTGGTGAGCGACACATGCCCTGACAGAGGGAACACCAGTAATAACTTAAAATAATAACTGGGCTTAATGGGTTTGAATCCTATACGCTAGTAGCTTTGCTAGAGCCTTGCCCGTTTGGGCAAGGCTCTTTTTTAATCAACAATCAACAATCAACAACAAACAAAAATTACGGAGTGAATTATGGCTAAAAAAGGAACTAAAAAAACAACTAAAACTAAATCTGATGATGACTTTCTGAAGGAGCTTGCTTCTGAGACTGGAGGTCAAATAATGAGCGAAGTGGGAGCTTCAAAGTATTTCATTGATACCGGGAATTTAGCTCTAAATAGAATCTGTTCTGGCAAGTACGTAGGCGGAGGCATTCCAGGTGGACAAATCACAGAAGTTTATGGACCTTCTGCATCGGCCAAGTCCCTTTTGGGAAATTGTGTTCTTGGTGCTTGTCAACGCATGGGAGGGATTGCTGTCTATCTAGACTGCGAACGTGCAGGAAATCCTGAATTTGCAAAAAATGCAGCCAAAGTAGATGTTGATAAACTTATAACGTATGAGCCGATCTCTATTGAGCAAGTTGAAGCCAAGATTAGAACTTCTATCAAATTGATCACAAAGCATTACGGCGTCGATATTCCAAAGCTTTTCGTGTGGGACTCAATTTCTGTTGTTCCAACGGAACGAGAGTGGAAAACTAATGAGCTACCTGAAAACTATACTGCGGCTGAATTTAAGAGAGTTGTAGGTTCCAAAGAGCGACCGGGAGAAAGAGCAAGAGCCGCAGGCGATGCTCTTAGAAGGTTGAATCCTTTTTTGAATGATCACAATGCATCTCTGTACATCGTAAATCAAACTAGGCAAAAGATTGGAGTTATGTTTGGCAGCGACGAAACCACTGCTGGTGGTGGAAAAGCACTCCCTTTCTACGCCTCGTGTCGTCTCAGAACTAGTGCGACAAAGCACATGCTTGACAAGCACGAAGTCCCATGTGGTGTTAATCTGAATTTCCGCAACAAGAAGAATAGAGCTTTCAAACCTTTTGGCGTCGTCGAAGGTGTTCAGCTTTTCTTCGATCAAGGAATCTCACCTCTAGGAGGACTTCTGATGAGCCTGAAGCAAGCAGAAAGGATTGAGCGACCAAGTCCCAAGGGAAATTGGATCGTCAATGAACCGTGGGCAGGCGGGGAAGAGGTCACATTCAAAGCATCTGCTGCTGAGGGTGTGGTCCCAGAAGAGATTCTCCTCAAGTGCCCATCACTTATCGATGCTGAAAACGAAGAACAGGTAAGAGATTATCTTTCCATTTGGGAGGGAGCTTCCAAATTAGCAGCAGCCGATCTCAAAACAGAGGGCATCGCAGATGAAAATGTTGACATGGTCAAGGATGCAGACGTGTTGAAGAATCTCGGATTAGAAGATCAATTTAATAGTGATGAGTTCACGCCAGAAGAATCTGAATAAGCTCTTGAAGAGAGTTGGCGTATCACTGGGTTAGTTGTGATCAAAAAAACCTCGCCGTAAGGCGAGGTTTTTTTGTAGGTGCGTTAGAATCTTATTTTTAGATTTTAACGTACTTCCCTCCGCCAACTTTTTTGATTTTGCATCCTTGTTTTTCCATTTCTTTTTTAACATGAGAAATGTGAGAAGAAAAACATGCAGAGCTTAACTCATACCTTTCATATCTTTTCTTGACTTTCGAAAGGTCTACAGTCTTTCCCTTTTCGAATTCTTTCTTTATATGGTTCCTAATGATTGCTGCTCTTCTCATTTTTTCTTTTCGAGGCACACCCTTTTGGTCTAGCACTTTAGGGACTGATTCGACTGTTTCATATTCAAAGTTTGCTGAATAATCTGGGTTTGAAATTGCAGAAGCCAATTCTTCTAGATTAAGCACTTCGCCTTTTTTAATTTTGACATGCTTTATTTCAGCATTGAAAAAATTTGAAAACTCTATTAGATAATTTAAATTTTTCTCAGACGTAAAGAAATTTCTTTTATCTTTGGTTTTTAGCAATATGCAGTTGTGGTCTTTTTTGGTTAACATTTTTTTCTCCAATATATTTTTAGATTATTGCATTTTTCTCAAAGAAAAGCAAGGTTGCAATCAAATATTTTATTATGTAAAATAAAAAACATGGTAGAAAGCTTTTTATTAAAATCGGACTCTAAAAGAAATTTTGGAGTCGAAATTGAATTAAACTCCCAAGATCGCAGGGATTTCAAGAGCAACCCTTTAGAACGAGGCGAACAGCCCTTGGGAATGATGGATTTCTCTAAAGAATGTAGCGATTTTTTGAGAAGTTACTATTTAAAGTCTGATAAGTCTAATTTAGATTCAACTGTGCAGGTTACAGGCTGGCATCATACTCACGATAACGAAAATTGGAGGCTGAAGCCGGATTCAAGTTGTGGAATGGAACTTTGTTCTCCTGTTCTTTCCGGTTGGGATGGATTGGAAGAGGTTTGCAAAGTTGTAGAATTTATTAAAGACAACACTTCGGTGGGAGTAGATTCGAGATGTTCCTTTCATTGTCATATTGATGTTTCTGACCTATCGGACGCACAAATTGCTAATATATTGAAATATTGGATCAAATGCGAAAGCGTATTTTTGGACTCAGTGCCAGCCAATAGAAAAATAAATAGGTATTGTCAGGCTATCGGTTTAACAGACTTGTTTGAGCACGATTGTGACTATTCAGATGGAGAGATAATAAACTCTTTAGGAACTATGAAATATTATTCTTTAAACACATACCATAAATGCAGAAGGAATAGAAATACTATAGAATTTAGAATAATAGAATCAGATGGTTGCGTTAATCCTTTCTTGGTCAAAAACTGGATTAAACTTTTGTTGCATTTTGTAGACGTTTCAAGTTGGGCAATGGCTCCAAGAAGTTACAAGTGTGATGATCCTTGGTCATCTTTTCTTTGGTTAGATCCTGATGAAGTTTTGTACTTTTTAGGGTTTTTTCACGAGGAATATATTCTTTCGAAAGGGATGGAACAAGTTAGGAATTGGTTTTTAGCTCGTTTAAAAAACAATATCTTTGATTCAGATTCGCCAGGAGTGTGGTCTAATTTATCAAGATCACAATCTAAAGAGAAATTAGATGAGGCTATAAAATCTATGGGATTAAGCGACAATGACCTTTTAAATTCTTTGAACGATGAAAAAAATCTGTACTCTACTGAGTACAGATTTTAATTTTATCAGATGCTTATCAATATATACTTCTGAGGTACATTATGTCTTATGAAAAACTTAAATTAGATGAAATAATTGATCGTATGAAGAATATGGGGAATTTATTAATTCCTTATAATTTTCCTTTAGGCGATCCAGTTTGGGAAGATGATTTAAATTTTTTAAAAATTACAGATTGCACCATAGATGGATATAGAATAATCCTACATTTTAGCAAAGCAAAGTATGAAAATCATTATTTAGAGACATTACAAGTAATGTCTAAAGATGCTCCCTTTTTACCATTTAACTTGGTTGCAAAATTAGCCCAAAAGATTCTAGGCGGCCATCGTCTCTCTCTTGTGGAGATGCTCAGAGGTAATAGGAAAATTTATTGTTGGACTTTGTTAGTAGATGATGGAGGGAAGCCAATGAAAAGTAATCTTGAAGAGTCAGAGAGTGTTGAAAGATGTGTTTATGAAGGCTTTGAATACGGATATATTGACCCTACCACAGTTAATTTTTATTAACTATCTTTTGTTTTCTTTTTAAGTTTTCCTTTCTTATTATTTGTATATAAGAAGGAAGCTCATAACTTAAATACAGGAGTGGAAACATGAATAAATCTAAAAAAATTCAACAACTTCTAATTAGTCATCTTTTAGAAGAGGGATACGTCGAACTTATTTTACCCGATGGTATTGTTCTAGAGATTGGGACAGTTCAAGAGGACAAGGTTGGCGATTTAGTAAAGAAAGACAATTACTGTTGGATGATAGCGACCCAAGACGGCAGAACTGCTTCTATGGATGCTTACAATTTAGGATTGAGTTTTAACGCCGATACAAATAAGTTTATATTTGAGGACCAAGCCATCGGGCAAAATGGAGAAGAACAACACATTTTATCTGTAGTTTAGTTTTTAATTGTTTTTATATGGATGGTTTTTCCATCTTTGTTCAAAATTATTTCGCTAGTTGCCGAAGTGATATTGTTTTTATATTCTAGGATTGTATAATCTATCCATAATAAAAAACTTGATTTTTGTTTTTCAAAACGAGATAGAGTTAGCTTTGTAATCTGACAGGAGGAATCTATGTCTAGATTTTCTATTGCTAATTTTTTTGCAATAGAAAGTAATTTTCTATTGTCAAAGAACTCTGTCCATTTTGAAAGTATTATTTTTTCAAATTCACTAGGGTCTAACATTAGAGGGACGGACTCATGAAAAAGATTGAGAATGTTTTAAAAGAGTATGTCAGAAAGCTTTCTGACGAAGATCTACGTTATCTATCGATTCGTTTCACTCATTCTCTGAGTGGAGACAAAGCAGAGTCGGCAGAGTTTTTATCAAGAGAAAGAAGTGTTGATAACTGGCTTTCTGCCGCTTCTTCATGTACAGAATGGTTCGACATGCTTGACATGGTTGGAGATTATGTTAAAAAAGAAAATATTAGGAGATATGGAGAAGATTCAAAATCTTTCAAAAAATCTTCTGATAAGAAGAAAAGACAGAATGCGTAACAGAAGTGGTGGAGCTTTCGGCTCACAGATGCGGCGTGTAAGGTTCAATACCCTATATCGTGTGGCACGAGCGTCGATAGTGGATCTGTAAAGGGTCATTCCCTAATTCGGGTTCGATTCCCGACTCTGTGAGTTTTTATTATTTGAAGGAGTGTCGAAGTGCCACCAGTCAAAAATCTGACTGATCAAAATGATTTGGTTCCTACTGAGCAATATCCTTCATACGCAAACTTTCCTTTTGAAAATTTCAATCCGGTTCAAAGTCGGATATTTGAATTATTCGATAAGGATTGCAACGTCATCGTTGCAGCAAAGACATCAGCGGGAAAGACCATATGCTCTGAAATGATCATGGCTCATGAGATTAGAGAGCGTGGCGGCAAGGCCATGTTCTTAGCACCTCTAAAAGCATTGGCTAAAGAGAAAATTGACGACTGGACCGATCCCAATCACCACTTTGCAGATTGTAATCTTTCCATTTGTACAGGCGACTACAGACTGACAGCGGCCAGAAAAAAAGAGCTTGAAAATTCAGACATAGTTCTGATGACATCTGAGATGTTGAACTCCAGATGCAGGAACAATAAATCTGAAAACAATGAGTGGCTCAAAGACATAGGAACGCTCGTCGTTGATGAGTCTCATCTTTTGACCGTACCAGGCAGGGGCGATCATTTAGAAGTTGGCTTGATGAAGCTTACTCAAGTCGCCCCCAATGCTAGAGTTGTTTTTCTGTCTGCTACTATGCCTAATGTTGGAGAAATAGCCGAGTGGATCAGCTACCAACTTACAGGCAAAGAAACGTATTTAATTGAATCGGAATATAGGCCGTGTCCTTTGGGCGTGCATTATGAATCTTATATTTCTCAAGGAAAGTATGAGTCTATAGAAGAGGAAAAACTAAATTCTGCCCTGAATATCATAAACGACTATAAAGAAGACAAGTTTATCGTTTTTGTCCATACCAAAAGAACGGGGCATATGGTTAAAAAGGCTTTGGAGAAAGCTGGATATGAAGCAGAGTTTCATAACGCAGATTTAGATAAGAACAAAAGGCATTCTGTAGAAAAGAAATTTCGTGAAGGAAATTTACAAATAATTGTTGCCACTTCAACTCTTGCTTGGGGTCTCAACATGCCTGCTCGTAGAGTCATAATTCTCGGAGTACACAGGGGTATGCAAGAGGTTGCAACGTATGATATATGGCAGATGGCAGGGCGTGCTGGCAGACCTGGATATGACCCTCGTGGAGATGTTTATATACTTCTGCCTCACAACAATGAAGAAAAGCATAGAAGTAGATTAAAAGCACATCAGAAAATTGAGTCTAGATTATTAGAACATGTTGGAAATGGAAAAAAAGCTAAGTACAAGACTCTTGCTTTTCATTTAGTCAGTGAAATTCACCACGGATCGATTAAGAATAAAAAAGATCTGCATAAGTGGTACGAAAAAAGCTTGGCATCCTTTCAAGCGAAGGATCTAGATGACCAAATAGCAGATTCTACTATTGATATGCTTTTGAAATGCAGGGCAATAAAAGAAGACAATGGCATCTATAAAGCCACTGCCATTGGAACAGTTGCTTCTTTGTTTTACTTCAGTCCTTTTGATGTTGCTGATTTAAGAAGAAACTTTAAAGATGTGTTTGATGGCGGATATGAAGACAATGATTTAAGAGTGGCCATGGCTCTTGCTAACGTAGAAAATGCAAGAGCGGGAATCATAAGTAATGCTGAAAAGAAAGACATGGCTGGCTTTAAAAGCATGGTTCAAAAATCTTACGGCAGATTTCAGTTCAAAGACCCAGAGATAAAATTTGGATATGCGTATTATTGTCTCATGAATGGGATTCACGGTGGAAGTATATCTGGAGTTTCAAAAACTCTGCAATGGGATGCTCCAAGGATGATTCAGGTCTTGCAGGCAATAGATCAAATGAATTGCAAGTGGAACAAAAAAGATTGGTTTAAGACTCTAAGTTTAAGAATTAATTATGGAGTCAAACCACACTTGCTCTCCCTCTGTGGGATTGCAAATATAGGAAAGGTCAGAGCAGAGAAACTCTGGAAGGCTGGGATAAAGAACGCAAAAGATGTTTCTTCAAATCAAGGAAAAGTTCAATCTATTTTGAACATGAAAAAGGAATCTATAGATAAAATTTGTCAAAGCGCAAAGGATATAACTTAATTTCTTCTTCTGATTTTGTTTAGCAAAGAATTCTTTCTTTCTTTGGATAATTTTCTGAGTTTCGTTTCCGCTCTGTGTTTGATTAGGGCGTTTCTTTGCTTCATGTACTCTTTTTTGTTTAACGCTAACTTCCCGTTTACAAGAGAGTAGAGGTTGCTATTGTCAAATGCGATTCCACAACCTGTTTGAGATACTAATTCACAATTGCAGCAATCACCTGAGACGCCACTGATTGATACGCTGACTGACTCGCCGTCTGCGACAGATAAACTTCCTGATGAGTCCCCGTTTACAGAAACTGTCCCACTGCAACTGCCAGCAGTGAATGCTGAGTTCCATGTTAGGTCTCCAGATCCAACAGTGGTGATGCTGCACCCATCAATATACAGGCAGCAACCTGAGAAAGTCACGGTGACACTAGTCGTTGCACAAGTACATGGGTCGCAACAACAGGACGGGTCAATAACAGATGGACTGGGAGTGACTTCAAGAGACTGAATGGCTCCAAGAGACTCAAAAGAATCCTCGCTGGAAATATATTCACGGCTTGGCAAATGCGAACCAGATTCACGAGCGAATTTGGTATAGTTGGGGTTGTTTTCCATGCCAATATAACTATTCGTAAAATCTTCTATTCCTGGAAAATCTTCCAAGGCATAGGATAGATTTGACCTATTATTCGAGTAATCAGGATGACCCTCTGGCAGAATGGACCGAAATCTCAACGCTACGCTGGACGTGATTGGTGGATCTTCATATGACGGTGGATCATATGACGGTGGATCATACGACGGTGGGTCATACGACGGCGGGCAGCAAGATGGAATGCAATCGGGCGGGTCATATGATGGCGGAGTACAAGATGGCGGGCTACCTTCACAAGGTGGAGGACAGAGGTCGCATGGGTTTACAGGGTAGCAGTCTGACGCACCAGTTCCGCCTCCACCGCATTGATAATTGAACGTAACGCTCCCACAGCAGCAAACGGGTGGCGGACAAACGTTGTCGCAACAAGAGGACCAACCACTGCCAGGCGTTCCGAGGCTAAAAGGACCGCAGCAGTTTGAGTCTACCCCTCCTCCTCCTCCTCCTCCGCAGCAGTTTTCCAATGTCGCCATATTATTCTTCACCAAAAAAATCAGTTGGGTATTCTATTTTTACGACTCCATCCGTAGTCTTTTCGCCAGTTTTTGGATCTTCTACCCAAAGCTTAACTTGTTTTACGTCCTGAATAGGTTTATATTTTTCTATGAATTCATTTTCAAAAAAACATGCATCCTCTGGATCAACAGGAATGTTTATTTTTTCTCCTTCATGAAGGACTATTACACTACATTCTCCGCTCTTTTGGTTGTATAATTGGCAGTTCTTGCATGTTTTTTCTACTTTTTTTGCCATTGATTTTCAACCTTGTTGTAGTTAAATTAGTGTTATATTTTATTATATTTAACAGGAAATTAAAATGATAGCCGAAAATCTAAATTTTGCCGCTGTTGGAGTAGCTGGACAGATGCAAAATGGTAAAGACACAATTGCCGACTACTTGTATTCCGCTATACTTGATCGCCGCCCAATACAAAGTCCTTTCAACTCATCCAGCATTTTCAACCTTTCTTACCGGAGAGATGCATTCGCCGCAGGGGTTAAAAAGGTTTTTTGTGACACTTTTGGTGTCGATATGGACTTTATCGAAAAGTGGAAAACGATTCCAGAACCTCCGCCAGGATTTTTAAAGCCCGTTAGGCAATCTTTACAATTTATAGGCGATGGCTTTCGAGAAATTCAGGGCGATGTGTGGCTTAATAAGCCGTTTTTAAATAGAGAAGATTCAGTCATCATTTCAGATGCCAGATACATAAATGAATTAGACAAGATATTCTCGGTTAACGGCACAAATATTTTAGTTTGGCATCCAGAACGTGAAAACGATGATCCCAATGGGTCTGAAAAGCAAATCAAGCCTGCGGTAGACTTTTGGAAGAAAACAAATGTAGAGGGAGACACAGGTGATTTCCTTTTAAATTTAGATCCCAATGAGCTAACCAGCTTGCCAGAGGGTGCCGACTTGGTTCATTTGTTTATTCGTAATGATGGAACTGTTCAAGATCTTTATAAAAAGATTGATGAAATTGTAGTTCCATATATCAAAAATAGATACAAGGCGATAGCATGAGGCACATTCAAGGGCACGAAGTAACTCCTCAACCTAGCAGAGTCTTTGTTTCAAAAGGGTGGGGATATGAAGACTGGATAGTCAATTCTGAAAAGTATTGTGGAAAGCTTTTGTTTTTTAAGCGTGGAAAAAAGTGTAGCTTTCATTACCACAAGATTAAAACAGAAACTTTTTATGTGCATAAGGGCGAATTGAAAGTTTGGTGGAGCGATGATGATGTTCACTCTGATTTGATGAAAAACCAAATGTATCCTGTTGATAAAAAAGGACAAACCATCACAGCAGACGGGGAAAAATTAGAGATAAAGCAATTTTCACAACATGGAATTATAGTTTTAGAAGAAGGGGATACGTTTCAAATTCCTATTGGTCTAAGGCATATGATGGAAGGCATCAAAGACACTTGGCTCTTTGAGTTCAGCACGCAACACTTTGATGAAGATTCATTTAGAGTAATTAAAGGCGATTAATCGTTTAAAAATTGGTTTCTTACCAACTGCTTTAGTTTATCTATTCCAACTTCTGTAACAACTACGAATTTCCACCCTCTATGTTCTAATGCTAACTCTGCTGCTCTCCATTTTTGGGTATTTTTTTCAAGAGTAGTTTGGTTTGCTGGTTTTATTTCCCAAACTTCTTTTTCTCCATCTTTGTAGTGAACAAGTAAATCAGGAATATACTTATGTCCCGATCCTTTATAGATGTACGGTATCTCGAAAGGCTCTACTTCGAATGCCACGACCTTGTGCCAAGAATCTAGGCATTCGTATATTGTCGCTTCATATCCAGATCGGTAGTGGAGCGATTTTTTCATTTTTGCAGATTCGTAATATCCTTCTCTGAATTTAGGCTTTTTAGTTTTTTTGCCTTTTGAATTCCCTTTCTTTGGAGACATATCTTTCCAGACAAGTGCTTTCATCATTCCCTTCTTGGGGATGGGAGAGTGTGGGTGCTTCACCTTGAAGTGCATCCTCATATCCCTGACAGGAGCACCGCAGTGTTCGCATGGGCATATTAGAAACTCACGACCTTCATCATGGGTTTCTAATATATGTTCCTTAAATTCAGAAAAAGACATATATTGTCTGCCGCATACAAAACACTGATACTTTCTTTGATTTTTATTAGTGTTGTCAAAAGGAAGGGTCATTTTAACTTCTCGTAAAGAGCACGTTTGTCTATTATCTTTATAGAATTCAAGTCTCTATTAGAAAAAATATGCTGTTTTTCTTCACCGTTTAGTGCATCTTGTAAATTTAATGCGGCGAAGGATGCTTCATCTCTCCAGCCGTCTTCTTCGCAATCTTCATCATCGGATTTTAATTTTGCAAAAATTAACCTGCTTTGCTCTGGTGCTCCAAAGCAATTTTTTCCTTTTGTGAAAAATAATAAAAGGCCGTTTTTATCTATAAAATTGTCTATTGTGTTCTCATGGAGGACTTGTTTGTCCCATGTGTCCATTAGATTTCTAAATTCAGAAAATGCAGGAGATTTATTCATATTAATGTTTCTCAAAAAAAGATCTACTCATAGAGTATATAAGGCATGAACAACAATTTATCATTTAGAGATTTTTTGGAATATCAAAAACAAAAAATAGATTATTTAAACCAAATTGAAGACGAGCTAGGAATACCCCCTGAACTAGTTGCAGACAGTCCGCAGACTATTTCTCAGTTTTCTATAGGTGGAAATTCATATAACCTATCTGGATATAAAATTTTAGGGTATGATCGTGATTCTGATGGAAATATAACCCATGCTAAAATCCAGATGATGAACGATACAAGTGATACAACAAAGAAAAAGTTTAAAAAAGACGATGATGGAAAGCAAATCAGAGTCAGTGCTTATGAAGATCCAGATAACAAAGTTTATACGATTCCTGTTGATCAGTTGAACACCGCACTTCTGCAAGGCTTGGATTCTCAGTCACCCATGTAATTTTTCAATTCGGCATTGATTATTCTGATTGATTACTATATTATTACCGTCGCAGGAACACTGATCTAGTATCCTTGCCAAAGGGCAGGAGACTGTTTTTGCTTATTAATTATAAAGAAGATTTTAAATATTACTTAAGTTAAAAATAATTATATTAGAAAACCTGACACTACAATGTCAGCGGTTTGGGAAGCCGAACTTTCATTTGAAGCAATTCATTTGAAAAACGATTATTCCCATAACGCTCTAGCAAGCACAAGATGCTGGGCTTTGGGGTTCGAATCCTCTGGGGCGTCTTTTTTTTTAAACTTTAGAGAGAATTAAGATGCAAGCGACTGCAAGACATATTTTGGTAGACTCAGAGGCACGATGTTTAGAACTGAAAAAAGAGATTGAATCTGGGTCGGATTTTGGACAAGCCGCCAAAGATTATTCAAAATGCCCATCAGGTCAAACTGGTGGTGGGCTAGGATCTTTTGGAAGAGGAAGAATGGTTCCTGAGTTTGATCAAGTTGTATTTAGCTGCCCCCTGAACGAAGTGCAAGGACCAGTGAAGACGCAGTTTGGTTATCATCTGCTACAAGTCACAGCCAGAGATTGAAATGAAAAATGTAATGGTTTACCCTGTCATGCTTCGATCTGAAGAAATTGATTTTTTAAAGAAGGCTCTTGGTGGTTTGGCACTCGTGCGTGATTACGACGAGAGTGAAGAGCCTCTTTTGGAAAAAATAAAAGACAGATTATCAAAAGTAAAGCCTTAGAGAACTTAAATGTATTTGATGCAAGATTATGACGATGCTTTGGAAAAGATTCTAAAACACGGAATAAGAAAGACAAATCGCACAGGCGTTGATACTATTTCTCTTTTTGGAATGCAATCTCGCTATAGGATTGATGAGAGATTTCCTCTTTTGACCAGACGAAAAATTCGCCATAAATCAATGGTTGGCGAGCTTCTTTGGTTTTTGTCCGGTAGCACTTTAAACCAAGATTTGAAAGATCTAGGTTGTGGGTTTTGGACTCCTTGGCTGGACAAAGAGTTCGAAGAAGAAAATGGATTTGTAGACGGTGCGTTTGGTCCCTTGTATGGCTTCCAGCTTAGGCATTTTGGTGGACACTATGGAAACGGCTCAAGCGAAGTTAATGCTAATCCACTTTATGGAGAAGGTGGTTTTGATCAACTTGCTTACATGGTTGATCTTTTAAAAAATAATCCAAATGATAGAAGGATTCTCTTCTCCCTATGGAATCCTAAGATGATGCATCAAATGAGATTGCCTCCTTGTCATTACACTTTCCAGTGTTATACGCATGATGGCAAACTTAGCGGTATGCTTACGCAACGCTCTTGTGATTTCCCTGTTGGTGTTCCTTTTAACATAGCATTCTATAGTGCTTTGATTTATATGCTTGCCCAACAAGCGGATTTAGAGCCTTACGAGTTTATTCATACGACAGCAGACAGTCACATCTATGTCAATCAGATAGAAGCTGTTGAGGAATATCTTTCTAGAGGCAAGCCTGATTCTCCCGTTTTGAAAATCTTCGCCACAGCCAATTCAATTGAAGACTACAAGCCTTCTGATTTCGTCTTAGAAGATTATAACCCTGAGCCAGAAATAAAGTTCGAAGTTGCAGTATGATTAAATTAATTGTTGCACACGATGAAAACAGAGTCATCGGAAATGAAGGAAAGATTCCTTGGAGCGTTCCTGAAGATCTTAAAAACTTTAAGAGATTAACCACGGATCACGTTGTTGTAATGGGAAGAAAAACTTGGGATAGCCTTCCTAAAAAGCCTCTTCCAAACAGGCAGAACATTGTTGTCACCTCTAATGCGACAGGCTTAGAGTTTCCAAAGTCAATGCATCAAGATGATTCATTTATTTCAACAGAATCTGTTGAATCTGCTTTAGGTTATTCAAAAGATCTTTGGCCAGATAAAGATATTTACATAATTGGTGGCGGGCAATTGTATCGGTATGTACTTGAGAACGATTTGGTTGACTCGGTAATCGTGAGTTTAATCAAAGCTAAGTGCCATAAAGGTGATACTTTTTTTCCTGAATTAGATAAAAAATGGAAAATTTCAAATGTAGAGGATCATAACTACTTCTTAATTTTAAACTATGAAAAGGAATTGGCAGAAAATGACAAAAGAGTCGGAAAAAACGGAAAAGAGTGAGAACGGCAAGAGCCTAATTCACTCAGAAATTTTAAATGTTTTACTTATTGGTTTACTTGCAGGATTTGCAGGTGGGTTTTTGATAAGGTCATATGATCCTCAACCTGATTTGCCCATTAAAGATATAGAGCAAAAATATACAACAAGTTTTGAAGAGAACAAAGCAGATGGAGACGATGAAGGAAAATGGTCATTGATCCCTTCGGAGAAAGAGGAAGACAGCTACATTCAGGGTTTTGAGTATAAAAAAGATTGGTAGTAAAGACGGATTTATAAAATGAAAATTGAAGACGGCATTAAGCTTGATTTTTGTGACGTTCTAATTCGGCCAAAGAGATCCGAGACAGCAAGTCGTTCAAATGTTGTCATAAAGAGAACTTATCAATATAAGAATTCAAAAAATTGGTATGACGGATTTCCAATATTCGCAGCCAACATGGACACCGTTGGCACTATGGATATGGCCAGAGAATTCGCAAAACATGGAATGGACGTTTGTCTTCATAAGCATTATAAAACATCTGAATTAATTGATTTTTTCAAAAATGAATCAGATGAAGTTATCAATCACGCATGGTACACACTTGGAATTGTTGACTCAGACATGGCCAAATTCGAACGTGTCTTTTTTCAAGGCACGGGCTGTGGAGAAAGGCTACAGCATGTTTGTATAGATGTGGCGAACGGGTACAGTGCAGCTTTCGTTGACAAAGTTAAAAGGTTTAGAGAGCAATACCCAGCCATCGATTTGATGGTTGGAAATGTTTGCACTCCTGAAATGGTACAAGAACTTTTATTTGCGGGTGCAGACATTGTTAAAGTGGGAATTGGACCGGGCAGTGTTTGTGAAACTCGCATTGTTGCTGGCGTTGGCTACCCGCAGTTGTCTGCAATCATTGAGTGTGCCGATGCTGCACATGGACTTGGAGGACTGGTTTGCGCCGATGGAGGATGCACTACCTCTGGCGACATTGCAAAAGCTTTTGGAGCAGGTGCAGATTTCGCAATGCTTGGTGGGATGTTGTCTGGCACAGAGGAATGTGAAGGCGAATGGGAATATTCAGATGCTGGACCAGATATAAAAGAAGCATTAATTTTTTATGGGATGAGCAGTGAAACCGCTATGGACAAATATTCAGGGGGCATGGCAAGCCATCGTGCAGCAGAGGGAAAAGTCGTGAAAATACCATATAAAGGCCCTGTTCAGAATGTTATCCAAAATATCGAAGGCGGCATAAGAAGTGCTTGTTCTTATGTTGGGGCAACCAGATTAAAAGATCTTAGCAAGTGTACAACTTTTGTAAGGTGTGCAAGGACGCATAATACAGTGTATGGGGAATAATAGTCTTGTCTGGAAAAAACGATGTAAAAAGGATCGCACTGACGTATCCGACCGAAGGATATGGGAAAGCAAGTGTAATTGCTACAAAGTCATCCATTCTCATATTTTTTTAGGGAACGGCGCAATGCCCGATGCTTACTATGCGATTGTGATTGAAGAATTTCAGGGAAGAAATTCTAAAACTTTTTCTGAACGCATTATCTCAAGACATCGTAAGAAGAACCCTGCAATAAAATCTTGTGAAAATCATTTTAAAAAAACTTTGAAGTAACTACTTTAGATTGCACAAACGCCATTGTGTTGGTTGACCTGATGTTTACTGGGTCAATTTCTCCTTAATAAACGGGTGATCTAAGTTACGATAGATCACCCGTTTTTTTTATAATTTGTAAAAAGGTAACTCTATTATTGCGTCATGAATAAGTTTAATACTTTTTTAGAAAACATCAAAACGCAATCGCCAAGAATAGGAGTTATTGGCGATTGCATGATTGACAACTATTTTAGAGTTGGCGCAAACCGAGTCAGTCCTGAATTCCCTATTCCTGTGATGCTGATGGAAGGGGAATCGCCAGAAAAGTCAGTTCCTGGTGGTGCTGCCAATGTTGTCTCCCAATTTAAACACTTCCCTGTAAGAGTTGAACTTTTGGGATATGTTGACGATTTGGCATTAAAAGTTTTCAATTCTGAGAGTTGGGGACTTGGTTTTCAGCATGAAAACCAAGTCAATTTTTACGAATCTGTGAATATTGAAGAATCATACGGTCAAAAAATACCAACAAAAAACAGGTTTTATCAAAGAGATTTCCCCCTATGCAGGCTTGATGTTGAAAAGGAAAATTATGGACTTTCATCTGAACACTTTATAAAAGCTAGGGATCGACTTCAAACAGAGTGGCTTAAATCAAGTTTTGATGTCGCAATCTTTTCAGATTATGGAAAAGGCATTTTCGAGGAAGACTCTCACGGTACTTTTGTCGATTGGCCATCACTCACTGATGGAAACACTATAACAATCGTAGACCCAAAAAATGGGCCGGTTGAGAAGTGGCGTGGATGTACTGTGTTTAAGCCTAACTTTCTTGAAGCCAAAAAGCTTTCTGGGCTTGAAGACCCGATAGAGCAGTGCAATTATTTTCAAGCTAAAATCGGTTGCATGGCTGTCGTTGTTACAAATGGGGGCGACGGAGTATACGGTAAGGTTGGCGGGAAGCACTTTAATTACAGATCGGGGGATAGCATCAAGGCTAAATCTGTAATTGGGGCAGGGGATTGCTTCGCCGCCTTCCTTGCCATGGCTCTTTCTGTTGGGATGGATATAATTGATGCATGTGAGATTGCTTATGAGGCTGGTGCAATTTATGTGCAAAACTCTCACAACAAGCCTATTAAACCATCGGATATACTTATGAGTACAGATAAATTGACAATGCCTCCTCAAGAAAGAGATTATAAACTTGTTTTTACAAATGGGTGTTATGATCTATTACATTCAGGTCATTTAAAAGTTTTGGAAGAAGCTAAATCGTTTGGCGACAAGTTAGTTGTTGGCATTAATTCTGATGATAGCATTAAAAGAATAAAAGGTGACAAGCGGCCAATAATTCCTCTAGAAGATAGAGTAAAGATGCTGGCAGCGTTAGAATGTGTTGATTTTGTCGTTTCCTTTGACCAGAAAACTCCATATGCATTGATCAAAAAGATAATGCCTGATGTTTTGGTAAAAGGTGGAGATTGGGAAGGCAAGGTCGTTATTGGCTCCGATTTGGTGGAAGACGTTAGATTTGTTGAATTGCTTGAAGGCATGTCAACAACAGAAATAATAAACAAGGCAAGTCGATCTTGATTCAACATTCTCGAAATAGTATAAATTCCTATTATGACACAATTACCAGTACCGATTTATGCTCTCGTAATTGAGCAGGAAAAAAGAACCACAAAGAATGGCGATTACTTTTGGCAAAATGCTTTAAAAACATGTGTCGGAAATATCAAGTCTCTAATGTGGAATGCACCATCAAATGCTGAGGAGTCGCCACTTTTCCCTCACACGGGCGACATTATTGAGATTACAGGATATGACGACCAGTTTGCCGAACGGGGCAGCATCGTCATCAGAGGCTTTCACAGGCTCACTAAAGAAACGCTGCCGCAAGAAGAGCACTCTATATTAGAATTTGAAAAAGCATCTGAAGAAGAGATGAGGTCTGCTTTGAATCTTATTTCTGATTCTAGCTTTTGGGACGATGATAAGCATCACAAGTTCACCATGCAATGTCTTTCGACATTCGACGTAGAAAAATTGAGAGCTTGCCCCGCAGCCGGGAAAGTTCACCACAATTATGGTGGCGGACTAATTGTTCACACTTCTGAAGTTTTAGATCTATGTAGAGCAATTGCAGATGCAAGCAAGAGATACAGTTTTATAAATAGAGATGCGTTGTTTTCTGGAGCAATTCTTCACGATCTTGGAAAAGTTGAAACTTATTATCTTAACGATATGGGTATCGCAGAAACATTGACAACAGAGAGAACTATTGGTCATTTGTTTTATGGCATGGAACTTGTGTCTCAAGAGAAGAAGAAACTTCAAGGCGATAGCTTTGTGACGCAAGATTGGGTTAATGAAGTTCTTCATCTGATCGCCAGTCACCACGGACTTCCCGAATGGGGTTCGGTTAAAACTGTTCAATCTGTTGAGGCGGGCATTTTGAGCCGTGCCGATTACATTTCGAGTCGTAACGGCATGATTGAGACGAATCTAAAAGAAGCAATCAAGGCAAAACAACCTCTTCAGGACTCTTTTAGAATTTATGGAGATTCTTATTTTTCTTCAATCGGAATGAAAGAGTACGTATCAAAAGGAAATTAAAATATGTCGAAAAACAAGCAAGAGAATATTGAGGAGAAAAAATGAAACAACTAATTGACTATCTTGAATCCGACAGCCCTACTTTGTCTGGTCTTTACAAAATATGTGAGAAAACCTCTTCTGACATTAATGCTCATTTTCCAAGAATGCTTTCCCTTGCCAAAGAGTGCAGTCATGTTACTGAATTTGGTGCAAGGCATGGAGTTTCAACGGTTTGCTGGCTTGCCGCAAGGCCGAGTAAATTTGTAACATACGACATTCATCCAAAAGGAAGCGTAGGGCAAATTGGAGAACTTTCAGAAGGAACTGAGTTTGAATTTAAACATGAGAGTTCAGTAGAAACAGAAATAGAAAAAACAGATTTGCTTTTCATTGATTCTTTTCACACATACGATCATTTAAAGAAAGAGCTTGAACTTCATCATAACAAAGTTACTAAGTACATAGTGATGCACGACACAGAAAGTTGTGGTCTTGTTGGTGGTCACAACACTGGTGCTAAAGGACTTAAACCAGCTATTGAGGAGTTTTTGAGTTCTAATGATGATTGGGATCAATTAGAGCATCATGCAAATTGCAGCGGCCTAACGATCCTTAAAAGAAGCACGGACAACATGGAGAATCAGTATACAGACTATCAAGTTAAGTCTTTAATTAATGTTGTCAATATGGCTTTGGATACTTCTGACGAAGGCTTGTTTATAGAAATCGGCTGCTGGAAAGGAAAGAGTTGTTCAGCAATTGCCAATAAAATATGGCCTATGTCCTTTAATGCTTGCGATACATGGAAGGGCAATATCGACGAAGGCAACGTTACAGGAAAGCTTCATCCTACGGCCAAGGTCGCAGCTTCAGTAGATGTAAAGGCAATTTTTGATGAGAATATAGAGAAGCACACAAAAGGGAATGTAAAAGTACATCAAATGGATTGTTTTGACTATCTGGAAAAATTAGACAAACCAGTTAAATTTTGCCACATTGATGCGTCTCATGACTATGAGAGTGTGAAAAAAACAATTAAAACGTTGCTTCCCAAACTAACTAAGAACGGTGTTCTTTGCGGAGACGATATTGCTTCTGCTCACAAAGGTCGTCACGACCTTGAGGGAGGAGTTGAAAGAGCCGTAATGGAATTACTTCCTGGTTATAAAAAAGATAGAAATTTTTGGTGGTGGTCAAAATGAAAGTTTATAGTTGTTCCCCTTTTTTTAATGAATACGACCTTCTTGATTTGAAGGTTGCTGAAGAAATAGATACGGTAGATAAGATATTTCTTATTGAATCGAATCAGTCGCTGCATTGTTTGCCAAAGCCTTTAAATTTAAAAGGCAACAAGCATGAAAACAATCCAAAAGTAGAGTTTTGTTTTATTGAAGATGAATTCTCACCCAATGCTCATAGGCCGAATGACACCATTCAAAAGAATGGTGTTTTAAGATTCTTTGATTACGATGATGACGATGTGCTGATTTGTTCTGACCTTGATGAAATTAACAACAAGAAAGACCTTCCGAGGATCATCGATGCTGCGTCTGAGCATGGTTTCGTAAAGCTGGCGATGCATTGCTATTACTACAAGATTAATCTGCAAAGAGGCCAGAAAGACGCAAATAAGGGATGGAGATGTTCTTACGCCATTACAGGCAGAGAACTGAGAAAGCGGAATGAAAATATTTATAAACTCCGAAATGAACGCAAGGGCATTGGTGTCATAAATACAGATGGCAAGCACTTTAGTTATCTTACCGATCCTGAAGGAATTGCTTACAAGATCAATAATGCAGGACATCCTGAATTTATGAAAAACAAGTTCACGGATGAAGAAAAGATTAAAGAAAGAATTTCAAAACAACAAGACCCTTTTGACAGAACGCTCTCGACTGGCGAAGTTCAAACGCTTACGAAGGTCCCAGTTGACGAAACCTATCCTCAAACAATATTAGACAACATTGACTTTTGGAGTAAGTATATCGCATGGTAGAGCCTGACATCCCAACACTGGCTAAACTCATACAAGACATAGGGGATGAAGATGACATCTTCTATATCAGGATGTTTAGTAAGCAGCGTCATACAATGTATTTCAAATTTTGGGCTAAGCATTTTGAATACTTGGACATGTTAGAATCATATCCTGAGATATCGGGGCACACCATTGATTTTGGATGCGGCTCAGGGCATTCTGACATCTGCCTAGCCTTTAAAGGCCGCAAGGTGCATGGTATCGATAATAGCCGCACAGCAATTGCAATAGCTAATTATCTCAAAGGCTTGCAGCCTCACGAAATACAAGACGATGTGTCGTTTGAGTGTTTACACCTAGATGAGACGGTAGAAGAAGCTGAATATGACTCTGTATGGTCATCTCATTGTTTCGAGCACGTAGAAGACCCTACGGAGATATTTGAGGGCTTAAAGAAGCTTACTAAGCCTGCGGCCAAGATGTTAATCTCTGTGCCCTTTAAGGAGCATTACAATCATCCTACGCATGTGCATTGGTGGTATTCAGAGAAAGAATTTGAAGATTACCTCAGCAAATGGGCAAAAGTGCTAGATGTAAAAAGAAAAAATACTGTATTGAGGGCTTTGCTAGAACTATGAAGAATTTTGCAATTACAGGCATGGGGAGAAGTGGTACTACTTTTTTAAGCCAATTAATGAATAGGTCTGAAGTTTGGACTGTTTTGCATGAACCGGGCATACAAAGAAAAGCACCAATAGAAAAAGTCCAACCCAGATTTCAAAAAGATTTTTATGGAGAAGTTAATTCTTATTTGATGAATGTTTTCAAAGACTTAGAGGTTGAAAAAAAAGCCATTCTAATTCGTCACCCTCATGATGTTTTTCTATCCGCATACAATAGAAGACCTAAATTTAAATGCGAAACAGTTGTTCCTTTTATGAAAGAACATTACACTATACTAGACTCCTATTTAGAAGAAGGTATAAAGATGATAAGATTTGAAAAAATGACAACTGATATTGTTTATTTGCAATCCTTGCTTGATGATTTTGAAATCAATGACGTTGAAATATGTCAAGAAGATTTAGATATAAAGATAAATACAAACAAAGAATATCACTGTGATAATTTTGAAGACATCGACACAAAATGCAAGGAAAGTTTTCTTAAAGAAGTCAATTGGTTTGCAGACAAATACTATGATGTTTTTTCTAACACAGCCAAGTAAAGACCATTCCACCAAGTGTCAACTTCTCTTCCTTCCATGCATCCAAGTCTTTTTGTTCCATGTGGGTCATTCTTGCCACCGGGAGTAAAAAACTCTTGCTCAAAGAGTATCTTATAGCCCTTCAGTGCAGCCTTAGTGGAAGTTCTAATGTGTCCTCTATTCCAATCATCCATCACCATAATAAATGTGTCTGCGAAAACATCATTGTAATGCGTAAAAGCTTTAATGGTGCCTTCAGGAGTGTGGTCTCCATCATAGAAGTAAACATTAACCTTTTCTTCTATCTTGGACACGTCAAATTCCCAACTGTTTTCTTCGAAGAAAGTATAATCGCAATGCTTAGAGAATCTTTCTTTGTTAGCATAAAAGTCTACCGATGCACTTTCTTTTTGTTTAAACTTAGACGAGAATTGGTCTAAAGCGTAGAATTTACCTTCATTTTCAAACGAGGCAGCAATAATGGTTGATCCTTTCCAACTTCCTATCTCAAAATAAACGGCTTCAGGAAATGCACATAAATTATTAAGAAGATGGCGACTCTTCGTAGAAGACATGCCGTCAACCATAAGAGCACCCTTGTTAAGCTTAGAAACTTCTTTGCCAGCATTTTCTATTGCGGTTTGTGCCCATTTTATATAGTCCACAATGTATCCTTGTTTAATTTCAATATACAGTTAGGTATTTCTTTTCGATCTATTTCGAATTTCTCAGAATAGAATTTCATTTTGCCGCCACTCCAACAATATGAACCATCCTTAAGTGTTTTAATTCTCTTGCGTGGGAGACTTGCGTTTCTCAAAGCATTTAGATGATATATTTTACAAATGTCTTCTGGCAATTTTTCTATTGCTTCTCTGTGAGAATTTATTTTGTTTGGGTCAACAACATATTGATGTGCTCTACAATCGCCCGGAGGACAGATGTATCCTTTTTTGTATTTGTAAAGTCTTGGCTTCCAATCTGGTATTCTGATCTCGTGGAAAAAATCATCAATAGGGTCAATAGTTTTGATTCTATATTTATCGTACCCATTGCCAGTAGTGAGGATGAATTCAAATAGCCTTTTCAACCCATCTTCGTGATAAACCTCATCAGAGTCTACATTTAAAATCCATTTGCAATCGTCTGTAGTGTGCTTTAAAACACTGTTGTTCTTCAATGCTCTGTTTTTGCAGGTGTCAGTATACTCATAATGTATTTTTCCACTTTTGTTAAACTTTTCTGCTATCTTGTAGACAGAAGGTTCATCAAATTTTATTCCCGGCTTAATTGGGCCACCATGAGGACCATCTGCTATGAGTATCTTGGTGATTCCCGGAAAGTCCACAAGAGGCTTTAAAGATAAAGGCAATACATCGCCAGATTTATAAGTACACATTAAGACATTAATCATATATTTATTTACCCACACCTCAAACTTTTTAAAAATACAATTTATTTGATATTACTATATACTGGCATGAGAGGAAAATGCTCAAATAAGCAATATCAAATAATGGCTGAGATTGTCAAAGAAAACAATTATCAGAATATAGTCAACATAGGCGTATATCAAGGTGCATCAATTTTTCCAATGGCTGAAATATGCAACGGCAAAATTCATTGTGTCGATATATGGCCTATTGAAGAATGGAAGGCAGCTTTCGTAGCTGGAATAAAAGCAAGGAAATTAACCAATTGTATTGTTCATCACATGTCTAGTGATAATTTTTTTGAATCCACTACTGAATCAATAGATTTTGCTTTTATTGATGGCAACCACGATGCAGAGGTTGTGAAGAGGGATATATTAGGATCAATTAGATGTGGAGCTAAGGATATATTGTGTCACGACTACAAGGATCATCTACAGCGACCCGGAAAAAGGTTCGGAGTAGAGACAGCCGTAGATGACTTGATTAAAGAAGGCGTTGTCGCCATGATAGAAGAGATAGAGTTTATGGCGAGGTTGAAACCTATTTGATGCTATGTGGTCTGCGCAACGTTTATTTGCTGCAATCGCATCCTTCGCAATCACATTCTATTTTGCATTTGCCTTCTTCACAGCAGCAGGCACCGATATCCACACAATGGCATTTATCCCCCTCACAGCAGCAGGAAGAGTCGTCGGAAGAGCATCCAGTTAGGGAAAAACACATTCCCAAAATTAGTAAAGTTAGTATTTTTTTCATTTATCCATCCTTAAATAAAGTTTTAAATATTTACGCTTCAAACATAGATAAATTACTATGAATAATTATTCTTTTGAAAAATGGGTATCTCTTAAAGAGATGGAAGTGGGACAACAGGGCAATGCGGAAAAGGACGCAGAGAATTCTCAGTTGAGCCAGCAAATTAAAGCAGACACCACAAAAACAATCAAAAGTGGTGGAGATTCTAAAGCCGTAAAAGATGCTGTAAAAAATAATGTTATAAAAGCAATCGATAGCGGCCAGCTAAAGCCAGCCGATGCAGCAAAATTTTTGCCTGACAATAACGCAAAGAAGTAATCATAGTTTCAAAAACTGTTCTTGTCCTTCGATTTCACAATGAAGGACATATCCGCCAGTGCTTAGATGCTTTCTGAATGTTTTTATTTTTCCAGAATGAATTTTCCGATGGCAGTTTGCACAGACAGTCAAGGAGTTGTGACTGGTATATCTTCCTCCGTCTGCTCCTTCGTTTATTCTGTGGACATCTAAAATTTCATAGTCTGCACATTCGCAAAAAGCACAGCTTTCTAATCTTTTCTTGTTTTTCTTGTTGATTAGCGTTTTTTTACGTCCCATATCTACATAATAGTATGGAATTCAGAAAATGGCTTGAGCAAGGCACGGGAGCAAGTGCCACAGGAATGAACGCAGCAGGAAGGGCAGGAGAAAGCCCTGTAGCACCTGCTAATCCACAAATGGCAGGCATCAATCCTCAAGATAATTTAAATAGTTCTAAAAAGCCCAGATCGGCATTTAATGTGTCTGACAAATTGCAAACAAACAACAAAAGACCAGCTTCAAACATGAGTCCCGGCACTCAGCCGAATCCTGTTCCCCCTGCTTCTAATATGTCCCCACCCTCGACGCCAAAATCTGGTTCGGTTCGTGGCGGCGGCATAGGTCAGCCTCAACAATTTGGACAAGCTCAAAATAATGCTAACTCAACGGTTCAAGTTCCATCGCCTGATACTAATATAGGTTGATGTATACTTTATTGAATAAAAAGACAGGCAGAACCTTAAAGCATCCTCAAGTTGGATTGTGGTTTACTTCTGATGTTGAAGAAGCGAAAGAAATGCTCGCTGCATGTGCAGAGTATGTAGAAACATTGAAAATGGATGTTTCTGATTTTGCTATCGTTGATGCTGAATCTGGAGAATTGATAGAAGATGAATCAAAGGAATAAAGCAATAAAGCAGTCACTGCGATTGTAAGTCTAAGTAGTTTATTTAGTTATTGAAAATTTACACTGGTAACTAAATTAAAACATGACTATCTCTAAAACTGGCGACAACTTAGCTGTTGTTATTAATATTGATAAAGACCCATTTGAGCCATGGATGGCGTTTTGCTCATGGTATTCAATTGTTAAGAATTTACCAGACGCAAAGGTTTTCATACTTGCAAGAGGAGACTTTATTAAAAGCGATATTGTTTCAAATTGGGCAAAAAGATGTAAAATTAATTTTTCTCAATATAATGATCAAAATTATTTAAATGTTGCTAAAACGAAATTTAGTAGACATTTTGAAAAAACTTTATTTATTAATTCTGACGTTATGGCCGTTGACACTTATTTAGGGGATAAAATTACTTCTTCTAAATCTAATGAACAATCTACATTCGTAAGTTATTTAGATGGAGTTGGTAACTTTGTTTTAGCTGAGTGCATAAATAAAAATGTACTACCCTTTGGTGCTATATCTCGAAGATTTATAAGTTCCGAAATGAGCGTTAATGAATCTAGGATAATTAAGCTGTGGGAAAAGGCAGAAAAATTATACAAGGCTACCTTTTAGGATGGAGGAAAGGATGAGATATTTCGATTATGATGGCAACGAAGATTTCAGGGACGATATAGATAATTTTTTCAATGAAGAACGTTATTTTGATGAAGAAGATATAATGCGAGAATACCTTGAGGTGCCGCACGTTGAAGTTAAGACAAAAGATCCTAGACCCAAGGTTTTGGAAACAGTACGTAAAACATTAGAAAAAAGTTGGTTTTGGAGATTCAGATCACCAGAATACAAGTCAAAAAAAATAGCCGAACTTTATACATTACTGTATATATTGATGTATAAAAAAACACAAGATAAAAACGAAAACGAAGAAGACTCGGAGTAAAAATGCCTTTTTATGAATTAGAATGTAAAAAATGTAGACATGATTATGACATCATGTCTACAATGTCCAACAGGGAAGAAAATATAAAAAAAGCCAAGTGTCCTGAATGTGGATCAAAATCAAAAGTTTCTTTGGTTTCTTCTACAAATTTTTCTTTTTCAAATCCAGAGGGAACAGATAAGTTTAACAATTCGCACGATTATAGGTTTAAACATAAAATGGAAAAACCAGGCGGTGTGAAAGCGACCAGAAAAATTGCAGAAGCTGTTAGCAAAATGGGAACTGATCCGTATGGAGATGCTGATGTTAAAAAGTTTGGTCAACAGATCGATGACATCACTAGTGGCGAAAATTTTGGCGAGGTTAAGTAAAATAATTTATCAAACAAATTAGCATTGATCATAATTCTAGAAGGTCTTATACTCTTTTATATTCGGGAACAAGAATCTCCAAACTCTCCAAACTTTCGAAATTATAGAATAGGAACTTCTCATGGAAAATGAAAATTTCAACAAGGAAGAGCATGAAGGCACTTCTAAGCTAGACAAGCTTGCTGGATTTTTTGATACTGGTAAATTTCAAACACTTAATCAGGAAATGACTTTTTCTGAGTACATTGATAGTTGTTATAAAAGTCCAGGCTTAGTCCGATCAGCTTACCAGCGAGTTTATGATATGATCATGAATGCTGGAACTTCTGAGTTTAAAAAGTATCGAAAAACCTATATCCATTATAACTTCTTTGATAATGATGAAATTCCAATTTATGGTTTGGACAATACTCTACATGAATTGGTTAAATTTATTCGGGGTGCTGCCGGTTGGTACGGAACCGAAAAAAGAATTCTTCTTCTCCACGGGCCAGTAGGTTCGTCTAAGTCTACAATTTGCCGACTTATCAAAAGAGGCATGGAAGAATACTCTCAAACAGACCAAGGTGCTTGGTATACATACCGTTGGAAAAACCTTCCAACAGGGTCCGATGGAATTTATACAAATGATTCTGATGATTGTCCGATGCATGACGATCCCATTAAGTTAGTGCCCATGAAAGTACGAGCAGAACTTCTCAAAGATTTGAATGAAGTAAAGGCAGAGTTTGGGAATCACCCTCAAGGAGAGCAAACATACGAACTCCGTTGCGACGGGGAGCTTAATCCGAGATGTAAAAAGTTTATGGATGAACTTTTGAAAATACACAAGGGTGATTGGAGAAAGGTTGTTGACGAGCACATTGTTGTTGTGAGAAAAGTTTATTCTGAAGCAGACAGATGCGGGATTGCAACTTTTCAACCTAAAGACGAAAAGAATCAAGATGCTACTGAGCTAACTGGTGACATCAATTATGCGAAGCTTCCTCACTTTGGATCTGATAGTGATCCTAGAGCTTTCAACTTTGATGGTGAGTTTTGTGTGGGGAATCGTGGTGTTGTTGAATTTATTGAGATGCTGAAGCTTGCTCAAGAGTTTTTGTACGATCTTTTGGGAGCGTCTCAAGAGCGAAGCATAAAGCCGAAAAAGTTCGCTCAGATTGGGGTCGATGAAGTCTTAATTGGGCATACAAATAATCCTGAGTATGAAAAACTCAAGAACAATCAAAGCATGGAAGCCTTGCGTGATAGAACTGTGAAGATCGATGTTCCATATCTTTTAAGTCTTTCTGATGAACTTAAAGTTTATCAGAACGATTACGGCAAAAGTAAAGTTCCTCAGCATGTTGCTCCTCATACTTTAGAGATTGCCGCTCTTTGGGCGGTTTTGACAAGATTGCAAGATGATAAAGATGGCAAAATTTCTTTGGTAGAGAAGTCAAAGCTTTATGATGGAAAATCAATGCCTGGCTGGACTGAAGATTCAGTAAAAGAAATGCGAGATAAATATCCAAATGAAGGGATGTCTGGCGGAGTCTCTGCTCGATATGTTCAGGACAAGATTTCTAACTGTTTGAGTTCTCACCATGATTACATCAATCCATTCATGGTGCTGAATGAAATTCGTGAAGGACTTGACGGATCTTCTTTGATCTCTAATCAAGAGGACGCAAGTAGGTTTAACACTTGTGTTGATTTTGCTATGAAAGAGCTAGATGAGATTTTGAAAACAGAAGTTCAAAAAGCACTTGTTGGTGATGAGAATGCCATTATTAGACTTTGTACTAATTATGTCGATAACGTGATGGCATACATTAAAAAGGCAAAAGTGACCAATCCGTACACAGGACAGGAACAGTTGCCAGATGAGCAGTTGATGAGATCGATTGAAGAAAAAATTGATGTTCCAGAAGTTGGCTCTGACGACTTCCGCAGAAGTTTGGCAGCTTTCATTGGAAATCTTGCCCATGAAAGCAAAACCTTTAAGTGGGATAGTAACCCACAGTTGCAAAAGGCTTTGCAAACCAAACTATTCGAAGACACTAGAGATCACATAAAGCTTTCTGCTTTAAATTCTCTTGGTGCCTCTGTAGTTGATCCAGACGTTCAAGAAAAAATTGATGCAATTAAGTCCCGCTTGATTAAGCATCATGGATATAACGAAAAATCCGCAACGGATGTTCTTGATTATGTTGGTTCTATATTTGCAAGAGGCGATGTAGCTAACGACTCCTAGATATAAAGAGGATGAGCCACTCTTCACTTCTTTGTGGGGGTGGCTCTTTATTTTAGACTACTAAAGGGTTCAGTAATGCCAAGACGTATTGAAGAAGACCACAAAAGATTTAGAGATGTTTATTCTGGCCGAATAAGAAAAGATCTTCAAAAGAGGATTAAAAACGGATCTATATTTAGAACTCGTGGAGATGGGAAAAAGATAAACATCACAATCCCAAAAATAGACATACCACATATTGTTTATGGGAATAGTGGCGAGGGAGTCGGACGTGGCGGTGGAAAACCTGGAGACGTAGTTGGGAGAGATGATCCAGGCGATGGAAAAGGCAAGGGCAAGGCAGGACAAGGACAATCTGATGGCGTTACTATATCCATAGACTTGGAAGATGTTTTAAAATTTCTTCAGGATGAATTAGAACTTCCTGATTTAAAGCCAAAGCCAAATCAAACTTATGATGAAATTAAAATTAAATACAATGATATTTCATTACAAGGTCCAGAATCCTTAAGGCACAATCGAAGAACTATGCAGCAAGCCATGAAGAGAATGGCTGCTTCTGGAGAATTGGAAAAACTCCATGCCATTCCCGGCATGAAGGAGCCTGTAAAAATGATCATGCCGATAAACAGTGATCGCAGGTATAGGCGATATAAAGAAATAAAAGTTCCATCGAGCAATGCTGTTATATTTTTCGCTCGTGATGGATCTGCTTCAATGGACCAGACAAAGTGTGATATTGTTAGCGATATGTCTTGGTGGATAGATTTATGGATAAGGCAGTTTTATAAACGTGTCGAAAGATGTTATATTTGGCACGACACAGAAGCTTCGGAAGTTGATGAGAAAAGATTCTATAAATACCGATATGGTGGTGGAACAACATGTTCATCTGCTTTGAAATTAATTTCAAAGCAGATGGAAAATAGGTTTCCTCCTGAAAAGTGGAATGTGTACGTAATTTATTTTACTGACGGGGAAAACTGGGACAATGACAACGAAGTCTTTTCAAAAATAATAAAAGATCAATTCACAGAAGATATTGTCAACTTTATAGGAATAGCTCAAATTTTGCCTTGGAGATACAAGGGAAGCTTGAAAGAATATGTAGATGAGAATGTTTTAATGTCGGAAAGCCCTCCTTCTAACGTTGTGACCACAGATATAATGTCTGACTCAGAAGACAATGTATCTAGTTGGGGGCCTGCTTCTGAAATTTCAGAGGAAGAAAGAGACGTAAAAATCAGAGAAGCAATTATTGATTTATTAGGAAAACCGGGTTTAATAGAAAAGAAGATTCAAGGATAAAAAATATGTCTAGTAAATTTTTCAGAGGCTCTTCTCTGCTTCTCGGTGACAGCACTGTGCCAGGCGTTCAGCTTCCTAGTGAGCTTAAGAAGATTATGCCTGACATATTCAAGGCAGTTAAAGACTTCGGCTGCGATTTTTATCCCACCGTTGTTCAGATGCTGACTTACGATGAAATAAGTGAAGTTGCATCTTACGGAGGATTTCCAGTTCGTTACCCACACTGGAAATGGGGAATGGAATACGAAAGCCTTCAAAAAGGTTACGAGCATGGGATGCACCGAATTTATGAAATGGTTATTAATACCAATCCTTGTTACATCTACTGTTTGGATTCAAATACGCTGGTGGATAATGTTACGGTTATTGCTCACGCTTTAGGCCACAATGACTTTTTTAAGAACAACATATATTTTGCGCCCACCTCGCAAAATATGATGAACCAACTTGCTAATCATGGAACCCGCATCCGAAAATACATGCAGCGTTGGGGCGTGGAGAAAGTTACAGAATTTATCGACCACTGCTGCTCGATTGAAACTTTGATAGACTCAGCGAAGGCTTGGGAAGAAAAGGTTGTAAAAGATCGTGTCATACAAGATGAGAGAACCTACAAGCAGCCTAAAAGGTTAGGTGTAAATTCTGACCGTGATTACATGGAGCCTTATATCAATCCTAAAAGATGGATTGATGGCCAAAAAGAAAAGATTAGTCGAGATGAGGCCGCACAGCAAATTGGAATATTTAAAAATCCAACTAAAGACATTATGGGATTTTTAAGAGATAGTGCTCCTTTGAAACCTTGGCAGTCAGACATTCTTTCCATGATGTATGAGGAAAGTTTATATTTTTCGCCTCAAAGAGTTACAAAAATGCTCAACGAAGGATGGGCAAGCTTTACAGATTATACAGTAATGTGTGAAATGGGACTTTGTGGCTTAGGGCAGACAGGCGAAGACTGCGGCATCGTTGAATACTCCGCTCACAAGATGGGCGTTCTCGGAGGCAAGTATTCGATGAATCCTTATAAGCTAGGATTCTGTCTTTTGTTGGATATCGAAGAGAGGTGGAATAAAGGCAAGTTTGGCCAAGAGTACGAAGAATGTAGCAATATAGTAGAAAAAGAAAATTGGGATAAGAATCTAGGTCTAGGCAGAGATAAAATATTTGATGTTCGAAAGCAATATAATGACCTAACAGCTTTGATGGAGTTTTTCACAGAAGATTTTTGTAATAAATATGAGTTTTTTGAATGGAAAAGATATCCAAATGGCGAGTACAAGATTGAAAATCGTGACCACAAGTCAATCAAAAGTAAGTTGATCAAAAGACATTTGAATGGAGGCTTGCCAGAGATATATCTAGTAGATCCAAACCACCAAGGCAAGGGAGTCATGTTGCTAGAGCACAACTCCGATGGCAGAGGCTTGTATGAGCCGGATTTAATCCCCACTTTAAAGTCTTTAAGATTCATTTGGGGGAATGATGTGGTGTTGTCTACTACTGGTTCCGATGACGAAGAAATAGTTTATTGGTGCGTAGGAACACAGGATGGCGATGTGGCCGTCATGACCAGAGAAGAATACGAATCGCTATAGGGTGTTCGACCTGCTAAAAGCATTAAAGAAAGTCAAAAGGGATGTAAGCAATGAGTGATAAACAATCTGAGGCTGAGAATGGGATCTCTAAAGATCATAATGTTCATAAGTTCTTTAAATAAAAGGACTTATGAACATTTTTGAAGTTAATAGTTTTAATATTTTCCTAGGAAGGAAGTTAAAAAAGATAAATAGAATATAAATCAGATATATAATAGTGAATTAAATAAAGACTTTTTTGGAGGTTGCGATGGCTACAACGAAAAATAGTTTGCGTAAAAAGTCGGAAATTGAACAGCTTCTCAGCGATGTTCACTCTCACAATATCAATCACTATACAAGAGAACTCTTTCTGCACAGTTCTTTAAGCCCTTTGTCTGACGATTCCGAACCAGGTGTAGATTACAGAATGGCAGTTAGATTTAATAAAAATTTATCTGTTTTAGAGAATCAGAATTCTGAAAACGTACTGGTACACATGCATTCTACTGGCGGAAGTTGGTGCGATGGGTTAGCGATGTTTGATGCAATTAGATTTGCAAACTCATCAGTCACGTTTGTTACTTATGCACAAGCTTCTTCTATGAGTGGAATTTTGTTGCAAGCGGCTGATAAAAGAGTTTTAACGCCTAATTGTGAATTCATGATTCACCATGGTTCTATAGCTTTGCATGATAACTCCATAGCTGTAAACTCCGCTGTGGAAATGAATAATAAATATATGAAACGTATGTTGCAAATATTTGCTAGACGCTGTAAGATTGGAGAGTTCTTTTTAGAGAAAGAATACACAGAATCACGAATTATATCTTGGATAGATAAAAAGCTCAAGGATAAGAGTGATTGGTACATGTCTGCGGAAGAGGCAGTGTACTACGGCTTTGCTGATGGGATTTTGGGAACCAAAGGTTTCGAAACTATAGCAAAGATAAGGAGATGCTCTAAGTTTAAGGAATGTATTTGATGCCAAAACCTAATGATATAAGGTTTTGCAAAGATAGGTACGAAAAGTATGATGGACCTGCAAAGCTAGTGGCAACGGAATTTTTACAACAACGTGGATTCAAAAAAATATCAGAGAACTTAGACGAGAGCAGAGGAAAATTTAAAAAGATATGGGATGTTGCTGGAACGCATTCAAAAAAGAGTATCGGTGAATGGAGAATTGAGGCCGAGATAAAGCAAGATTGGGGAACAAAATGGTTTGACGTTCCTTTCAAATTTCATACAATGGACTTCCCTTACCGCAAAAGGGACAAAGCAGAAGAGCATGCCACTCATATGATGATAATCGGGGGCGATTACAAAAGGCTGTTCATTGTAAATCGTGAAGCCATGCTGGAGTCGCCTGTTGAAAACAAGTGGTGCAGAAACAGAAAAGGATCTGAGCCTTTCTTCAAGGTAGACACACAAGATCCAAAAGCTGCTTTTTACTTTAAAAATGAAAAGACGGGCAAATGGAAACAATGGAAAGATTAAATAATGGCAAATATGACGCTGGCGAATTTGAAAAGTATCTTGAATCTAAAGGAGTAAAATATGAAAGACCTGATTGTAGGTTTTGAACATCTACACAGACATACTGATTTCAGCCTTAACTAACTGGGGCCATGTGAGAGAAATCTTGCATGCAAATCGGATGAATTCAGGGAAACCCTAACGTAAAGTCGAGGGCAATCCTGAGCGAAGCCAGAAGTACACTTTTGGAACGTGCAACGACTACCTGAGAGGTTCAGTCCTCTTAATTACAGGCCAGAGCGTCCGACACCCTTCGGGGTGATGATATAGTCTACACCACAAGAAACTGTGGAGTTTGTGCTTAGATGGATACGCCACTGTTGAAGAATATGGAAAATATTCTAAACAGGTAAATCAAAAGTTTTTATGCATATCAGATCATGGTGCGATGGGTTCTGTCCCACGCCAGATTAGAGCATGCGATGAAAACAACCTAGAGCCTATATTTGCTTGTGAGCTTTATGTAAATCAGTTGCAGCCTGACACGACCACTATTCCTTCTATGACGGAATTCAATAGAGGTCTGGGTACGCAAGAAGAGCAAGCCAAGTTAAGAAAATCGAATCATCTGCTTGCCATAGCCTATAATGAAACAGGCTACAGCAATCTGGTTACTCTTTCATCTTGGGGTTGGACGAGGGGTTTCTACAGGAAACCCAGAGTCAATCACGAAGTCCTCATGCAATATAAAGAAGGAATTATATTCACTTCTTGCTGTTATAACAGTGAAATTGGACAAGCTTTTGATGTGGGTGGCGAAGGTCCAGCTATGGAGATGGTCGAAAAATATATGGCCATGTTCGGAGAAAACTTCTATCTAGAAATAATGCTTTTAGACTTCTCGAAACAAAAGCCTTATGATGAGTTTATAATAAAAGCCAGCCAAAAATATAATTTACCAATTATTGTTACAAATGATTGCCACTACTGTCTCAAAGAAGACAGCGAAATGCAGAGAAAGATGATTATGGTTCAAACAGGAAGAACCATGAAGCAAATCGAACAAGCGTTGGCACAGAATGACATGGCTGATATGTTCGAATTGCAAGATTCAAACTTATGGATGAAGTCAGAAGAAGAGATAAATGCGAAGTGGGAAAGTGATTACAAGGATGTAATAGATTACGAAATACTTAAGCAGGCCAAGTTAAATACCGTTGCCCTTTGCGAAAAAGCAAAAGGCGTAAAGCTTGATAGAACTATCAAACTTCCTGCATTTAGCGAATCTGACATTAAGTTTAAGGAATCAATCATAGAAGGGGTTGTTAAGAGGAAAATTCCTAGGAATAAAGAATATTTGGATAGGATAGAAGAAGAATATTCTTTAATTTGCCAAAAAGGCTTTTCCTCTTACTTTTTGATCCAAAAAATGATGACCGATGAAGCCAGAAGATGGTACTTTGAGACATATGGCTCCAGCGGTTCTTCGGCAGTCGGTCCCGGAAGAGGCTCGGCAGTTGGTGCTCTTAGTTGCTACTGTCTTGGGATAACGGATGTCGATCCAATCAAGCATGGTCTATTGTTTTCTAGATTTTTGAGTCCTGCTCGTGGCGGAAAACAAATTAAGTTTAGATTTTCGGGAGAACCATCTTTTTCGAATATTGATCCCATTCCCATGGACGAAGCAATTGAGTCTGCGCCTTTTCTAGGAAGAACTGATCGTGTTTGGTCAGATCAATAACTCACGCAGATTTCCAAGCTGGCATATCGCTCGACATATAAGCCATTTTGTGCCATTCGCCAGGAACTTGCATTTTGTTCTCTGTCGAATCGGACACCTTTGCTTTTCCTGTTTTTCCGTCAAAAACTATATAATAATTGCTATTTGGGACTTTGGCGGCAAATCCGTTGACTATCCAGTGAGCTAGAGTTGTCTGGGTCATGTCGGGATATAGTTCAAACTGCATATCAATCATAGATACATTTTTTTGATCTCCAATGTCGATTGGTTCATCAATTGATATGTGAGCCATTTCTTTTATTAGCCATTTTCTGAATTGCATACAATATATACTTTATGCTTTAAAAAAAAAGCACATAATACACTAAATATAAAACAGGAGTATATTATGAAGAGAGATCTTGGCAATAAGGTTTTGTTTGGTGTCTGTTCAGGATTGGGAAGAGACTTAAACATCAACCCTACAACAGTTAGACTAGGATTTGTTTTAGGCATTGTATTTTTCGGCACTGGCCTAGGGCTTTATCTCATTTTATTAATTATAATGCTAATAGCAGAAAATGCACATTAGGAGAAAAGATGAACAATTGGAAAACTTGGAACGAGTATATAGACTCTAGAAGCAAGACGAGAGAAAAGGCAAGCACTAAAAAAGTTGCTGACTATGACGGTCCAACCCCAGCTTCTCCAGAGAAGTCTCAGGCTGGTCGTAAGTTAAAGGATGATGGAAAAGGTATGGAAGACGTAGCTGGAAGTAAAACTTCTAAGCCTGCACCATACAAAGCTGCTGGTAAAGACCCTGGGATGCAAGTTGCAGATGGTGGCAAAGAAAAAGGACTTGGAGACGATGGCGACAAAAACTTAATCTACAGTCCAGACACAGATGCCAGCGGCAAAGAGGCAAAAACATGGCCAGAAAGCTTTGATGCATTTATGCAAAATAAAAACGAAGCGGTTGGTCCTCCCATGGGCACTGAAGATGACATGGATGACGACGAAGACATGGATGCTGACGACGAAGACATGGATGCTGACGACGAAGACATGGATGCTGACGACGAAGACATGGATGCCGACGACGAAGACATGGATGCCGACGAAATGGACATGGATGCTGACGACGAAGACATGGAAGACGACGAAGAGGGCATGGATGACGAAATGGGTCCACTCGAAAGATTAAGATCGAAACACAGTGAAAGAAGACTTCCAGATGGAATGCCTGACGCCATGAAAAGCTATATGAACATGAGATGAAACAAGAATTTCCATAAGCCGAAATAAAAAAGCCTGTTTTTAAAACAGGCTTTTTTTATGACATAACTTCTTCAACTTAATGTTTTCAATCTCTTTTTTTGAGTTTTCATAAATTTCAAAATCTTTTTCATAATAAGATTGGATTTTTTTTGATCCAAATATGTCAAGCTGCTTCAATGTGTCTAAAGTGTCAAAATTGCGATTTATGCTTGGGTGGCAAATGTTAAGTTGGTCTAAAACCTTCAAATCATACCAACGTATGTCCGTGTGTTTTATGTTTGATGTTAAGACGGAAACGGATGCAAGGTGCGGGTCGTTACCGGAGGCAATGTAATCTGCTAATTTCTCGATACTATCGCAGTTTCTTAAAAACATTCTAGTGCTGCCGTTTTTTCTTCTCAAAATAGTATTGACAGCAGACCAAAATCTATCATCCACAGGTCTTACAAAGCAGATAATTGGATAAAGTTGTTCATCCTTGTTCAGTTTGGAAAATAGTTTTTCTCTTTTGGAATTAAGCTCTTTACGTATGGTGTTCGAGGCATTTTTGGGTATACATAAAAAATTAAATTTGTAATAATCATTTAGAAAGCAGATGGTGTCATTTAAGTGGCCATTCCTGTTCCAGAATTCGCTGCCAGTGATTTTTCCTGGAAATATGTTGGAATATATTTTTACCATGCTGGTATATAATAGTATGAAATCACACAACAAACAGACTGAATATTTTATGAATTTTTCTAAGTTCTTAGAAGGACGGGAAGAGTTGAGAAAAACTAGTAAATCTTTTGAAAAGAAGCTAAAGAGGGCGAATACAGCAGCATCGCAGCAATCTGGTCGTGCCGATTATCCAAAGCTTGATCAAGATAGGAAAAAGATTCTCAAGCAGGCAGAAGAAAAAAGATCTCTAAGAAGAGGCGAATATATCGATCTTTATGGATATGAAAAGTGGCGAGATTACGTCAAAACACACGACATTCCAGAAGATTCAAAATGGGCAGATGCTCATAAAAATTAGAAATTAAGTTTACAAAAATATCTTTTTTGCGTATAACTAAAACACACGGGCTGGAAATGGTATCGATTGGCTGTTGAGTTCTTGAGTTGCCTGTAGGAGTTGATCGGAAGGCTCCTTAAAAATCCGATTAAAAATTTAGTTGACAAAACTAATTTCGCTATGGCTGCTTAATTATAAGTAGCCCAAGTTTCAAAGGTCTGCCAGTGACGTTTGACAACTTGCCGCAATACTGGATGCGTTCAAAGCAAATCAAACTACTTTTGAACTAAGACTCGTTGTTTGATAGTTGATTTAAACCTTTGTTTGTTGTGGTTTAATGATGCGAAACTCAAACATCAAACTATACAGGTAGACGCTTTTGAATAGGTAGCGCAACACACGGGTTCGACTCCCGTCCGGTCCACTGAAGCTCCCCTCGCATTGCGAGGGGAGCTTTTTTATTATGAGTTATGAAGCATGACTGAGCTTTTTTTTATTGACTCATGCGTGACATTTTTTTAAGATGTTTGAAACTCTAATATCAAAGGAAAAGAAATGAGTGTTCTTCCCTGTGCCAGAGGAAATTGTCCTAACGTCATGTGTGAAAGGTACTCTCATACATACGGTTACATATGTCGTGAATGCTTTGAAGAATTAGTTCAAATTGGTCCATCGGCAGATGTTGCTGATTTCATGGAGACTAATCCAAGCGGATACGATACCGCTGAAGCGTCGAGGGCTTATTTTAACGAGATATTTGCGGAAAATAATTGAGGTTTAAATTGGAGATGACTTGAGTAGGTTTAGGTTTAGATTCTGGGATCAAAGCTCTGGCATGTTCAGGGAAAATCTGCATATTGGCAATCGTGGCATATGCAGCAGCAGCTTTCGTCCCAACCCTAGTGACTGCCATAATTGTCATCGGTTGTCACATCCAATAGAAGGCATCATTACTCAGCAGTGGATTGGTCTTGTAGATAAAAATGGAGTTGACATTTACGAGGGAGATAAAGTTGTTTTTGACAACTCAGATATTGGCGGCGAAAGATATGTTGGGTTTGTTGAGTGGAACAGTGATCAAACTTTAGATAATCTATGTTGGGGAATCTGGGTTCCCAACGGCGGTTGGTTACATTGTGATTTTCTGGGTGAAATAGAAGTAATTGGAAACATATTTGAGGGAGATCATTAAATGATATTTCACGGGCAATATGTTGACTTGAGTTTGATTTTTGAAATTCAGCCGTTGGAGACAGGTGCGGTTGTTGAATACCCCTTAGACTTTTTCAAGGAAGCCCCAGATGATGCATCAGAGTTATGATGACTTAATCTGCGAACACGACAATGCAACATTTAATGGCATGTATAGTTTAATTGGGAGCTATACATGCCAGGATTGCGGCCAAGAAATAGATCCTGTAGAGTATGCCAAAATGAAAGGGATGCTGAATATAAAATTAATGGATTATTACAAAGAGCATCCATATAAACTTGACCCCATGTGGAGAGATCATTTTTGGGTCAAGGATTGGTACAGAAGCACTTTAATTTGGGATTAAAAATGAGTTCTGATGAATTAAAACAATTGCAAGACGTAACGTCTCTCCTGGCTTCGTTTCTAGGGCACGCAGAAGGTCTCTTTGGGATGGAGCTTGCTGGCGAGGGCTGGTCGGATAGTTCAGAGTATTCATATTTCCCAAAGAAAAAGAGGCTAAAGGATTTCACTGAGCAAGATTGTATTGATACACTCCATCACGTTCATGAATGGCTTTCCAAAAACAATAAACACACTCAAATATACTGGAATGAAAATGGGAAGAAAGAGGAAGATTAAAGAAGAGGAAATAATAGAAGAGGAAATAATAGAAGGCGAAGAAGAAAAACCTAAAATTGAATTAGAATTTGATGAATATGGAATGGTCAAATACGAGTTCAGATATGTTCTAGGTTTGTCTAAAGAAGATAATCCTAATTGTTACGTTCACTACAAGGAAAGCAACACTTTAAAAGATTTAAAAACCGAGGCAGAAAAGGTTTTTCAAAAATTTAACCGTTCAGTTCAGGTGTGGGATCGACATAAGTGGACCGATTCGTCTGTTCTTCAACTCGATCCAGAACCTATTCCGGTTGAGGAAGAAAAAGAGGAAGAAAAGCCAAAAAGAAGAAGAAAGAGAAAAGATTCAAATGTTGTCAAAAGAAAAAGATAAGTTGCAAATGTAATTGATTTAGGTTATAAATTTCATATGAGAGATCAACTACTAAAACTTTGCGTGGAAGGAATGTCCAAAAAGGGCTTAGATTCTTCTGAATATAAAGAGCGATTAAGAGAGGAGCTTAAAGAGCTTGATGCTCAGGCGGAACATGAGTATTTTGTAGATCTTCATTCTAAAAAAGCTAAATTTGAAAACAATGAAAACAATCTTTTAATTGCTTATCTTTTAGACTTGGTCGATGATTTCGACATAAATTTGCCACCAGTTTCTGTACAGGGCGAGTTTCCAGATATTGATATAGATTACTTACCTCAAGTTCGTGATTATCTAAAGGTTGAGTGGGCACCGAAAGAGTTTGGAAAAGAAAATGTTTGCGCAATTGGCAACTACACAACTTACGGAATAAAAAGTTCTTTAATTGATATGGCCAAGGTCCATGATAAGGATCGAAATGAAATTATAGGACTAACCACTCAGCTTGGCTTGAAAGATAATGATGGCAAGACTCTTACTTTCGATAAAGCTTTAGAGCAATTTGAGAAATTGGGCAAATATTGCGAAGACAATCCAGATGTTGCAGACGCTGCCCGTAGGCTTTTAAATCGCAATCGTGGAATGGGAATGCATGCTGGTGGGCTAATCATTTCTGATCAAAGAATCAATAAACTGGTTCCACTGGTTAAGGGCAAAGACGACGCTTATGTTTCTGCATTTGTGGAAGGGCTGTCTGGAACCGACTTAGGCCCTTTGGGTTTGATTAAATTTGACCTCTTGGTTGTTACGGATTTGAAAAGAATTGTAACCATCAGCGAGTTAGTCAAAAGGAATCATCCTCACATAAAGACAATATCTGCTTTGGATGGCACGGATGACGATTGGTCTGATACTGCCTATCTGAATGACCCTAAAGCAATTGCTTTAGCGGATGAAGGAAAGCTAAAGTGCATTTTCCAGTTTGATTCTAATGGAATGCGTGAGATGGTTAAAAAAGGCGGTGTAACAGGGTTTGATGATTTACCTGCTTATTCTGCTCTGTACAGACCCGGCCCTCTTAATATGGACATGGATAAAACGTACATCAGGCGAAAAAGAGGACAAGAGCCTGTTAGTAATCCAGTTCCAGACATGGATGGAGATTTGCATCCGATTCTCAGGCCAATTCTTGGCAGAACATATGGAGTTATGGTTTACCAAGAACAGGTTATGAAAATTTTGAATGTCGTGGGAGACATTCCGCTTATTCATTGCGAAAAAGTCAGAAAAGCAATGAGTAAGAAAAAGGTTAAGGAGTTTGCTCGATATAAAGAGCAGTTCGTTGGTCGTGGGCAATCAAATCTCGGCTGGGAAAAGAAAGAAGTTGAAGAACTGTGGGATCAAGTGGAAGCTTTTTCAGAGTACGGATTTAACGCAAGCCACGCTTACGCATATTCTTATATTTCGTCTAGGCTTCTTTACTTGAAGGCACATTTTCCAATTGAGTTTTATTGTGGAACTTTGCAATGCGAAACCCAGTCAGGTAAAATTAAAGATTACAAACTTGAGGCAGAGAAAGATGGTGTAGAGCTAAAAAGGGTAGACATCAACAAATCAGGTTGGAACTGGGAAATTGTTGATGATTTGGTCTATATGGGCTTCTCTGACATTAAGGGAATAGGGGAAGATGTCTCTCATAAGATCGAGGAAGGACAGCCATACAGTGGATTTGATGACTTCTTGCAAAGATTTGGCACAGATTCAAAAGTTCTAAAGCCTTTGATTGCCTTAAATTGCTTCGGAGAAGAGGAAGACAGAAAGGTGCTCCATGAATTTTGGGAGTACTTTAAACATGAAACAAAAAAGCGTCAGGACAGAGATAAGCGTGCGGATAAATCTAAATTAAAAATTGTAGAAGAGATGGACTACGTTCTTTACAAGAATGGGGGCGATGGTTCCTCTGAAAACTTTTTAAAAGAGATTCTGAAAAGCGGTTTATTAGATTTGCCTAAGAAAGATTTCTTCATTTCTGAATTTGAATTTGAGAATTTTAATTTCCAACACTTAAAAGATGATTTGGAAGACATTTTAAAGATTGGAAAGAAGTACAAGAGAAACGTCGAATCTTTGAAGAAGAAGAAAGATTCTGATCTGCCAATCACTCTTGCTGATTTTATGCCTTCTGGAGAAATCGACACGGGATTTGAAAATGTTTACAACGAGTTGCTAGGCATTGCAGAATCGATGTATTATGGATTCGCATGGCAGCATCCTATAGAGTTCAGCCCTGACTATAAAGGCGGAATGACTTTTGACCGTTTTGATGAGGAATCAACCTTGCTTTGGGCACCAATTGAATGTCAGATAGTAAGCTTGGATAAAAAAGGGCTTCCTAAAAAGGAGTCATCATTACAGGAGAGGCTTTCTAAAAAGGGAAATCCTTATTATGTTTTTACTGTTCAAGATGAAAATTTTAACACAAGACTGGTGACGATGTGGGAAGATGATTTTGTTAGATTTAAGGAAGAAATAGAGCATTGGGACGGAGAATTCCGCCAAGGTAACTTTCTTAGAATGAGGATCAATCGACCTGATCCCGGATTTAGCAGTCACGTTTTTCAGAGTCCGACCAAACGAAATCGTTCGGAGCTACCTGAAAAAGCAGCAGATGGCAGACTCGTCGTCATGGCTAAACCGGAACAAGTTGAAATAAAGCATGAGCCTTCCAAGGCAGAGGAAAAGCTTTTGAAAGATATAAACGATGAAGGCTTTACAATAGTGGGAATATAAAATGAGTGAAGAAGAAAAAGAAAAAGAAGAGTTGCTGGTCATCACGGAAGAAAATTTTGATCAATATTTTTTTGATGTCAGAAGGCATGAGCCTCAGAGAGGTCAGGTTATGGCTTGTTACACAGCCAAAGCTGAGTTTCTTGATGGAATGGAAAAAAGAAACATTATGTCGATGCTTCAAGGGGATGGAAAAATTGAAGCAGTTATGCAAATCATGCGAAAACTGCTTCACGCAAATGAAAAAGATTCTATTCGGATTCCAAGAGAGATGTCGGAGGATTTGTTGGCTGGGATGTCTCACGATGATTTAGCAAAAAAGAAATACAGCTATACAGTTGAGGTTTACTTTTATACCCAACAGGAATATATTCCTCGTGATGATCCTCACTGGAGTTGTGTCTCTTTGATAAATTTAGATGACGCCATCGAAAACACTGAGGATGGCCTTACGATTAGAGCAAACATTCTGACAGAAGAAAGCTCTTAAGAACCCTTGGAGAAAATAGATGTCAATTATTGGCGAGAAAAAGAAAGTTGCTAATGATACTGGTGAGAAACGATCTTCTGCAATGCGAGTCACTCAAGGTTCCTTTTCTAAAGTTAGACATTCCTCCCGAACACATCCTTCTAACGAAGAAATTTGGCTGGCGAATAAGTGGTACTTTTGCAGAGAATGGTTTCAACAAGAATCTCAGGGAGTGACAAGGATTTTATATTCTCACTCGAAACATCAAACAGAAGATGTTGCTAGGTTTATTAGAAAAGTCGAAAACAAGTTGAAACTTAAAGACAAGTCTCGAATTGGCCCAACTCAAAGATCAACAATTTCTTGGATAAAAGTTGTTCCATTTTGGACCAAGACTGGCATGAGAAGGTCGTTTTTTACCATGATGCTTCGTTGTTCCCAAAACTATGATTGGGTAGAGAACAATTTTGAAGAAGCTCTCTTAAGTATTAGATATACTTCAGATACTGAGTATGCTGTGAGAAGGTTTTTGAAGGGCAACGTGAGGTACACGGGGAAAACTACTGGGTGGCATGATGAGTTTAAGTTTAGATCAAAAGAGAAAATCGATAGACTGCTTGTTGAGCCTGATAAATAAAGAATATCGTTATGAATAAAGAATATCGTTTAGATGATTTGAAGATTATTGACGAGCTACTGTGTATGATGAGAGGCTTCGATGAAAGCTGGGAACATTTAGAATATAAGTATAACATAACAAATTTAGCCATATCTCGTCTTAGAGATGCTTATTTTTCTGGAGAGATGAAGAGCACAACTGCTAGTTTGGCCATTTATTTCGACCCAGAATTAAAAAAATAAGCTCGAAAACCATATATAATTATTATGAAAGATTATGAACAACAACAAAGAGAAGACTTTGCCGATTGGTGTCAAAAATGGGACAAAGCGAAGAATGAAGAAGACTTTTCCAAAGGTGCTATTACTGATGGAAATGGAAACTTAAATCCACAGCCTAAAGTGACAGATAGCGAGTCATTTGTTTCTTCTTCTGCTGGATTCGATCCTTCTTTTGGCCAAGACAGAGAGCAGGAGCAAAGAGGAGACTTTGATGATTGGTGTGAAAAGTGGGAAAAGGCAAAAAGCGATGGAGTTTTCGAAAATGCTCCTAACCACTTCGTCCCGTCCCAAAAAACTGCAAACGTCAGTTTTTTTGGAGCCACGAACTCAGACCCTTCAGATGGCGTGTCTGAGCGAGATGCTGACTACTGGAACACTGTTCACAATATGTCTGCGAATGGCGAGCTTGCTCCTAAAGAGGTGTTCACAGAGTCAGTTATTGATAAAGAGGGAATCAAAAAAGTTGCTGATGCAATAAGGCAATCCCCCAATCCTATCCGTCCAAATACGATTGGTCCTGACCAAGAGTTGGAACCAGAGCAATTGGGAGTAACATATAGTGAAGAAGATCTTGAGAAAATCGAAGAAGCTAAGGCTAAACTGCACGAGATGGGTGACAAAATCAATTCTTTGTTAGGTTTGGGAAAACGCTCAGAAGCAATGGAAAAAAAGATGGAGTCTCTTAAAGAAAAGCTTGACAAGTTGAGCGACGAATTATCTCATTCGGCTCCAGAATCTATATCCTCTGGCCAAGCATATTGACGTTGACTTTCATTCAGATATAATTAAGAATAAACCTTCCTAAATAGTTTTAGGAAGGTTTTTTTATGAAAATATTATATGCTTTGTCTGCGTTGTCCTATCTTTCCCTAGCGGTATTGGTTGGATATTACTCTTATGAAAAGGATGGCGTTCTTAGCATATTCAATAACATTTGTTTTTTCGTGCTTGGAATGTTATTCTTGTCTACACTTTTTCATATTTTTAATCGAAACGAAAAAGTTAAATCTAAAATTACAAAAACAGAAAAGGAAAAATGATGCCTGTTACTTGGAAAGTACCTGACACTGTTCAAACAACAATTAACGATGTGAAATCTTTTCATCATTCTCCTCGTTTAGACGAAGCACGAGTCACTGCTGCTTTTGTAGATTCGAAGCCATTTACAAATAATCGTTTTAATTGGGGTTCGACTAAGAAATTTTCAGAGTTTTCAAAAGTATGGCAAGCCACAAAATATGATTTTTGCATTGTAATTTGTTCAGATATATGGCACCAAATACTTGGCCCCGACCAAAAGCATGCATTCATAGATTTGCACATGACCCGAATGGAAGCTGAATTCTTACCAGAGGTAGTGGTTGAAAATGGGAAGAAAAAAGTCGTAAAAGACGAATTTGGAAGAGTTCAATATTCTAATGAGTTGAAAATTGATGATGACGGAAATCCGAAATGGAAGGTTTCTCCTTTGGACTTGTTGGTTTTCACGCAGAATGTTTCGAGATATGGTTTGTGGTGCGAAGAACTTTTAGAATTGAATGATGCGATAATAGATAATGATAAGTCCAATGGTGAGGAACAAGCTTAGAAAACATCTTTTTCTATTTGTATTTGCGGATTGTGTCATATCATATTGAGTGGTTAAAATGAATAAAAATACTTTGCTAAAGCTTATTTTGATTGTTTTGCTTTTGTCAAACTTTGTTGTCATGTGTAGTATAAAGTCTCCATTTTCAAACAATTCCACATCTGGAATTGTTGATTCTTTTGGAGTTTTTGGAATAAATCAAGTAAGGGTTAATTCTGGTCACGAGTTTGAATTGGTTCTTGAAGACGGAAGGAAAGTTTGGGCCTTTCTAGAAGTTACATCTTCTTACAAGGCAAAGGATGAATTGATCAAGTTGTTCAATTCTAGCACAAATCCTCGTTGTGTTTTGAAGGAAAAAAAAGACTCGTTTTGGATCGTTGACATTCGTGTCACAGATGACATGGGAAAAGATATTAGTATCGTTACTTTTCTCAGGAACAAAGGACTCGTTTTTAAGGTATAAGATGAACACCGCTTCTTCCAAGGCTAAGGATGTTGAAGAATCTTCTCAAGAAAAAACTTCTAAAAAAAAGCCTGCTTCTGGTAAAAGGGCAACGTACTTCACAAAGTTTAAATCCTTTTTCAGCGAGGCTACAGGCTTTGAAAATCGCAACAATTCAGAGTCTTGCAACAAGGCTGCGATATTCACTCATAGGTGTCCAGATCCAGATGCTATCGGCTCCATGATGGGGATGCAGTGGTTGTTAGAAAAGTCTTATGGAATTGAAAGTGATTTGTTCTATTCTGGAGAAGTTTCTCATCCGCAAAATGTTGCGATGGTCAACCTTCTTGATCCCAATCTAAGAAGGGTTGACGAATACGCCCAAATACATAAAGAGTCTCCCTATAGTATCCATATTTTGTGCGATACAGTCCCAGTTAATGCGGGATTGTGTGATGAAGTCACATTTGACATTGTAGTTGATCACCATAGGGAAAATCCTTCTGCTAGTTTTCAAGGTCTATGGATTAATTTGAAAGCAGGAAGTTGTTCGGCTACCGTCTATGATTTGATAGAAAAAACGGGTCTAAAATTTGATCCAGATAATGACATTGACTCTAAGTTGGCTACTGCCTTGATGGTTGGGATAAGCACAGATACTGAAAACTTGATGGCTGATGACGCAACCGAGTATGAATTCAAAGCGTGGTCAGGGTTGTTTGAATACAGGCATCCGTCTGCTTTGAAGTCTATAGTTAATTTTGAACGTCCAAAGTTTTGGGTTGATTCAAAAGCAGAGGCTACTAAGAAAGCGTATATCAATGAGGGAGTGGCCGTTGTGGGCATGGGGATAATTCCTTCTAGGCATAGAGATATGATCGCAGACATGTCTGATGACATGGTTACATGGGAAGGGGTGACCACCGCTATAAGCTTTGCAATGGTTGATGGGGACAGGATTGAAGGCTCAGTTCGCAGTTCTTCTTCTACCGTGTCTGTTCCTAAACTTTGTAAAGACTTGGGAGAGGCGAAAAAAGGGAATGGTGGAGGGAAACTTGGTAAGGGAGCATACCTCTACGGCATGGGCGGTGGCGGGATAGATGAAGACGATGATGAAGCCACCAAGGTTAAGACTTGGGATTTGTATAATGAAAAAGAAAGAAATAGAATTCTAAGGCAGATGAAAAAATAAAGTTATTAACTATATTATTTCATGGATAAAAGGTTTCTTATAAAATGTAAAGCCTGCAATTGGGCAGAAAAGTCTACCGGACTTTCTTCAGATCTAGATCATCTTAAAGAAATCAAAAAATGCAAGAATTGCGGGGGTAGACAGTTCAGGTGCCCTGAGTGCGGACATGCGTCGAAGATGTACAGAACTAAGGGTAACACTAAATGAGTAGAATCATAAAACCCAAACCACAGAATGCTGGCGACAAGAAGTCGATTGAGGCAGAAGAGCCTGTTGTAGATATAAGTTTTAATTTATTTAAAAACAATCCAAGAACAAAGCCCAAGAATCCAGATGATATACTAATTATTTCAAGCTTGTCAGAATTTGGTTGCGAGATTGTTGGATGCATGTACTGCATTCCCAGAATCCTTCGTGAGAATCCTGGAAAATATGTAATTATTGTAGGTTGGTTTGGTAGGGAATATTTATATCGGCATCTGGCAGATGAATTTTGGGAAATAAAAGAAGAGTTTCAACATTTGAGAGATTATTGTAGGGCTTTTCATTATGACTCCAAGAATCTATCCAACTTAGAAAAGGCTTTGAAAAAACTTGGAAGAGTTATCACAACACAGGAAATGGGTAGAATTGCAGTAGGATGTAAATGCAAGAGTTGCGGGGCTTCATGGGGACAAACTGATCCATGTAAGAAGTGCAAGTACTGCGAAAGTGAAGATGTCATTCCTTCACTTTTCTCAGATCCCAAGAGTTTTAAAAAATATGCAAAGTTAACTCCTAATCCATCAAAATTTAAAATAGATCAAGCAAAATATTATTTGGGGAAAAACCCTGTTGGAATATTTGCTCGTGGAAGAAAAACATATGGCAGAAACATGCAGCCTGAGTTTTATGTTAATTTAATAAAAATGCTCAGGGATATGGGATATAGCCCTATTTGGCTTGGCGAGAAACAAAGTACTCTGCCATGTCCTGTTGAGGATGTTGTAGATTTTTCTAGGATGCCTGAGTCTAGAGATTTAGAGTTAACTCTGGCTTTGATATCTTCTTTGAATTTCACTATTCAGTACTGGACAGCTTCTACCCGACTAGCTTCTATGGTTGGCACGCCGTACTTGTTGTTTGAAAGCCCAGATCAAATTTGGGGTCGAGGGCAAGAGGGTTATCGGAGAGAATTGTGTGATTTTTCTGATAATAAACTTTGCATTTGTCATTACTTAAATATGTATGACGACAATGAAGCAGCATTGTCTTTGACCAATCAATGTATAACAGAGATGGAAGTCGGAAATTACGAAGATGTATTTGGTCTGTTAGAATCTGATGTAGTGGCTCAAAACATGAAGAAAGAGCGTGAGGTTTTAATTAGGTAAATATATGGATTCTTCTCTATTTTTAAAAAATGCTGCTGATAAATGTGGCTTCGAGCGTGTTAGATATGACTCAAACAATGTTCCTACATCGATAGATCCTGACAATGTTTGTGTTTTGTTTTTATTTGGCGATATGCGATCTATGTCAATTGCCTCTTCTTTGATAGTGAAGAGGTTTAGAGAAGAATTAAAATCATCTAAATATTTTATATTTTGCTCATGGACTGGATATGAAAATCTATTTCCATATGTAGATGAATATTGGTCGATAAGCGAAAAATCTGTAATGAAATCAATGTATCGTCAAACTGACGGGATGAGAAACAATTCAGATTTGTGTGTTAGATACGAAAGAAATTTAAATCATTTTTTTGTAGACTGTTCTTCTTATAAAGACTTGCAAAAATTCTACAATAGAGGAATAAAGCAGGGATTTTTTGACGCATTCAAGAATGTTAAAAAGTATTTCCCAGCGATATCCTCGGCTGCAATTTTAGGGAACCAGTTCATTAGAGATATGGGTAAGTCTCAAGGTTTTAAAGTGTTTATATATCCAAACTCTATTGCTAGGCACTGGAAAAATGGAAGAATTAACTATGTGGACGTTGATAAGAATTTTTGGATAGGTCTAGTTGAAAGCCTTCTGGTTAAAGGATACCAGCCAGTTGTGTATCTTGACAAATATACTCATGATATTTCTGGAGATTTTTTAGATAAATGTTTGTACATAAATGACGGAGACATCTCTCATATATTGGCAGCTATGAGGCATGTTGGGCTTGTTGTAGATTTTTACTCTGGCATTTCAAGATTATCAATTATAGCAAGATGCCCCTTTGTGGCGTTTGATGAGAGAAGCAGATATTCTAATTGTAAAGAGTTTGAAATAGACGATCTGATGGCAGATGACATCCCTAGAGAATATATTTTTGGATTTCCTACTATATTAGGTCATAGAGATAATACTTCTTGGAAGGTGAATGTTTTTGACGCATTAACCAATAGACTAGATAAATTTTTACCCGATTTAAATAGGGACAACTGGCCTTCTACAGCGGAAATAGAAGAAATTGTCCCTTATAAAAAAGTTAGAGAACTAAAAAATAAAAGATTTGGTTCAAGGTTTATAAAAATACCTAAAGTTTAAGGAACTTATTGATGGCTAACGTCACGAGAGTTAGAGTAGAGTTAAAAAGATATAATCCCAATGCTTCTAGAGAAGAGAAGGAAAGGGCGTTTAAGGGAATGTTTTCTGCATTTAAAAAGCAGTGCAATGAAGCAGGCATTCTTGCTCAATGGAAACAAAAGCAATTTTATGAGAGCAAAGGCGAAAAGCGTAGAAGAAAAGCCAAGGAAACGGCTGCAAATGTTAAAAAAGAAGAATTAAAGCAAAAATTGCGTCAACATTTTGGTTAAGGGTTTATTATGAGTAAAAAATTAAAGATAATGAGTTTGTCAGTAGAGCCTGAAATGCAGGAACTGTTAAAGAACTCATCTAAAAAGATGGGATGTTCGGTATCTTCTCTTGTTAGAGATCTAGTAGACAAACATATAGATTTAATCGTGAATGATGGTGAAGAAATTCCTGTGATACTAAAGATTCCCACTAGCCTCCGAGGCAATCCAGAGGACTTGAAGGTTTGGTTAGATTCTAGAGTTTCTGGAATAGTAAAAGCTTTGTCAAAATGAAATTAAACAAAAAACCTCTTCGTGGGGCCGATATAGTTGATTTAAAGGATATACCTGATTGCGAATTTGTAGAAGACGTTCAGGATGATTGCAAATCTTTGGTTGAGGCATACGATTTGTGTCTCAAAATGGAAAGAGCTTGCATCAAAGCAGATGGTATAGGTCTGTCAGCAGTGCAGGTTGGCGTTCCACTAAAACTTTTTGTAGTAAAGAGTCCAGACGGTGAATTCGATCATCTTGTAAATTGTTCTTATGCAGAGGTTAAAGATGCATCCGAGTCAAAGAGAGGCATAGAAGGTTGCCTCTCTTTAAAAAATTCAGACGGAACTTTGAAAAGATATTGGGTGGATAGGTCTAATAAAATATTGGTTACAGGGAGTAGGTTGTCTATAAACGAACAAGGAGGTCTTTTTCTTGAAGGCTTTCAAGATACGTTGACTGATTTGCATGCTGTAGTTTATGCTCATGAGATAGATCATCAAAATGGTACTTTGATATCTGACATAGGGGAAGAAATTTCTATTTGGTGAAAATATGCTTTCTAAAAATCAACTAGTTAACGTGTGCCTTCTTGGTGGATCGGATTCAAATACCTGTCGATATTTAAGGCAAGATGAGAAAAATTGGAATAAATGGTATTGTTTAAAACATAAGATTAGCGACAAGTCTCTTATTGATGCCAAGATTTCAATGTGGGTTGTATCTTGTCAGAGTAAAGGCAAAGACCCAGCGGCGTCTGGTGTGCCGCTGGGTGATAATTGTAAAGGATACCCCTTGTTGAAAAATATAAAGCAAGGATACGATGTCTGAATTGTATTATTTCAATTTGCAAATGGGTTTTTTAAATCTTCTCATTTACCTCTTACAGATTTTGATTCTTTGAGATCAACTCATAAACATCTTTTTCTACATCTGTGTACATTGCGCTAACGAATACGCCATCTGTTAACGAATCATCGTTGTAGTTTACAATTTGCTGCGCTAATATGCCTGCCGCTTTTTCTTTCTTTATTGACTTTGTTCTGTAGTGGTAAATCAACATCATGGCAATCGTTCCTAACGCAAAAACCATCACCAGCGACCCATCACCCTGTAAAATTTGAACTCCAAAGTTTTCATTTTTTCCAGAAAGATTTAATAGACCTTGTTGAAAATTTTCAATTTTGTCTGCATTAATCTGTTGTTCGTTCCTAAGTTTCATTAACTCCAACATTAGGCCGTTTTGATTACTCTTTATGTCTTCTATTCTCCCACTTTGGTTGTTTATCTCATTTTTCATGTCTGGGCTAAATGGAGATAAATTGTTAGAGCATCCTGAACAGATTATCATAGAAAACAACATAGATGCCAGTAAAATTCCTTTTTTCATTTTGCGTCCTTTCTTTCTTTTAAATATCTAATGTATCTATTGACATGGTATGTTATTTATTTTAAGATTTATCGACTATTCACTTATTCGCTTGACGGAGTATTTCATGGGTTATCAAGAACAGGATGTGGTTGCAATTGAAGAGAAACAAGAAGAAATGGGAGATTTCTTCTTGGGATTTTTAAAAGATGCTAAATCAGTTGCAAAGAAGCACATGCAAACTTTTTTTTCTGATAAGACATATTATTTTGGCGGAGAGATTGGAGAAGATATACTTTTTTCTCCGAGGAATATCAGCACGGTTCTGAACACAGATATAAGCACGGGAGTTCTGGAAGCTTATGAAAAAATTGAACGATGCCCTGACGTGGTTATAGAAGAGGACGATGCGATGTTGTCCGATGATGTTAGATTGGTAATGTCGGTTTTCAAAGAGTGCAGCATTAGGGAGATACCAAAGCAGTTCGCAGCAGGATTGCTTTTGATATATTTGGAGTTGTGTGAAGGAATTGAGTGATAGAGAATTAAAATTTATATCAGGCGAGTTTCTTCATTGTGATTTGCCTAAAGAAAAAAAATACTTATTCAAATATTTTAGGAACGAGTCTCAAAGACAATTCTTAAAATACTATTTTACATTTGATGGCAATATAAATATAAAATATTTTTCTAGACATACAGGGTACGTTTGTTCAGAAAGATGGCTTTCTACTTTAAGGAATAAAATAATAACCTTAGAAAGAGTTCATAATAACGCCAAGAGAGATTTGGATTTTGAAAAACTATCTCTTATAAAATCTGGAAAATTAAAATATAAAGCAATACTAAGAAACGAGGGTAAATGTTAAATGAAATCGCAATTTTACAAGGAAAGCTAGATGAAACTTTTTTAAAATTAAGTATTTTTAGCGAAAGATTTAAAAAAAATCCTTTAAATTTTGACATAAAAAGAATAGAGATTGCCGAGAAAGAATTAGATTCTCACTTAGAAGAACTTCAAAAACTGGAAAAAACAACCCTACTTTAGCTAGAAGGGTTGTTTTTTTATAAATTTCTAATTGAAAAATGTCGGAATTGCATTTATCAATTTTATAAATAATGGGATCTTGAAGTAATACATACATTTATGATTACTTTCAAAGATTGGCTAATTACCAAAGAATCTAGTGCATCCACAAGGGCCAGACATGCCGCCGCTCTTGGCTTGATGCCGCTGGCCGTTGTAGGCTCTGTCCACGGCAGGTCAACTGCTTCGCCTTTTGAGTTGGAGAGTTTAACTAAAAAGAAGAAGAAAAAGAAAAAGAAAAAGAAAAAAGGTTAGTTATGTTTGCAAAGATGCAAATTTTTTTCTTGTCGCTTTTAATGTTGATAATTGTTTTTGTTTCAATATACGATTCTTATTGGACGTTTAAGACAGCAGATGTAATTTTAGAACATGAAAAAAATCCAATAGGAGTAATGCTTATAGAAGCGGATGGTGGAGATGTCGCTTTATTTATGACATTGAAAATGATAGGAACTATGATCGTAATTCTAATGATTCCTTTGATTTATTTCTTTAAAAAGAAGTGGGGGTTGACTGTTGCTTCTTTCATAGCTTCTTTTCAAATAGCATTATTTTTTTATTTAACATATGGAATGTTTTGATTTGATTCATTATTTGCAAGTGGGAAATTTAGGGAAAAATAGAGATAAATTTTTAGGCAACGTTAGCAAGCAAGCCGGTAAGGGAAACTGGTTTTGGGCCTTTAGGTGCAAAGCTAAACTGTATTCGTGGGAATTCGGAATGCAGATGTATGAGGACGCCTATTGGAATTTTTTTCGAAATGATATATCTTCGATTAAAGAATTGATTTCTAAACACAACGTTTTTGTACATGATAGACACGACATAGATTCTCTTTTTAATTATAAACATCAGACTGGCTATTCTGATCATTATTCTGATATTGCAATTCGCAGGTGTTTAATAAGGATGGGAGTCTGGTTTCAAGGCAGCGATATCTTTGATTTGAAAGATACAAAATTTATTGATTCTAATGTTTCTTTTCATTTGCCGCATTTAATTGAGGGCAATAATAAATCAGCACTATCCTGGCTGAATGAAAATCGCTATATTGTCATAGCCAGAGAAACCGAAGATAAGTGTAAGCTCTCGGAGATAATGATTAAATGAGTATTGAGTTTAATGGTACAAGCGAGATTATAAACAATTTTTACAATCTCAGACTTGCTCATTCTAGAAACGGAAATGAGAACGAAACTGCAACAGGATGGAAAGCTGCAAGTTGGTCTTCTTCAGGATACCAGCGTCGAATTTTTGACGTAATTATGAAGAATGTTAAAGGGTCTCAAACGAATTATGACAGTGTGTTGGATGTTGGGTGCGGGGTTGGAGACTTCTTGCCTTATTTGTTCAAAAACCATTATAAAAGAAGCGGTTGGACATATACAGGAATAGACATATCTGAGGATGTGATACAAGAAGCGAAGAGGCAGGCAGAAAGCGTGTGGGAAACCCTGCCTCATCGGGAAGGTCTCGAACTAATCCCGACTTCAAGAATTAGCTTTGGCTGTGGAGATTTTTTAGATTTAGAATTTGAGAAATCTTTTGAATGGGTAATTGCTGCGGGGACTTTTAATCTCAGATTGCTTGATTCGCCCAATCAATACGCATATCTTTTTTCTGTTCTTGAAAAAATGTTCAACCTGTGCGACGAAGGAGTCATTGTCACGATCTTGTCAGATAGAGCAAACCAACGAAGTGATGGCCACAAACAATTCAGATTTAATGATTTGTTTTATTATGAGCCGTCTAAAGTTTTAAATCATTGTTTAACACACATAACAGAAAATGTTGTAATCGATCATAGTTCTTTAGATTATCAATTTGTTCTTACTCTTTATCCAAATGATTTCGAACAAAGAATTATAGAAAGGGATGACAATGAAAAAGCCTAGAGCAGTACCTAGTCGTGATGAAAGATATATGGCCATGGCACTGTGGGCAGCGTCTTTTTCGAAAGACCCTGATACACAGGTTGGGGCTTTTATTATAGATTCTTCGAATCGTCCACTGGGTTGGGGATACAACGGCCCACCATCTTCGATAAAGGACGAAGATATAAATTGGGAACGACCTCACAAATATGACTACGTGGAACATGCTGAAGAAAATGCAATAGATTTTAGCAGACTGGGCTTTCAAACTTTAGATGGTTCTACTCTTTATGTTACTGCTAGGCCGTGTAAAAAATGCATGCTCAAAATTGTTAAAAATAAAATTGATAAAGTTATTTTTTTTCCATATAAATCTAAAGATTCAAAATCTTCTTTAAACAGTGCTGATTCTATCCAAAAAGTACAAGAGATTGCAAAAAAAGGCAATGTAACCCTTCAAGAATTTGAAGGAAATTTAAATTGGATCAGAGATAGAGTTTCCCAGATGGAGTTGTTGGGAGTTTTTGAATAAATATTCCATATATAGTTGTATGAGTATTCAAGGAGCGAGAATAGGAGTTTCGTGTGATCTCACGACAAACTCCAACTGTTTAGATAAATTTGGATGTCCGTCCAATGTTTGTCCTGATTTTACCATTAGAAGGCACGATGTTAAGCCGCCATTTAGACTGGCTGCTGATGATTGTGATGGTCCTTTAGACTTGACAGACCCAGACACTGGGGAACTAGACACGTCTTTGGTGTTAGAGGCAAACATGTGGGCTATTGCTAAGTTAAAGACGAGCATTGACACATCTGATACCTACTTTAGGTTGGCAGACGACATTGGGTTTGAACAGGTGATGGTTGGCGACATCATCATCATGGATAGAGTTAGACTTCCTGAGCATATGCTTGTGACTGGATTTGATGAAACAAATAAGTTAATTCAAGTTCAGAGAGGATATAATGGAACCAATGAGTCTTCATGGAAGAAAGGATCTTCGATGAGGATATTTAGGGTTTTGGATGCGTCTGCTGTTATAGAGTTGGTTTTGGGAGACATAACTCAGGAAGACGGAACAACTTTAAAAGACCAGTTATTAGAAACTCTTTTGGTATATAATTGGAACGCCAATAACACATGTCTTCCTGGTTGTTATTGGTTTGAATTTAAACTTTTGAAAATGGAAGAGAGCGTGAGCTTTCTTTCATCTAGTGCCCCATCTGTCACCCCCAGTTTCACACCTAGCAGTCTTACGCCTACTGATTTTGGCTGCACCATAGGATCAGGTGTCGAATGGGTTAGGAGATTTCCAACGACAGGCGAAGGGTTTTTAATTCACATTCCTTTTTCTCCTACAACGGAATAGGTTAATGGTATTGACGCCAAGACAGGCAGAGAGCTATTCTGTAATTTATAAATAATTAAACCTCGCATTCCCCAAGGAGCGGTTATGTTAGTGTCAGATTTCTTAATCGACAGAATGAAAAATTCTGGAATTGAACACGTCTTTGGAGTTCCTGGAGATTATGTTCTTAATTTCTATAAAAAATTAAATAATTCAGACATAAGTTTGATCAACACTACAGACGAAAATCACGCAGGATTTGCAGCAGATGCGTATTCTAGAATAAAGGGTATTGGTTGCGTTTGTGTCACATATAATGTTGGAGCAGCAAAACTTATAAATGCAGTTCAATGTGCTTATGCTGAGAGGTCTCCTTTAGTTGTCATTTCAGGTTCGCCTGGAATGAAAGAGCGAGACGAAGGTGTTTTGCTCCATCATATGGTTCGTTCATTCGAGTGTCAAAAAGAAGTTTTTGAAAATTTCACATGTGAGTCTGTTGTTCTAGACGACCCGAATACAGCGGGATACAAAATCGATAAAGCTTTTGAAGCCCTTCACTACTATAAGCAGCCCATCTATATTGAGCTTCCAAGAGACGTTGCGGACAAGCCGATTGGTTACGATGTTTACAAGCAGGGAACTCCAGATTCTCCAAGTACAGATTTGCAAAACTTAGAAGAGTCTTTTGAAGAAGTTGAAACTTGGATAAATAATTCAAAAAATCCAGTTATATTAGCAGGGATTGAGGTTTCAAGATTTGGACTTGGATCTAAACTGGTCAAGTTTGCTGAAAAAGCGAACATTCCAATTGCAACAACTCTTCTTAGCAAATCAGTAATTGGCGAGACTCATCCGCTTTATTTAGGCGTATATGCTGGAAGCACGAGTCAAGAGGGAGTGCAGGCAGCAGTCGAGGGATCTGATTGTCTTCTTATGTTTGGGGCGATGCTCACTGATATGACATTAAGCTTTATGCCTTCAAAATTTGTAAAAAGGAATACCGTATCTTGCAGCATACAAGGATTGAAAGTTAAAAATCATATGTATGCTTCTGTAAATTTTGAAGACTTTTGCAATAAACTTTTTGATGAGGCTTCGATTCCTACCCATTCAAACAAGCCTTCTGTGGTGAATACTCGATCTAATAAGAGTTTCTCTCCGCTTGCGGGTACTCCGATTACGAGCAAAAGGTTGTTTGATAAAATTGATTCTTTGCTGACAAAAGATATGTCGGTCGTTGCAGACATAGGCGACAGTTTGTTTGGGGCAGCAGATTTAACAATGCATCACAAAAATGCTTTTTTAGGTTCTGCATTTTACACAAGTATGGGCACATCAATTCCGGGAGCGTTGGGGGCAGGATTTGCCAGACCCGATAGCAGGACTATTGTGATAGTTGGCGATGGTGCTTTTCAAATGTCTTGCACGGAGTTAAGCACTATTGTTGCGAATAAATTAAATCCAATTATATTCATATTGAATAATCATGGTTATACCACAGAAAGATTTTTATTGGATGGGGATTTTAATGATATTCCTGACTGGAACTATCATAAGTTTGTTGATATAATTGGCGGAGGTAAAGGGGCGATGGTAGAGACTGAATCTGAATTAGAGTCAGTTGTTGACGAGGCCCTTAATGCTAAGGAAATGTTTTTGATTAATGTTTCCTTAGACTCATATGATGTTTCAAATGCTTTGGAGAGGATGACAAGCGGGCTTGCGAAAAAAGTCTAAATAAAAATATGAAAAACAACAAAAATAACAATTCCAGAGACACGGGAAACTACGAGGTTAGAATAAACGAAAGGATTAGAATATCCCCAATTGTAGTTATAGACAAAGATGGGAAAAACTTGGGAACCAAGCCCATAAAGGACGCCCAGTACATGGCAAGAAAAGATGGTCTAGATTTGGTGGAGATCTCTCCTAATTCTAGACCTCCTGTCTGTCGAATAATGGACTACAGCAAACATAAATATGAAAAGTCTATTAAAGAGAAGAATCAAAAAAGAAATTCTCAAACTGCACAAACTAAAGAAATTCGCTTAAGGCCATCTATTGGCAAACACGACATAGACACAAAGGTCAAAGCAGCTAGAAAATTTTTGGCTCAAGGCAACAAGGTGCAATTTAGGTTGCAATACAGACGACGAGAGAACGCACATAAAGAACAGGGATTCGAAGTCTTAGACGGAATTATAGAAGATTTAAAAGATATTGGATTGGCGGTCTCAAAGCCGAAACTTAATGGAAATAATTTGAATTGTTTAATAGAGCCATTGAAACAATAAATCGGGAATAAGTCGATGAAATCCAGCATTAAGGTCGGTTTAGGCGAATTCGATTCAAGAGTTGCTTTCAACATGGACGCTTTGATTGAAGATAAAAATAAAGTTATAAACATTGTTTATAAAAACATAAACAAAAGAAGCAAGTTTTCAAAATGTGTTTTCAAGGATTTGAAGTCATATAAAACTTTATTTTTAAACAATCCTAAAAAAAAGATTGTTAATATATTTGGCAAGAAAGGATCTTGCTTGTATGATTTTTTAAGCATCTGCAATGTAGAGCATCCTGATATTTTTGATGTGCTTAATGGCATTTTTAACCCATCAAACTTCAAATCCCTATTAGACTTTATAGATTTATCAGACTACGCAAGTAAAGAAACCCCAGGTATTCAAAATAATGTTAACAAGTCTGCTAGGCAATATTTAAATTCTTATTTAAAAAAATCTTCGATTAACCCTTCCCTGTATATTCGGTTGTTAAAAGACAAAAGTGAAGTACAGAAGCTTAGAAACAAAAAAGAGTCTAGTCGTGTATGCATCGACTTAGACAGATGGATGAGCACGGCAGACGATTTTTCTAAGTATTGTTATGGAGTTGATTCATTTGACGATGAAGTTAAATTGGCTACTGAAAAGTCTAACGCTCTAAAGGCTTATGGCCTCAATGAGTTTTCAAAGATGATCATGGATAGTGTTGCCACAAAAGAAGAATCATATTATGGATTTAATCGTTTGAACATGGGCGATGCTTCAATAATTCTTGCAAAACAGCATGGATATAATTTTTCGGATTATGACAGTCTAAAAGTTTTTTCTTCCCCTGTTTTCAATATTCCTTCTGCATTGAAGGCTTCTTCTAAAGTTGGAAAAATTCTAAATAAAATAGAAAAATTTGATAAGGTGGGAAATAGAGCGTTGTTTGACCATCTATTCGTTTTGTATACTTTTGGAGACTTTGAAAAACAACTTTGTGTCGATAAATTTAAGACGCTTTGCGAAAAAGAAGCATGTTCTTACTTAATTAGGAATGAAATTATTTCTCCGGTCATATTGGGAGAGAGATCTGGTAAGTGTTATTTTGTATCATATTGGAGCTAATCATGGCAAATGTAGAAATAAATGTAGAAATCACAGAAAAGGCTTTAAAAGAGGTCAGATCAACTATTAAAGATCAAGAAATTGAAGTCAATGTGTTACGAGTAGGAGTCGTTGGAGGAGGGTGCAGCGGATTCCAGTATCAATTGGGGTTCATAGATGATTCTGAGGTCACAGAAGATGACTACATTTTAAAGGAAGAAGAAGATTTGAAAGTTGTTATTGATAAAAAGTCTCTCATTCATATGGATGGCACAGTGATAGACTTTCATGAAGATATAAATAAGCGTGGATTTGCGTTTACAAATCCAAACGCAAAGTCCAATTGTGGATGCGGGTCTAGCTTTAGTTGTTGAGGAATATAGATGATTATAGGAATGAATTATGTAAATGGCGATTTTTGTCCAACTCGCCCTGATTTTGAAAACATAAACCCAGCTACAGAAGATAGTTTGGGAAGTTTTCCAGAGAGCACAAAACAAGAGGTTGAGGAAGCTGTATCTGTCGCTCGTGCGGTTCAACATGGCTGGAAGAAAGTAAGCAGAGTCCAACGAGCAGACTTTTTCGACACGCTCGCTCAGTTGCTAAAGAGAGATCATGACGACTTGGTTAAAACCATTTCTCTTGAAACAGGAAAGAATACAAACGAGTCACATGCAGAAGTAATTGAAGCCCTGCATATGTGTCAAGTGGCAGCGTCTGCTGGTCGTCAGCCTTATGGAGAAGTGATTGCATCTGAACTGTCAACTAAAGATGCAAAAGTAATAAGAAAACCCAAAGGCGTAATAGCAGTCATCAGTCCTTGGAATTTCCCTCTTGCGATTGGTTCATTTTGGTCATCTGCTCCAGCAATTGTGGAAGGCAACACGGTGGTGCATAAGCCATCAGAATTAACACCTATGATCGCACAAAAGGTCGCCAAGCTGTACGACGAAGCAGGCTTCCCACCAGGCGTGTACAACATGGTACACGGTGCTGGAGAAACAGGAAAAGCCCTTGTCAGATCGGAAGTCGATCACATCTTGTTTACTGGCTCTGCGGAAGTAGGACAGGAAATAAGAAAGCACTGCGCAGAATCATTCACAAAAACTTGCAGCATGGAGTGTGGATCAAAGTCCGCCACAATTGTATTTGAGGATGGAAATTATGATTTGGCATTAGAGGCAACAATCGCCTCCGCTTTCAAGCTAAGTGGACAACGATGTGTAAGTTCGAGCAGGATTTTGGTTCAAAGATCGATCTTTGATAAGTTTTCCAGAGATTTCTCTAGTCATGCTGCATCCCTTGGTACAGGTTGTCCCTTTGAAACTGATGCTCCTTTTTACGGACCTATCATCAGCAAAGAACAAATGGATAAAGTTATGTCTTTCAATCAAATGGTGAGAGATGACAAAGATGCCAAGGTTCTAGTTTCTGGATCTCCTGATTCCACAACTAAGAACACACATCCAAAAGGATATTTTTTAACACCTTTTGTTTATCAGTGTGAATGGGGCGAGAAAGAGTTTTTAAAGAACGAAGTCTTTGGTCCACATGTTGTATTGATCCCATTTGATGATTTAGATGACGCAATCAGAATTTATAATGACACTGATTACGGACTTGCTTTGGGAATCGTGACAGACGACTACAGAAAGCATAAAATAATTGAGCAAGAATGTACAACTGGAATGCTCTACTTAAACGGCGGATCGATTGCTGCCGAATCCCACCTTCCATTTTCAAGCTGGAAGAAGAGCGGATATGGAGCATCTGCTTCTGCCACATATAAAGCGGTAACTCATACAATGGCAGTTACTGCAAATTATGAACACGGTATAAGTTGGGCACAAGGTATGAAAACAGGTAATTAAAATGAGTTCACCAGAAAATTTTCGAGAAGAATTAGAAACTTTAATAAACTGTTGCAGCAAGGAAAATGGCTCCAATACTCCTGATTGGATACTGGCAGAATATTTGTCTGACTGTCTTGCAAGTTTTGACCTTGCCACAATGAGAAGAGAAAAGTGGTATGGTAGAAATGAAGTAGATGCAGTTTGTTTGGATAAACCAAGGTAATATTTTGATGAAAAGCATAGGAATAATAGGACAAGGCTTTGTTGGAAGTGCTTTGTATGAGGGCTTCAAACACGCTTTTGCTGTGAACACATATGACATATCCAAAGGCTTTAAAAGGTCTTTTATCCCTGATTGGGTTCCAAGATCAGAAGAGCATGAAGATGTAGTCATACAGTTTGTAGAGCAAGTGGATAAAACTCTATCGTGTGAAGAAGGCTATAAATCTGTTTTGTCTCAAACAGATGGTCCTATATTTGTGTGTTTGCCGACGCCTATGAATAAAAGTGGCGAATGCGATTTGAGCATTTTAAGAAGTGCCTTAAAGATGTTGGATGATCTTTCTGAAGAAGTTAGAACTGTGGTAATAAAATCAACTGTGCCTCCTGGCACAGTTGATGGTTTCAATTCAGAATTCAAAAACAATATTTGCTTCAATCCAGAGTTTCTCACGGAGAGAAATGCAGTAGAAGATTTCAAAAATCAAAATAGGATCATCATAGGAGGACCAGAAGAAAGTTTGGAAATCCTTAGTCAAGTTTTTGAGTCTTCATTTCCCGAAGTCCCTCTATTTAAAACATCTTCATCAGTTGCAGAGCTTGTGAAGTATACAACTAATTGCTTCTTGGCTGTTAAGGTTTCATTTGCCAATGAACTTTTTGAATTGTGTAAAGCTATCAATGTCGATTATGACGAAGTGGCAAAACATGCAACGAAAGATGAAAGACTTGGCAATTCTCACTGGAGCGTGCCGGGACCGGATGGAAAAAATGGATTTGGCGGAAGTTGCTTCCCGAAGGATTTGAACGCTATTTTGCAACTTTGTAAGTCTAATGATGTGGATTGTTCAACAATGTCTGCTGCATGGGAAACCAATCTAAGAGTCAGACCAGAAAAAGATTGGGAAACACTAAAAGGAAGAGCCGTTAGCGAATGAATATTTCAGAACAAGAGTTGCTATCTATGCTTGAAGAGGCTTATCAATCTGGATATGAAGGCTACTTTGAGCAAATGACTGCAAATTGCTATGCAATAGTGCAAAAATACAAAGATGAGAATAAACATCTGGCTCAGTCGCAAAATGCGGAACTCAATAGTGCGAATCTAAGTGTACAAGCCACTAGTCGGGATTGGTACAGACACAGTATCGACAACCCCTATGTTTCTTTTGTAAACTCAGAGACAGATCATTACATCCAAATCGGAGAAACTCATTCTGCTGGTACTAACAGGAACGGAGATGATTTTTCAAATGTTCAAATAAATTCAATTCCAGAGAATGTTTCGATACAACACACAGTACCGAACGTCCTCAGTTACACTTTATAAAAATATTTTTAGAATTTTGTTCAAGATACTATTTTAATAAATACAACTTTAACCAGATAAGAGGTTTCAAAATGAGCAGCATTGTAGGCGTAGACGGAACTAAAGCAGCCAAAGTTCCAAAGATAAAAGCAGTACATCCTTTTAGATCGAAGATTCTTGTAGAGATTATCAATGGTGAAGAGATGATTGATACATCCTTAGTTCTACCAGATGGGCTGGAGAACGAAGGCCCCCCACAGGCTTATATCATGGAGTTGGGACCAGCGTTTGATGACAATTGTGGTATCAAAGTAGGCCAAAGGGTCTTCTGGGATGGAAAAGGATTGGCAGTCGCAGACCCTCGTGGGGCTGAAAAAGGAAGAGTCATTGCTCTTTTGGAAATTCATAACATTCACGGGATTGTCGAAGAAGAATAATCTTTTTGTAAAATTATGGCATCTCCTGATTACTACGAAATATTAGGCGTCTCAAGAGATGCTGGCGATGATGAAATCAATAAGGCTTATCGCAACCTTGCCAGACAGACACATCCTGATGCCAATCCTGACGACCCAGATGCTGCTAATAAGTTCAAGTCAATATGTGGGGCATACGATGTTCTAAAAGATCCAATCAAAAGGCGTTCATACGATAGACATGTCTCTGGCTCGTTCGGAGACATGTTTTCTTTTAGACGTAGAGCTTGGGAAGTCAGACCGCTTAAACATATATTGGTTGAATTAGAAATTGATCTGATAGATGCGTTTCAAGGATGTAAAAAAGATGTAAAAGTAGAGAAGAACAAGCCTTGCAAATCCTGCTCCTCAGAGGGCTATACAGAATTTAAAACGTGTAGCACCTGCCTCGGCAAGGGAGTTTTAAACATACAGCAAGGATTTTTTAATTTACAGGCCAAGTGCAATGTTTGCAAGGGTAGAGGTCAAACGCCTTCTAAAAAATGTGACAAATGTAGAGGGAGCGGCAATGATGGGGTTGAGAATTTTACCTTTAAAGTTAACATTCCAATTGGCGTTCAGACTGGGAGTCAGCTTGTGATGAAAGGCGAGGGAGAAGAAACTCCTGATGGTCGCTTTGGAGATTTGCTGATTGCCATAAAGGTAAGAGAAGATGACTATTTTTCCTATGCCCCAAATGGTTTAGATTTAGAGGCAGAGGTATCAGCTTCGTATGCAGAGCTTGTTCTTGGAAGCCATGTAGAGGTAAGAACACTGGGTTCTGTCATGTTGTTAAAAATTCCTGCTGGCACAAAAGTTGGACAGATTTTTAAAGTGGAGGGTCAAGGGATGCCTTCTGTGGAAAATCAAAAAGTTAGAGGCAATCTTTTGATTAAGATAGTTTTAGATGTTCCTGAAAAAGTATCTGAAAAACATAAAGAGATTCTTTCTGAGTTATTGAAGATAGAAAAAAAGAGTGATGTATAACTAGATTATAGAAAGAGGTAAAAACAATGGATCTTAAGCAAATTTTAGAAAACAAGTTGATGTGGGTAGCTGGAGCAATAGCAGTTGCTTTGCTATTTGTGTCCTTAGCAGGACCAGTAATAGTTGATCGCATAACAGACAAAGTTGTAGAAAGATTGATGAAGGATTATTCACCAGGTCCTTATTTTCCTGGAATTGATCCCGACAAAGTTAATCCAAACATTTGGAGAGACAAAACAGCTAATAAGGCCATTCGATTTGAACCAGAGAACAATTGGGAAAGCCAGTGGGAAGAGCAACGTCAGTGACACATGATGTTTTGAATTTTAGAGTTTTCTTCTGAATTGTTTTTATTATGACGCTGGAACGTGACGGTAATGTTCTTGCCTACTTCGGGTTTTTTCCCGTTTATGCGATTGAATTCGTCAAGCGTTAAAAATATTTTTGTTCCATCGGATAGAAATACCGATATTGGATTTTTGTTCTTTTGAATTAGTATGATTTTTGAACTTCTTTTCACTGTTGGCAATCCGAGGCTTGGCATGTTTACCACAAGGTCTAGACTTGGTAAATGAACAGGGTGTCCCAGATATCCCATTGTTGGACTTTGCTCGCTCCCAGTCCAATCGCTCCCAAGATATGCTCCAGCATTATTTGTGGTGGCACCATCGTTGTGCTTGCCAACAGTATTTTGCTCTTGCATTTTTTTTTCAATGTATTCTTTAAATTTAATCATTGTTACTCTTATATTTTCATAAGCTAATTTATTTATGTTTAAAGGGATTAAATGTCAAAAAATAATATGTCACTAGTATCTATGACGGGTTTGGTTCCAATGCATGTTGAGCTACTTGTTGATGGTGAAAAAGTGTCCAAAGTCTTGTTTTATGATTTTTCAAATTCAAAAACATATGAATCTTCGGAGTTTAAAGAAGTATCAGCAGACATTGTTAAAGTATTAGGAGAGGCGATCATGCAGGAGCAAATATTAGATGCTCCTACAATTCCTATGGACATTTCATCTGCTATGATTCAGAGGGCGAATGCCCAGAAACAGGCCGATGTTCTAAATAACTTTGAGATTGATAAAGAAGACGATATGGAGAAAGACGATGAGCGAGTACAATCTGCCGATAAAGATTCAAATTCCGGGGAAGAAGGATAGTAAAATGTGGCACTCACAGCCTGGTTTAGAGAATGTTATAAATTGGATAAATGACAAGAATTTAGATCCATATTTAACAAATGAGCTTATTAAAAAGGCCAAAAAATATCCGCCAGGAGCCTACGAACAATTTCGTAAAAATTTCAATAATTACGTTATAGCTATTCAAAAAAAGAAAAATTCTGATTCCTAGTTACTTATTTAATACATGGAAAATAAAAATAAACCTAGAGTGAAAGCGGAAGCAAGTCCGGTCACTTCAGAAGTTAAAAATTGGGACTGTCCAGATGTGAAAAGTATCTGTACAAAGATAGATGCTGATGACGATTGCTTTATGCCTTCTCATTACAAAAGTTCGAATGGCAGCCACATGGCGGGACTGTTTGCCAACTTGTCTGAAAAAGAAGAAGATTACACTGGCGAGAAATATACTAGAATTCCCAATAGAGGATTTGTTCAGATAGATTGTGGATTTTCTTTAGATGTTTCTAATGGGTACAAGGTTCGATTTTCTGTCAATGAAGAACTGTCTGGCAAGGGGTTATTTTTAGTTTCTCCAAACCAGATGACAGAGGGAAGAGTTGTTTTGACCTTGATGAATTTGGGAAAAGAATTTATGATGATAAAAAATAAAGATCCTATTGCGACAATGTGGGTCGAACCTGTCTATTCGTTTGAATGGGTTTAAGGAGTCAATATGAGTAAAAATGTATTTGCAGTAATTACAGTTGCTAGACAGGTTGAAGGTGAATACGTATTCATCAAAACAGAAAAAGCATTTAGTAGTGCAAAAAAGGCAGATAGTCTTTTGCAAAGTCTTAAAAGCCAATACTCGACTGACGGAAAAGTCAATATAGTAAACATAGCCACACCGCAAGGAGATGCTGAATGCTTCTGTGAGGTTGGTGCTTTCGAAATAGAATTAGAGGATTAAAATGCCAGATCAAAACCCACACAATCCTCTGGAGGGAGAACGTCCAGAAATGACGATCAACCTTCATGACGGAAGTGAAGAACAGATATCAATAGTTGTCGTTCATCGTGACCGACCAGAATACCTAAATATTTGTTTGCAATCTATTGCCGTAACTAGTTTCAACAACAATTACGAAATTATTGTTGTTGATAATGGATCGGATAATGATAGTCAGGATTTTCTAGATGACATTGATGGTGAGGTTAAGGTTGTTAAAAACGATAAAAATCTTTACTGGTCCGAAGCTTGTAATATAGGATATCAAAATGCAAGTAAAGATTCAAAATACATAGTTTTCATGCATTGCGATGTGGTCGTTACAAATCCTGCGTGGTTGGATCTTTTGGTTAACGTTTGCGAGTCTCAAAATGCTGGGATTGTTGGAGTCGAACTTCAGTCGTACTACATGCAACAACAGAAGGTTGACTTTGTACAGGAGTGGCTGATGATGGCCACAAGAGAGTGCTGGGAAGCCGTTGGTCCATGGCCAGAACACTTGCCACAAGTTGGTCCTGCATTTATTGTGACGGTGAAAGCGCAACACAAGGGATATAAGCCTCAGATTATGAGGAATCCGATTGCACATCACTATAGAATATTTAGTCTAGATATCAACGAGTACGAAAGACTAACAGAGTCAGCAATGGTTACTATACCTCAATTGCTTAAAGATGCTCAAAGCGATTCTGTTAAACCAATTGTTTAATATTAAAAATTCATAAAACCTATGGTGTGCAGGTGGCACCTTTGATCTGTTTCACTTAGTCAATATTTCGTATCCACCTTTAGTCACTAAAACTGTATGCTCAAATTGAGCAGACAGTTTTTTGTCTGTGGTAATCGCCGTCCAATTGTCTTCTAAAAGCATTGCTTGGCGTTCCCCTTCGCACAGCATTGGTTCAATTGTGAAAATCATGCCTTCTTCCAGACTGATTAGAAATCCGTCTTTTACAGATTTATAGTCGTGCTGCACGAATGGAGGCTCGTGAAATTCAAGTCCTACCCCATGACCACAAAATGCGTTGACAACGCTAAATCCGTTAGATTCAGCATGTTGGGTAATTACTTTGGCGATACCCGACAGCATACTTTGAGGCTTCACTGTCTCTATGCTCATCATGAGGCATTCTTTGGTCGTCTGAACCAGTTCCTTCGCAGTTTCGTTTATTTCTCCGACTGCAAACATTCTGCTCGTGTCCCCATAGAATCCGTCTAGGATTGTGGTTATGTCGATATTCAGAATGTCTCCGTTCTTGAGGACGGTTTGATCTGGAATGCCGTGGCATATTACTTCGTTGATGGAAATACATGTTTCTTTTGGAAATCCTTTGTAGTTCAGTGGAGCAGAGGTAGCTCCATTATCTTTTATGAATTTAGCTGCAATATTATTGATTTCTTCTGTAGTGATTCCTTCTACTACAAATTCCTCAATGTAATCTAGTGTCTCAGCAGCAAGTTTGCAGCTTATTCGTATTCCATCTATTTGCTGCTTATTCTTGATTATGATTTCGTTCACTATTTGAGTCCTAGTAAGTCTAAATACTTTCGAGAAGCATAACTGAATGTCTGCTTTCCTAAATAAGTGTCTTTTTCAACAGTTGCTACAGCAATTCTTTTGAGTTCTTTTTCTATCTCGTATTCCAAATCTTCGCATTCAACGTGCTTCATTACCATGCTTCTGATGAAAGCATTGTCTATATTTGAAACCTTCTCCCATAGTTCTTTTCTTGGAAGATTTTTGTATTTCTGAAACTGATTTACAGTTTCCACAGTTTTGTTTTTGATGTTTGCATGTCTTTCCTTTATATCGTCTACCAATTCTTTTACGTGAGGAAAGTATGCAGTTACTTCATCTTCTTCTCCCTCTATTGTTTTTGGGATCAGTCTTTTGAGAGATGTGTCTCCCAGCATGTGATGTTTTTCTACATACTTGGGATCTTTTAATTTCACTCTTTTGCCTGTTTTTTTATCACGAAAAACCATGCCCTCAAAGTCTTCGATCTCAGATGCAGCTTTTTGCATCATGTTTTTAATTTCCTCTTCGCTTGTGGCATCCCATCTCTGAGGGCGGTTGGCACCAATTCTTTTTGAGATTTTGTCCAATTCGCTTTCTGTTTCTTCTTTGTGCGTTTCAACGTTTCTTCCAGCTAAAAGATATAATCCCCATTGGCTCTCTTTGTATTTTGTCAACACGGTTGATGCGTCATGAATGAATTCAAAAACGTATGTGTGGCTTGTGTCTTCTCGGTTGAAATTAAGTTTCTTTACATACTTGCCAATCTCATACATAAGGTTGTAATTCCCTCCATGAAATCCTTTGACTGTATTTTTCATATCGGATTCGTATGAACTTAACATTCTTCTCGTGTGCCATTGTGGGCTAGATGGATCATAGGTTGAGAAAAACACTCCAACCATGGTTCCATCTAGCTTTTCAAGCATTTCCGAATCGTTCATGTCGATTTCGTCAGATTCTTTTTCTCCTTGATTGAAAAATCTGATGAAAGGAAAGCTTTTGATTTCTTTTAGCGGATCGTCGCCATGAAAGAAATTATTTGCATGTGGTTTTTCTACTACCATTCCACGAACAAGTCTATTGAACTCGTTTTTATCTTTCATTCCATAATTTAAGATCCATGATGAACCTTTATCACCGACTAGAATGTCTTTCTCCTTGAGCCAGTTGAAGTCGCCCAGTGCCAATTTCGTTATAATCAGACGTAGCTGGTCTTTTTCTGAAGAAGTTGTTTCCATTTCAAGAATCGCTTTTCTTGTATGAAGCTTTTGAATGAGATCCGGTACATTGTACTTTTCTGGATGAGAGTTGTATACTTATTTGGGCAACTTTTTGATAAATTCTTCCCATTCTGGATGATCGTGAATTACGATTTTGTTTTTTGCGTAAAAATTGGCATATGCCATGCAGAATAATTCTTCCATTCCTTGATGCTGTCTTGGTTTATTTGTTTTTTTGACAACTTTCGTCCATTCTTTTTTACTTTCTTCATCAAGTAAGTAATTCCATACTGCATGGCCCAATTCGTGCAGGAAGGTGAATTCTCTTCCGTAGTTCCATGGGCCAGCAAGTTTTATTTTCTTCTTTTTTTCATCTATTTCACCAATGTGGTCCCCATCCAGAGTGTTTCCCTTTTCAAATTCTACTTTATATTTTTCAATAAGGGATCGATGACTCTTTGGTACTTTTCCAAGGGTCTTTTTTACGTTGTAATCTGATTCTATTAAAAATTGTCTAAAATTCATTTTTCTATTTTATATACAGTTTCTGACTTGAAAATGCACATTAATGTAACTATTAATAAAGTTAGAAATTATGCCCTTTTAATAATTTCTAATTGTAAAAGGGAATCAGACGATAGATTTTAATTTCCGTCATGTCCTTATGTAAAAAGGAGTCTTGTTTGAAGACTTGAAACTTAAAGCAATGCCCAACTGAGCCACGATTCAGTTAACGTGATTTCATGCTGCTATTTACATTGATTGCCATTAACACAGACTTGATAAATGGATAAATTTTTAGAATAAAAAAGAATTGTTTTCTTTATTCCGCTAAAGAAACTTTGTTTAATCGTATTACGTTTCTTTTTTATTTTTAATTGTTCCATGCGGATGTTTTGTTAGTTGAGTTTAGTTTTGGTGCAACCCGCCAAAATAACAAATTAAACCAAATAATTTAGCAAATTTTTGTGGCAATAGGTGCATGGCTAGAAAAGCTCGCTTTTAAGCGAGCTTTTCTTTTTTGTTGATTGATATATACAGTACAAGCCTTTTTAGTATTGGAGTATCATATATGGCACCAAGGAAACGTCAAAAGTCCTCTTCGAGTAATAAATTCCACATGGAATTTAAAAATACGGCACAAAAGTTAGCATGGGCAGCATTCCAGCAACATGACGTGTTGTTTCTTACAGGACCCGCAGGAGTGGGCAAGACTCATCTAGCGATGGCTTTTGCAATTAGCGAATTGCTTCAAAAAAATTGTAAAAGAATAATTTTAACAAGACCGATTGTTGAGTCGGGTGAAAATTTAGGATTTTTGCCTGGAGATTTTCAAGAGAAAGTCGATCCATACATGTCTCCTCTTTATGATGTTCTAGGAAAGCTCGTTGGTTATCAAGGACCGCAGAGAGAAGAAGTAGAAAAATGCATAGAAGTTGCTCCAATTGCGTACATGAGAGGAAGAACTTTTGATGATTCGATTTGCATTTTTGATGAATCTCAAAATGCTACCAAGGGTCAACTGACCTTGTTTATGAGTAGATTTGGAGAAAATAGCAAGCTGATAATAACAGGCGACCCAATGCAAAGCGACATTGGGAATAGAACTGGATTGGTCGATGTGATGACTCGTTTGGAAACTTTAAAAGGAATAGGAATAATCAGGTTTAAGAATGACAACATAGTTCGTCATCCTTTGGTTGGTCAAATTTTAGATAAACTTAGTGAATAAAAATATGGCTGATTTCGTTTACACAGCAGATAGCGGGAGTTATCAGACAAGTGGCAAGTCTGATGTGGTATCGCCTGCGCAATCTTGGTCTTCAATTGGCGACTTGTTCAAGGACGCTTCACACAGGAAGGAAGACTGACCATGGCGGATTTCAGTTTTGCAACAGACATTGATTTTGATCCGACTCCTATTGTATCTGCTGATGAATCGATCACTAGTGGCACCAATATAACCAGAGACTATAACTACAATTCCGGTGGTGCTGTTCCCAGCATGGGGTCAAATCAAAACTCTGTATTCAAAGCAACTATAAAAATACCAACGGGAAAAAATCCATACGGTTGCATTTTTGAAATGGGGTCGAATACCAAAGGTGGATATTGCGGCTTTAATTCATCAAGCACATTGATTGTCAGAATGGGAGATGGAAAATATCCCCCGGGCGGGCCAGGAACCCCTGAGGTCGATGTAAACAATTACGCTAGAGTTGAAATATCCACTGCATCCCTGCCACAGAATGTAGATTTTGATTTAATGTGGGAATTTCAAGTCGAACCAGTAGCGAGGGTTCGGGTATGGGTAGATAATGTCTTAGTTGCAGAAGACCAATCAGATGATGGGTCTCCGATGGAGACTGCTGGGCAACCTGCATCAAACCATCCGTGGGCGGATTCCAGCGATGGAAAATATAATGGTTTTAATGACGGAATTGTTAAAGAAAACGACGCCTATTATGCTGGTGTCGTGACAATTGCAGGATCAGGATTGCTTCTACAATCTGATTTAAGTTATTGGGCGGATACACTAGCAGAAGAGAGGCCAAAAACGATTAGCGGCACGGCAGATGTCGATCTTAGATTAAGTCATTCTGTAAATGGTGGGATTTCGATAGGAGGACAGGCTGAAATATCCTTTAGTTTATCTGACACCTCAAGTGGTGGCGTTGTAATATCGGGCCAGTCGTCAGTTAAAAGTAGTGCTTGGGGCGGCGTATCTTCTGGTGGCATCTCTGTCGCAGGTGAATCAACCGCTCTGGACAAATCAGACGAAAGGTACGTCACAGCATCGGGCGGGGTGTCAGTTTCTGGAACAAGTGCTGCTTCAATCACTGAACTTAGAGCAATGTCTCAAGGTTCTTTGATTATATCAAAAGACTCTTATGTTGACATTGTATCTGGTTCTCAACCAATAGCATATTGGAAGTTGGATGAATCGTCAGGTGCTTCTGTTGCTGAAAATTATGGAACGATTGGCACAGCAGTTGATGGAACATATAAAAACTTTGTGACTACTGGAGAGGGTGGCATACTTCAGGAAGTAGGGGGTTTCGCTGCTGAGTTTGATGGAGTAAACGACTATGTGTCAATTCCGGCCAATGATTTAATAGGCAACAATCCACTCGCTGCTGGGGGCACGTCGAGCGGTGGCTATCCGAACAAAAGCGTTGAAATTTGGTTTCAAGCATATTCTACTTATGGAAGACGCACAATATATTGTCAGGGTGGAGGGACAAGAGGGTTAAATATATACATCCTTGACGGAATTCTTTATGTTTATGGATATAACAATGGTGGTGCCGGTGCGAGCCAATGGGAAAAATTTGTATCCGCTCCTGTTGATGCAGGAGGGATCTATCATGTTGTGCTTACATTCGATAATCCAACCTTGTCAAATACAGGGGGTCAACTCAAAGGGTACTTGAATGGAGAAGAAATTGGATCTGAAAGTTGCGGTCAGCTTCGGTCACACACTCAAGCCCCTTTCATTGGCGGCACCACAGCCGGTGTAGAATACCATGATGGGTTTTTGGTTGGAAATTATTTTAATGGAAAAATAAACCATCTTTCTCTGCAAAATGCAACTTTATCGGCAACGGAAGTTAGAAGACATTATTCTGCTGGAGTTTATAACTTCAACATGATTCTGGATGGGAATCCTTCAGGAGGACTGGTGGCCGATGGCGGAGAACCCGCTGTGACACTAGCAAACCGATTCTGGCCCTCAATAACTTACAGATCTTCTAATCCATTTATCTTGTCTGGAGAGTCTGATCATTTAATAACGGGTTACAGACACGTTTCAGAAGGCGGAATCACACTAGGTGGCAGCTACGAACCATACAAGATAAGTTTTGTATCTTCTGGTGGATTGGTGCTAAGTGGGGATGCCGTAGAGGAAGTGCAGCTTTTTGTCACAGGATCTGGAGGAGTGTCGATTTCAGGCGAAGTAGACATTACGCCGAAAATTATTGCTTCAGGCGGCTTGACACTAAGGAGTCCTCGTCTGTTTACACTAATGGCTTCCGAATCCGCAGGATTCTGGCCGTTGGACGAGGGTTCTGGAACCGTGGCTAAAAACCGAAGCAGTTCTGGTAGTGCCGAGAATGGGATTCACGAAGGTAATATACGTTGGTCAGAGGGACTCATTCCTACAGAGTCTCCACTTGTGCGAGATTTTCAGAAAATTCCTGGTGATGACAGAGTAGAGAGGTCTGACGGAACCGAGTTAAGAGCGAGTGGAGATAAGTCCATTGAATTGTGGGTTAGTCCAAATTCCTTAAGTGGCAGACGGGCCATATACACCGCAGGTAATGCTGCAAACGGGTTCAATATCTATTTAGATGGATCTAGTTTGTATGCTGGAGCGTGGGACACATCTAACTCTTGGCAGGCTTTCATTAATGTTGATGATCTGGAGTTGGGCGAGATATATCATGTTGTTTTAACTTTCTTGGACAGCACATCTTTTAGACTTTATTTAAATGGTACAGAAGTTGGCAGTGATCTTTCTGTGGGTAGCATGTCTATCATTCCAGTGGCAACTGGATACTTCGGAGTAAGAGGCCAAACTAAATATCATGATGGTGATGTTTCTGGTATTGGCAACTTCTTTGAAGGCCGAATTGGATACATCGCATCTTACAATATAGTCTTATCTCAGTCTGACATAGAAACTAGACAGTCGTATACTTATTTTCCATATGGCCTATCCATTCCTGCTGAATCTGACGGAGGCATTACACTAAGCGGCAGTTCTGATTTGCTTCGTACAACGGGTGTTGGGGTAGCAGTTTCTGGTGAATCTGACTACTTGATGTCAAGCTACTACTTAGTAGAAGGTTCTGGTGGTCTGATACTAAGCGGGGATTCCGAAGAGCAAGAACAATATTTTGTTGAAGGTTCTGGCGGCATTGCACTAAGCGGCAGTTCTGATTTGCTTCGCACAACTGGCGTTAGGGCAACAGTTTCTGGTGAATCTGTCACGATATCAGGAGCACGTATTTTTGAAGGTTCTGGCGGTCTGATACTAAGCGGGGATTCCGAAGAGCAAGAACAATATTTTGTTGAAGGTTCTGGTGGAGTTACACTTAGCGGAAGTTATGAACCATATGAAATAAGTTTCACATCAGGTGGTGGCGTAATAACTTCTGGCGAGTCTGATGCTGGAATGACAAATACCTCAGTAGAAGGTTCTGGCGGTCTGATACTAAGATCTACGACGGAATCGAAATGGCAACAGTCTGTTACAGGTTCTGGAGGGATCACGATAGGCGGAGGCTCTGATGCTTATGTCAGTCTCTACATTGCAGGAGGTGGAGTATCATTATCTGGTCAGTCTGGCGTAACTTCTTCATCATTTAGTTTTGAGCCTTCTGGCGGCTTGGCTATATCAGGAAACTCTTCTATTAGGGGGGATTGGTTAGCAAGAGGTGGGGTCTCCTTAAGTGGAGAATCTAATGTTTACGTCACAAGGCAAATGGATGGAGAGGGCGGAGTTTCGATGTCTGGCCAAGCCGACTTAGTTGCTTCTTCGTTTGACTACACTTCTTCTGGTGGAATATCCCTCACAGGGGTTGCAGATGCTTTGCCAATAATATCACACACATCTTCTGGTGGTATTACACTTTCTGGAGAGGCATCTCTTGAAAGGAAATTTATAGCCAGCGGGGGGATTAGAGTTCTTCCTTTGACATTGTCCGACTTGATAACATCATCCGACGCAGTTGGATTCTGGAAATTCAATGAATCTTCTGGAACAGTATCGGACAATCTTGGAACAGAGGGTGATTCTTTAGATGGAGAGTATGTAGGACCTATCGATCTTGGGTCTCCTCCTATAATTCAAGCCACTACAGATACAACAATTGACCTTAGTGCAATCGACGCCGATAGAGTTCTAATACCAGACAGCGATTTTATAAACACTGGTGGTCCCTATACATCTAAGAGTGTAGAAATTTGGTTCTTGCCAACGAAATCAATATACTCATCTTTTAATCAAAACATGCCTCTTTGGCATCAGGGAGTAGGAGGGCCATCTCCAGCAATAAATGATTTTGGTCATGGTATTTGGATTGATTATGGTAGTAACAGCGTAGTTAACCCCTCTAGGGGTAATTACTTAGACATATGGATTTACGATTCTACAACAGATGTAGGAGTTGCAGAACCTTGGAGCATCCGTCTTGGAGGGGGGTTTACCCCGAATGCAGGCGGTTCTGCTCTTGACTTTGTTGCAAATTGGGACAAACCCCACCAGGTGGTGATTACTTTTGAAAGTAATTGGCCATCAACTGGAGCGACATTAAAAGCTTATTTGAACGGAGAGTTGATAGGAACACAAACCACAACTAAGTTGGCGAGATTGTACGACGACAGAGGAGCATGTACCGGATGCAACCCTTCTGGAGACAGAAATTTGGTTGGTGGGCATCTTGGATATGTGACTCAATCTGGGACGGCATCTCCCAAATTCTTTGATGGGCAATTAGGCTACACCGCTTATTGGAATTCAGTTTTAAGCACAGAAGATGTCTCTGCTCATTATAACTCTGGGTTTTATTTTTATTCTATGTCTATTCCTGCCGAATCTGACGGAGGAATTACATTAAGTGGCAGTTCTGATTTGCTTCGCACGACTGGTGTTGGAGTGTCAGTTGCTGGTGAGTCTGATGCTGGAATGACAAACATTTCAGTAGAAGGTTCTGGCGGTCTGGTACTAGCCGGGGATTCTATAGATCAAAGGGAGTATTCTGCCGAAGCTTCTGGTGGAATTATATTAAGCGGAGAGTCTGAAACTTCACTGATTATCCCTGTTGTTCCATCCGGTGGAATATTATTATCTGGCCAGTCTGGTGTAACATCGAATTCATTTGCTTTTGAATCTTCTGGTGGATTAGTTGTATCGGGAAGTTCTTCTGTTAGGGGAGACTGGGTAGCAAGAGGTGGAGTCCAACTTTCAGGTTCTGCAAATGTATTGTTAACCAAAAGATTCACATCATCTGGAGGATTATCTGTTTCAGGGGAATCCGACTATTTGATAAGTGGGTTCAACTATGTTTCATCTGGCGGCGTGATAATATCGGGTGATTCAAATGAAGGGGTAAAAGATTATAAATATGAATCTTCTGGCGGTCTCAGCCTGTCAGGTTTTGCAGAAAGCAAGTGGCTGATAGCATTCGAATCTTCTGGCGGTCTTTTAATTACAGAAAATATCTTTAACAAAACAGTAGTTGTTGTAGATTATATATTTACTCAAGATTTCCAATGGGCTGTACAGGGAGAGGTTTATTCCTTCCAGAACTTCCAGTGGGATGTGGGCGAGTCGCCATTAATGTTTTATAGAGTTGAAGGTGACTGCCAGCAGCCAGATTGCGAAAACGCTACTTTTGATGACGGTGAAACATGCACCCAAGGAAAAAGGTTTTTCCAGACTGTTGTTGCAAGATCGGTGTCAGATGTCTGCGAAAAATTAAAACAAGCATATTTCTCTTATCCGATGATATGGCCTGTTAAGAGTATAAAAAGATTTAGTAGACCTGCCAATTTAAATGTGATTCGGAGTCAGGAAGCTCAAGGAATAAATCATGATTGCTTAGAGTTGGTTGAAGAAGAGTTTTGTCAAATACCAGAGTGTGCAGAGTTTTGCCTTTCGGAGCAGCCTCAAGTCTTCATGGGTATGAATGTAACGATTCAAGATACATTCTTTGTCTACGAATCTGTCGGAGGTCTATTCGCTAGTGCAACATCAGGAGAAGTTGGATTTTACTCTTATGAGTCTACAGGAGGAATAGTTGCTTCTGGAAGCATAACGACAGAAAGTAGTTCTTGGATTTACGAGTCTAATGGCGAGGTGGTGCTGCTAGGAAATTCAGATATTTCTTCTGAGTTTTATGCCTATATTGGATCTGGATCTATAGGGGTATCGGGGACGATTGCTAATGAGTCTAGTAGCTATACGTTCGTTGCTAGTTCTGGAATCTTTTTAGAAGGAAGTTCAGTTCAGGAAGTTGCTCTTGAATTTATTCCTCTCTTTCCTTTAATTTCTACTTCAGGAGAAGCATCTGTCAGTACTGGTGGTTTCAACTATATTTCATCTGGAGGAATTACATTATCTGGAGAGGCTAATAATTTAAAGAATAATCATTCTTACGAAGGAGATGGAGGATTGATAATTTCAGGTGACTCTGAGGATGTTTCTTCTTATGTTACTTATGCAGGCAGTGGTGGCCTTTCTGCTTCTGGAGAAGTCTTGATTTCTAGATCTATTGAATCAACAGGAGACATATCGGTTTCTGGATCTTCAGGTTTTATAATTCATTATAGTTATGAATCATTAGGAGGAATTGGTTTAAGCGGTAATCCTGTTGTTATTAGTTCTAGCTGGAGTGCGTCTGGCTCTGGAAGTATGAGTATGGGCGGCAGTGCTGGAGTGTTTAGCTCCTTCTTGGGAACTTTAACAGCTTACATCGGAGCAGAAGCGGAGTTGACTGAAGAAGCGGCTTCATTCCCAGGCATTATTACAGGCGATACTTTAACTATAGATGACGGTACGGTTACCACTATCTGTGGATGCGATCCTCTTCCCTTGACCTTAAGTTTAAAACAAAATTTAAACAAAAGCACTTTGTTGAGGAGTTTTTCAACATTAAATGATATAACTTTTCCAGACATTTTAACGTTAAGGTACGACTCTTTGAATGTTTCTTGGAGAGAAAACATTCAATATACTGGCATTGGTATTGATGGTTCTTCTCAAGAGAGGTGGACGTTTTTGTTTGAGTTCACTTGTAATAACAATAATTTTATCTCGGAACAGACACAAACCCCGAATTGGAAGCTTTCCCTTTACATAAAGAGAAAGAATCTAGTTAGCTTAGAAGATTATGATGCTAGGTTGTTGTATACATTTAGTCGGGATACTGTTTGCGTAAGCGACAAGTTAAACTTTGAGTTCAATATCGATGTAGACTCAAAAGTCTCTTATGTCTCAGGAAACTCGCCTTATGTTGTAGATTATGAAGTTTTTCATGATTCAATGGGATTCTTTGTTGGCGGGTGGCAAACTGATCCTGAATTGAAAATTCAAATTTCAGAATCAGTTTTATCTTCTGGCGTAAGAAAGGTTGACATAATATCGTTGTTTCCTGTATAGTTAAACAATAATTTGACTCTTGCAAAGCGAAATATTTTGGAGATTGAAATGTTGGAACAATTGGGGATAAGCCCTGCTACTCTTTGGGTCGTGATTTCTGTAATTTTGGTAGCTACGGTCTTAAATTTACTCCTCACTCTCTCTGTTGTTACTTTTATTTTAAGAATAGCCGATCAAATAAAAATTCTAAAAGATAATTTTACAACTCGTCTTGACTATGATCTTACGAAAGCATCTGGTAATACCTCTCCGAGGCAGACAGGATTGAAGGACATCGGTCCCGTTAACAGGAATGTAAGAAGAACCGTTCTCACAGAGAGGCTTGATGACAACGGAAATGTTGTCGAACAGGAAGCTGAACCTTTGTAATTTCATATTAGAGTTTATGACATGTTGAATTCAGTCGAGTATAAAGAATTTGATAGTAATCGTTTTTTTGGTGTAGAAATTGAGTTTGGCGATTCTGATTTTTCCAGAAATCAAATTTCAGATATAATTTCTAAAAAGACCCATAAAAGAGTGAAAGTTGCCAGAGGGTGGGCTGAATCTAAAAATAATTCATACTGGCATGTCAAACATGATTCTACTTGTGGCGATGAAGTTCCTTCATTTCCGCAATGGTCGAAGCCGTTTGGATGGGAAGTGGCGTCGTATAAGGCTGCTGGTAAAAAAGATATCCTTCACATAGCAGAAGTGGCAGAGTTCTTGAAATCTCAAGGAGCTTTGGTTAATTGTAACTGCGGATTTCATATTCATGTTGATGTTTCAGATTTTTCTGAAGATCGAGTTTCTAGCATATTGGCAAATTGGATTAAAGTAGAAGACATTTTTTTCAACATGGTTCCCGAAAGAAGATCTGACTCCAATTACTGCAAAAGATGGAGAGATAGCCTTAGTTTCAAAAAAGCGAATTCACTAGTTCGAGAGATTCGAACTAGTCCTGATATTTTTTGGGACATCATGAAGCCAACTGACAAGAGGATTCACAACAATGAGCAAAAGAAGTTTTCTTTGAATTTGGTCAATTATATTAGAAATTTAAAGTCTAGAGAAACTTTAGAACTCAGACTTCCAGAAGGCACCCTCGATGGTTGGTCGATAGTGAATTGGACGATCATGTTTATCAATTTTTTAGAGTATAATTCTGGGTTTCCTTCTGACTTGGATGCAGTTAAAGATGTAGACGAATTTCTAGAAGTGATAGGAATGGGGCATGGAAATGGTTTCCGCATATACGGACAGGACTTGAGCCAAACAAGATCGTGGGTATTGTCAAGAATTCAAAGATTTGCAAAAAACACCCACCTTTGGAAGGATTCTTGGGACGTTTGGAAAAATATAAATATTCAAAATAATTGACTTGAAATTAATAAATACTGTAACTACAAAATACTAAGTTTTAACTAAAAAAGGTACAAAATGAACGAAAAAACAAACAAGCTTATTTTAGATTATATGCCTCTAGCTGAAAAGATGGCATGGGAAAAATGTCGGTCTACTCCTCCCAACATTTCTATAGACGACTTAAAATCTGCTGCATACTTTGGCTTAGTTGATGCAGCAAATAAATATGATTATTCTGTGAACTTCTGCACATATGCCCGAATTAGAATAATGGGAGAAATTTTTGATTTCATGAGAGGTATTTCCTGGGGAACTAGAAAAAGCCCATTTATTCCATTGTCTCTGGACAACGACTGCGTTTTTGATTGCTTTGTGTCGGATTGTAAATGTGATTTTCTAGAAGAAATATCTCATAAAATAAAAAGTAGCCTTTATCTTGTTTTGAGAAAATATTATATTGATGGATACTCTTTAAAAGATATAGGAAATCAGTTGGGCGTGAGTGAAAGTAGGATTTCTCAAATGCTCAGTCAAGCAAAGAAATCTGCCAAGATTGAACTTAGCAGAGATGCAAAAGAAATGGCAGCATAAAGGTTTAGAATGAAAAATTTTATTTTTTTAGTGATCATCTTGCTCTCCCAGCAAATTGTTATTGCACAGCAAAATGTAAGTCATTTTCAGATTCCAACGCCAACAGGAATTCAGGTAGAGCAAGACCCCGATATAAAAAATCTTGTATGGAATCGCAGATCCACAGAGAACTTTGTGATTTTAAGCTTAAACGATGATCAAGGAAGGTATCTTCAAACCAACATAGAGAACATGAAAGATTGGGTTGCCTCAAGATGGGGGCTTCCGTCTGAAGGTTTTCCTAGTTCTAAACTTGGAGAAAAATCAGAGCCAGGTTGTATGGTTTTATGTGTGCCCAATAAGACTTTGATGAAAAAACTTTTTAATTTAGAGGAGTCTTATGGAGAAGTTGTTTCAAAAGATGGGAAAATAGAAAAAAGGTTTTTGTGGCTTGTTCTTGACGGCACACCCGCAGAAACAATCCCACCAGCACTTACTATGGTTTGTTTAAGTCAAGTTGAGTCTGATTATAATTACAACTTTGGTTTTTGGGCAGTGCGTGGGATGAGTGTTTTAAATAGTACCATCCCAAACATTAAGACTAGTTTGAAAAAAGTGAATCCTGATCTTCAAAATGGAAACATGTTTTCTGTTACGAGAGAAGATTACAAAAAGATGTCGCCAGAAAAAAGGAAAGATTTTGACGGAGCATCAGCTATGGCCTGTTTGCTGTTGAGGAAAGAATTTGGTCAAAAGAATCTTTTGGATTTTTTTAGAAATCCAAATACCGAAGAGAATTTTAAGATGGTTTATGGATTTCAGAATTTTGACCATCTAAACCAAACTTTTAAAAGGTATTCTAAAAACTTAATAACTGACATTTCAAATGGTGTTACTCCGAATAGCTACTTGCAGATAATGCCTATTAAGTATAAATAATGTGTAAACATTGTTTTGTAGGAGGTAACATGTTAAGTATACTTATTTGGATTGTTTATGGTTTAATTGTTGGGCTTTGCGCAAAAGCGTTACATCCCGGTGATGATCCTGTTGGGTTTCTCCCAACAGTCGGAATAGGCATAGCCGGTAGCTATGTTGGAGGATTTATAAACTGGATGCTAGGCAAAGGTGAAGTTTTTTCTACATCGGGAATTTTGATGGGCATTGCAGGAGGTGTAATATTTTGTTACATCTACCGTAGATTTAAATTAAATCAGATAATCGCATTGGAAAAGAAAGATAATGAGAATTGATGATGATGTTTTGAAATCTTTTAAAGAAAGATACAAACATATAGATACATTAATTTTCCACAGATCGGTGGAACGTGCAGATTCGCCTGGTCATTTGTTCGACGTGTTGGAAACAATACCGGATAAATTTCCATTGATATGGGATGAAGAGAAACGTTGCTGGTCTTGGACTACCGATATATCGCAAGTATCAAGATTTGAATTGTTTAAAAAACAGGACGATTGATGAATCTTGCAAAAGAATACTGCCAAAGAAATAATATAAAATTTCCTTTGGTTGACTTTTCAAAATATGGATTTTTAATCTTAAAGAACAATCTCCCTGCTGCAAAGCAGGGAGATTGTGTTCTTTGGTCCTTTATGAGAGTCGAGAAGGCAACCAGATCTTTTATGCCTCCTTGTTACTTGTTTGAAAAGTACTCCCCTAAGGCGTTTTCAAAATCAAGGCGTGAAAAATTTATTTCATTCAATTTGTCTAATCACGGATGCATGCAATATAAGTCTCATTTTTGTTCGCTCTACTTTTGCGTGGAAAAAAGGAACTATATTGAACTTGAAAATTACGAACAATACATGTTTGATTTGGCAAAAAAGATAAACCCTGATGTTGTAGTTTCTGACCCAAGTTTGGTGAAAATATCTGCAATGCAATTTTTCATAATTTCGAATCAAAATGCCTTTTACGAGAGCAGTTTTTTGAGAGATAGGATAAAAAGCATTTCTTTGGTGTTTCAAGAAGAGGTGTCAAATAAGTCTAAATTGCAAATGTATTCAACATTTAGTAATGGAGACATTTTGGGATCGTCGATGAGAAAAAGATGGATTGAATTCAAAAGAGAATTTGTTGAAAGGTACAACTATCCTTTTGCTGATTTCTTGAAGTCTTTTTGACATTGACTTTTTTTTGCACTTTGGGAAAAATGTTTAATTCAAATGTTTTCTCAAAGGAGCAAATCTACAGATGGAACTGGACAGGATATACAACGAATCATGCATTGATACTTTGTCAAAGATGGAAGACGATTCTGTAGATGTGGTTATTACTTCACCTCCTTACAACATGAATCTTAGAATAAGGAATGGGAAGTATTGTTCTAGGCAAATCGTTAAAGAATTTAGCACCAAGTATTCTAATTTTGACGACAATCTCCCAATAGACGAATACAACAAATTTCACTCTGAGGTTTTGAGAGAGCTACTCAGGGTATCAGATCTAGTATTTTACAACATACAAATAGTAACAGGCAGCAAGAGATCAGTATTTAAAATGATCGGAGATTTTAACGAGTCTCTGAAAGATATAATTGTGTGGGATAAAGGCCATGCGCAACCGGCAATGCAAAAAGGAGTTTTGAATCGACAAACTGAATTGCTTTTGGTTTTCGAGAAAGACTATCCTATTTCTAGACAATTTAGAAACCGTGGCAGATTTGATAGAGGAACTCTGTCAGATCTTTGGACGATCAAAAGAGAAAGAACATCTAACAAGTCAAATGCTGCGGTCATGCCGCAAGAGTTGGTTTTTAAAATCTTAAACAACTTTACTAATGAGGGTGATATTATTTATGATCCCTTCTCTGGCACGGGAACGACTGCTGTTTGCTCTAGCACCCTTAGCAGACGTTTTATTGGAAGCGAAATAAATCCTGATTACATTCAGTCTACTTACGAGAGGATTGAAGATGCAAAACAGATATGAGTTTAAATCATCCGTGAGTCTTCCTGAAACCAAGAGGAAGTATGTTTCACAAAACTCTTTCAGGATGCCTAAAGACGGGTCTTTTGGAATTATTGAAGCACGATCTAAAAATCCTTTAGATGAGGTTAAGTGGATTACGTGCAGAGAAGCATTTGCAAACAAGTTCAATAATTCCACAGAAGGTTTTTACTTTTCTTGCAATGTTGAAAAAAGAAGATGGCCTACAGGGGATGGGGGAATCCCTAAAGACTATCCTGTTAATGTTTGTGAGTTTATGAGAAAAACCGAATCAATAATATCTGAATTTTCAGGAATTTCAGAGGAAATGTGTTACAGCGAGTTTTCTAAAACTAATTTAAAATCTGTGATCTGGATAAACCCTTCTCCTTTTTGGAAGTCTTGCTCAATGAAAAGATCTTTGCTTTCGATAATGATGCGGTCTAGCATGTCCTACAATCCTTTTATGGACAACTATGAAGATGCTCTTTTCTCGTATGGGTATTCAAAAAGGACTAAAAATGCCATGATGAGATTTCTTTTTGGTTTTACAAATTTTAAAAAAGATAAATCCACGGCAGTAACAGGAAGATATGGGTGGTTGACTTTTTTTGAGAACAAGTCTGACAAAGAAGTTAAAAAGTATTTACAGTCCGATGAAAAAGAATTTTTCGTTTTGGCAAAGGATGCATTGTGGACTTGAATAATTCAGAAACGAATGATTTGCGCTATTATAGAAGCGACAGGTGGGTGCTTGTCTTTTGTTTGGTAATCGCAATTTTTGGCACACTAGATTTCATTAAAAGAGAAAGAGAAGTTAAAATGGCTATAGGTTTGAATAGTTCTAATTTTGAAGCAACGATTAATTCTGCGGATAATCAGGGAAAAGTTTTGTTGGTTGACTTTTGGGCACCTTGGTGTGGACCGTGTAACGCTTTGACCCCAACTATTGATCAATTGAACGAGGAAGGATATGGGGTATACAAAGTCAACGTGGAAGAAGAATCAGATTTGGCATCTGAGTACAGTATTTCTTCAATACCGGCGTTGGTCTTTTTTAAAGATGGAAAAGTTGTGAAAAAGATTTTAGGTTTACAACAAAAAAATCAAATTGAAGACACCTTTAAAGAATTGGAGCAATGATGTCTAAGAGAGTTTTACTTACAGGCGTGGGCGGCTTTATTGGTGCGCATTGTCTTGAATATTTTCTAAATCACACTGATTGGGAAATCATTGGAATTGATTCCTTTCGACACAAGGGAACATACCGCAGGGTGGAAGAAGCCTCAAAAAGGCATGTGGACTTCATCAGCAGCATCCACAATAGAGATAGGTTCAAGGTATATTATCATGATTTATCTGCTCCTATAGATGATCAATTAGAGAAGCTGGTGCTCAACAGAAGGCTAGAAGACGGAAACATAGTTGAAGATAAGATTGATTACATAATAAATATGGCAAGCGACAGTGCTGTTGAACGATCAACTAAAGACCCAAGGCATTGTCTTTTTAACAACTACGAACTCGTTTTCAACATGTTAGAGTTTGCTAGAAAAATTAAGCCAGAAATATTTTTTCAAGTTTCTACAGACGAAGTCTACGGAGAGGCAAAGCAGAATCAGGCGCATGATGAATGGGATGTTATCATGCCAAGCAACCCATACGCTGCAAGCAAAGCAGCACAGGAAGCAATGGCGATAGCGTATTGGAGAACATACGGGGTTCCTGTTGTTTTAACCAATACAATGAACAATATTGGAGAATGGCAAGATGCGGAGAAGTTTCTTCCTAAAATCATCCAAAAGGTTTACAAGGGAGAAGAGGTTCCAATCTATGCAGACAATCCAGATAATATAGGGACCAGATACTACATGCATGCAAAAAATCACGCAGATGCATTTGTGTTTTTGTCTCAGTTTCCACCATCTTCTTATGAGGAAGGCGGCGAAAGACCCGATAGATATAATATTTGTGGAGATATAGAGCTTAACAATTTAGAGATGGCTCAAACTATTGCCAAATGTATGGGTAAAGATTTGAAGTATAAGCTAATTAAATCTGAGTCTGCTCGCAAAGGATACGACCGTAGATACGCTCTCGATGGCTCAAAGATGAAGGAAAAAGGATGGAATCCTCCATACTCTTTTGATTCGAGCATCGATTCAATTGTCGATTGGACTTTAGAGAATCCTCATTGGATTTAGTTTTTTGGTTTACAAGTTTATTTTTTTAGGTAAGATTGAAGTATGAGTGATAACAACGATATAGCCTTAGGAATTCTTGGGATTCTGGCAATCATATTTTTCCCGTTTGGGCTTATTTGGTCTTTGAATACGCTCCTTTCAACAGGAGTCGAATACAGTTTTTGGACTTGGCTTGCATCAGCCATATTGTTCTTTTGGCTCCGTTGTGCCACGGCACAGAGTTCAGTAAAGTTGCGAAAGTAGCGTAATTCGCCTTTGGTCTTTGAACCGAATTCCCGTATGGGAAGCAATGAGGTGATTTCCGTATGCAGGTGTAGCTACTGGTTTATCTGGAAATCCAAAAATATGTTTTCTTCAAAAGGAACCCTCAGTTATCGAGGAAATTGGTCATTGCGACTCGAAGTAGATCAGCAAATAGCCGATTATTATCGAAAATTGGTTCCTAAGTACAAGAATGTAAATGGTTTACGATATCCTGCACACATTACAATTGTGCGTGAAAAGAACGGGTTAGAATACGATAAGCCCACGGATATGTCTAATTGGGGACAATACGAGGGAGAAGCGGTTGAATTCTTTTACGATGGGATTATAAGGGAAGGTGAAGTTTATTTTTGGATCAATGCTTTTTCTAAAAGATTTGAAGAAATCCGAACAGAGTTGGGGCTTTCTTGCGAAGAAAATTTCTCGATTCTTCCCGAAGGATTTCAAAAAACTTTTCATATGTCGATTGCGAACAAGAGAAAAAATTGATTTTTAAGACTTTACAACACCAATTTTGTTGGCTACTATAATTTTTACTCGATGCGGGCCTTCCGCATGCCACCAAGTAGGAGGGGTTGAACAACAACAGAATCAGGGATGATTTACTTTTAAACGCCAAAGACTGGTTTATGTTAGATCTGATTTCTGCTCCTTTAAAATCTGAAATTCCTGTAGAAACAATTTTTCTAGAAGAAAAGATTGTTCCTATTTCGGTTGAAGACCACATTGGGTTGGCTCTCAAATGTGCGTCTCGTTATGTCAAAAATTCGATTGAGGTTCGAGATTCAGAAGAATATTCAATTGCCTTGATTGGCTTATGGGATGCGGCGTCAACGTATGATCCACACATAAATGATGCCTTCTCGACTTACGCATGGAAATGCATGAGAAATAGAATCTTAGATTCGTTTAAGTTCAATCAGAGGAAAAAGAGAAACATTCCTTTGGTTAGAATTTCAGAGTTAGACAATCTTGATTTTCCTGAAGAACAAGCAGAGGAAAAACTCCCAGATTTGGATTTTGATAAAATTTTCAGTTGTGATGATTCTGAAGGAGAGAAACATCAAAGAGACAAACAAATGCTGAAAATGAGATTTCTAGAGAATAAATCTTGGCAAGAAATAGGTGATTGCTTCGACATGACACGGGCGGGGGCAAGACACTGTGCGTTTAACGCAATAGAAAAAATTCGAGCCGAGATAGAGGATTAGACTTTACAGAAATAATAATTTCTGTATGATAAAGCACTCAAGTGTTTTATTTCTGGCGTCCTATCTTAAGGAGATACAAATGGACAAGAAACCTGTTTATTCGCTGCTTGGAATTTGTTTAGCATCTGTGGCGATTCATTATTACATTTATTCTGAAAATAAGGTCGAAAGACTCGAAAGTATTGTCGAGTATTCAGATAGAGCTAGAGAGATAGCTGACGATCAAATTCGTGACCTTATGTATGAGTTGAAAATCGCTAAGTCCGAAAGTGAAATGGTTGGCACCAGAAACTATGTTTCTGGGGTGGTCGAGACATTGAGCCGCCCAGAACATTATGAGCAAATTTGGCATGATGGATATGACAGAGGTACTGAGGTTCAAATTATGGCTTCGAAAGTTGAAAAGAAAATTGAGCTTGTCAACGAAAAAGAAACCAAGTAACATTTGAAACATAGAATGTAATTGTGCGATGCATAGCACTTAGGTGGCAAGTACCAGAATAATTGTTTTCTGAGAGGGCTTCAATTCCTTGGGAGTGATTAGGCTCCTGCATTCTTTTTGAAACACTTAGTGTAATAGTCGGCCACTGTTACACTCAAAATGAAAAAACGGGTTAGGCATTAGACCCCGCATTCTAATGTTTAATCCAAACTTGATCCCCCGCAAGTTCAGGTGTGGTTTCCCGTTTTTTCATTTTTTTGAATTGTTCTGACTACAATAAAATTACAATGACGCAGGATGGAGAAGGGGTATCTCGCAAGGCTCATAACCTTGAGGCCGCAAGTTCGAATCCTTCATCATTTACAGAAAGTTAACTATGTGGTGCTTGGAAACTATTAAAGCTTTGAACGAGGCAGCAGTTAGGCGATCCAGAAAAGGCGAAAACATGCTTTTGGCATTTTCTGATGTCGGAATCAACAAAACAACGCCAAAAAAAGTTAAAACTGAAAAAAAGTTGTCCATACCTCTCTGCGAAAGAGAAGGGTGAAAATTAAGTGTTAGAAAAAATTTTCAAAACTATAGTTTACAACGAAACTAAAAATTGTATAACAACTACAGACAAGAAGCCTTGTAAGTATTGTGGCGGCGGAGGTTGGCACAATAGCAACGTAGGAAAACGAATGATAAAATGCCCCAGATGCTCTGGTACAGGTTTCCAAAAGTCTGTGAGCCAAGTTTAAGAGTGCGGTACGGTAACAAGGATGCTTCGAAGACAGGTTAATCTCAGCCTGTCTTTTTTTTTGTTTACAGACGTAGAAAAAACAGTAGAATGTAAGTAGGAAGGAATTTATTTCTCGCTTTTAAAGGTTTTCACAATGTCTAGTAAAAAGATTAGAAAGGCGGATAAGAAGCGAAAGAAGCAAAAGCAAAATCTTCGGAAAAAGAACAACACACTCCGAACAAAGTTCGGCATTGAGGCTTTTGATTGTCGCCATTCTGAATTTAAGAATATTGTGGTTTCCAATCTTGAAAAGATATTGGGAAACTTAGATAACTATTTCAACTCTGCTCAAGTAAGAGTTCTTCGTTGCTTTTATCTTTTAAACATCCTACACAATCACAGCAATTACTCGAAAAACACTATCCGAAGAACTGAATACACAGATCGTGTTCACGCTCTTTTCGAGAACGCTTTTAATGCTTTTTGGGATGGCAAAAAAGCTAAGTCGGAATCTGAATATAATCATAGGGTAAGCATACTTTGTGATGTGATGATTGACGGAGTTGTTAAAAGGCTTGGAGAAATCGTCTTTGAAATGATTTCCAAGGACAAGTTGAAAGAATATTGTCCTGAAAACATGTTTCAGCTAGGTTTGGGCGGGAACAATAAGATAAGGGTTTCATTTACTGAAATTCTCACGAAGTCCACAGATCTCGGAAGGTTGTATTTTCCAGACTCAGACAACAAATTAATTGTGAACAGGCTCCCAGCAAATTTAGCATTTGCATCACATGCGTATGACAGAATTATCCAGAGGTGTCTTTTGGGGGACAAGCCAAAGTCGCACTATGACTTGTCTCTTCTTCATGGGGTTGTCTCTGGAAAAATGCACTACGAGGTGAAGAATGAAACTTTAGAGTTATACTTTATGTGTTCGTCCGTAGAAATTGCAAGTGCTTGTGGGCGAGATCGCAAGTTTTTTCACTGGGACGATACATCTAACCTGAAGAATCTTAAATATGTAGTCCGAACAGGATATTGTCCTTTATCCTTTTACAGGGACAAAGTTGCCTCGAATAACTGGGTTGCAAAAACATTTCTTGTTACAGGGATGCGAAACACCCCTGAAAGTTTTGCATATCGAGGACTAGATAGTGATAAGGAAAAAAGAATTTATCAAGGATTAGACCACGCTATAAACGATCATATTCCTTTTTTAGTTTGGCTTCATTGCAAAGGATATCCATGCTTTTATGAGTTCACGACGGATAACCCTAAAAACCCCATTGGTAAACCTGTAAATTTCGATTGGTTGGATGAAATGAAAGATGTAGAAGATCCAACCATATTTTTGGAGCGTTACTGATGGATCAGAAAAAAAAAGAGGCAGTCATTTGTCAGTTTGTTGATGAAGCACCAAAAGCAATGTACGACATTGGAGTCGGGCCTAAGTCGGAATATATTACACTTGGGAAAAGATACCCCGATATGGCACTGTATGGATTTGAGCCTTGTTGGGTAAGATATAGGCGATTGATTCCTAAGTTCCCCGGCCTTTTGCTTCCATATGCGGCGTGGGATGAAAACACTCAATTAACTCTTCACAGAAAAACAAAGCAAGCTAAGTTTGGAGATGCTCCAACGGTATTCAATCAAGGAAGAAAAAATAAGCTCGCAGTATCTGAAAAAGTAACTGCTAAAACTATAGACTGGTTCGATCAGCAACTAGGATGTTTGGACAAAGTCATTCTTTGGATGGATATAGAGGGTGCTGAGTTGAAGGCGTTGATGGGTGCTTCCAATATGCTCAGAGAAAAAAGGATTAAGTGGATTAACTTGGAAGTTCGCCCAAAACCTGCCAGAGACATCATTCCATCCGAAGAAACAATAAATGAGTTTCTAAAATCATTCGGATATAATCAGGTTTTAAGGTACGCAATAAATGATAATTTTTGCGATGCGATTTATACCTGTGAGTGATAAATAATTTCATGGCATGTAGTAATAAAGATTTAGTTTTAGCAGTAACGCAAAAAACAAGAGATAGGTGTATTAGTTGGGATTCTGAATATCAAGGCCCTGCCGTTTCCCCTGATCCAGATCCCTATATAAGTTATTCCGATCCAGGATATAAGCTTACATCTCTGCCTCCAGCGGGTGAACCTAATATAGTATTCACGGTATGGAAGCAAATAGGTGTCAACCCTTTATTCGCTCGATATGTTATGAAAGTCGATAGATCGGGAATTCCAGCGGAGTCAAGCATCCCTCCTTCTGAGCAAATAGACGATTGCAGCGACGATGTTGAAATTTTGTACGATTATCTTCTTTCAGATGTTACAGACCCTCCTTCTGAAGAAATTGGTGAGAAAAACCAATTTGATAATGACTTTTTAGAAGGGCTATCTTGTGGGTGAAAGCTTAGTTCCCGATAGATGGGAAGAGGTGTTTAAAAAACCGGGCGGTAGTCGTCAAGCTTTGTTTGACCATGAAAGAAAAATCGTTTTCATCTACACTCCAAAATGTGGATGCACGACGGCTAAAAGTATTTTTTATGATCATGTGGGAGTTGAACTACCTGAGAAAAAATTTGACATCCATACTCCTTCTTTTTATGAAAAGGTTAAACATTTTCACGAAATAAAAAGAGGAATCGACTTTGATGAATATTTAAAAATTCAATTCTATAGAGACCCTTTTCAAAGGGCCGCATGTTGCTTTGCTTGGAATCAAGAATACAAAGAGCACCCTGTTTTCTACAAGCCAACCAATGGTCAAAAGTTGATTCAAAAAGACGGATACATGGCAATCGAATGTCGTTTTAAGTGTGACTCAATTCACCAATTCTTGGAAGGGTTGATAAAGGGTTCGGTTGCAGCCTGCCATCAATGCAGGGTTCACACTATTAAGCAATTTGTGGAAACCAAAATCGATGAGAAGGTTAATATCGTCAACTTGGATCAAGAGTTAGAGAGGTTGAACAAAAAGTATGACCTCAATTTTAAAAATAGATCTGTAGAAGGACATAGTCTAAGAAAAAGGGGCTGGAAATACGATGACTACCTAGATGAAAAAGCAATAGAACTAATCAAAAAAGCTTATCCAGAGGATGTGAGATTTTTTAGTTAATTGCAGTTTACTCAAATGGACAAATTAGTACAATGAAATTTGAATATGTGCAAGATGCTTTGTTTGAAAAAGAGATGATCGTTGAATACGAATCGCTTACATCAAGCAAAATTCACAAAAAAAAATGCACTGTAGAGAAGAAAAACCAACAAGAATCTGATAAGATATTAGTTTGGAATTTGACTGATAACAAATTCAGCGATATCGAAATTTCCACAATTGTGAGCATTTATCCATGTTAGATGGACCTGAAAGACACAATCTTGAGCAAGCCATAACACAGGCGGGAGAAATTTTCCCCCGAACTTGGCGAGAAGTTTTTAATGGATGTAAAAGAGAAGGCTTCACAGAAGCAGAGTCTATGGAACTGTTGAAGACTTATATTCTTTCTCAAAATCCGCATGGGATTCAACCAAAATGAAGAACTATCACGTTGTGGTTCCTAAGCCATCTGCCAAACGTTTAGAAAAAGATAGAACTTTAATTATCAAAGAGATAGGAGCTTTCCACTCTTACGAGCATAAGTTTCCAATTGAGGAAAGTGATTCATACGTTTTCTTTGATTTTGAATTTAAAAAGTTTGATCCGCTTGAGGAACGCCTAGACACAGATGTTCATTATGAATGTTTTGTTCGATATGCAAACTCCACGAGATCAAGAATAGAAGAAATAAAAGTTAAACCGTGCTCTGATGTGCCGGAAGTTCGGAAGCACATTGAGAATGTCTATAAGTGTCACCCTGATTTGTCAAAAATCTTACAATCCTTCGACAAGCAATTCTCTGTTAGGATTCACAACGAAGTGTTTATTGATTTTCAAGGATGGAACTGCCACGATTTCGACGAAGATTGCGCAGGCTGGGACGGAATCGAACGAAGATGTGCTTGCGGAAACCGCCGTGTAGCATGGGAGTGGGACGACGAACAACTATGGGCAGAGGCTTGGTAACTATGGACATGCTTGATAAAAAATGTGTAAAATGTAAAAAGGGAAAATATTATGAATGGTCTTTTTACTGTGATCGAGGAGATGAGCCTCTAGCGTGTACCAAGTGCGATCACAAAATAGCTAGGTATCCTGATGATGAAAAGAAAAAGGAAATGACTGATCTCCCAAAAAAAGTTAAACCGTTGTCGCCAGAAGAACTAGAAGAAATGCTTGCTTGGTGCCCCACACAGGAGCAAGCTGATAACTTATTTGCATGGACACGAGAAAAAGCAATTGTTGCCGTTTGCCTCAAGAAGATCGAGCGAATGGAAGCAGAGTTAGATGAAATCAAAAAAGAACTCGGAAAGATATGAAAGGAATTGTTATGAAATTTTTAAACCTAAAAGTGTTTTCTGTTGTCTTAATTCTTGGGATTGGAATTAGCTTTACTTTTTGGCTAAAAGAAAACGCAAACAGTGCGGAACGTGATAAACGAGAGTTAGTGGTCAACAAGAACCTCGAAAGTGCGATTCAATGGAACACCAAGCAAATCAACAGCCTTGGAGTAAACTCCGCTGTTGAAATGCAGAACTCAGAATTGCTGATTCAAATACTTAACGTGCTTGAAGGCAATGAAGTTAAGTCTGTTCCGAAAGAGATACCTCTTGGAGATTTAAACAATCCTGAAATCGAATTGTCCGATGTTCCCATCACATTTGAACAGTTGGCTAAAGACCAAAGAGAGGTAGATACAGGTATCAGAGCAGCAGCAAGCAATAACTTATTTCAAAATGAAGCATTGCATAATATTTTGAACAATTTGCTTCAAAAAGAACCTGAAGAAACATTGTTTCCTTTGACTTTTCCATTGTATTACTCTCCTGAAAATTCAAAGGATTTTTTGTAGTGAAAGACAAACGAGTTAAAGAAAATCTTAAAGGATAGTTTAATGAAACGAAATGCACTAGCTCTTCATGAATGGAAAGATTTATACAACAAAGGCTACCTTCCAGACGAAGACGATAGTTTGAAATCGTTGGCCTTAGACATGATTCGTCAAAAAGACGCAGAAGAAGGTGAGTCTTGGAGCAATGATACCGAAGCTGTAGCAGAAATCATGCTCAAATTCCACAAAAGGATAAACGAATGATCAAGTTAGAAAACATTTACATAATTGAGAACAAGGAAGAGTGGGCAACTTTTTCAGATGGAGTCGCTACTGGTCCTAAAAGGTATCCTGCTATTGGCTGGAAAAGTCAGATCGAAAATTCTGTCTCAGTATATTTTGAAAATATTCCAAACACAATCAGAGAGTCGCCGTCAAATAGTGGATATCTAGACATTTGGGCAAAAGGTTTTGATAAGGCAATTGGGAGGCTCGATTTTTTTAATTTGAAAAAATAATAACAACACTCTATATAAAGCTACACAATTATTAATTCGGGCTAGTAACGTCCGAACAGAAGAGTTAAAATATTATGACAAATTGCACAACAACCAGAAATACAGTTCCAAATGGAACTTATCCACCCGTTTTCTGGGAACGTGGTGCCGTTAGAAATATGTAACTCTCCTGTCGAACTCAGGAGTGCCTGAGTTGGACAAAGAGGAAGAAAACCCACTTAGGCAACGCCTAAGTGGGTTTTTTTAATGGAGTAATGAAATGGAAGAAAATAAGTATTTAATAACTGGAGGTCACTCAGAATTTGAAGGTGATCTACGGATGTTCGCAAATAAAGTCGATATCATAGTGGATCTAGAGTCCAATAAGTCTACAGATCTGACCGCTGAAGTTGCGTATGAACAAATTAAACGACTTTTCAAAAAACTCAAAAAGAAAAAGAAGAAATCCGACCTGACTTCGGAAGTACATCGTTGGCTGGCAGACGGATGGGAAAGAGATGAGATGCATTGCCCGAATTGCGAAAAAGATACAGAACAACTTGTTCGATACAGCGAACACGAAAGAGATAGTTCATATGATAACTTTATTTGTACAGAATGCGATTGGGAATATTTTGGTATAACTGGGAAATACCAACCTCCCGGAACGGGGGTTGGTTAGTAGAAATGCCAACCTAGCTCAATTGGCAGAGCAGTTGATTTGCGGGGAGTTGGACAGTCTGGTCGTCCGCCCGGTTTGGGGCCGGGAGTTATCGCAGGTTCAAATCCTGTCTCCCCGACTCAGTTGCGAATGAAGCTTATTAGGTAAAGCGTCTGGTTTCCACCCAGAAGTATTGCGAGTTCGAATCTCGTCATTCGCTCTAATCAACAGGTTGTGAGTTCGAGTCTCACGGTTGGCTCTTTAATCTCCGATAGCTCAATTGGTAGAGCGAGCGGCTGTTAACCGCTAGGTTGTAGGTTCAAGTCCTACTCGGAGAGCTTAGAATGCCGCATTCGACTACTGGCTAGGTCGGCTGTCTTTCTAACAGCAGGAGGGAGATCGAAACTCCCATGCGGTATTAGAAGAACTTGAAAGCAAGCTTAAAGAATTTAAAAACAACTTCTGTGCTACTGGAAGATTTTACAAAGTTTCTGACAATGCTGTAAGAAAAAGATTGAAAAACTTGAAAAAGGAAAACGAATGATACTATCAGAATTCAAAAAGCACGTTGGCAATCTTGACGTTTTAAGATTCAAGTTGCCCAACGGCCATGTTCCAGAGCATTTTCACATCACAGAGGTTGGTGTGTCCGATAAGTGTTTTGTTGATTGTGGCGGCTATCAGCGTCAATCAACTTATATTTGTTTTCAACTTTGGACTGCTGATGATTATGATCATCGCTTGTCGCCTAAGAAACTTTCATCTATAATTGAAGCCGCAGAAAAAAGCTTAAAACCCGGCGATTGGCTCGTTCAGGTGGAATACCAAGCAGAGACGATTGGCATATGGGGTGTAGAGTTTAAGGACGGAGTATTTTATCTGACGCCTACAAAGACAGATTGTTTGGCTAAGGACAAGTGTGGGATTCCTGTAATACAAAACGATTGTTGTTCTGGAACGGATTGTTGCTGATGTTAGCTTGTGTTTGTGGGTTTATAGTTGAGGGATTGATTTTATTTGGCGGCCTTGGGCTATCTTTAATTTCAATTCCCATAGCCAACGCATACAACAATTGGTGTCGTCGCAAGCATGTGCATAACTGCAAGCGACATGATCATCAAGTAGTACCTGTGCAGAAAACTGAGGACTGCAATGACTCTCCAAGAGTTACAAGATTGCCACCCATCTGACTTTTTGGATTCCATAATTGCACTTTTTGGGGAGAATCTTATCGTTGGCCCAAGGATGATTTCTATGGAAACCACTGAATGGGTCATTCCGCTGCTTGTTCCAGTGGGTCAAGGTACGAAGATTGTTGCTAAAGTACCTATTTAATTTAGCGATCCAAACATAACAGTATTCATATATGGTTGAGAATGATCAACAAACAATACAAATTCATATATGTTGGAGTTCCAAAAACAGGAACAACATCAATTGAGTCCTATATTAAGACGAAATACAAAATAATCCCGCATTGTCACAAGAAGCACACCCCGATTTATTTTCATGATGAGAAGTATTTTGATTGTTTCAAATTTGGATTTGTGAGAAATCCTTGGGACTGGGTTATTTCATGGTACTTCTACGCTACAGACGAGTTTGAGCGTCCTGTGCGTGATCACATGTCTCTCAAGACATGGCTTTACAAAGACAACAACTGTAACGAAGCGTGGATTCCCGAGACTGTGCGGTGCTGTTATCAGCCTCTTGTTCCACAATATAAATTTCTATGTGATGCTCAGGGCGATTTGGTGATGGACTTTGTTGGTAGGTTTGAAAGTCTCCAACATGATTTTGATAGAGTGTGTGAAAAGATAGGAATTCCCAAGTTTAAGCTTGATTTTAAAAACAGGACTCAGAGATCTATTTCATATGAGGATTATTACGATTCAGAGACAAGAGATTTGGTTTCTAATCTCTTTGAGAAGGACATAGATTTGTTTAAATATAGTTTTGGAGATTGAGAAACAGGTTTTGCTGTTGACTTATTTCATGAGCAAAGATACTGTTCTTAAATATTTTGTTTTTAGGAGATTTCCCATGCGTCCTTCACTGCCGAACGATGAAGTTCTTTATTTTAGAAACGCAATGGCCGAAAGAGGGGTTGAGTATACACCCGAACAGGCAAAAACTGCTAAAGAATGTTTGGACAATTTTCTTGAGGAAATGAGAAATATGGATCTTGATCAGATCCGACAGCTTAAGAGTTTGACTATTTCTGACAAAATAGATATTCTTCAAGCATACATGGAAGAAACGGGACAGGAAATGGATGTACAGGAATTGGATGATATAATTCAACTTTGCATAGACGCCAATCAGGACGATGGTTATGAGTGATGTTACGATCAGGCGTGTGTCTTTTTTCATTTGGAAAGACAAGCGTTTAACACATGTCGAGGAGTCCTTGAGAATTGTTCCGCCTTCTGTGTATCCTGAAGGCTATCCAGTCTCAGAAGAGTCTTTTGTCTCTGACGATAGGTCAAAGTTAATGAATAAGTTAAAAGAAAAATACGGGGACAGTTTGTCTCATATAAGAAAAGTTTGGAGTTATTAGCTACAAACTTTTCACAAATGTAGGTTTACATCTGAAATCAAAGTCGTATAGTATGAGTGTTCGGCAAAAGCAGTTCCTATAAAATCTTATAAATGATAGTTTTACTGCTCGCCGTCTTTTTGAATCATAGGCATAAAGAGTTCCTATAAAAATACCAATGAATTTTTACTCTTCGCCTTTTTCAGGATTTTAATTATGAAAACCCTTGAGCTTTTTAACGCAGTTGTAGCAAAAGAATCTAACAATCCTTTGGTTCACCTCAGTGACGATGGTTACATCATCGAACCTAATGCGCTTTGGGCAAAGGATCAGATTGTAAGCTACTACGATGCCCAGAAGCTGAGTGGGAACGATTTGAACAAGACTTTTTATAAGTCTTGGGAAAAGGTTCAAAATAGCTCAAGGTACGAATTGTACCTTGACCAGATCAGTCACTATTTCAGCACGTATGGCTCTGACTTTCAGGCAGAGGCATACTATCCAGAAGGAATTGCAGAAGTACCTGATGTTAAGCTGACGTTCAAGGTCATCAAGGCATATTCAGTCAAAGAAATGACTGAGAAGTGTCTTAATATGCTTCGTTCTGGCATCGCAATGAAAGAGGAAACTGTTGACTGCATTCTTTCTGTTTTGACAGAAGAATTGGAATACAAGTTTTCTGGCGATGAAGGAATCAGGAATAAAGAGGCAATCATAAAGATTGCAGATGATTGCGGAGTTCTGCCCAAGGATACTGCGGAGTTTTTGCGGTACGTTCTTTTCAAGACTACAGGCGAAACTCTTTTGATTAAGAACAATGAAACAATTGCTGCAATCAAGGCCAGTGGTTTCAATCCAGAAAAACTGTTTGTTAGTTTTGGTCTGGAAAATCTTGCTGAAGTTTTTAATCGATTCAAGCCTTTGTTTTTGGCATACAAGGCAAAGTGCTCATCTGTTGTCAACAAGATCTCAAAGCTTTCAAAAAGCAACCACAAGCCTTTGGTGCAAAATCCATTGAATATGGTGACTCATCGTCTTCTCGATGAGAGTGAGTTGCACTGGCTTGAGAACGCAACTCCATTTGCGATGTTTAAGGCACTTTCTGCCTGCCACAGCAGGCAGAATGGGCAGGACAACTTTGTATACCGTATTAGAAACGGTAAAAGTTGGACAAAGCAAAATCCATTGAGTGAGGGGCAAAACAATGTGATGACCGCAAATGTTTCCCTGATCATCCAGAGTCTTAAGAACCGATACAATTTGAGTGGTAAAAAATTCTATTTCCCCAAAGAAGTCGAATATGCTCTCCCCACTTCAGAAAAAATGTTTGTTGGAAATATTCCCACTGGAACTAAATTTTATGGCGAAAGAATTGCTGTAGGAATTTATTGGGAAAATTCTTGGGGAGCGAACGACTTGGATCTTTCTGCAATGAACATTAGCGGATCAAAGGTTGGCTGGAACGCCAGCTTTCACGATGGCGATCTTACTTACTCTGGGGACATTACTGATGCTCCAAACGGTGCTGTGGAATACATGCACGTAGGAGAGAGTTGCGATTCAGAGTATTTGATGGTTAACAATGTCTATTCTGGCGAACCAGATTGCAAATATAAAATTGTTGTTGGATATGCTCCAAAAGTTTCTCATGAATACATGATGGACCCAAACAAGGTTGCTTTTGAGTGTGTAACCAACTCGGTTCAGCAACAAACCATCTTGGGGATGCTTTTACCATCGGTCCCAGAACGCCAATGCTTTGTGCTGCTTAACTTCGGCAAAGGAAACGCTAGGGTTTCCAGAGGCACAGAGGGCATTGAGGCGTTGAAGCAACAATGGACGAATCCTTTGTCTTTTAAAGAGATTGTGATGATCTTGGGAGCAGAGATTGTTAGCTGCCCTGAAGATGCAGATTACGACTTCTCTTTGGACAATCTGGACAAGTCTAGCTTCTTAAAAATCTTTTCTTGAACTACAGATTTTGCTGCTTCCCTCCCAGAGTGTAAAATTAATATTGATGAGGATGTTTTTATAAATGATAACGGCTTATTAGAATTTAAAGAGCATAAACTAGATGCGGCGGGAAGACTTTATAAATTTTTTACAGACAGGAAAGAAGATGGTTAAAATATCGGCCTATTTATTAAATACGATGCCAGTCGTTGAACAGTGGCATTTGACATCTTTGGCTTCTCAGTTTAGTTATTTTTCTCAAGATGGCATAAAGCTAAACGTTTTAGACGATAAGCACTATCTAGTTAGACAATTAATCAATTTACCCCTTTGCCCTCTCTTGAGGAAGTTTGTTAGAATATATGATTTTTTAGATTCTGGAGATGATTATGGATTATTTATGGATCTAGATACATTTATTATAAATAAAAAAAGACACATCAATAATATCAGAGATTGGTGTCGTGATGGCATTAGCTATATTCAGCATAAAGATTTCCCCGAACAAGAAAAAAATGGTTTACAGGCTTTGGAAACGGTGGAGCCGATTCCAGATTGGGACGCTTTACCTTTCCCTTGGTATCTAAAAGCTAGATTTTTTATACGAAAAGCTTTCGTTGAACACTTAGATATTACGTTAAATCAAGACACCGTATTTAATACTGGATTTGCACTACTAACAAGAGAGTTTTGCGAGCTTTTGGTTACTAGACTTGAGAAATGTAATCTTTCACTAAGCAGTAAACAGGGGCTAGACAATATCTTAGAAGTACAAAAGATTGTTTCAAAAAAAATAGGTCGTAGCACAAGGTGGATACAAGACGAGCATTTAATTGAGTTGGCGATAAACACTGCAAACAACGATCAGAAAAAAATAAAAAGTGGTTTAGAAATTTGTTCTCACGGTTGGGACATAAAAGATTTTAGAGAGTTTACATACGACGATCCTTGTAGGTTTAATTTTAGTAAAATTTTTGATAACGATTCTATATTCTTACACACTACTTCCTGTTCTAGAGATGACGATTTAAATGGTATATTCAAAATAGTTGGAGGTTAACTATAATGTCGTCAATCTTATACACAGGCGGAACATTTGAAGCGATTAATGTGGTGAAAAACTTAGAACTTAAATACATGCTTATAATTGTGATTGCTATTTGGGCAATCACTTGTGCTGTGTTTCACGGACCAGCAATTTTTGTATATATTGGACTCCATTTGGCAACTTCTGGAATATTTACTCTTTCCATATTGAGTGCCATGCGAAATTTAGATTCGTCTAAAAGAGGAATGAAATGAGCAAATTTGAAGTCGAAGTCAAAACTATTGATCAAGTTATCCAACATCCGAACGCAGATCGTTTGACTATCTATAAGTTAAACGATCTTGGTTATCAGTTTATCTCAAATGTTCCTTATGACATTGGAGATAAAGTAGTTTATTTCCCTGTAGAGTCTGTGATGACTCCAGAGTTAATCGAATTATTTGGGCTTGGCACCATGTTGGCGGGTAAAGAGCACAACCGTGTAAAAACTGTCAAGCTGCGCAAAGAAATCTCTCAGGGATTCATCGCTGACGTAGCATCAGTTGCTAGTCATCTGAACGTTGATGTAGATGATATGCATGGCATGGACCTTACTGATGCTCTCGGCATTACCAAATATGAACCAGAGCCTATCTCTTGTCAGAATTGTGATCTTGTGCCATTGCCAGATGGTGTATCAAAATACGACATTGAGGGTTGTGAAAACTATCCAGTTGTTGTGCAAAGTATTCTTGACAGTGGTGTGTCAATTATTGTTACTGAAAAAGTAGAAGGTCAAAATTTTTCTGTAACTGTAACTGTTAGTGGAAGCGTACATGTAAACCAACGCAATCATTCCATCCTTGAAAAAGATGGTGGAGAACACTATCTGTGGGAAGTTGCTCGTCGTGAGAAGATCATTGATCTTGCGAAAGAGATTCTTTCTGATGAGAGTGCAGTATCTGTAACTCTTTATGGTGAAGCTCATGGCACTGCCATTCAAGGTAACTATTACAAACTCAGTGAAAAGACTGTGAGGTTCTTTGATCTTAAAATCGATGGTAAATGGACAGATGCTAATAGGCTAGTTTCTATTCTTCGTGATAAGAAGCTAGAGGATCGCATGGCACCTATTCTTGGAGAGAACGTTACTCTACGTGAATGGTTGGGTGATAAGACTATTGTTGAAATGTCTAATGGGAAGTCTAAAATTAACAAAGATCGTTTGCGTGAGGGAATTGTAATTCGACCTATGACTGAATCTAGTCATGGTCTCATTGGTCGTCTTATGATCAAGCAACGTGACCCGATTTACTTGGATAAAACTGGAAACTAATTAAACCTAAAAATCTAAATACTATTTTGGTATAGATGTCAGGATTTTATTATGAAATTAAGATTGAGTAAAGAATGGTTCGAAAGACAAAGTAAAAAAGAGGAAGGCGAAGCAAGCGTAGGGCGAATTGATTCGAAAAACATGATAAGGTGCGGTTGTTGCTATTCAAATTTTGAATCGGAATATCCTAGAACAGGCGAATCTGTGACATGTTCTAATTGCAAGGCTGATGGATATGGAACATACGAGGATGGTCTTTACTCGGTAGAGTGGCTTGAACATGAGAAATAAAAAACCCGCCTCTGGCGGGTTTTTTGTTTAATCATTTTCTTTTAAAATGATCCATAAAGCATGCAACAAACCGGGAATATATCCAAACAAAGTTAACAGAATATTCAACCAGAAATGGAATCCTAGTCCTACTTGCATGAAAACTCCCACAGGCGGGAGCAGCACTGAGCCAATAATTCTTAAAAGATCCATAAATCCTCCTTGAAAAGAATTGTTTAAAGTATATATGATTTCTTAATCATGAAAATAATAGAAAAGTCTCTTAGAATATCGAATGAATTATTTCCAGAATATTATGGACGGCATAAGCCTCCATATCATTTCGCTTTCATTTACAGAAGAACAAAGTTGATAAGTTTCGGCGTAAATCGCCCCACATGCCTCTGTCCAAAGATCTTATATTTTGGCAATAGATTCAACATAGATCAATACAAAAAATACTACTATCCACATGCTGAAACGGACGCAATTTCTAGGTGTTGGGGCAAAGTTTTTTTAGATAAAAATTACCAAATGGTAGTTCTTAGATTAAATGAAAATAGAGAATTATGGGAAAGCAAGCCTTGTGAGAGTTGTCAGGTTGTTCTTGATAAAATCGGCATACGAAGAGTTTGGCATTCTACGAAAAAAGGCTTTGAAACGTATATAAGTTAAACCTAAAGGGTAATAATAATTATGAATAATTTTAACAGCATTGCGAATGACTTTGATTTTCCAGAAACTTCTAAGATCTTAGATATTTTAATAAGACATGGAGCAAACCATCAAGATCCATCAGCCTTGCAAAATGCTATTCATGATACTGCAATTGAACTTAAGGAAAATTATTATAAAGGGTTTCCTGACACATTTGACAATCAAATGGGTGACATAAAAAATGCAATCAAGCATATTTGGGAGACACGTCCAAAGACACAGCACTCAATCGGCTCAGAAGGCGACGATATGCCAATGATTGGCAATGGAATTCAAAGTAGATTTGAAAGCTTTCAGAACTGGCTAGAGAGCAAGGAAGAACGTATAGAAAAATACGAAAAGAGAAAAGGGAGAAAGGACGGCAAACACCAAAAAAGAGGCTACCTTGGCGGCAATCCAAGATATGGAGACCGTGGTGATAAGCGTGACCATCCAGAAGATAGCAGAAAAGTTAGTGGTTCGAACAAGAATATTGATACCAGCCACATGTGAAACAAATAATCTAGTTGCAGTTGCAACAAGTAAACAAAAAAAGGTTCCCGAAATTCGTTTCGGGAACCTTTTCTTGTTTAAGCTATAATCTTTTTTGATTAAGCGTCAATTCCATCGATATCAGAAATGACTTCGATTGTGTCGTTGAACGAAGCACCGTCAGCTAGATTTCCGACCACTTTAAGGTCAGTTCCGTTTGGAACTATTGTGCTATGGAGTTTTCTCTGTGCAGAGTTTCCGTTAGCATCAAGACTAGTATCAAGTGAACCTTCAGTTCCTAAATTCACCAACGCAGGTGAAAGATTAACTACATAATTCGCCATAATATCTCCTTTGCAAAGTAAAGATTCAATTTATTTATGCTTTTGGACAAAAAAAAAAGACTGGAAAAGCTTCCAGCCTCTTTTTTTAGTTAGCATTTGTATTTCAAGTTATGCAGCATCGATTCCGTCAATGGATGCTAATCCATCAGTGCTGTCATCAAATGTTGCACCATCAGCCAAATTGCCGACGATTTTTTCTCCGCTATCTACCATTACGGCGTGTAATTTTCTCTGAAGAGAGTTGCCGTTTGCGTCAAGGCTGGAATCTAATCCGCCTTCACTTCCTAAATTCACCAACGCAGGTGAAAGATTTACTGTAAAAGTTGCCATATTATATCTCCTTTGCAAAGTTAAATTGTCACTTATGACACAATTATTTATACTTAAAATTGTATTTTTTTCGATAAATAATTCAAACTACCAAGAAAGGCTAAAATGAGCGAATTTAAAGAAGGCGCAGAGGAAAAGCCCTGCATACAGATAAAGGACCTAAAGAAGCATATAAAAAAGATAAAAGACAAATGTAAAAAAGCCAATTCTCAAGAAGAGCTTGATGGAATTCAAGAAAAATCAGATTGCATTGTTTCTTTTGGAAATTTAACAAGCGAATGAATAAATAAGTTCATGGAATTTAAAGACTTTCTAGAATCAGACTCATCCTCTATTAAACCTTGGAAAGGCAAGCGTGCCGATGTTCTCGACATGTGGGAAAAAGTACGTCCAAATTTGCCTGTGCGCCCAAAGCCGGTTGACCCAAACCACAAGGGAAGCAAGTTTAGAGAAGATGGATTAAGAATAACTGGCTCTCCACAGTTTATCAGTTCTGTAATTAGTCGTTTGAAAGATATGTTGATGTATGACAAGTCTCCTGGCACCAAGTTAGAAGTTGAATACAGACAGATCGAATCTAAAAATTCTGGGCTTACTCCTCAATATGTTTTCTACGCATATGTCTCATCGAAGCCTTCTAAGATAAAAAAGATATAACTAATACTATTATTCATATATAAGGTGTTGGACTTACAAGGAGGAAAAATGGGAGCAACGTCAGCAACAGGAACAGGGCAGGGAATGTCTCACGGAGTTCAGAAGCCAGAAAATCATTGTGGATGTGGGTGTGGAACACCAGAAGAAGATAAACCCGCAAAAAAGAAGATAGGCTGTCTGACACGAGTTAAATCATGCAATACGGCTAATGTTAAAGTTGGATCATCATCTAGTATAAGAGTTTGCAGCTAAATGAAAATAAAAGAATGCAAGTATGGTAAAATGGCATATTTGCCAAATGATACCTATATTGGTGGTTCGTTAGAGGCTTATGGCGAACAACATGAAACGGAGCTTCAGGTTTTGTTTCAGTTGGTCAAAGAAGGAGATACAGTAATAGATGTTGGCGCAAATATAGGAACCATATCTATACCAATGGCCAAGCATGTTGGAAAATCTGGAAAAGTTATTTCTTTTGAGCCTCAAATAGGTCTTTTTAATTTGTTGTCTAAAAATGTTGAATTAAATACATTAGACAACATTGAAACTAGAAACTCACCAGTAGGCAGAAAAAGTGGCTTAACGGTTCGCATACCACAAGTGGACTACGATTCAGATTTTAATTTTGGAAGCGTTTCCATGGTAAATTCTTCATCTGATGGAGTTCCTGCTAAAACTGTTTGCTTGGATGATCTGGTAGAAAAAATATCAAAGCCATCCTTGATTAAGATAGATGTTGAAGGAATGGAAGACGAAGTTCTTTTGGGCGCAAAAGAACTTATAAATTGGGCGAGACCTTGCATCGACCTAGAATTTACTGGGAACCAGATTGCAATTCTTCATTCCTTAAAAAATATGGGATACAATTACAAAGTGTTTGAGCCGCCCTTGTTTAATCCAGATAACTTTCAGAACAACAAGGAGAATGTTTTTGAGAGACACATTGTTTCTCTTAATATTATTTGCTGGCCGTCTGAAAAAGTCTTTGAAGTAGAAAGTCCTTGGTTTCCAAATATTTGGAAAAATACAAATCCACTGAATTCTAGACATCTTGAATACAGAAAATTTGAAATAGATTTTAGCGAGGAGTATTCTCCCCTCAATTCACTTCTTTCTAAATTAGAAAGAAGCGAAGAGTTGCCAGAATTCTACTGTTAGTGCTTTACATAATTGAAAAAATTGGTACAATCCTTTCAGGAAACAGCTTTTTCAAAAAGGGCAATTGGAATGCGGTGCTCTAGAAATTTAAGAAAACTTTCTCGAAAAGAATTGGAACTTCTTTTAAAGTTTCATTCTGAAGATATTAATGAGACGCAGCTAACTTTTCTTTGTTCTCAAGAAGAAATTGATAAGTCTGTAATAACTGAGTCTATTAAAGATCTGGATGATTATCTTTTTTCAGTTCGAACAATGATGTGTTGGTTTTGGTCTATTCTTGTGGTAGTTTTTGCTGTTGCTGTCGCTAATTTTTTAGGATAAATGAAATGAAATACAAATATGCATCTATTGACACAGAAACGCTCGGACTCGACCCTGAAACATGCGATGTTTTAGAAGTTGGAATTGTTTTGGAAGATTTCAAGTCTCCAGTTGAGAGTTTGCCGTCTCTTCACTTTTATGTGACTTATCCTGATGACAATTACAAAGGAAATGCCTATGCGATGGCAATGAATTCTGAAATTATAGGGATCATCGCAAATAGGCACAATCACCCATCCAGATTGATCAGCAAAGACGAGACGTTTGTGCCTGTGGACATGGTTGACCGCTATATGCATGAGTGGCTTGCAAGCTTTGCCTCTGAGCCAGATCAGATTTCCCTTTCGGGGAAAATTCTTGCCGCAGGCAAGAATTTTAGTGGATTTGATCTTCCTTTTTTGAAGTCGATTGGTGTGGGAAATAAAGATTCTAAAACTCGTTTTCATCATCGGTGCTTAGATCCTGCTACTTTATTTTTTGATCCAGAAATTGATGATGTTCCGCCCTCTTTAGAAGAGTGTTTACGTCGTTCGGGAATTGATAAAGAAGTAACTCATCATGCCTTGAGCGATGCTATTGATGTAATCAATGTTTTAAGGTATTCTTTCGCCCAGCAGGCACCATTTGTGGCGAATTGTTGAACTGTGTAAGGATGCTTTTCTCAAACGGAGTTGTGGTTTGGAAATCTATAGGATGGCAAGTTCGGAATCAAAGTTTGTTAATTCGTATTTTGAACTTATCAAAGAATTGAGGATGAAGTTTAACTTGTCTGATGTCGATTCTAAAGAAGTTGTTTGTATAGTTTCGGAGTGGTTGTCAGAAAATAAGTTGGGCAAGGATGGATAAAAAAATTATAATTGCAGGAACCGGACACAGGCCAAAATACTGCCCGTGCCAGTATGATCGTTCTCATCCTTGGTTGATAAATCTTAAAAAAAGATTGGAAAACTATCTTATTGAGATGGGATTTGGAGACGCCCGTCGAATCATTCGTTCTGGCGGCGCAATCGGTTGGGACACTTGGATTGCTCAAGTGGCGTTAGATTTAGATTTGGAACTCCATTTATACTTGCCCTTTCCAGACCAAGGTAAAAAGTGGCCTGCTGAGTCTTTTTTAGAATGTGAAAGAATAAAAGAAAACGCAGATGTCGTTAACTATGTTTCCGATAAATATCATCCTAAAGCATTTCACCAACGAGATATTGAGATGATTACCGGATCAGACAAAGTTGTGTCTTTGCTGAATCCCGAAGTTAAGTCTGGTGGAACTTACTTCACTGTTCAAAAAGCTAAAGAGATGAATATACATGTTATAAATTTTTGGAAAGATTAATGATTCATTTAGATATTTTTAGACCATCTACAGGAAGCATGATAAAAAATGTATTGGTCAGGTATCATCGTCATTCTAATTGGCTAGAAGATGCTGTGCAAATCTCAGATTTCCCTCAGCCAGAAGATTTTTGTCACTTTTTAAATCACTGGGTTGATTCTAATTTTCCTGGTTTTGAAATTCACAGTACAGCAGTCACATGAAAAAGAATAAGCCTCAAATGAAAAAAGAAGAATTTTTAGAAAAATACCTTAACACCCAATCTCCAACAGGATGGGAGATGGCGGGTCAAGAAGTTTGGATAGACTATATTCAAGACTATGTGGACAAGGTACAGACAGACGCTTATGGGAATGCTGTAGGCGTAAAGTACACAGGTCAGTCATCCAAATATAAAGTAGTAATAGAAGCTCATGCGGATGAAATAGGTTGGAACATAAGTCATATCGACGAAAAAGGATATATTTCTGTCGTTCGGAATGGCGGATCGGACGAAATGGTTGCTCCTGGCCAAAGGGTGAACATCTTAGGCAAAAAGGGGAATGTTCGTGGCGTGTTTGGGTGGATCGCCATCCATGAACGAGACAAAGAAACGCCAGAAGTTAAAAATCTTTATGTCGATGTTGGAGCAAGTTCAAAAAAGGAAGTAGAAAAAATGGGCATTCATGTTGGTGCCACAATGACTTATGATGCTCCTTTTGAGAAGATGGGCGACTACTACCTTTGTCGTGCATTAGACAACCGAATTGGCGGATACATGGTCGCCAACGTTGCTAGAAAGCTTGAAGAAAATGACATTGAACTTCCTTTCGATCTTTACATTGTAAATGCTGTTCAAGAGGAAGTTGGGCTTCATGGTGCTGAAATGATCGCAAACTCAATACAGCCTGATGTTGCGATAATAACTGATGTCACACATGACAGTCACTCTCCTATGTACAATGCCAGATTGTGTGGAGATGTGTCCTGCGGGAATGGTCCAACTTTGTATTATGGGCCAGATATTCAAAGAAACTTGTTAGATCAAGTTCTAGGAGTAGCAAAGAAGAATAAAATAAAGTATCAGCTTGGTACTTATAATGGAAATAGTGGAACCGATACATCTGCGTTTTTCAAATCAAGCGGCGGTATTCCTTCGTGCTTGATTAGCTTGCCATTAAAATATATGCATACTTCTGTAGAAATGGTGATGAAAAAGGATGTTAAAAATACAACAAACCTCATCTATCATTCACTTTTGGAAATGTCTCCAAAAGATGATTATAGGTACATCAAGCGTGAGAGAATTGGAGTAAAAGGTGAAGCTGCCTACCATGTTTAAGTTTGCTTTTGTTGTGGTGTCAATATTAATTATCTTGTTAGTTATTCTGCTTCCAAATAGAATTAACACATCAAGAGAAGAACGTATTGATATTATAAAACAAAATACTGAGATTATTGAGTCTATTTCTGAGGTTGCTAAGACACAATATGTGGTTAGTGATCTGCTGGTTCGGGTAGCACACTATGCAGAAAACCACAAAAAGGGCGAGCACATGTGCCCAGAGTGCTCAGGAAGTGAGCTTGAATTCGAAGAACTTAAAATTGAAGAAGTGGAAGAGGTAGAAGAAACACATAAACAAGTAATGCTAGATCTTATAGAGATAGAAAAATCCATAGACAGCTTGCGGTTCGGTAACTTGAATCAAATTTCCAAATTGGAAACTATGTTAAAAAGACAAAAAAACAAGTTGACAGGTTCGAAATAGAGACTAAAAACACAGATGGTTCAAGATGCACCCATAGGATAATTGGATAATCCATTTGCCTTCTAAGCAAAATATTGTAGGTTCGAGTCCTACTGGGTGTACTTTTAATTTTTAATTTACGAAACTTCAAGGAATGGTTATGTTTACAGTAGGTTATGACAAAGAGAAAAATCAGTGGACTCTTTTTAACTGTAAAACGGAGACACTGTCTTATTTTGAAAGCAAACGAGACTTAGAAGACTATCTGGACGCTCATGCTGGATGATTATAAATGAAAATTACTTGCGAAAAATGCAATAAAGACTATGATATAAGAGTTCGAAAAAAGCCACGTAGCGGTTCATGCGATGTCGCTTGCCCTTGGTGTAATCATAAGTTTCTTTTAAAGTTCTTTTGTCGGGTTTCCTGAAGAAATTTTATTTTTTTTCTTATATACTAGTGCTGCGGTTACGCCATTGCAAAGAACAAGCACAGAAGAGTTCTTGCAGCCCACAAAAATAATACATCCATTCTTGTTTCCGTAAAAATATTTAGTTTAATAAACTTAGAAAGAAAAGGAAAATGGCATATAGAGGACCAAGCTCAACAATAATTGTAAATTTTAATTGTTGCGCTAAGTCTATTTTAGACGATTTAAAGTTAAGAGGAACACAAGTTTCTAATTTTTTAGGCCAATGGACTGTAGAAGTTCCTGTTGGACAAGAAGAAAAATATATTAAACTATTAGATAAAGTGGAAGAAGTTAGGAAAGTGAATAAATATCCTTTGTACGGCAGTAGAAGGAATAAGAAATTAGAGTAAAAACTTATTAATTCCTTCTTCTATTATTAGACATAAATATGGAGAAGGAGATTTTATATGGCTGTTGGAGTTTTAAGCAATCGGGTTCTAGTTTTGAATAAGCTTTGGACCCCTGTTGGAACTTGTTCTATACAACGTGCCGTTTCTCTTTTGTTTGGTGAATATATTGATGGCGAGCCAAAAGCCAAGATTATTGATCCTTCTTTAGACTTCCAAACATTCACTTGGTCGGATTGGTCAAATCTAAAGCCAAACGAAAACGACCTCTGCATTCATTCTTCTGATATGAAGTTCAAACTTCCAGAAGTTTTGCTATTAACAAGATATGACAAGATGCCAAATCAAAAGATTAGGTTTTGTCGCAGAATTTTATATAAGAGAGATGGCAATAAGTGCCAATATTGCGGAATAAAACCAGGCTCTGGTGAAGTCTCTATTGATCACGTTGTGCCAAAGTCTAGGAATGGAAAGACTACCTGGGAAAATTGTGTTTTAGCATGTACTCAGTGCAACAGTCAAAAAGCCGACAAACTTCCAGAGGAAGCGTTCAAAGGAATGCTCTCTAAAGAAAACGCAAAATATTGGAGAGGTCCGTCTCCTATGTGTTTAATAAAAGCCCCTAAAAAGCCTAAATACTCTTTGCTGGGGGCTTATAAGTCTCGCATTCCTAATAGTTGGAGTCATTTTATATCTGAAGCGTATTGGGAAACAGAGATGGAGAATGATAATGAAATTTAAATCTTGGTTAGAGCAAGTAGAGTATAAAATACGTCCAAGTCAAGGAGACGGATGGAGAATTGATACGCCTCACGGATACATTGATTATAGACACGATGAAATTGAGGATGTTAATGAGGTTTGGTGGGTCGAAAGTCGCCAAAAGGGGCATGGTTCTGAGTTGGTGAACTTAATGATGAAGCAACATCCATCTTCCACCATTTCTTGGGGCGTCACAAGTCAATCTGGCGAGGGCTTGATGAGAAAGTGGCACAGAGATAATCCTAACGTGGGCATGATTGAAGGGCCTCACGAGGGTCAGTTTGATCCTTTTGAGTGATTGATAATGAATGTTAAAATAAAAACAACACCGACAGGAAGATCTCCTAAAGGAAAATTTTTCTTTGGAGATGCGACAAGACTCTTGGATAAAAGTCGTAATGAGGATGTTCAAATTGGAAAAATCGAAGATTTTGAAAATATGTTCTCTTTATTTAACGATTTAGATTCATACAGTCACAGTTTGCACTTCAGATCGAATAGTAAGAATTTCAATGTTCGAACAACAAGTGATTGGCATGCGAAGTTTGTTCAGAACATGTTTGATGCGATGTCTGACGCTTACACTAATAGACCTTTGATAAAAAGTGCAGATTGGTTAATTCTTCACAATCTTGATATAGACGTTGATCCAACAATTTGGATTAATCTTGATACAAATTTGATTTTAATAGCTGGCACGAGTTATCTTGGAGAAATTAAAAAATCAGTATTCACAGCAATGGGATTTGAGCTTCCACTTGAGGACAAATTGCCAATGCATTGCGGCAGTTTCACATACAAATGCACAACAAATCTGATGTTTGGGTTGAGTGGCACAGGAAAAACTACACTAAGTAGTGATCCTGATTTCAAGTTAATTGGGGACGATGAGCTATCTTGGTCTGATAATGGCCTAGAATTGATCGAGACGGGGTGCTATGCAAAGACACAGGGACTTCATCCAAAGACCCATGAGGCGATTTACGAAGCTATGGAGGCCGCTAGAGAGAACGATGTCCTAATTGAGGAAAATATCGGTCACGATAACGCCAGAAGCAGTTATCCAGCAAAATTGATTAAAAATTCATGGTTGTCGGATCTGAATGAGTGCGATCATGTTTTCGACCATCCAAATAACATATTTTTCTTAACTATGGACGTAACAGGAGTTGTGCCTCCAATTAGTCGAATAAAGGGAGATGCAATTAAGCTGTTTTTTGAGACTGGATATACAAGCAAGATGCCGGGAACGGAAGATGGAGTTAACGAAATAAAGAAGGTGTTTTCTCCATGTTATGGAGGACCATTTATGCCGCTTCCAGTTGAGAAGTATAGTGATATGTTGGTAAAAAAAATTAATCAGCACGATTGTAAAGTATTTTTGGTGAATACCGGCATGGACAGTAATGGTGAAAGATTTGATTTAGACTTTACAAGAAGATCTATTAAACATGTAATAACAGATAAATTTGAAACAAATTCTTTTAGTTTTTCAAATGGAACTGTTTTAGAGCCGGTCAATATAGATTCGTCCTCAAAAGTTTGCTGTGACTCTCTGAACAAGTTTATAGATGAAATTATCGCTATCCAAACATGTTCTTAATAACATGTTTGACTATGTTTGGATTTTCTTTTGCTCTTCGCCAACAATATTGGAACCAATTTTTTCCATATGGTATGTAGTATCTTACTTTTTGACCTGATTCTTTCAATCTGTTTGCTTCTTCTTCTATTGGAACTCCGTACAAAAACTGGAATTCACATTTTTTATGTTCTTTTAGTATTTTTTCACAATCTTTAATTAGATCTAGGTCGTGTGTCGCTATAGAGACATATTTGTTTTCTTCTACACAGTGTTCCACTAGTTTTTTAAAGTTTGAATTTACGTCTTCTCCAAACAAACTAACGTCTTTGCTCTCTTTGTAAATTCCCTTGCAAATTCTAACATTATCAATTTGTTTTATATCTTCTATTGAGTCCCTTATTCTAGACTGGAGAACTGTTGATGTTTTTTTTTGTTTTTTTAATTTGTTATATAAGTCTATTATGTATCTCTTGTTTTTGTAGTTTTCCATGTCTAGGCATATTGGAAAATTGACTCTTGTACGCCCAATCAACTCAAACATTCTAGTTATGTTATATTCCCCCAGATGGGTATATTTCATGGATATTCCACAATCATTCAATTCTTTTTTCTCAAGCAATCCAATGAGTAGAATGTATTCCCAAAAGGCCAGATTCGATTCATTAATTGTGCATCCTTCGCCCAAGAGAGATATGGTTGACGAAAAGCCTCTTTCTTCCAAGTTTTTCGCCAGTTGAACAGCCTCTTCAGCAGTTTCGCCAGCCACGTAATTTGAAATTACTTTCCATGCCAACCATTTTATCATTTGCTATACTCCGAGTTACTCTGCTCTAGGTGGAAGCCCTTCTTCTTTATCTCTTTCTCCTGCGTTCCATCCTGCTCTATATTCGCCGCCCTTGCCTGCAAGCCACTGAGCAGGTGCTAACCAGTTTCCGCTGTATGCGTCTCTATAACCACGAATCCAATCTTCTGTAGCAGAGCTAGGGATGTCTTTAGGACTAGATATCTCTGGTTGTTGTAAAGGCTGCTCAAATTCTTGTTTTGGAGCAGTCGAACATCCAGAAACCAAAAGAAGTATTGCCGAAATTTTTAATATTTTACTCATGCCTTATTTATTCAAGGGCTGAGGAATTTTTAATGATCGTTCCGATCAGTTTGCCATATTTTTTCGTCATTTTCAAAACTCCACATTTCTGATAAAGGATTTCCTATGCCGCCAATCAATTCTAGTTTATTAGAATATGTTTTTAGTGGTATATGAGAATAATTCATTACGCTTGGTAAATCAGAGGACTCTGCCATTATGCTTGCAGCAGCAGCAGTCGGGAATGCTGTTGCTTTTTGCATGGCTGTCCATGTTTCGTCAGAATTAATTTTATGAGTGAACACTTTTCCGTCAACCTCTATCGCCATCAGTATGAAATCATCTTTTGTTTCTGAACATGCCCTTTTGATAAATTTACTAAACTCCTTGAAATCCATTTCACATTCTTCTAAAAGAAATTTAATAAATTCAAAATGACCGCAAAATCTTATTGTTTGGTACGTGCAATTTTCAACTCCTCTATTTTTCATTAGTTCTAAACTATGCGATAATCCTCCCTTTGTGATTGTCGCTTCATATTCTTCCAATCTTCTCCATTTGAATTTTTTCAAATCAGTGCTTAATGCTTTTTTGGTTACTACTTTTCCATCTTCTAATACTTCGCAATCTCCTGTTAATTCGTTGTAGAGTCCTCCCATGTTGAACACTAGTGAATATTTTAATTTGTTTTGAGGGTTGTTAGGTAATCCTCCGACCATCATATCAATTGATTTTATTTTTGACCCATCGGCAGTGAAGTTATTCCAAGCTGACTCGCCTAGTATGTTGATCAAACCAGGAGCTACGCCTAAATCTGTAAATGCACATCCATCGTTTTGTGTAGCTAGTCTTTGAATTTTTTCTGAAACTTGAGGGTTACCGCCCAGATCACAATAGGGAACTTTTTCTTGGAAACAGTTCCACGCTATTTTTTCATTGTAAGCGTATGGTGCAGTTGAGATCGCCACATCAACATCTGAAAAATTTGCTTCACTTTTTATTTCTAAGTTTGATATAAGCTTTGTTTCTTTTAAATGCTTATAGGCTTTGTCTCTCGATTCCGAATTTGGGTCTACCACTTGAACCTTGTATCCCAGTTTGGACATGGCATAACTTGCTGCGAGTCCCATGTCTCCTCCGCCACCAAATACTATTACTTTTTTCATACTACTACCTTTTTGTATACTCGTTCCCAAAGATGTGTGAATGAGTGGAATATGGTTGTTTTTTTGAAATTTTCTAAATCATCCTCGACCAGAGGAATCATACAGTCTTCTTTTTCGAAATATTTAAAAGAATACTTATCTTCAATTACAATTTTTGATATCGCCATCTCTTCTCTGTTCCAATCCATTCTTCCTTCTATCCATTTTTCGAGATCCTCCCCTAGGTTGTTGCAGGTAGTTGGTAGTTTTTTTAGTATTTTTTTATGCGAGTTGTTATTGTAAAGTTGAACGCCTCCATTAAAAGGGATGTTTCCATTCAGGAATCTCCAGTTTCTTCCTTCAACCCATTTGTTTTTGCATCCTGCAAAGTCGCAGTTTTCATATTTTTTAAATATATTTTCCACATCCCCGAAAATAAATGTATCTGAGTCTATGAAGAGAATTCGTTCTTCGGGGCAGTCTTTTATGAGGTATTTGTTTGAACAAAAATAGTCGTATTTTATTGGTTTTTTTACTGTTTCAATGTCGTTTGAACTACAGAATTCTAACAAATTTTTTGTGAACTTATATTTTGGAATGAATTCGTTCGACAGAATAAATACCCTTACAGGTATGTTCTTGTTATGGAAGCGAAGCATCTTGAGGCTGTTTAACGCCATCTTTACATGTTGTTTGCTTTCGTTTAAATAATATACGCAAGATCTCATATTATAAATTAGAACAAAGATTACTATTTTAAACAAGGAGTTCAAAATGAGAAGGACTTTATCAGATCTCACAGACAAAGAGTATGAGACTTTTTTAAAAAATCATGCTTTGCTAACCAATCAAGATGTTTCTCAGTTGAGAGTTGGTTTTGCTAAGTTTAGGAAAAGAAAGCTTCATCCTGCGCCTATTAGAAAAAATTATAATAAAAGTTGAAATATGAAGAAATTAGATTTTTACTCTTTGCCTTCCGAGGTTGTCTCCTTGGCGAACAAGATAGCAAAAGAAGAAATTACCCAAACTCAATTTGACTATTTGGTTCAATCAAACAAAATAGATGAAGATCAGTTGTACGACGCAGTAGACCATATAAATAATGAAATAAATAAAGGAATTTTGTTTTTTGGTCTCTTGACGATTTTTATGGTTCTTAGTGTTCTCTGTATTTTGAGAGCTTTATCCATATGAATTCTGAATACTCATATCGAACCATTTTAACTTTTTTAAGGAATAAAGGTTTTATAGAGTTGTCTGAAATTGTTGAAATTTGTAGTTCGCATGGATCTTTCGAGTTCGTAATTAAAAAGCTGAAAGAGGATTCAAATTTTGAATTCAAAAATAAGAGGATCTACAAAAAACTTGAATGGCCTGTGTTTGGGTTTTGGCCTCTTGCTGTTCCTACAAATCTTTTAGTTAAAACAGAAAATGATAAAAAAACCAGAGCAGGTCAAATCTGTGAAAAGCTTATTTTGGAAGATTTAAATTTCTTAGATTATGGATGCGGAGAAGGGCATGTTGTTTTTGAGTCAAAAAAGAATGCTAAAACTTCAATTGGTTACGATATAGAGAAACAGTGGAAACCTGGCGAAATAAACCTTTCAGACGACTTTGAGTTCGTTAAACAACATGCTCCATATGATGTTGTTCTATTGTGGGATGTTTTGGATTATATGGAGAACCCAACCGAAGAATTGTCTAAAATAAAAGAAATGCTTTCTCCTGAAGGGAAAATATACATAAAATGTTTTCCATGGTCTTCAAGATATGGATGTAAGAGTGAGTATAATTTGGCTTACATTCATTTGTGTTTTGATGATTCTCAGACTAGGTCAGATAAAAATATCCGCAGGTTAAAAGATCCTGTTTTTTCCTATGAAGACTGCATATCATCTTCAGGATTTAAAATTTTAGAAGAAGAACTTGTTGAAAAAGAGTTGCCAGAATTTTTTAGGGAAAATGATTTAATATGGGAAAAAATATGTTCTAATTGGAAATGTGAAACTAAAGCCTTTTTGTATAAAAATATTTTCTCTCATACAAATTTTAATTATGGTTCTGATAATTATGATAGTCGTAAAATTATTGCAGACAGGTGGTCTACAGAACAAGTTAAATCCCTTCAGGCCAATGGGTTTGGGCTATATGACATGCATGGCAATATTTGGGAATGGTGCCTTGATGCTGAGTGGACTAATGATCCGCCAAGATGCTTACGGCAAGAAGGTGATAAAGTAAAAGATGTAGCTGAACGCTGCGGTCTAGACTACAAACAAAAACACAGAATAATTAGAGGAGGGTCTTATAGGTCTAAACCAACAATGATTTCATCGTCTTCCCGCTATTCAAAAAGACATGACCAAAGCATGGATGATTTGGGGTTTAGATTATTGATGGAATCTGAATTAGACATGGGCATTGAATGGGTCAATTCTTTAGGGATAAATATGGTGAAAATACCTATTGGAGAATTTATGATGGCTGGTAAGAATGCAAATTCTAAAATTGTTTGTATTGAGAATTCTTTCTATATGGCAGACGCTCCAGTTACAACTTCTCAGTATGCTGAATTAACAGGTGTAAAAAAAATACCATTAAAAAATATTTCAAATTCAAGTGTTTACAAAAATTACAAAATAAAGATAAAAAACCCAATTAAAGAAGTTGATGAATTTCCGGTTACTGATGTTTCTTGGATTGATAGTGTTGAATTTTGTGATGTCTTATCTTCTAAAGAAAATAAAAAATACAGACTTCCTACAGAGGCAGAATGGGAGTATTGTTGCAGAGGAAACATTAGCGGAAAGCTAATAGATATACTGAAAATACAGTCGGCATTTTATATTTGTGGTTTGAATAATGATTCTTGAAAATTCAGGTGAACACAAAACGTTAGTAATAGTTCTGGGACACAAACATCCTGAATTCATGATCGACAATGAAGAAGCGTTTAGGTTCTTTCATCCTAATGTTGATGATTATATTTTTACATTCATTGTTGACAACAATGAATTAATGGCCAACCAATTATCAGACATTTATGGAGAAGAATTCGTATTCTTCACAGGAACAAAAAACGGATGGGGACGAGGATGCTTAAGAAGTTTCGTTGGTGGTATTGAGTATTTTGAAAAGCACCATATATTCAATGACTTAATCACCCTTGACTCAGATTGTATATGTACCGGACCATTCTTGTCGGAGTTTTCTAACAAGTGCAGAAGGGATAAAAAAATATTCTTTGGGGGAACTATTTGGCCGTTTCCAGAAATAGACTTGCAAATGCATCATTATTTTCACAATGAAGTAGGAATGCCTTTTTCTAAGAATTTCGAACCACAAAGTCAAGTAATTGCTGGACCATGTATGTTGTGGACAGAATCCTGTTTAGAATTCATGAGATCTTATGGTTGGTTTTCATTAGAAAATTTTGACAAATTTTATGATCATTTATTTTTTCCGCATGATCAAATTAGCACCTATATGAAGTCGTCCAAAAAATGCAGTTATTTAAAAATAACTGATGAAATGCTTTGTTGTAAAATTAGTCGATCTGGCGTTAAACATAAAGTTCATGAAGACTTTGGAAAAGTTCCTATAATATGTGATGCAAGAGTGTTCCACCCTACAGGAGATGAATCTCTTGAAGATGAAGAAAAAAAATACAATTTAGAGAAGGACACTAGGTCCTATCTGAAATATATACGGATACAGATTGCAAAGGGAAAAGCAAGAGAAGAGTTTGTTGAAAAAGATGTAAATGTAGAAAAAACTTTGGCAATCCCGCCTGCTGTGGTTGTCCATACGAAATTTATTAAGTCTAAAAACTGCACAGGTTGTGAAGAAGAAGTTGATGGATCTGAAATCTCCCAAGATATAGCTAAAGAGGAAAAAGGTTGCAACAAAACAACAAAATTCATTTAGATTTCGTAATAACGGGAACAGGAAGATGCGGAACTGTGTACGCAGCGAAACTGCTGACCAGTTTGGGACACCCTTGCACTCATGAATCAATATTTACACCAGAGGGAATTTTTTATGCTTTAAAGACACTTGGTTCTGGAAGTTTAAAAAATAGCAAGTGCTCAAAAAAAGAAAATTCAAATTGGTATCCAGAGGGCGTTTTGCCTGTTGGCGAAAGCAGCTATATGGCTGCTAATTTTTTAGGTCATAAAATATTAAATGGTGTTAAAATAGTACATTTGATAAGAGACCCCGCTAAAGTTATTTTTTCTTGGATTAGATTTGGATATTTTCAAAACAAAACTCATAAACTCCTGAAGCCGTGGGAAGATAACATCTCTATTGAGATTCCTGAAATATGGCATTATGATAACCCAATAGAAAGAGCCTGTTATTATTATCTTGCTTGGAATAAATTGATTGAGTTGAATGCAGATGAAAGTTTATACTTCAAGCATCGGATCGAAGATGGTAATGGATTTCTTGGATTTTTGAATATAGAAGATAAAACAGATTCCTTTTCTAACAAGCATTCAAATACGAACAATAAAAAAGGTGATAAAAGGTCATACAAAGATATACCAGAATCTCCTCTAAAAGAGGAGATTGTTAAATTTGCAATTGAACACGGATACGACACTAGCGAAAAAAACTCTAAGATATTTTAAGTTTGTAATCTATGAATGACTGTCCCATTTGATAGTTTGGGAAATTTCCGACATCTTTTCCAGCAAAATTTTTCATAATTCTTGATTTGACCAACTGATTATTTTTGAAAAAACCTTCGATTGGGTCACGATCTATATCTTGGCTTATAATTTCAAATTTAGACTTGAATAATTTTGCATAAGTGTGCAAAGGCAGTAATGCTGGATTGTTTGGTTTTTTAGAATCTTCTTTTAACTCGAATCCCATTTCGTCTAATTCTTCTTCGCTGAATACCAGATGTACAAAAGCTTTGTTGATTTTTTTGTACAAGTGAGACGCATGCCGTCCCGCCCACGGGTGAACTCTTGCAAATATTCTCGTTTCAGGTTTAGATACTTGTTTTATTTGCTCAAGAACCAATTCTTGGTCTTCAACATGATCTAATAAATCGTAAATTAAAATGGTGTCATAGGGTCCATTTTCTTTTACTTTTTCAAATTCAGTGGTTAAAATTGTAACATTTGCTACGGATGGCTTATCCCAAAATTGTTCTTTTATGTCATATCCAACAGAAACTTCAGCACCTTCTTTTTTCGCCTGAACCGCCATATGGCCTTCTCCGCATCCGAAGTCCAAGAACTTTGACCCATTAAGGCTTTGGTCTAAAACTATCGACAGAACGCCTTCTGCTCGCTCCATTTTGTCTTCTTCGGATGCAATGTCACAAATCAGATCAGGTGGAACTGCATGTGGCCACTGGTCGCTGTTTAAAAGATCTTTTAGATTTTTGAATTCTGGATTTGTTACTTCTGATTCGACAGGCTCTTCTGCTCGAACGGTCTCTGTTTGCTGATGGTTTTCAAGCTTTTCAAGCTTTTCCATGCAGGTTTCGACTAGTTTTCTTAGAGTTTGTAGCTCTTTTGACACGTCCATTTTATTTCCTCTAGAATTTTCAAAATACTATCGTTATGATAACTCTAATATAGTAGCCATTCAGAGAAAAATACATGGAAATTTCTGTAGTTCTAAACGCTCATGGAGACACGCCGCTCGTTACAGATACTATTGAGGCGGTTCAGAAGTGGGTTGGTAGTAATGTTTTAGTAGTTGTCGATGGTGCTTCTAAAGAATGGTACGAAAAAGACATTCCTGCTCATAAAATAAGTGGTTTTTGGCATGCTTGTCCAAAGAGTCCATATAGAAATATTACATTAGGATTAATGGAGGCTGTCAAAAAGTGGCCTGATTCAGATTGGTATTGCTATATGGAGTATGATGTTCTTTTTACATCTGATAGAATCAAACAACATTTAGAAAACATTGATAAAGATATTTGGTGTATTGGAAACGATTCCAGACATATTTCAAACAAATATGATCTTCCCTTGATTGAATCAATTGTCAATATGAAATTTGATTGTACAAAATATTTACTAGGTTGTTGTATTTTTCATAGAGGCGAGTTTATCAGACGGTTGCAAGAAATTAATTTTTTTGAGAAGTTTCTCTATTATACAAATGATTTTTCAAAAGGATTTTTCCCAAATTATGATGGGTATGATTTGGCAGAACATCTTTATCCCACATTGGCTCATCACATGGGCGGTAAGGTGGCGCACTTTGCTAATTGGAATCAAATCAAGAAAGAGTGGGAAGGCAGTTATAAACAATACCCTATGCGGTGGAAACCAGAGCTAGACTTGCATGAAAACTTCCCAGAGGCAGTTATTATGCATCCTTTGAAAACTGTAGATCACCCCATAAGGTTGTACCACAAACGGAGAAGAAGTGTTTTATGATAGATGAAGATTTTTATGATCCAACAATAATTGGATTCGTGTTGGTGATTGACCCTTTGCAGAACGGGGATGTCAAAGATCAGTTGGTTTCTAGTGTTAGGAACCTAGAGTCAGACGATAGATGCTACATGCATCATCAACGCAGTGACTTTATTTTAACTTCAGCAGGAAATGCAGTTAAAAGCATTGCTGATTGGAGACCAACTGCTGGGCATTTGTTGAATCTTGGCAAAGACATGCAACAAACAATGATAGTTCTCGCTAATGAAAGTGAAGAGTTAGTAAAACATATGTTTGTCGTTTTAGACAATTATCAGTCAGAATGGGACCATGATGTTTCTAAATCGTTGAACATGAATGTAAAGCTGGGATGTGGGATAAAATTTCATTTTTGCAATATGTCTAAAAAGCCTTTTAAACCTTTGAAAGAGATTGTGTCTGATTTTAAGGATGCAAGTTATAACCAATTTGATGAGTCTAAAAAATTACACAATTTTATAGTGAGCAAGTTTAGGAACGATGAAAAAAGCAAACAAGACAAACAAAGCTAGAGCGATGCGGCTCGTTCCTTTTTCTAGGTCGCCCGTATCAATTATAATTCCATTTCATGGAGAATACGAACGAGTTGGAAGACTTGTGTCAAGCATATGGAACGCAACTCGTAGTAATCCATATGAAATCTGTTTGGTTGACGATTGTTCGCCAAATTCTGATTTTATTGCTTCGATGAAAGACCAACCGCAAGTTACTAATCTAAGGACTCCTGAGAGGCTTGGTTTTGGAGGGGCTTTGAAGTATGGGTTTGATCGAACTGAGCAGCCTTGGGTTTGTTTTTTAAACTCTGACTGTGAAATTAAAGATGTTAATTGGCTCATTGCGATGGGTCAGTCGTTGCTTGATTTGAAGGAACAAGGTGTCAGAATGGTGTCCTCCAGGACAAACAATCCAGGGAATCTAGGAGACAAGAGGCTTAAAGGAAAAAAGGGCGACTTTATAAATGATGTAATCCTTGAGGACACATATCTTCCTCTTTATTGCTCTATGTGCCACAGAGATTTGTTTAACCATATAGGGGGATTTATTAAGCCTTATCCTTATGGTTGGTATGAGGACGAAGAACTTGCGTATCGCATGAGACACTACGGATTCAAACAGGCTATTTCTGGGAAAAGTTGGGTGCATCATGAAGGAAGTGTTACGGTTAAAACCGTTTTGAAAAACGATCTTAAGGCTAAGGAAATTATGATTTCTAATAGAGACAAATGTATTGCTGACATTTCTTCATTATGAACTCTAAATAATATAGTTTAACTCTTTTAAGGAGAAAAGATTATGACACTTAAATGTAAAAAGGCTGATGGAACTTATGCCAATGTTACTTGGAGATTGTTTTATCCAAATTGCCCAAAGCTGAATCAACAGTGTAATCCACTCGGCGGAGCTTATGTTGCTGCCATTACCGTTTGTAAACAACGATTATTCTAATCTTGCTTACCTCAGATACTTTCTGAGAATGATTACATATGATTTGAGACGAACAACCTGCCGCAAGGCAGGTTGTTTTTTTATGTTTGCTCTTGTACAATGCGTTGAAGGACACAAATGAACTCATTAAACGCCTATAAAATAGTTGAAGAATTTGAAAAAAGAGTCGCAGAATTTGCTGGGAGTAAATTTGCTGTGGCTGTGGACAACTGTACTAATGCGCTGTTCCTAAGTTGTAAATACTTAAAAATTGGCGAAGTCACAATTCCAAGTAGAACGTATCCTTCTGTGCCGTGTGCTATTATTAATGCAGGAGGAAAGGTTGGTTTTGAAGATGTCGAGTGGAGATTTGGCGGTTATTACAGGTTGAAACCTTATCCAATATATGATGCCGCCCATTATTTTTTAAAAGACATGTTTAACCACCCGTCGCCACTATGCCGTGGAGACGATTTGTCCAGAAAATATATGTGCATTTCTTTTAGCGCAACTAAGCCAATCAATATCGGCAAAGGAGGGATGATCTTAACGAACGATGAAAATTCCGTTGATTGGTTCAGAAAAGCTCGTTACTGCGGAAGAAACAATAAGCCTATTATGGAAGATAGCTTCGACATGCTTGGCTGGAACATGTATATGACTCCAGAGCAAGCAGCAAGAGGACTGCTGTTGATGCACGATATTAAAGGATTAAAGAAAACTCTAATTCCAGATTATCCAGATCTTTCAAAGTATGAGGTTTACAAATGAATATTGTAGTTGCGTAAGAGAACGAAATGAAAAACTTGTTTTAAAATTTGTTTTAAAATTTGGCATACTCTATTCTCATTATGGAAAACACATTTCTGATCGAAGAACTAAATGTCCGAGGCTATTCGATAATCGATGATTTTCGGCTGTCGGATGAAGAAATTGCATGGTTCAAGAACGATATGATTTTTCGAAAAAATCAAGAAATAGATCGTTTTGGAGAAGAGGAGTTGAGACGTATAGGTCGGTACGACATTGTTCGCAACTTAATTAGTTTCAAGCAGCCATATCTAGATCTCATCAAATCTGACTGGTTAAACGACATCGTCAACGCAAGTCTCAACGAACAAGCGATCATTCACGACTTTTTCGGCATGCTCAACACTGCCAATCAAGATTCAAACCTTGTCAGAAATAAATTTCATAGGGATTTCCCGTCACTCGAAAGAAGGCGTTGCTCAATTCACATCATGATTCCTTTGGTAGACGCCACAGTGAAGAGCGGCGCAACAGAGGTGGTTCCTGGAACGCATTTGTTTGAATCTCATCCAAGTCAAGAGTTCTGTGAGAAGCATGCGGTCTCTATGACAGGAGTTGCAGGGAGTGTATTTGTGATGGATTCATCTGTAATTCATCGTGCTGGCAAATCAACTTTGGATTCACGCCCAATGATGGTGATGCGATTTCAATTGGCTTTTTTGAAGCAGCCAATTGATCTGTGCAGGGCATACTCTAAGTACTTGCCCACATCGTCCGATTTGATCAATGGTAGATTTGGATGGAATTGTCGCAGCATGAATAACACAGAAGATGATCCTTCCAAGTGGCAGTCGGGACAATATAATTTGTAGAACACATTGAGGTTGTGATTATGAAGGACGTATTAGTAATTGCAGGCAGCTTGTGGCAAAAGCCACTGGTTGAATACATGTTGAAGCACTATAGTGTTCATGTCGTCAACCCTGTCGAAACAGAAACAACGAAACTAGCTCATCACATTCAAAAGGACATCTTTGATATTGAGGGAATCAAGGAAAGCATTTCTGGCCTCGATCTAGAATTTGTTGTGACTGACCAATCAGACGTTGCTGTCGTTCCTGCAACCATGCTGTCTAAAGAGCTTGGCCTTCCGTGCAATGACATTGAGGCAGTCATTCGTTTTTCTGATAAATTCAAATGCTGGGAACTTGCAAACTCACTAGGCATACCGTGCTTGAGATCGAAAGTTGCATACTCGCTCGAAGAAGCGGTCAAAGCGGCAGAAAAATTGGGATACCCTGCTGTGCTGAAGCCTGTTGATTCATCAGCGAGCAAGGGAGTATTCTTGGTTAATTCGGAAGATGAACTAAGAAGCTTTTTCGCACGGTCCTTAGCACGTTCTCGGAATAAAAAGTTGATATTGCAAGAGTATGCAAAGGGTGAATGGCAATTGGTTGTAGAGGGATTGTGTTCCAATGGAAAACACTCTAGCGTTTCTTGCGGGCTTATTCATAGATCATGGACCGCCCGACAGGTTCCAATGCTTCCTTATATACTGTGGCCGCATGATCCTCCTGAAGGTCTAATTGAGGCTAATAATAAGTTCGTTGAGAATTCTGGATTGAAATTTGGAATAACCCATGCAGAGTACGTACTGGACGACGGCAAATTCAAGTTGTTAGAGATCGGATGCAGAGGTGGTGGGTTCAAAATCTCTTCTCACATTGTTCCGTGGGTTAGCGGAATTAATCTGTATGATGCTCTTCACCGATCACTCAAAGGCGAAGTAGTGTCACTGCCAGAGCTTGTACATAAGAGAAGTGCGTTGTTGCAATTTTTTCAAGAGCACGAATATCCGACCTCGATGCCTGAATTCGAAGTTCCAGGAATTTTTGAGTGGATAAGTCACGTTTCTCAAGATTTTCACCACAACCCAGACAACCTTCGTCACAGTTACTTAATAGCACTTGCTGAAAACCGATCAAATTTGTCGAAGCTTGTTGAAGACATTAAAGGTCGATCACCATGTCGAGATATTCCAAATTTATAGGCGGCATTCATCGCCTAGCCGAGGTGGCCAGAGATCCAATCGAATTCGAAAATGCGATCTACATGGTCAACGGAAGATCGTGCATTTACGCTCTTGATAAGATGTTAAAGCCACGAAACATCTGGCTTCCACCATACCACTGTCCGAGCATGCGTGTTTCGTCAAAGGTGAAACCGCTTGTTCAAGATCATGTCCTGCCTGGAGATGTTTTCATCTTGATTTCTTACTTTGGATTTCCCATTAACGACAAGATGGTTGACTGGGCAAAGGATCGTAGAGCCATTGTGGTAGAAGATGTGAGTCATGGAATTTTTTCCGTGCGCAACGACAAAGTTGACTATAGGTTCTTCAGCTTAACAAAACAACTTGGGCTTCCAGATGGAGGCGTGTTGCAGAATTGTGATTCGCTTGATTTAGAGCCATGCGAAGAAGTGTCTTCAGTTGGATATCAAATGCGAACGGTCGAGAATTGGAGGCCCTTTTTCCAATCGTGGAAAAAAATGCAGCCGATTGGGATGTACTCAATGAGTGAAGACTCAAAAATTAGGTTGCAGAAATTTGACACAGAGAAACAAAGAAGAAATTACGAAGTCCTGTACGAAGAGCTAAGTTCTATATCGCTGATGGGTCCGCTGACCGATGGGGTTGTTCCGCTGGCATTCCCGATCATTGTAAACAACAGAGATGAACTGCAACGTCGATTGTTTGAAGAGAAAATGTACTTCCCGATTCACTGGGACAATGGCCACCCGCTTTCATCGGTGATACTCTCAGTTGTGTGCGACTACCGATATGACGAAGATGATATGAGGTCGATCACTAAAGTCATTAACGATTGGCTTCTGTGTACATCAACTACTGAAAAAGATCAGGATGCCCTCGATTTTTTACGGCGATGCTTTCTGGCGGAAAATTCATTAATATAGTTTTTGCCAATTTAGAAAAGGAAAATTTATGAAAATCGTTATTACTGGTTCTACAGGAAGTATAGGTAAAAAAGTTTGTGAAATATTAGCTGGACAGAAAAAGGAAATAATTTCATTCTCTAAGAGTGTTGGCTTAAGTGTAGAAAACCGTCCGCAGGTGAAAGAAGTTTTTAAAAACTCAGATTATGTTATTCATATGGCGGCTGAGAAAAGAGGAAGTACTATTTCAAAAATAGTTGAAACAAACATCATTGGTTCAAAAATTGTTTTAGAAGAGGCTGCTAATCTTAGAATCCCTGTAAAGCTGATTAGCAGTACAGAGGCTTTGCTTGCATGGCACAAACCATATGGGGCAAGTAAATACATGATGGAACAATTGGGGTTGGAAAAAGTAAACGACACAATTGTTAATATTGTTAGGTTTCCAACGGTTTGGGGGTCTGAGGAATCTATAGTTGAAAAATGGATAAATTCTGTAATTCGTGGCGATCCAATTGAAGTATTTTTGTTTTCTGGTGAGCCTAAGAAGAAATTTTTCATTACAATTGATGAAGCTGCAAAAGCTTGTGCAGATTTAGAGCTTAAACCGTCAGGCAACATAGATTGCTCTTATGAAAAAGTTATTGATTGCATGATCTTGGCAGAAGCAATAATTAAATTTTTTGGCAAAGGAAGCATTTCTAAAATAGAAAGAGATGGTTATCCTTACGAAATAATAGATGAAGGAATAAGTTCTGGCGATATTGATTCAATCGATGTTGACGATGCAGTAGTTATTATAAAGGAAATATATGATAGACAATTTCATTTTAATAAGATATAAAAGGGAAGTTTTTGACAATATGCCAAAACATGTGAAAGATAATTTTAGTTCGATGTGCATGGATGAATGGGACAAGGTGCAAGAACTTCTGTTTCAACAACAGATTGAACAAATTAAAAACATGTATCCTTTGGCGACTATACATCTTATAACCAATGACAAGAATCGAAAAGACGATAGGCTGCAAATACATTGTTTTTCGGACATGGAATCTAATCATGTCAGTAAGTTGAAGGTATTTGGTTTATTGTCTGAAAGTGCCATGTATGTTGATAATGATATAATTTTTTTTAAGCCATTTGGAAAGCTGCATCTTGAAACAGACCATGAATTTAATCTATATCAGAAGTCTCGGAAATATGATGTTCAATCTCTTGCAAAAGAAAAGCTACCCGTGCCGATTGATTGCCATTACAACGCTGGGATTATTTGGGTGAAAAAGCCCTCTAAAGAACTCTATGAAAGGCTTTGTGAAATTCATGAAAGGTATTTCTCTGATAGAGAATTAATTATGTCTCAAAACAGGTGGGCCGATAGCGATGAATTGCCAATTTCAGTTTATATTTCTGAAAATAAAATGAAAATGAAAACTTTTACTGATGTTTCTGTTCAAAGGGCTTCAATTTCTAAATTAGATGTGGTCAAGAAACAATCAGTTCACTATACGGGAATAGATATTAATTTTAAAAAACTTTGTTTAAGGGAAATAAAGTTTAAATCTAAGTTTAAGTTTATATGAATTAAAATAGAAGAATTACATGAATTTTTTAAAATAAGATTTTTTAGACGATCCTTTGAAAGGAAAATTTTTAATTGGCAATGTTTTAATTTCTAAAAATTTACATAATTTCACCCATCCATCTCCTTCGACTATATTCATGTTGATTAATCTTTTACTGTGGATTTTTGCTTGGAATAAATCATTGACGGTTTTTGTGTGCAATCTATACTTTTTAAGAAAGTGCTCTTCATCAAATGAAGTTCTTCCATAAACATCTTTCAGCAGCCTTTTAGTTAAAGGGTGCATTTTTTCAAAGTTCTTTCCAATTGGAGAAAGCTCGTGCCCTTTTTCCCAATGATGTTTGATAGATCTAATCCAAGATTTTTCTTCTCTAGTTGTGAGTATGAATTTAGATTCGGGGTAATGATTCGAAAGTTTTTCTATGAATGGTATGGTTGTTATATCTGTTATGCTTTGGTGAAAGTCAAAAGCATTAGTATTTTGTTTGTTTAAGCTTTCCAAGAATCTTTGGTCTATTGGAAAATGTTCACAAGGTATGTTCAAAATTCTTAATGCTTCTGTTAAACTATTGGTGCCGGTTTTGGACATGCCTATTCCATATACTCTTGGCTTAAAGTATAGGTCCTTCCTGCTTAGGTAGTCAGTATTTTTAATATGTGGTGATTCAATTAATTCGTAATATAGTTTTTCATTTTTTTTACATTGATTTATGTCTCTTTTATTTCGTTTTACATTGTAAAATTCTAAAGAATTCTTCAGGTCTAGTGTTTTGTAAATGTGCTTTGAATCCATGCTCATTTTTTGTCTTTCAAACCTCATAGACCACTCCATGTGTTCCATTCCCAATCCTTTGAATCTTGAATTAAGACCACCTACTTTTTCTAATGATTGTTTTGTTAAAGCGGTGAAACTTCCTGGTGTGTAGAAAAGTTTTGGATTTGTGTTTTTTGATGTTTTATATTCTATGAATCCTTTTTCTTTTTTTAAAATTTTCCAAAAATTCCAAGTTTCTATTGGTCCATAAGACAAGAAACTACATCCATTTTTTTTGTTTAATTCTATGAATTTTTCAATGAATTCCATGTTTTTAATACGAACATCATCTTCTAGCAAAAATATGTAATCACAATCTCTTAAGTGATAGAGTAGGCGATTTTTGTTAATTGCTACTCCCATGTTTTTGCCATGAATAATTGGAATGCCATATGTTTGTTGGTTTTCACTCGATCCATCGTCAGAAACGATTATTTTGTATTTTTTTTTAAAGTTTAGCAATGTGCGGCAACTTTCTCTTACGATGTTGCTCCTGTTGTAGCAAGATATTCCAATTCCAATTTTCATGTTAATATATACTATTTTATAGGGCAAAAAGCAAATAAGGACCATGATGTTTAGATTCAACTTGTCAAATTATGAACTACTGTTACCAGAAGTTGATTTTTTTATTGAAAAAATACAACTTAATACATCTTTTTCTTTTGCGAAATTAAATCATGCGTTTTGGCAAATGTTAAATAAAGATCAGCCTTGGTTGGGCATATTTGAAAAGATACACAAAGCTGAAACAATCGAAGAATGTGTGTCTATGTTGAAAAATTTGCCTAATGATGAAAATTTTATGTTAGGAATTTCTAGTCACGGGCCTCCAATTGTGCCTAATGTAAAAGAAGGTGTAAAAATAGGAAGTGAAAAATCAGTAATTAGTCAATTGGAGAAACATATTGACATAAACGAAAAATTATATTATGGACAAATGTGGAAATCATTTTGTATTCAAAAAAGTTTTATGAATTTCATGAAATGCATTGGCGGAAAACGTGTTGTTTTAGTTGGAATGAAGCATCTTTCTGATGTTGGAAGCTTTTGTGGGTTTAGAAATTTTAAACATATAGTTGTTGAATTGAACACCATAGAAAAATATAAAAATGACATACTTTTTGATTTGAAAAAAGAAGAAGAAAAATCAATTATAATCTTTCAATGTGGGGAAATGATGTCATTTTGGTTTATTTATAAGCTATTCGGTAAAGATATTACAATGATAGACATGGGAAGGTCATTAGATATTTTTTCAAACTCAGAAATAGATGAAAATACAAAAAATATAATTTTCGACATAGAAGATCAATTATGGATGAAGTCAGTTTCAAGCCATGCCCCCTTGCGGAAGACATTCATTTAAACGACTGTGGAAATCCCATATTTCGTATTTGATCATTTCATTGTTCGTACTATATCCATTCTTTGCGGATGCCAGCATCTGTTTCGTGTGTTTCTATTTACGTTCTTGATCGCAGCTTCGAATTTTGGGCCTCGGCCATGAACGATTTTCACTGCCCCTTTGATGTTTACGAAGAAGTCTGTTCTCATATTCCAGATGCTTGGAATGACGTAAAATCTGACTGACGAATGCATCAGTGCGTATTGAAAGCAAAGTTGTTCTGACTTGTGTTTGTTCGGGTGGTTTTTGTAGAAGCCATCTGGTGCGCATGCGTAGCTTTTTGAGACGAGTTCTAAGAAGTCTTTGGTTCTGTTTTTCGAGTACAAGATCACGCCAGTGTTGCATGGGACACACCCAGCAATTGGTTTATGAGGCGGCTTGAAGTGCTTTAGTTCAATTTCTGCGGGAGCCTGCGCCATGCAGATGTCAAAGTAATCAAGCATCTCGAATAGCTCATCGCAACTGCCGCAGATGAACGTGTCTGCATCGAGGAACAACGTCTTCTCGTATGGAGTCAGGTTCATGTACTCCACCTTGCTCTTATACCCTCCCATATTTGGCCTGTTGATTATCAGGTCAAATGGATCGAGACTGTCTTTGGAATCTGTGACAATTGTGGCGTGACTGTCCGGCTCGAACTTTTTGATGCTCTTGAGTGACTTGACAGCTTCAAGGACGTGTTTCTCTCCGTGAGCTATGTAGAAATAGCCGTTTTTTTTGTTTTTTTTCGATATCTTGATCATTGCAACAACTTAGTAGCTTTGGTTTTCGTTTGATTCCACTGAAAGTTTGTGCGATCCCTCTTGTTCGCCCACAATCTATGGTTTGAAAGGGATGCGTATTCGACTTCAAGAAATGGCAACTTCATAATGGGCTTCTGAAATTGGTTCCACACTTCGTACTTGATCGGAGCAATTGGGCCTTCTTTTCGAAAGTAACAATTCAACTCCTGTTCTTCATGCTTCCAATCAATCCTTTTCTGAGATGCCTCGATTTCTGATGTGTCTCTGATCATGAATACGACTGCTGTTGATCGGAAGTCCAAAAGATGACAGCAACAAGACAGTCGGGGTGCTTGAATGCATGTCTTTTCTGTAGAATATATGAAATCTGTTAGTTTTGAAATGCTCTGTATTCCGATGTCTTGTTCGTCAACGTACTTTCGACTTTGATCCCATGCGATGATGTTGGCTCCAATGCGTGTTCCTGACCTCTGCGGGCCGGTGACGATTATGTTTTGGTATTGCTTTATGGATTCAAACATGAGTGAATGTATTTATATTAGCTTTGGAGAGTTTAAGTATTTTTTTCTCATTTCGAAATTCTCTTTCTGACCAGTCGTTAAACTTTTCAATTCTGTGTCATTGCACAAGTGATGACTCTGGTTGAACAGGTGAATTACGTGCGAATTTGCGTTTAATGCATGCTTCATTCGGGATCGCTTCAACTGTGTAGCGAAGATGGTGTCTGAGTACCAAAACGAAACTGATTCGTCGAACCTTCCAATCTTGTCAAATACCAAGGATCTGACTGTGAAACACCATCCGGTGAACTCAAATTTGGTGCGGTATCCTTCGTAGATTCCATTCGTGAAAGAGGTGTGCTTTGAGTATTCTTCCCCATGCCAGAAGTGGCATTTTGGAGATAAAGAGTGAATATCGGGACGTTGCTTGAATACATCCAGATGGGATGATAGCCAGCCCTTCATAAAGATGAGATCGTTATTGCAAAAGGTTATGAATTCAGAGTTGCATCGTTCTAAGCCCATGTTCAGACAACGGTTGTAGTTAATCTCTCCGCTCTGTCTAAGCATCTCACAATCGTATGATACGTTTTCATTGGCTTCGATCATAAATACCCTGAAATCGATTTCTTCTGACTTCATAAGGGTGTCGATGCAGTTCTGAGTCATTGCTCTTAATCTGTCATCGTCTGTTCTTGAAACTATTACAACATCCATAAAGCACAGGTTTTTGTTAATTATTCTGGGGATTGGAAATATGATATTGAAAAAACACAAAATTCCTTCTACAGGATTGGTTGGTGGCTCGGCCCAAGTGGGAGATAAGTTTATACATGTTGTTTATCAAAAACACAATCCTAAAAATACTTCTAAAAACTATTACATTGTTTGTTTTTCTTGGTTTGCTCCCTATGTAGCCGATCAAATTAAAAATTTTCCCAATGATCGCACAATCTATTGCTGCAATTCTTTTGAAGAAGTCAATTTTGTTCGTAATCTCGGACGTAAAGCAATACTGTGTTCCGAAAGTGCCATCAATACAAGCATTGATACATTTTGCATTAAAAATCAAAACTTACAATATAACGCTATCTATAACGCAGGAATGATGAGATGGAAAAACCACTTGTTAGCCAAAGGAGTGCCGAATTTGGGAATGGTGTATTATCCAAAAATTTTATATTACGAAAAAGAGCTACGCATAGCAATGCCTGAATCAATTTGGATCAATGAACTAAATCGAAATCGGGAATATCAAAGGCTAACTCCTTCTCAAGTGGCCAAAGTTATCAACAAATCACGGGTTGGGCTATGCCTGTCAGAAGTGGAAGGGTGTAATCTTGTGAGCGTTGAGTATTTATTATGCGGCATTCCAGTTGTTAGTGTACAGAATAAAGGAGGACGAGATGTGTTTTATGATGATGCATTTGCCATCACAGTTCCTCCAAATGAGAAGAAAGTTGAAGAAGCTGTATGTCAACTAATTAATCGTAATCATGATCGGAGTTACATTCGAGAGGCCACTCTTTTAAAGTTGAAGAACCACCGAGACAGGCTGAAACAGGCGGTAGATGATATGTTAGGTATTGATGTAACCAAAATCACATTTCAAAAATTTCATAAAAAAAGTAGAATAGAATTATTTTTATGATTTCATTTTGACTTTTGTTTTGATATATTCTATTCTAATGCTAGGCTTCAAACAACATATATCTCCTTACATTAATCACCTCTAATGCTACATAATTTTTCTAAATTTGGAATAATCGCCCACGCAAGAACAGGGTCGTCTGCGCTGCTGCGAACTCTTGGCTTACACCCACGGATAGATGGCAAAATATTATGGGAGCCGTTCGGCTGGAGAAACAAACCGCCAGCGGGCACGGAACCCATCGGGCACATTACAAAATTGATGAAAAATCGATGCGGATTTAAGCACCTGTTTGGGCAAGTTACCGAACAAACGAACTACAAAATATGTGCCATGAATGGCTACAAGTTTGTTACACTCAGAAGAAGAAACTTATTGGAATCAGAAGTGTCTTTTCAATTGGCTGTTGCCACCAACCATTGGAACCGACTGAGAAAAAGCACATACTTTGAAGATCTTAAAAAATGCGAAGTCACAATAGACATTAAAGACTTGGCCAAACAGATCAAGAAAAAGAAGCGGCAACATCAACTAATGCAAGAGTTAGATGCTCATCAAATTTTCTATGAAGACTTGTACTTCGGTGACAAAGAAGGCCAACTCAAAAAGATGCTGAAGTATCTGGGCTACAGTCCTGTGGTTACTGACGAGATGCTGGAGATTCTTGACAACAAGCACAAGCTAAACAACAACGAAACTTATAAGCTGATCAAGAACATCGATGAAATAGAACAGGTGTTTGGGCCTTTGATTACATCTTAAATTATGAAAACTAAAATTTATATACCATGCGACTATCGAAACCCCATGGGTTCGTTAAAAATATTAGTGGATGGCGTAAATAGCCACGATCAACTTGAGTTAGTTGAGAATGAAGAAGAATCAGACTACATTTTTTTTGATTTTCGCAATGCGGGAAATCATGTGCAATTTCCACAGAAAACCATAATGATTGACTATTCAGACTCGCAGAAACTCCTTAAAGGTGTTTATGACAAAGTTTTTATGTATTTTAAGAGAAGCGTGTGTGATAAGTTTCCTAGCAGGTTCCATGACTATGGCGATAAAAATGTAATCCCCATTAGTTATATAGTTAAAAATGAAGCTACAAAATGGGATATCAAACCTCTTGATAAAAGGGAAATCGATGTGTCAGTTTTTTTTAAACCTTCTGGTCGTCATTATAGAAATCAAATCTCAAATGCCATAAAAAATAATTTTAGCAAAAAGTACAAAGTGCATACGGGTATTTTAGGTGAGTGCGGGGCTGCTGGAAGGGTAAGCATACAAAAAGATTATTATAATGCAATGTTAAATTCTAAAATTGTAGTCACATGCAATCCCCAAGGCTGGGAAGGTGACTGGAGGTTGTTTGAGGCTCTTAGCTGCTGTCCTTTAGTCCTGGTTGACAGAATGATAACTCCTGTAAAAAATAAATTTATAGATGGGGAACATTTGATCTATTATGATGTTGACAATTTTGAACACCTATTTAGGAGTGTCGATTACTACCTGAATCGCATCGCATATGACTCTCAATTGATAGCAACTAATGGGAAAAACCATGCCTTGCAATATCATACTGCAAAGGGTCGCATGAATGAGGTTTTGGAAGAATTAGGCAATTAAAAAAATGCAGTTGCCCTCACAGAGTTCATACACTTTTATTTTACTTCACCAACGCATAATCAATATATTCTATGTTCCTGTCTATCAGTCCTATAAATCTTTTCCAATTTTTTACTTCATTTATTTGACTTATTTTTCTTTTATTTTCTTTGAATATTTCATTTAATTCTACTCTTGGATTCAAAACTTTTTCTTTGCTAGTATAAAACGGCCAATTACGAACTTCTAAAACTTCCCTTTTGTATTTAACTTTTAGCCCACTGGTCTTTATGTAGTCGTCATATAACGAAGGATTGATTATCCCTCTATTGTATTTCTTTTTATTATTTGGAACGATCATGTCTAGCTCTTTTCCTGTGAACAACAGGTGGATGTACGCTTTGTTTAGATCATGATGCAGGTGGAGAGCATTCCTTGAGCAGAACGGATGAAATCTAACATAGATTGTTCCATTTTTCTTTAGTAGATCTTTAGCTTCTTTTAATATATCTACTGGGTCTTCTTGAATGTGATCTATGACATCATAGATCAGAATTATATCGTATGGTCCGTTTTCTTGAACGTCTTCAATATCGTTAGTCAACAAAAGGTTTTTTTTATTTTTTTTTCCCAAACGGAAGAAGCTAAATCCAACAGAAATTTCTGGGTTGTATTCCTTGCTTATTATTTTCGATACAGGATAATCTTCAAATCCAAAGTTTAGAATCCGCTTTCCAGACATTTTTTCGTCGATCATATGTTCAACAATACCTCTGGCGAAATCGCTTTTTTCTCCTTTTTTACAAATCATATTAGGATGAACAGCGCAAGGCCAGAAAGACTCTTCTAAAGTTGCTTTCATATTTGTGTATTTGTTTTTGTTGTTTTTTATTTTAAGCATTATATTGGTTTCTGATTTTTGAACATTCTTCTTTAGATAAAAACTGATCTATTTTATGTGCGCACACAGTTCCTAGCTCAAACATGCTTTCAACGGAAAAGCTTTTGCATATTTCGTATGGTGCGACGTTTGGCAAATTTCGACAAAACCAAATGTCTTCATATTGCATTGATCTAGGCTTTCTGTTTTTTGTAACCTTTAAATGAGCCTGCACATCTCTAAGGCTTATTCCTCCGTTTCCTCCTAGTGAAAGCTTGAAGTTTTTGTGGGTTTTTCCAGGAAAATTTGGACCCCATGGGGCACCATAATATGTGTAGGGATATTCTAGAAATTCATCTACTCCCAATCTCAGTATCTCAGTATCGCATTGAAAGATTAATACTTTGTCATATTTTTCAAGGCGTTTCCAAAAATTGTGAGTCATCATGTACATCTGGTATTCTTGCATCACCTCGAACTTTGTATCTCCGATATGCACAAGATCCCAGTTAGGCAAGTAGTCCATATGCCTATTAATTGTTTCTTTGAGTTCCTTCTTGCTTCTGCTGTCAATTATTACTGCCGCTTTTCTCATTAAACCACCCTCACCTGTTTCTATCTAATTTAGATTAGTAAAAACATGACTTTTTCTCATTAATAGTTTATTATGATAAAAATTAAAGGCAGTCGTTAATTGTTATGAAAGTAGAAACTTACATACTGAACACGATGCCGTCCAATCACAGATGGCATAATTTAGCCATGAGTAGCTTCTATGAATATTTTTCTAGGTTTGATGTCAAGATTAATGTTCTTGATGATAGGCACTATCTTGTTAGGCAGATGATAAAACACGAGGAATTCAATCCCCTGTTGAGAAAGGCCATAAGGTGGTATGACTTCTTGGATTCCGGTAGTGACTACGGACTTTTTCTTGATTTGGATACCGTCATTTTAAGCAAAGATAAGGATGTCAGAGATCGTTGTGATGGGAAGAATTACATAGCCTATCATAATTTGTTTAAAGATGGAGAGATTATAGAAAAATTCAAACATAGAGTTGGGGATAATTGGCTTTTGCCGAGGAAATTTATTCTAGATGAGTTTTGGAAAAGAAACCCTGTAGACAGAGATTGCTTGAAATTCAACACAGGATTTTCATTGCTGAGTAGATCTTTTGTAGAACAGCTATTAGCTAGAATAGAAAATTTAGATTTCGATCTCAGTAAAAACAGCGGTTTAGAGAACTTAAAGGAGTTCCAACTATCTGTCAATAACTCAGCAAAAGGTTCTCCTGATTGGTTGCTGCTTCGAAATGGCATTAACATACACGATGAACACATGATGGAGATTGCAACTCCTTTTTGCGATAAAGAGAATCTTGAGTTATGCCAGAACAATTCTTTTAGAAATCTTGCTGTCCATTCCTTCCACATTTCTTATAAGACCGATGGAAAATCAGTTAATCAAGACTACTTAGGGCGAGTATCAGATGTACTTCACTGTGATGTTACCCAGCTTTGCAAGGATTATAAAAATGCTATATTTTTTCATTTGCAGACTCCACATTCAGAAGAAACAATGTTGAGATATATGGAGATGTTTGGATGATACTTTATACAGGTGGCACATTTGATCTGTTTCATTACGGTCATGTGAATTTTTTAAAGAATTGCGCCAAGATATCCAGCGAGGTGGTGGTTTCACTAAATACAGATGAATTCGTATCAGAGTTTAAAAGAACTCCAATACTGTCCTACAAGGAGCGTGAGATAAGTTTGTTAGGTTGTCAGTATGTAGATCGTGTAATTACAAACACAGGATGTTCTGATAGCAAACCTGCGATTCTAGATGTTGGGCCAGACATAATAGCTATTGGCGACGACTGGGCAAAAAAAGACTACATGAAGCAAATGAACTTTACTCAAGAGTGGCTAGAAGAAAATGATATACTCTTAGTTTATTTGCAATATACGAAAGATATTTCAACTACCGATATCCTGAAAAGAATTGAGGGAAATTAAAAAATGCAGCCACTGCTTACGGGCAATGACTGCATTTAGTAGGTTGGGCTATCAAGCAAAATAGGTTTTCACCCCCTTCGTTTCGCTTTCTGATTATCCAACATGTGTAACAACACCTTTTAAAGTCATTGGGGTTGTTGATTGCCAATTTGTTAGCTTGTTACTAAGAAATGGCTTGCCTCCGTTCGCTCTATTTACTGCTACCGTAATGTGTTTGATTTGGTTGCTGCTAGGAACTAGACTCTCCACGCCAACAGCCATTACCAGTTCATCTTTTGCTAAAGAAACAACTGTTAGCGGTGCCTCTTGGCCAATTAGTTCCTCTGCCGGACCTTTGTCTGGTCTTCCCATGTTTATCGTCATATGGTGACATAGTATTTCCCATCCTTCTGGTGTTTTAAAAGCAGAAGCCAACTTGGTGTGTGATTCATTATCTAAAACTAATGCTGTATAGCTCATTTTTTCTTCCTTACATACTTCGTTTTTAGTTTAGTGTTCTTCTTGCAAATTTTTGGAGCTTCTTTTTCTTTTGGCTCCATTTCACGGCCAATCATCCTCATTCTTTCACGCCAATAAGTTGTAGAATCTTTGGTTCTTGACCCATCCTGACTGGCCCATTGTTTCCCGCCTTCACAAAACTTTTGCTTGTTATATTGAACCCAATATTCAAATACTCTGTTAGCGTCTTCATCTTCCCGATTCAGGATTTTATCTTTTTCAATTTTCCAATCGCCTTCTACACTTTCCCTTCTGATGGGAATGATTTGGGCAATTGGTGGCCATGAATCCTTCCTGATATTTATCCACTCGTTCTTCACATCTATCGAAAGATTTATCCACAAATCATATTGCATCCAATCGCTTTCTATAATCCCTTCCATTACATGATACTTTTGTGGAGCGAAATTGATGGGACTTCGAACCTGTAAGCACCATCCTGGCGGCGTTTCCAGAATGCAACCAGACCACATTTGCACTATACTTGGTTCGACAGAGCCAAAAGTAAACTTAGATCTTCCGCCATTAGCGGGGCAGAATTTTTCTACTTCTGCATCCTCATGCAACAAAGATTGAACCAACTGATGGTCAGAATTAGAATATGGTTCTAGCAATTTGTGTTCGTAGTTCTCTCCGTCCCATTTGATGTCCATATCTACTGCGGGGAATATCCACCATCCAAGAGAGTTGACTGACGAAAATGGTTTGCAGAATTTAACACCACCGGCATGCGCAGTGCCATTGAGTGTTTTTTCTGCTTTTACGAACTTCATTCCCTTTGGGTGAAGTCTCCAAATGTTTAGTTCCATCACTCAACTCTATCTGGAGGATACTTTTTCAAATTTCCTGATTGATCAGTTTCCAAACTCGTATCAGGCAAGGAATGGATGGGACGAACCCATTCGTGGCATTTTCTACAATCTTCTCCACTTGGAGAGTCGCAGTCTCTTGTTGCGATCCAGCGTTTATCGTTACATTCTTCACAGTGAAACAGCCGCCATCCGGCAACGGGCTTTCTACTTGCAAACATCTTCAAACACTTCAATTTCTTTTTGAACCTTAATCAGATCGTTCCATACGCCTTCGTATCTTGTTGCTCTAACAATGTGATTATCTATCCAATGATAGTTTCCGCCTCTTGGCTTGTTCAATAGCAAATGATGATATTTATATCCATGTTTTTCTAGCCAGTTTATTGTCACATCTCTATGTTCATCTGTTCTTGATGTGAAAAAAGTGATTATGTGACCTTCTTCATACCACTGGTTTATTTTTTCTACACTTCCTGAATACGGCAAACATGTTTCCATTCTCTCAGGCTCTTCGTTTGGAACGTCATCTGTAATCGTTCCATCAATGTCAATTAGATAGTTTTTTTGTGAATTCACTTGTGACCTTAAAAAAAAGCAGGGACTAATTTAAGTTAGTCCCTGCTTTCGGATTCTACCACTCAAATGCCTGCACTTGCAAATGATATTCTGATTCTCCTACTTTTCCTAGTTGAGTTTTTGTTTTCATGGTTGTTGAGCAACCGCATAAAAACAAGACCCCTGTAACTAGAATTGCGACCACAGAAACTTTTCTCATCGTGATTCCTTTCTTGGAAAAAAGAGTTATGCACGTTATTATACTCGATAGAAAAATGCTGTAAACTGAAATTGGAATTTACAAAACTGGTTTTTTAAAGTAAGTTCTTCGGCAGACCTCGAATAAGGACGGATAAATGAACGGAAAAGGATCTGCAAGAAGACCATCTTCGGTAAACAGGGAAACCTATGAGGAAAATTGGGAGATGATTTTTAGAAAAAAGAAAAAGTCAAAGAAAACAAAGAAGAAAAGGTCTAAGAAAGACGAAGAAAAGGATGTTGACTGAGTTCGTAACTATCTATATGATACGTTTTAGTTTCAGAGGTTCAAGCTAATCATGGAGGTGAAAAATGCTTGTTTTGTCAAGGAAGAAAGACGAGAGCATCGCAATCAGCAAGGACATTGTGGTGAAGGTGCTGTCTGTCAAGGGAAACACTGTTCGTCTTGGTATCGAGGCTCCAGAGGAAGTCAAGATCGTCAGGACTGAAATATTTGAAGACGAAGGTTAAACGCTAAATCCCACTTGAAAAAGTGGGATTTTTTTTTGGAGATAGTGATGAATATAAAGAAGATAGCTCTAGTTCAAGAGCTTGAGGCTGTGTTTGAAAACTTGAACGAGGTTGTTTTTGGAAAAAATCTAAAAATGCCAACGCATATTTTCCAGCCTAAGAAAAAAGATGTTTTTCGTTTCGTCCCAGAATCGTTTCATATGTCAATTGGAACTGGATTTATAAAAATGATCCCAGAGGATATAGAGAACGATGATAACATGAAACGTTTCAAGGAAAATTTGGTAGAAGAGTACGTCCATGAAATGTGCCATGTGAAAAATTGTCTGGACAAAAAAGAGGATTGCACATCGAATCAGTATCACAATAAGAAGTTTTTAGAAACTGCTATAAACGCTGGTTTTTATGTTGGGAGAAGAAAGAATCAAGGATACTCTATCACGAAATTATCAGTAGCTTCGGCGCACAATGGTCATCAAACTTGCGTCTATGCTCCCAAGGATGCAGACAATAAGATTCTCAAGGAGATCGCTGAAGAAATTTTTATTGACATCCAGACTCTATCTTCTGCTGTTTTAAAATTCACTCCTCAGAAGAAAAAGAAATTTTTTCTAAAATACGAGTGCGAATGCGGTTCGTCTTTTCGATCAGGTATCCGACCTACCAGCCCAAATGCGATTGATGCCATATGCAACAGGTGTAAGTCTAATTTTCAATGTATAGAGGAGTATTGATATGAAGAAGGTAGATTTATTCACTGACGGAGCATGCAGTGGAAATCCAGGACCGGGTGGTTGGGCCTTTGTTTTGCGGCATGATAAGTCCGAAGCAGAATTAGAGGGCAGTGGTGGAGAACCCGATTCGACCAACAATCGAATGGAGATGATGGCTGTTATTTGCGGCTTGGAAAAGTTGATCGAACCATGTCAAGTTTCTCTATATTCGGATAGCATCTACGTCCTAAAAGGAATGCAAGAATGGATGCCAAAATGGAAAGTACAGGGATGGCAGAGAAGAGGAGTGAAAAACAAGAAAGAGCCTGTTAAAAATATTGAGTTGTGGAAGAAGTTGGATGAGCTTAAAGAAATCCATGAAATCAGCTATCATAAAGTGAAAGGCCATTCTGGGCATCCAGAGAACGAGCGTTGCGATTTCTTGGCTGTCGAAGCTTGTGCGAAGGCTAGGGAAGATAATCGTTGTAATGACTAAAGGTGGAATTTTCCTTAAAATTTGCTTTACAGGCTTAGAAAAATCAGTATCATTTTCCTGTGCCAAGGATCATAGGAGATTTTGAAATGAAGATATTGTTCCCACCCAGACCCAAAGGACGAATTTCTCCTAATGCTTTGGGAAAATACGAATCTTCAGGCCAGTGGGTTGTGCAAAGAAAATTCAATGGAACTCGAAATTTAATACATGTTGATTGCGATGGGCGTGTAAGCATGTTCAGTCGCCATGGTGATTGCCACAAGCAATTCAGTCCTACGGAATCCATCAAGAAAGAAATTATTTCTTTAAATTTAATTAAAGGAAAAGAATACTGGATTGACAGTGAACTTCTATCCTTTAAAACAAAATCTGCTGACTACAAAAACAGAATTGTTTTGTTTGATCTCTTACAGGCTGACCGATATCTGTATCGTAAGCCTAACCAATTGGAGAGGTTAGACATGTTGGATAAAATTTGTCGTTCACCGAAAGACTTAGAGTCAGGAGGTCTGGCAAAAAGGGTGACAGAAAACATATTTTTGGCTCAAACTTTTGATTCTGATTTTTGTGGAGAGTTCAAAAAATTTATTGATCGAGATGAAATTGAAGGGCTTGTTTTGAGAAAGAAAACAAGTTTCTTAGAAAATAAAGGATTGCGGGAATACTCGGTTTCGTGGCAAATTCGTTGTCGTAAACCGAACAAAAATTACACTTTTTAGAGGAGGCTTATTGTTTTTGCGGACGCTCTCTGCCAATGGAGTCGGCGTATTTTTCTTCTACCTAGTTAAGGAATTGATCATGTCCACGAAAATCAAACAAATCAAAGGCAATTTGTACGAAATAAAATTGTCTGAACTTCAACTCGCTTGCGATTCTTCAACCGATTGGTGGAATCCAAGACGGACCCCGCTGCCAGATGGGACCGTGTGTCAAAAAGGCTTGGGAGACCAAGATATTTCAGAACTTGCTGAATCAATTAAAAAGCAAGGTCTTAACGACCCCCTTTCGGTTCGCAAATTCGAAGATGGAACTTTGCAAGTGATTGCAGGCGACCGTCGATACAATGCATTAGATTCATTGGTTTCTTCAAATGAAGAGTGCTATGATCCTGCATCTTCTGAGTGGAAGCCTGCTGAAGAAGTGTACGAGTATGTTGAAGCTCGCCTGCATCAAGATATTTCAGATGAGGAAGCTTGGGAGATTGCTTTCCAAGAAAACTCAACAAGTATCGACATTGGGGACCATGCCACTATCGCCTTGATCAAAAAGTGGCGTGATCTCGGTTGGGACGATGCGGCACTCTTGAGAATGACAGGCAAGTCGATCACATGGCTCAGGGAGACAGACCATATTATCGAACTGGATGACGATACTTTTTCTGCGTTTACAGCAGGCGAGTTAAATCGATCAGCAGCAGTTGATTTGTCAAAAATTGAGGATGTTGCTGATCGGCTGTGCAGATTGGAAAAAGCCAAATTGTATGCTCAGAAACATTTAGATGCTCTAAGGCAGCGTGCAAAGGAAGACCTAGAAAAATCAGAACTGTCTGCCGAAGTTGCTGAGGCTTACGTGGTCGAAGCAGAAATGACTGGGGAAGACGTTTCACAAGCAGAAGCTGACGCTGACATATCTGTCAAGCAAGTCGAGTCTAAAAAACAAAAGTCAGATCAACTCGAAAATAGAAATGTCGAAGTCGGCATCAAGGATGTGCGAAATGCAGCGAGGGAAGAAGGGGACGATGTTGTTATTCCTCTGACCATGTCCAAGGTCAAGAAGCATCACTTTAATCCGTGCCGTGAGTTATATGACTCAGATGGGTATCTGAATGGCGAAGAAGTCGAAAATATTCGCATGGAAGACGTAACTTTGGTAGTTCGTCTTAAAGAAGCTTGGGATGACGGCAATCGTGATATTGTTGGAATACTTCAAGATCACTATGCGTGTGTTTGTGAAGACGAAGACGTTGAAGAAGACGTTGAAGAAGACGTTGAAGAAGACGAAGACGTTGACGAAGACGTTGAAGAAGACGTTGAAGAAGACGTTGAAGACGAAACGGCGGCAGCGGAGGCTGCTGCTCAAGAGGATGCAGAGGCAGAAGAGTATGAAGAATAGCACTTGAAGCTAATTTGAAGCCACTTGGATTTTTTCCAAGTGGCTTTTTTTTTGCATTGATGTTAAATATATAATCTTGATGATTAAATTATGCCCCTTTTGTGGTCGCACATTAAGTATAGAGTTGAAGGATGGAATTACATCTTGCGACAATTGTTGTCGTCTTTTTGATTCATCTTTTTATTACAGAGTATTATCAGCATCTTGGGTAGCAAGGCGTTGGCATATCGATGATCCAGAGATGCTTAAACATAAATTTGGATTTTCAGAAGAAGAAGTGAGCTATGTTGAAAGTTATGTAATCGATCAGGGATGTTCACATGATGAATTTGTTTCTATTTTGAATTCTCTGGTTGATAAGTCTGCTTGATTGGTTTAATATGTCTTCTTAAGTAAAAGGGTTCTGGAGAGATCCATATGAAAGACGTTCGAATCTTTGGCCTGAGTGGAACAGGCGACTATGCGAAGAAAGTTGCAGACCATTTAGACCTATCAGTTTCTCCTCATACTGAGAACTTTTTTTCTGATACTGAGTCTTATCTAAAAAGCGATGTAAACGTTAGAGGCTTTGAGTGCTACGTCATTCAGTCTACCTATGGAGATGACGATCAGAGCGTGGGTGAAAAGTACTGGAATTTACTTACTTTTATTGGCTCGCTGATTGATGCGTCCTCTGGGGAAATTAGCGTAATATCTCCTTATTGGGGATTTTCAAGACAAGACAGAAAAACAGAGAGTCGTGCGCCAATTACAACAAAGTATGTTGGTCATTTGCTTAAGAGCATGGGAGTCAGGCGTGCAATCACGATGGATGTTCATAATTTAGGAGCCTATCAAAACTCTGCACCAATTGGTGACCGGCCATTAACTGTTGACAATCTAGAAATTAAAAACCTTCTTGTTGATTATTTGCTTGGTTTTGATGAAAAGAATTCTATTCCAGATCCTTTGAAAAATGATTTAGACAACTTAGTGGTGCTTGCTCCCGATTCTGGAGGCATAGGAAGGTGCCGAAGATTTAGAAATTCTTTAGAAAAAAAAATAAAGTCTTTATTGGGTGAAGACGTTAAGATTGGCCTAGCTTCTGTCGATAAAGAAAGAGTGTCTAACGCTGGCGACAATGGAAAGATGTCTTCAACGGTAACTGTTGGAGATGATATAATCGGTGATGTTAAAGACAAGAGAGTCATCATACTTGACGATATGATTTCTAGCGGGAAAACAATAAAGTCAAGCATAGATGCGATTATAAGCCACGGAGGAGAACCGTGGGCAGCATGCGCCACTCACGGACTGTTTGTTGGCGAGGCGAATGATTTTTTGAAGGAAGTCCCTCGATTAGTTATTTCAGACACAATCCCTCCATTCAGATTAAATGAATCAACTCTGAAGAATACTCACATTATCGAAACAGCTAAAATATTTGCCCAGTCAATCAGAAGGACTCATGAACATGGCTCAATTAGCGAGTTAATATCTGGAAGTTAAAAATCTTTCTGGCTGGAACCCATCCCCAGTGTTTATTCGGGTATGCTCGCTGAGTGGTCCCGGACACCATTCCCAGCTTTGCAGGTCCAGAAAGATAAATCTTTTTTTTGCTTGCTTAATCTTGACACGCAACTACAGTTATCTGGTTGCGGCAATTGACCCAATTGGGAATGTTCTTTTTGGGTCGAGTTCCTCTCTAAGAACGACAACATCTGTGTCGGCTTCGATTCCTAGTCGAACCTTGTTGTGGTTGTCAATCTTAACGATTGTGATTTCAATGTCGCAAGAATCGTCGTTTTCAAGTTCGACTAGTTTTTCTTTTGGGACCTTAATAATTATTTTCTCATCTCTTTTTCTGCTCAGTACCAACATGTTTTAATTCCTTTTTATGAAGATTGGTTGTAGCTTTAAGCTAGTGTTTACTGCTTTTTTTCGATTGCTAAAATCGAGTAATTTATGCGTTTTGTTTTTTTTGCTTTACAAACATGATAAAAGACGTATAGTTAAAGTGACAAAGATGTCGGAAGTCAAATACTAAAAATCTTACTTTACAACTTAAAAAAAGGTCGTATAGTTAGATGCAGGAAGGATTCAACAAAAGATTCTACTTTACAACTTCAAAAAAGGTCGTATAGTAGAGTTAGAGTATAAAAAGCAAGCTTTTGACCTGTAAAGGCCCGTTAGAAGTTTGTTGGTAATTTTAGGGTCTGCTCGAAGGAAAGTACTGCTATGAGTAATTCTTCAAATGTTAAAAGTCTTCGTGCGATGGTCGCTGAAGAAACACAAGGTCTTAAGGAGTGTGAAGGTCAAGTTGCGGAAATCCGTGACCGGATTGAAATCCTCAATCAGGCCATTGAGAAAATGGGTGGATCAAAGCCTGCCAAACGAGGCGGAACTGATAAGCCTGCCAAACGAGGCCGTCCTGTTGGGTCAAAGAATGGTTCTTCTACTAAGAAGCCGAAGAAGCGTTCCAAAAATGCAATGCCGCTGCATCGGCTAGTTTGTGAAGTCCTCAGTAAGGATGAGGGTGGAATGAAACTTAAAGAGGTTGTTAGGCATGTTGTCGCCAGTGGATATAAAACCGAAGCCAAAACCCCGATAGCTCAAATGGTTTCTCAAGCTCTTTGGAGTCTGAAAAAAGAAGAGAATAAAGTCGTGGTAAGGGAAAAGGAAACTGGGCTTTATAAGCTCAACATTAAAGCGGCATAGGACTTGGGCGTCTTTGTTTGGTCAGAAAAATAGCCTCATATTTTTATGAGGCTATTTTTTTACGTATCAATGATTTTTTGTAGATTCCATTAAGTCTTTTACATTGTCTTTGCAAAATCCTTGTTCTGATCTCTCTATGAACTCATATATCACACCAGTTAATTCGCTTGGCTTTGTGAAAACCTGCGTGACCCCTTCACACTTTATAGGCTCTTTTGTGGTGAATTCGGCATAGCCTTTTTCTTTCCATTCGTTCATTGTTGCTTCAACATTGATAACTTGATACGCTAGATGGTGGATGCCTCCTACTCTTCCTCTTTCTTCTACCCATTTTCCAACTATACTGTTTGATTCTCCATCACTTACAAATATTTCAGGCGATAGATGATAGTTGCAAGTTGGATAAATGTTTGTTTGGGTTGCATCTCTTGACTGATCAATCAAATCTTTATATTCATTGTTTGTTTGTTCAACTACTTGAACTCCAAATTTGAAAGGCATCCTGTGATCTAATTTTTCAGGCGGGTTCAAAGCTATGCACTTTGCGGTGCTTCCGTCTTCGAATTTGATTTCGAACTCTTCTTGCACTGTGTATCCAAATGATTCTTGGAAAAATTTAGCGGTTTTATTTCTATCAGCCACACGATAGGCTATGTGATCTAGTCTCATTTGTTGTCTCCTGAAATTATTCCTTATAACTATAATAGTTCCATGAAAGAAAATCTTAGAAAAATGACTGCTTTGCATAAAATGGAAAATTGCCAAGCTTCCATGAAGGATGAACTTTTGTGTTTGGCAAAATACGAAAAAGCAGAAAAAGATATTTTGATTGTTGTCCACAATCAGCTTGATTACATTAAAAAGTGTATAGAATCTATAAAAGAGAACACGAAAAACTACAACATATTTATATGGGATAATGCATCTGATCAGGAAACAAGAGAATACTTGGAATCTATTTCTAACAGCAGCATAATGGTTTTGAGAAGCGAAGAGAATATTGGATTTATAGAACCAAATAATAGATTGTTTGAGCTTGGTCTGTCCGATTATGTGATTCTTCTAAATTCAGACACAGAAGTTAAGCCTGATTGGGACAAGGCAATGATAGGCTGGCTGCAACAAAATGAAGACGTTGGACAAACTGGATATATGGGAGGAATATTGAATGATGAATTTAGAGGTGGAAAAATTAATTTTGGTTCAAACATAGATTATATCTGCGGTTGGTCCATGTGTGTTCGTCGTGATCTTTTAGACGGATGGTTTGATCGGCTGCACTCTCCTCTGCCTGACAAAAAGAGGTTTTTCCCAAGCACTTTCGATGAAGAACCATTTTTTAAGTTATTCGACCAGAAGAATCTTAAATTCGCATATGCAGAGGATGCTGATTTATCCCTGAGAATTAAAGAACACGGTTTTGACATATATGCTCTTCATCTTGATTTGGTGGTTCACCACGAAAACAAAACGATTAAAGCAGTAAATCAATCGCCAGATAAAGGTGGCTTAAAGATTGATTTGAAAAAAACTTTTCATGAAAACCATGAATATTTGAAAAAAAGATGGTCAAACTTTGAGGCATTGCAGAGTGGTTTGACACATTTAGAAGAACCAACCAAAACAAGATAAGATGCTGTTTCGTAAGGACTTGTGAACAATTTTTTCGATCCAAGTTTACACATGTGAGCCTTAACAGTATCATATGTTGTTAATGAAACTTGTTGATAAAAGGAGATTTCAATGCCGAAGAGTAAGAGGCCACATCAAGCGTGTGATTTTTGCAACAAAAGTTATAGAGAAGTTGGACCTTTGGTAGAGGGCACATCCAACAGACTAGCAAAAGAGTCAGACAAGTACGAAGATACGACTGTATATATTTGTAATGACTGCATCAAGCTTGCAGAGCAGGTTTATAAATCAGAGAAAAAAGAGGATGAGCAAAGCTCAAACAGCTTCGCAAAATTCCTCGACAAAGAGATTCCCGCTCCTGCCGAGATTGTGACTCACCTTGATCAATATATCATCGGACAGGATTATGCCAAAAAATCAATGGCTGTTGCTGTCGTAAATCACTACAAACGACTAATTTCTTCTATTGTTCCGAGTAAGAGTTTTAAAGATGTGGAAATTGACAAATCTAATATTCTCATGATTGGGCCAACTGGTTGCGGTAAAACTTTGATGGCTGAGACCTTGGCTAAATTTATTCATGTCCCGTTTGCAATCGGTGACGCAACTACTTTGACAGAAGCTGGATACGTAGGTGAAGATGTTGAAAATCTTTTGCTCAAGTTGATATTCAACGCAGAAGGCGATATTGAAGCTGCGCAAAGAGGGATTATTTATTTAGATGAGATCGATAAGATTGGCTCAACCAGTCGTAATGTTTCTATCACTAGAGATGTTTCTGGCGAAGGCGTGCAGCAAAGTTTGCTGAAAATGCTTGAGGGAACAGTTGCAAATGTTCCTCCACAAGGAGGCAGAAAGCATCCAGAGCAGTCATATCTTAGACTTGACACTTCAAATATTCTGTTTATTTGCGGAGGGACATTTGTTGGTCTTGAAGAGATTGTTAATAAGAGAAAAAACAAAAAATCAATTGGATTTGGACAACAAAATTTGTCAGATGTTAAAAAAGATGACAGTGAATGGATGCCATTCATCACTACAGACGACATCACGCAATTTGGTTTGATTCCTGAGTTGGTTGGTCGATTACCTGTTCTTACTCATGTGAATTCGATGACAAAAGATGCTCTTGTTAGAATTCTGTCCAAGCCAAAAAATGCTCTCGTAAAACAGTACCAGAGATTGTTTGAAATGGATGGCGTAGAGTTGAAGTTTTCCAATGGTGCATTAGAAGAAATTGCACAACAAGCAATAGAAAGAAAAACAGGTGCTCGTGCTCTTAGGGGCGTTGTTGAAGAAGTCATGAACGACATGATGTTCGACTTGCCTAACATGAAAGACACAAGTGTTTCTATTGATGCAAAATATGTCCGTAAGGAAGTTAAGCGAAAAGCAGCGTAATAATTGCTGGATTCCACTGAGAAATCCGTTGATTTAGCGATTGACGAGAAAGGGTACGTGCGAGGGCGACAACTAGACCCACCCAAGTATCGGAGAATGGAATGGACCACCAGACCCCTAATTTTAGGGCCAGAGCCGGTTTCAAATTCTGGAGAGGACCAGCATGTGTTGTAGTTGCTGGCAGCATTTATTTTAAGGACTTTTTATGAGTGTGAGTGGTTTTATTTTTCCTTGTGATGTTTCAAAAATGTCAGACGGACGTTTTAATAGACGCCAGAACGACACTGTCACGGATTTTACCCATCTGCCAGAATCGCATTTTTGTGTAGTAGGAGATGTTCATGGCAAGGGCGATCTCTATAAAAAGGTTATAGAAAAATCCAAACATTCCCTGCAAGTTGGAGACATGGGTTTTGATTATGATTTTCTATCCGATGTAGATCATAGTCGTCATGTTTTCTTTGGCGGAAATCACGATAATTATTATTCTGATTCTGAATTCGGGAACGAACACAGATTTCCTTTTCTTCCAAAAAATCATCTGGGAGATTGGGGAACTTGGGAGATACCAGAATCAAGTCCTTCTGACGACCTGCCAAACAAATTATTCTACACAAGAGGTGCGTGGTCAATTGATCAAGATCACAGGCAGCTTGGATATGATTGGTTTCCAGAAGAAGAACTGAATCACTCTGAAATGGAGAATGCAGTTCAAGACTTTGTGATTCAGCGTCCATTTTTCATGGCAAGTCATTCTGCTCCTTTGAGTGTTGTTGAATATTTTTCAGCAGCAGGAATGTTGCCATCTGGACGAGTGATCAAAACTCGTACAAACCAAGGTTTGGAAGCAATGCTTTGGTCGCACCGACCAAAGCTTTGGGTTTTTGGACATTACCACAGAGACTTTATGGCCAAGCTTAATTTTCTATTAGAAGATGGCAAGATCACCAATTTTTCATGGAACATTGATCAAGTTTTAGATTGTGCTAAAAATAAGTACGATTTGAACGATACAGATCTAAAGATTCTTGCTTGTTCTGACGATATGAGAAGCACCCAGTGCAACGATGGGGGATCTTTGAATATTCAGGGAGTTCCTGTGTCTTTAAAGATTGAATCAACTCTATTTGTGTGTTTGGATGAATTATCTTCTTTGCACTTTGACGAAAATATGAATTTGGTTAAAAACGATGCCTAAAATTTTTATTTATGGAACATTGAAAAAGGGCGAGTGCCGTGAAGAGTGCATTAGTGGAGTCTTTCTAGGGATCAGAAAAACTTTGCCCCAGTACAAACTGTTCAACGTTGGCAGCTACCCTGCTTTGATTGAAGATAGGAAAGAAGGAATAAGCATTGAGGGTGAGCTTTGGGCAGTAAACGAAGAGTGCTTGAAAAATTTAGATCTCATTGAGGGCCATCCTCACCTCTACAAGCGTCAGCCAGTTTCTTTGTATCAGACGGATGACGAGGATGTTTTGCTAACATATATCTTCCAAGGTGATGTTGACAACTTGGAAGAAATTACACATTGGCCAATCAAGGAGAGCAAATGATTAACGAAAAACCATTTTTTGGATTGATCTATTATGAACTCAACCTAGACACGATTGAGGCTCTCCAAAAATCTATTCTTGATGGCGATAGTATCACTGTTTTGG